TGAAAAAATAGATAAATCTAAAATATCTAAAGATGTAACTGGAGTTGCAACTCCAGAATATGTTAAAACTTTTACTGATTGCATTAATAATATGAAATTCTTAAATGAAGCTGATATAGCTAAAATAAAAGAAATTGCAGAAAATTTAAAGAAAGATCCAAAAGCACCTAGAAATTTCTTAAGAGGAGTATCGTTAGTTTTATCAATTTTAAGTGGTATAGGAGCTGTTACTAGAATCGCTGGTGCAAGAACATATATAGCATTTGTAACTGCATTTGGTATCTCAACAGGAGCTGCAGTAGCTACTACAATAATTGGAATCTTAGGTTCTATATTCTGGGCTTGGTTATGGTACTTTATTAGTAAAAATAATATAGATGGTGAATCTACTAATAGAGCTGAAGTTAATACGTTATTAGATATATTAGCAAAACTTCAAAATCATATCATAGGTATAGAAGGTTCATCTATAACAGATGCATCATTTAATAAAGTAGATTCATTAACAGCATCTCTTAAAGCACCTACATCTACTACAATAACAGTAGAAGATCAAAATAAAGTTGCAGACATGTTATTAGAAGTATCTAAAGCTAAAGATCAAGTTAAAAATTCAATACCAACTATTAACAAACAAGGAGCATTAGGATCATTATATTCAATTGGATCAGAATTTAAAAGAGGATTTAAAGGAATAGATCCAGAAATATATAATAAATGTAATGATATTATAAAATTAACTACTAAAGTTAATACTTATATGGATGCATTAGCTGGAGCTTCTAAAACTATAGCTGCTGATATTAGAAAATGGTAGGAGGTACAATATGTCTATTTTTAACTTAATTGAAGAAATTGAAATAGAAAATGATAAGTTATATAATGAAAAGATGTATACTGAATCTTTAAACTCTCTTCCAGAAGGAGAGCTTGATTTTTCATTTGAATCTATAATTAATGATGAAGGAAAAGTGAAAGAATACTTCAGAAGATTTATAAGATTATTTAAATTCTCGTCTATATCAAAAATAAATTATGATATAAATATTCTTAAGAATGTAAATAATCTTAAAGTTGGAACTAGTGATAAGAAGTTAAAAGTTAGTAAAGATACATTAAGTTTGGTATTTAAATTATTAGAAAATGGTAAATCTGCAGATGAAATGTTAAATAGCAGTATCAAATATAATAATTTAAGATTAAAAACATTTAATGATTTTCTATATACATCACTACCACCAGCTATATTCGCAAGTACTATAGGTCCAGGTGATAAACTTAAAAGATATTCAGATAATTCTAAAATAGTTCTTATATTTGTAGGTGTTCTTGGATTATTATTCGCTTCATTTGAATATATAGATCGTGTTGATTTCGAAAAAGAAACTAATGTCATACTAGATATACTTACATCTTATATAGGAATAATTGCTGGTGATGCTGCTGAGGTTGTTAAAGCAAATGATCCAAATGGTACTGCAGATTATGTTGAACTTAAACAGTCTACAGTACAAAAATTAAAAGATATTGCAAATAAATTAAAACAAGCTGAGACTGAACAACCTTATACAGCTAATGAACAACAACAAAAAGAATACGCTCAATTATTAGTAAGTAATAATCAAACTTTATTCGTTGGAGCTAATTTACTTAGAGACGTTGCTTCTAAAACTCTTATTAAGAAAAATGCAATAGCATATAATAAATTTAAAGAGCGTGCTAGCCATAGTGATCTTACAATGGATAATGCAAGAAGATTGTCTGAATTAGTTGATGTTATGGACATATTAAATAGCATTATCAAATCTCTTTCAGTTATTTTTGGTAGAATCGTTGATGACTGTAGAACTATATAATTGGAGTGATTACTAATGGATATATTTAATATTATAGAAGAAATTGAACATGATGAGCTAGTGTCAGGTTTAGAGTCTTTGAGAAAAGAAATTGAAGAATATTGTGGATTTGATGTGTATTTTGAATCTATAGTATCTGGTGATAATGTAATTAAGAAATTTCTAAGTAAAATTGGAAAGTCTATAAGTACATTTAGCAATGATGGTAAGATAAAATTTGATACATCTATATTTGAAAAAATAGATAAATCTAAAATATCTAAAGATGTAACTGGAGTTGCAACTCCAGAATATGTTAAGACTTTTACTGATATTTTACTTGCTGAACCAGTGTTTACTAAATCCGATTTAACTCGTATGGCTAGACTAACTGAAAAAGTTAGGTATAAAACTTCAGCAGACGGTGCAATTGCGAGTTTATTATCAAGTGCATTTTCTGGAGCTTCTTGGTTTTTAATATTCAAGCAACTATTTACAGGATTTACTCCAGCTTTAGCATTTATGTCTATAGGATTAGATATTATAAGTATAATATTATCGATTTATCGCAATAAAAATACTAAATTTACTGCTGAAAATATGAAAGAATCTGAAATAAATGAACTTTTAGATCTTACATGCAAACTATTTAACTCATTTGTCGGTATAAATAGTACAACTATAGATAATAAAAGTTTAGAAAATGCAGATGACATCATTAGAGTATTAAGTGACAAGAAAACTACAACTATAACAGTAGAAGATCAAAATAAAGTTGCAGATATGTTACTTAAGGTTTCTAAATTTGGTCAAACTAAATATGAAGTTCCAAAGTATACTATGAATAAATCAAATATAAAAATATTTAAAGAGTTTATCTCTGATATTAAGGTTACTGATAGATCTCTTAATTATATGAATGATGATGTATTAGATAAAATGGATATGATATTACAATTAGCTAGTAAGTTAGTAGCAGTTTCAGAAAAATTAGTAGATGCATCTAATACTATAATGAGAGACATAAGAAAATGGTAATTGGAGGAATATAAATGAATGAAGGAATATTAACTTCAATATTTGATGATATTGAGAAATTAAATGATATTCCTGTAGAAGAAGTTAAAACTTGCTTAGAGTCTATAGAGTCTGATTTAAAAGAATTGGATTCTATAGATTCCTCTATTGAAGAATATGAAAAAGCTAGTTTTGAGTCTACTATAGAGAATATAAATTTACTTAGCAATGTACTAGCTTATAGAAATATCAAATCTGGAGTTGCATTAGAAAGTGTTAGTTCTGAATTTGGTATATCAACCGAAGGAATTAAAGAACTTGCAGAAAAAGGTTTAGATGGACTTAAATCTATCGGTAAAAATATAATATCTATGATTAAATCATTTATATCATTATTTAGATCTACTAAGAAGACTGTGAATGATTTAGATAAAGAGGTAAAATCATCTGATGAATCATATAAATATGATTTATATGATTTTACATTTTTATTATACATGGGATTAGTATTTGGTGAACTTTTTCAACATAAATCACAAATAATAATAAATGAAAATAATTTTGATCCAGTTTTCAAAAATGTGATACTAGATGCAACATCTATAGCGGATCATTATAAACCAGATGATGAATACGATGAAGTTATAATGGATATGTTAGAATTTAAAATAAATCCTAATACATTAGGAGAATATACAGATAAAGCTAAAGCTGTAGCTGCAAATATGTCTAAAAATGTACCAGAAAATTTTGATTATAAGAAAAATGCTATACATTTAATAGAAATATATAAAAAAATGGATCTTGAGTCAAGATTAAATAAGATTATTAAAACGGTCGAAAAGGCACTTAAAGAAGCAGAGGAACGTATAGGGAGTTCAAAAGAATTAGATAAGGTTGAAACTATACAACTTATTAAACTAGCATATACTACAATTCTTAGTATTAAATCGACATATCATAAAATGATTAGATTATTAGTATTAGTATGCAGAAAATATAAAGCAGATTATAAAACTAAAGATAAGAATGATTAACAAAAAAAAAAGAAATTATACCCCAATACAACATTGTATTGGGGTTATTCTTTTATTTACCGTCATTCATTTCTGAATATATCCCAATAGTTCCACCAACTACTATTATACCCATAAAGCATAGTATATGTCTTCCAAGTGCATCTGTTGGAAATATATTATGATAATCTAGAAATGTTAATATATAATATAATCCTATATAGATTACAAATATAATGGTCATAATAAAAAGACCTAATAGTAGGCCTTTAATATGTTTATACATTTTACCTCCTTTATACTGCAGCCATAGCTACAAAGAAGAATATTAGAAAGACTATAGTCCAAAATAGAACCATGAATCCTTCATAAATCTTCTGTAATAGTTCAGTTTCCCAAACTATCCAAATCATAAATATAACTAATCCTATTATTAAACCGTATTTAACTATCATATTAACTGTACTATTAACATTTTGTACAGTTTCAGAATTTTGTGCAATATTTCTTAAATCATCTAATTTACCACCCGAACTGAATGGTATATTTTTAAAGTAATTTATAATATCTTCAATAAATTTCATTTTAATCAGCTCCTTTGTGAAAAAATATAAGGAGAATAATTATTTCTAACTATTCCCCCGTATTTTCTTTTAAAATATTATTTTATTATATAGATCTTCTGGTAAAAGATTTTTTAACATTTTTTGGCTATCATCTGATATAGATAATACCCTTCTAACATATATAGCTTCATCTTTTTTATGTTTATAAATATATGTTAATATATTATGTAATAAACCGCTATTTATTTTTAAATAGTCTATTCCATATTGTTTTAATATATAAATTTTATATACTAACATTTCTTTATATACATTTTTAAGTAAATCTAACTGTCTAACTTTTTCTCTAGTTCCAAATCTTATTTTAGACAATCTATTTACTTCTTTTTCTAAATCTAAAACATCATTTTCTATTTTAATTTCAATATATGCTAATGATGCTAACAGTTCAACCTTATTATCTAATAAATATGTATCAATATCTAATAGATGACCATACATATTCTCATATTTATTTATAGCCTTTGTTAAAGTTTCTAAGATATTTTCATAATTTTTCATTTCTATTTTCTCCTTTTTTATATTTAATATTTTGGTTATAAATAAGTTTGAGGGAATATCTTTATTATTTTGATATTCCCTCGGATTTTCTTAAATTTCTTCTATAATAGGTTCTTCTGGATTATAATTTAATTTATCATCCATTTTAAAGAATGTTCTTGATATCATTATTACAGTATCTTCCAATAATACTGAACAATCTAGATCTAACTTAATACAATCATCATATATCTTGTCAATTTGATTTTGCGTCCAAGCTTTTCCATTCTTTTTCTTAAGAATGATTTCTTTATCTTGGATAACTTTTAGAAGAATATCTATCCATTTAACTTCTCCTTCCATACCACGTTCATAATATGAATTTAAATTTAGCAATTCAAGATATTTAGGAAATTTATTATATATTTCTATATAATTTCCCATAGTTCTACAAACCACTTTTCTAACTAATTCTTTTGATCTCTTTCTCATTTTACATCAAATCCTTTCTTAATATATTATATATAATTTCTTATATATCTATATTAGTATATGTAACTATTAAATGGCTATCTCGTGATTCCTTCGTATATTCTTGGAAATCTGCGAATTTTCATATTACGTATATCAAAATGGCAAGATTTATAAGTCCCATTATAGTCATATAAGTTACAGGAAATATATTATATACAGTTAGTATTAATCCAAATAATACTAAAGCTAATATAATTAATACCCATACTTTAATTTTATCTTTATTCCATTTCATAATCTCATTTCTCCTTATAAATAAACTAGTGTTAATACTATAATAATTATAACTACTACAGTAATTAAACTAAATTTATTAGCCTCTCTAGCATATTTTGATCTCACATTATAAGGTTTCCATTCATTTCTGTGATATTCCTCAGTATATAATTTACTATAATCCCATGAAAAATATGCTACTATTAATTCTAAAATAAGTAATATAAACTTTATCATATTATTTCAGCTCCTTATAATGCTAATGCTATTAAATCCATTAAACTATTATAACTAATATATAATAAACATATTGCCAGTGCAATCATAAATGCCATTTGTTCTTTTGTATAATCTTCACCCTCTATACAATAATAAATTAACATCCCAACTGCACCATCAACTATTAAAATAGCTATAAATGATAAAAAGCACATAATTTTTTCTAATATATTCAACATTCTCCAAATACCCCCATACTTATAAATATAAAGAATATAGTATAACTACACATTAAAGGTATACCAAAATTCTTTAATGTCTTTTCTTGTCCTTTATAACATAAACTATGCCATATAAAAGTGATTGCCAATGAATCTAATAATGAATTTAATGATATCATACATAATATTATTAACATATCAATCACCTCTCAGTAATAATATACCATTATTAGCCATAACCCATGAAAAACAAATACAAATAATACAAGTATACATTATTATATACCATATCCAAAAGTTTTTAAATGTTTTTGGTTTATCACTATCATAAGTACCTCCAATAACGAAGTATACTAAAACTGCACTAACAAGACATATTACATTTAAAAATAACATATTACCTACCATAAATATCACCCTAATCCAAGTTCTCTAAATATACATAAGTTCTTTATTTATTTTTAAAATTTCAACACCATATTTATCCCATATTAAATCTAATTCTTCTTTAGAAGGTAAATTTACAGATTTTACTAATAAATCAAAACATTCATCAGCAGTTAAATCTTTATATAAATAACTACCAATATTAGTAGTGAAATTATTAGATATTTTAGTTCCATGAATATTATTAAATCTACCTATAATTTCACTAATATACATATTCAAATCTTTTTTCATGATATTTTCGACTCCTTTGCTAAACTTTTTAAAGCATCCATTGACATATTTTCTATTCTATTACATAAATCAATATGTTTCTTAGCTGCTAATATAGAAGCAACTACTAATGCTAACTTCTTAGTAGGTCTCATAAATAATCACCTCATAGCACAATAAACTCTATAACATATATCGGTTATTCCATAACCTATTAAAATTCCCAAACCAAATAAGAAACCGTAATAATATAACATTTTCTTATCAAACTTCATTTTCTTCTCCTTTCTTTTTAACTTTATCCCAACTAAAGTCTTTACTTATCTTTCCTTCCCTTTTAAGTTGTTCAGTTACCTCTAATACTGTCTTTTCTATTGCTTCTGGACTTAAATGTTTATCTATTATAGCTTCTATTCTATTATAAAATTTATTTCCAGATAAATGATCTTCTATTGTATCATTAACTATTTTATTTATTATATATTTATCATTACTTTCTTTTACTTTATTATATAGTGAATGCTTTTTAGCTCTATAAACTAAATACACTATTGTAATTAATATAATTCCTATAATTAATACCATAATAGATATAGCTAATACTCCAATACTTGAATCCATTATTATCACCTCTAATCATCAAAATGAATTGATCCTATCAACATTAAAAATCCTAACATTACCACTAATTCCATATTTACTCCTTTAATTACTCCAATTATCTAAATAAAATAACCCAGCTATTACCAATATTCCTATAATAATTCCAGTAATCATAATATCCTCCTATAATTATATCGTTTAATTTCCATTTTAAAGCCATTATACCATGTTTTACGGCGTTTTAAATATGTTAATGATAAATTAACCATCTTATATATTAAAACATTAAATTTTGCCATCGTAGTGGCTTAAAATTGATTTTATATCTTCCTCTGTATAATGCTTTTTCCTAAATTCTTCCACTATATCTACAATAGGTGTATCATCCTGCTCCCATTTAAGCTTTTCTTCAATTGAAAGATTATAGCTATCTATATTAATACCATTCTTTCTCAACTGTCCTTCTATACGCTTACAACTTATATTAAAATCCATATTACGCATTCTTTCAGCTCTTATTTCATTTATAGTACTTATAAGCATAATTATTATTAGTATAATAAATATAACTGTCGATCCAATCCAAATATATTCCATCTTTTGTTCCTCCTAGTAGTATAATTGCGCTGGTTTTGTGTTAGCAAATTTTATTATTTCTCTTTTAATTCTTTTATAACTATTTTTATTTCTTCTTATTATACGTTGTTCCTTTTCTACACTTTTATTATAACTAATCATAGCCCATGTAAATACATATATCATACAAATTTCAAATAAATACTTAAACATAAATTTTCCTCCTTTAAAATGCCATTTAAACGCTCTAATACGCGTTTTACGACGTTTTAAACTATTAAATGAACATTTTATAAGCTTATTTATTAAATCGTTATAAACACTGTATAAACGATTTAAACATCTATACATTTTCCATTAACAATTTAGTTAAATATAATATAACAACTCCTATCCCAAACCATAATACAGATTTACACTCTATATCTGGCTTATATTTATAGTACGGATATCTTCTAAGTTTCTGATATTTATCACTATAACCACTTGATATTGCTAGACATATTAAAAATATCGAAAATCCTATTATTAGTATTACACCTTTTAACATTTACCCACCTCTTAATATTTTGCTGTACATAAAGGTTTGGAGAAGGTATTACCCTTCTCCAAATTTTAACTTATGTCCAATTCCTTAAATACTTTAACCAAATACTCATTATCAACATTTTTAATAATGCTGTCAGTATTTTCTATTTTCTTCTTAAACTCTGCTATAGCTCTATTATATACTTTTGTATTTCTATCTACAATAGCATTTAATATCTTACAAAGTTCAACATATGCTGGATGTTCTTTATTAATTCTACTACCTCTACATTTAGGATAGTCAAATTTCATATAGAGTTTTATTTTATTAGAGTTATTATCACTAATAGGAAAACTAAGCATCGCTACATATGTTTCTTTCCTTCTAAATTTAATGTATTTACCTATTATTGTATTTCTGGCAATAACATTATGAGTAAATACGGCATCTTTAGCTATTTCTAGTATACTTTCTTCTGGAATCTTATTTCTCTTTATAAAAGATTCTACAAATTCCTTAACTTTTTCATCTAATACCGTTATTAGATCTTTATCATATACTTTTGCAGATTTAAGTAATATACCAATACTTACATTACGTAAATCCTTTTGACATTCTCTCAAGTACTGATATAATTCATCTGTGATTAGTTCTTCCTCTGCTAATATTGATATGTTAGATGCGTACATATCATATTCATCTATCTTACCTCTATATAATTGTACATCCATGTGCTTTATCTTCCTTTTAATTTATTTTGTACTAAACTGTTATGTGCTTATATGTCCACCCACGTGCAATGTCATATACTAAATATAAGGGAAGGCCTAAATCAATAGCGATTCTATTAAGTCTATCTCCTTCCTTAATTCTAGTTTTTATAGTAGTTACTATATCATCACTTAAATATGTCTTCTTCTTAACATATTTCATTGCATGGGCGACATTTTCTCTTTGAGATATATACTCCAAATTCTTAAGAGAGTTATTATGTTTATTTGCATCCTTATGATTTATAATCATATCTGGTGCTTGTGGACCTAAAAATGTATGTGCTACTATCATATGTACTTTACATCTAACAGGAACATTATCATCACTCATAAGATCTACACTATAATAACCTCTCTTATCATCAAATGGAATTAGCTTTCTACCAGTGGCTTTACGAAAGATATTTCCATTTTCATCTACGATATATTTACTGAATTTGGTACCTCTGAAAATACATTCTCTTTCCATATTAAGCTGATTCCTTTTCTCCATCTAATTCAATTTCAGTTATATCTGCTTTACCTCTCATTGCTAAGAATAAAGTCATATAACCTCCTTCAATTAGGCTATGTTTAGGACTTATTTCACCTCTAATAGGATTAAATGTTATTCTATATGGATTTAGTGCTAAGAATATAGATAAAGCTATATCTCTATGTAAAGTAAATATACCAACAGAGTCCCCGTCCTTATCTCCCTTAAAGTTACCATCTAATGTAATATCATTAATTCTTATTACATCTTCTTCTGTAAGTCCAATACATTTAAGACTGATTTGACTTCCAAAATAGATATTTGGCGCTCTATATAATAAGAAATAAGCCCAGTTATTCTCTATCATATCTGCTAAAACTTTATCCATTATATCTTTATCTTCTTGAATAGGAATATTCTCTCTCATTCTAGCAAGATTCTCTGGAGTAGCTCCATGTTTAATATATAAATCCATATAATCATTTTGAGTTATTTCCCCAAATGATTTATAACCCATAGTGAATACATCTAATCTAGGATTATCTGTAAGTCCACTAACTATAAAACGGCCACTATTAGGCATACGGCCACCAAAAAGAACAGATCTTATAAGACTTTCTTTATCATCAAGAAGTTCTAAATATATCTTCTCTTTAATTTCATTGAAATTATCACTAATTGTAGAAAGTTTCTTTAAGATATCTTTACTACTACTATATTCTATACCAGTTGCATTTATTTGATCTGCAAGACTAGATATTTCTATATAGCATTTATTAATTGGATGGGTTTGCATATTTTGACTACCATCCAACTTATTATTAAGACTAAAATGTCTAAAATTCTTACTAAGTACTGGGATGTAATAAGTCATTGCATTGCCAATATGTTTTAAGAACTTTTCAATATATTCTTCTTGAACATAGTATTTTATAAAAGCCTCCAATGATTTATCATCTTGGAGATCAAGTAATGTCCATCTATTTTCTTCACTTTTCCTAATTCTAAAGTTATTAAGATTACTAATAATAATTTGCTTTAAAGATTTACTTTCCTTCTTAGCTTTAAAAATAGATGGTTTTTGTTTATCCTTATCCTTAATATCAAGTTTACGTAGATGTTTTAAAAACACATCAAACCAATATGGATTAAATATTCTATATTTAAGTTTTATCCATCCACGGATTTTTTCTACTAAAGTAGTCTCCCCTTTACAATGTGGACAAATAATACCACTTCTAGGACCAACTGTTTTCCCACAACCACAAGCAAATCTTTTTTGCTCTACAGATTTAGGGTCATCATCTCTAGGTCCAAATAAATAACTATAAATACCCATACTATCAACCATACTATCAATATCTACAAGTGTTTTGATATTATACGATACAGAAGTATCAATATCAAATCCTATACCACTCTTAATATCTTCTTTGTATAGTTCATTTAAGTTTGATGTTGTTATTTTCAATGCAAATTTAATTCCTTCTTTCTCTTTATTTGCATTTGAACGTTTTGCATTAATTTCTAATAATTGCCTATAATCGTCCAGAACATCACTAAATGAATAAATTTTACTGTGCTGTTGCATTCCCATACATTATCCTCCTAATATTATATTATTCTTTGGATAATGTTATCGATATCTATATCATTCATAATTCCAAAATTAATTTTTCTCATATTAGTTAGAATATTCTTTCTAATATTACTCATATTTGATGGATTTACTTTCTGTTTAAATACTTTTTCATTTTGAACTTTAGTGCATCCATAAATAGTTCTAGTGTTATAAGAAATATTTACCGCATAATTGAAATAATTAATTTTGTCATCATCTTTGTAGTAGGTATATTCTACTAATGATATCTGTTTATCATTAACATTATCCGAATATATCTTCTTTTTACTTCTGTACATTTATATCCTCACCTATTTCACAAATAAAAAGAATCTATATTAGTTATTAAACTACATTATTATATGTAATTATCAACATGATAAGATTCTTGTTAATTATTTTCACTTAGTTTCTTTTGTTCTGCAACTTGAACTGAATTATATGCTTCTATTTGTGGCATTAATATAAGAGATCTGAACTCATCACAATATTTATCTATTGCTTCTTCCCCTGCTTCTTGAACTAATATTTCTTTAATACCATCTACTAATTCTTTACAACTCTTTTCTAAATCTAAATCTCTCATTATACCAGAAAGTATTCCAAGAGCTTTACATATTAAACTATATTCTGGAAGTGCTTTATTATTTTTAATTTGTATTAAGTTCATTATAGACTCACCGCTATAATTCATTGCACTCATACTATCGTCTGGTTTAGAAATTTCATCTTTAATACTAGCGTATGGAGTTTGAGCTATTTCTTCAGATTTTCCAGTAGTTTCAGACTCAACTGGAGCTACGAAGAATATTCTTGTAGCGAATAACCCACTAACTTCTACCATATCATTAGCCATTTCTATAAGAATACTAGGAACTTTAAGTCCCATTTCTGTTATAAGAACATCCACACTCTTATTTTCTTTAAGATGGAATGGTAATAATGCTAATAGAGTTCTACTCAATTCTATTAATAGTAATTGTATTCCTTCATATATAAATGGTGTAGTTTCATTTCCACATATAGTTTTCATTTTAGGAATATCTGTACCTAAATTATATAAAGCATTTACAGTTTTACATAATTCCTCATCTTCTTTATAAACTGCATTTATTGTAGCAATAGCATCGTCTACGAATTTAAACATTTTAGATTTCTTAAAATCGCCTGTTAAATCTAGAGCGTCTGCATTAGTTTTATAGAATAATTCCATATTAGATACATATGTATTAGTATAATTAGAAATTATTTCTACCATATTTAAACAGTCTGCATCTGATGGAAGTTCTTCTACTCCGCCTTCTAAATTATCAAAATCAGAAGATACATCTACATCATCACTAGAATAATAAGAAGGGTCTATTCCTTCGGAATCTCCAGTTTCTTCTGGTATTTCATCACCAGAAGTAGCTTCTGGATCTACAGGAACATCTCCATCTTCAGGTGGAATATCATCTATATTTTCATTCCAGTCTGCGTCTACTTGATCTTCAGCTATTTCTTCATCTCTTAATTCATCATTTGCTTCTAATTCTGTTTCTAAATCTTCAAATCCAATTCTATATTTATAGTCAGGATGTGTCATATGACATTCGACTCCATATTTTTCATTTAGAATTGATTTCATTATTTTTTTATAATTCTTATCCAATTGTTACACCTCCTAAGATAGTTTTTTAATTCTTAACATTTCTGCAAGATCTTTTTGTAGTCTAGAAGCTTCACTATTAAATTCACCAGCAGTTCTCTTAGTAAATATAGGACTTCTATTCATACTAGCTGTTATAGTATCTGTATTAATATCGTATATACCAACACTCATAAGAGGTAAGTTATTATACATTCTATTAACTGTTGATCTACTAGTAACATCAAATCTTGCATCTTGAAGCATTTCTGCAACGTTATTACTCATTAATATATTAATGAAAGGTTTCTTGATACCAACAACAGCATTCATATTATCATTTAATACTTTTGCTGCTTCATTATTTCCTTCTTTAACAGTTGCTTTTATTGCTTCTTTAGATTTAAATGTAAAGAATGATTTAAGTTTTTCCCACCAGCTTCTATTAGCTTCTTGAGCTTCTGCTATTATTCTATTATTTTGCTTAATAAACATTTGAGCAAGTTCATTTGCAGGAACTACTTTAGGTAACACTTGTACACCAATCATATATTTTTTAGTATGAGCTTTTGCTCCGTTATCTAGTAATATAGTAACCTCAGCTTCAACATAAGTAGGAACAGAACCAGTACTACTTTCTCGCATTACTGCTTCTTCCATAGAAATCTTTAATTTGAAATGTTTTTCTAAGTTTTCTACAAAAGCTTCTGCAAAGTTATCAATTACTTGAGAACCGTTGAATTTTCTACTGAAAATACTATCTCCTATAGTTTTATATGCTTTTTTAGCTTTATCAAATTCTACAGCATCAAAACCAGTCATAAATGGAAGTTTTCTATAAAGATGTGGAGTATTTGAAGTAAGTCTTCCTTCTATAGAACTCATTATAAGACTTCTTACAGTCATTGCATTTACAACTTCTAATGATTTACAATACATATTTCTAACGTCAATTGGTAAATCGTCTGATACTACACATATTAATGTGACTACATTAGATCCTAATGGCATAGAACCTTTTGGATTATTTAACATATCCCAAAATGTAAATAATACATTAGTTACAACTGGTTCAAATATTCTATAAGCAGATCCTATAAGATTCCTTATACCAGACGCAACTCCACTACGTATCATACCACCAAAATTTCCACTATCAGCTATATTAGGTGGTCCAGCGTAATGTGTATGACTATGAATATCTGCACTATTACTAGTAGAATAATCATTTCTAATTTGATCTCCCGATACGTTTGTAGTGTTATAATTATCATCTTCCATTGCAACTTGATCAGATGGTTCTGTATTAACATCTTCAGTTGCAACGTTAAGATCTTCAGTTTTCTCATTGATATTTTCATCAATGTTAAGATTATTGGACATAAAAATTCCTCCTTTTTAAAATTTCTAACAGGGGGTTGTTTTTAACAAAAGAGACAAAAAAACTGAGGTTGTCCTCAGTTTTATCTTAATTATTTAATATTTTACTTCCAACCACCAACAGGTTTAACACTTGTTGGAGTTAGATTTTGTCCTACAACTTCAGCAGTTTCTACTGTTGATTGTACTACAGTAGAAGGTCCAAATCTATTTGGAGTAACATTATTAGGAGTATTATTTATATTACCACTACTAATTAACTCCATAAATTTTCTAACATCATCTTGAGTCATGTTACTAATACCATTTATCATAGATTTTTGCTTTTTATCATTTTCTTGCGCTTCTATTGCAGCTTTTATTTGAGTTCTGCCTTCATCAGAGTTTAAATATTCAGCATAGCTATTAATTTTAACTACACTTTCATTATAAATGAAACTATTAACTATATTCATGAAATCAAATGTAGGTATTCCAAAATAGTTTACTAAATTGAAATCTTGAAATAATGTTCCATCTACTTCTAGAGTAAACATATTTTGATTCTTATAAAATACTCTTATAGAAGTTTCATTAAATTGATCAAACTCCCCACCTTCAACTACAGTTTTCATAGTTTCTATAATATTGATAATTCTTTCATATTTCTTCTTTACAGCTCCAGCATCAAATGTTTCTATTTCATCTACATTATAAATGCTTCCTAATTCACTATAAGATGTTTTAACCAATTCTAATAATTTTCCTAAGTATTTAATTTTATTTTCTTTATTTAATATCATTCTATTTCCTCCTAATTATTCTATTTATTATATATTTTTTGCTCTATTATTTGGACTATAAAGTTTATTATACATCATATTTAACAACTTTTCATAGTCCATATTCTCAGTTATATTTGTATAATTAAATCCTACAACTAAAGAAGGTTCATTACCTTTAGGACTATCTAATATAGAAACTAATGCATTTTTAAAAGATGCATTATTTATCATTTGTACACCTTCACTCTTTTCGATGTACTCATCAGTTGGATATTGTTTATCTAATATTTCTATATGTACTTCTTTATTATCCTTTTTACCTTTTAACACAAATTCACATATTCTCTGTGTTTTTATGTTATTGTCAGTTTTAGATTCAACTACGACATCATACTGCATCATATTTCTATAAATCATAACAAATTTGATTTCCTTGTTCATCTTATTCCTCCTATCAAATCTAATTTATGTCATTAACTAATACTGATACATGACCATTATTTGCATTAACTAGTTCATCGATAGTTTCCATATTTTCAATATCATCCATTATACCTTGTAAACCATGTATATCTGTTGTATAATTCATATATGCAAAGGATGTTGTATATTTACCATTAGTTCCGGGTTTAGAGTTGATAACTCTTTTAAAATGTATAGCAAAGTTTGGATGTCTAAGAATATCCCTAGCATAGCTGTATTCAGCATATTTATAAGGACTATCTTTCTTTCTCTCTTGTACCATATATTTCTTTTTAACCCGATTTGGTCTATATTCTATTGTAGCTAATAGTTCAGTTGTATTTTTAGTTATATCTTTATATTTTTTATCAACGAATACATCTATCATATAACCAGATCTAACTAATCTTACGAATATTCCTTTGAAATTTGTTACTATATCTTCACGTAATCTCATTTTGATTCCTCCTTGATAGTTTTGCTAATATCTTCAAATATAATTTTCTTTAATTCATCAGACTGGAAGAATTTCATAATATCTGAATATGTTGCTGTATGTTCATACTTTTGAAGATTAAATCTTAGCTTTGATTTAGAAACCCTTTCTTGTGTAAAGATTTCTATATCCATGTTATTTCCATTTATACCTACCTTTATATTTAGAAAGTTATCATAATCTCTATCAATCATAATTACCTCTTAATCTATCAATTCATTTAATAACCATTCATAATTTCCATCTGATTTAATTCTTTTATATGGGAATGAAGATGGAATTCCTTCTTTAGAATTTATTACTTTAAGTAAACATTTTCTAAATGAAGGATGTAATATTACATCTTTCTTAACTAAATCAGAACTATAGTCAGTTTCATCATACTTTCTTGGTAGCATTGTGATGTATTCCTCTTCTTTATTATAACTAAATTCAAATAAGTGTTCAACTATAGTTTCTTTTTCATTCATACTATTAATTGTACTACTAAGCATAACTTCATAATACCCATCATGTTTACTAATAGTTACAGTTTCAGATAATCTAGCCATTATGCATCACCTATACTTCTCAAATCATTCATAGCATTACTAAGTTGAGCTTGAAGTTCTTCCATATCTCTAACTTCAATATCATATTGTAGATTTTTCATCTTACGATCATCTTGAATATCAGCTAGTTTATTAGCAAATTTAATACTACCAACTATTGCGAATAGTTTCTTATAATACGCTTTACTTTCAACTAGACTTTCTATTTCGTATTTAGATATTCTGGCATTATATCTTATTCTACATAATATAACACTAGCTATTATCCCAATATCTTCATTGTAACTAACTTGAAACATTTCATCACCTTTTTCAAGTTTTAAACCTTTCTTTGGTAATCTATTTATTACTACATACTTTTTCATTCTGTCACTACTCCTTCATATACATAACATTCATTTTTCCATTTCTTATAAGCATCCAAGTAAATCTCTCCCTTAGTAGAATTATATGTTATCTCATAATACATACCATCGGGAACAGTTGTGCTAATAAGACATTTATGATTCCCTAATAAGCTACAATGCCAAACTACATATACATCATCCATTTTAATAGATGATTTATCAGTTTTATCCACCTCCTTATTAAAATAATCTACGACAAGCTCTTTAGCTTTTTCTAGGAATCTCGTACTTCCTAATGCCATTTAAATCTCCTCCTTTGTTATATTAAATTTAAAGGTCCTAGTAGCTTATTTATAAGGTTCTAGTAATATTAAGATATTTTCTATCACATATAGTATAGAACGCTTTATAAGTATATACCAAGCTGTTTACAAACCTTTTAATCTATCTTATTATATGTAATTATTTAAAAACTAAGTTAGACGGTAAAAAATATTATCCCCGATAAGACATTAAATCCTATCGGGGTTTTATTTTTAAGAAAGTACGAAGGAATCGTTAAATAAGTATTTAACGATTACATATACTATAGTAGAGTGTAGAAGTGTCCTATACTCATACATTAACTAAATCGAGGTGATGTCATATGATCTAGCTAACCAACTTCTATAAGAAAGGAGGTGAATAGTATGACTAGTTTAGATTTAGCTATTACAAATTGCTATTATAATTTGTTAAAGGTAAAATCTATTAATGAAAAATATATTTCAAGTCTCCCAAAAGCTGCCCAAGCTGAGGCTAAAAATAAATTCATTAATAATATCTTTAATAACTATAGTAGTATATTAAATAATGATCATAGATCAGAATTTGATAAATCTATAGCTAAGTATGCATTAGACCAAATTAAATATTGGAACTAATGTATATTTAATATTAATATAGTAGGACACTTCTACTATATTTTTTTTGTTATAAAATTGTATTATACCTTCTTATTTTCAATATCTAGATATATCTTATTACCATTATAATTATTTCCTACTACAAGTTTAAGATCTTTCATCTTCTTATCTTCACTAGTATTTATAAAGTTTAATGTATAGTCATGATTATCTATATTTAATGTAATACTTCCACTAAATAAAGCATCATTCTTAAGTGTACTAACACTTAATCTATTACCGTTAATATCATTTAATATCATAGTAGGATTTAATAAACCAGAGTTCCAATTTCTTTTTATTAGTTCATTTCCATGATAATATATAATATCATCACCATCAAGACCACTCTTAATAACATTATCATGACTAACAAAAAAAGAATACCGACCAGATCTATAAAGACTTAAGTCTTCTGGAGCTGTTATGCAGTATTCTTTAAACTCATCCTTGAATTTATACGGATGATAATTTTCAAAATCACCAGTACGTCTCCAAATGAATAAAGGAATATCATCTTTATCTTGTACTTTAACGTTACTGTCATTTAAAACATTACCTGCTGGCACTTTAATATTCCAGTCTCTTCTCCATCCTGCTGGTAATGTAAATTTATGTTCTACTTTCTTTCCATAACCTTCTTTGTATAGAGGAATAGCTATAAATGTTAAATTAGTTATACTTCTGACGTTATAAGGTAATATACATAATGCATTCTCTATACTCCAAGTTCCATTCTTTACAGTACAAACATATTTCTCATAATATCTGTCATCGTCATCTTTACAATAACAGATAACCTTTTTAGCTGTACAAGTTCCACTGATGTTTCTATTGATATTAAAATCCGTAATTACTGGTGGATTTAATCTATCATCAGTACCTCTATTATTTGGAGTTTCCTTACTAAGATATTCTAAGTAAAGATCTGTACTAATAATTTCCCAACTAGTGTCAGGATATATTTCTGCTGGATTTATAGTTTCATATTCTGGACTAGGCCACTTATATGCTTTCCAGCTATTATTTATAAATCTATCATATATTCTTTTGTAATTATCTGTAATTATTAATTTAGGTAAATCAATATAAGGATACTCTGATCTTGTAGGCTCAGGTTGCCATACATTTCGGTTATCATCCCATCTAGGAGCTGCAAGAACTCCTTGATAATAACTTGGGTTAGTACTATCAATTTCTTTTACTTTAGTAGTATCTTTTATATCTATATTTTTATATTTACGCCAATCTAAAAACTTATTATAAATAGCACTATCGAATGGGTATCTCTTTAAGAAATTCTCATTATTATTTATAATAACATTACGAATATTAAAATCAAACTCTTGCCAAGGTGTACTGAATAATCTACTGCGAATTCTTACTGCTAATTTATATGTATCATCTTTATTTATTTGTACTGGAAGTAACCATTTTAGAGTAGAATATGTAAGTCCACCAACGTTTACACCATTAACATGACGTTCATCTTGACCGTTATTATTAACACGGTATCCACGCCAACGAACTAACATATGAAATGGGAGAGTTCTATCTCTAAATTCTGTTCTAACTCCATTACTAACTACAATACCATAAATTTCATACCAATAATAATCTATAAATTTCACACTAAATTTCTTTCCATCTTCATTAATAGTACTTAGATTAAATACATTTATTATTACATCTGTAGGATTTGTATTTCCAGTAGTATACTGAGCAGCATATTTTCTTTGATCATCATAACTACGATAACTACTAATTGCAGTTGCACTAGTCATTACATCTGGACTATTAATACCAGGAAATGTTTTAAGTTTTTCTATATCGGGATCTATAGAAGCATCATTTATTGTAATACTATCTATGATAATAGGGCAACTTTTAAAAGTTCCTATGTTAGCAATATTAGTCCAGCCAAATCCTTCTGTGTTACCAAGTCTTATATTCCCAATTGTAACTCTAATATCATTAGCTTTATGACCAGGAATATTACTCTTAATAACACTTATTATATTATCTGTATTCTCATCAATTATTAAATCATTATTAATGATCTTATCTTTTATATTAAGAAAAGCTAAGAATTTACTATTAAATTCATCATTAGAAGTACTATTCTTCCAAATATTTTCTACATCAACAAGTTTTACTTTAATTCCTATATTAAATTTACCCCAATAATCAGTAGCGTAGTCTTCTTTAAAGACGGTAACGTCTCCTAATACTACAGTTCTAATCATAACAGGTAAGTATAAGTTAAATGTAAGAGATGCATCTGTAGGTTTTTGATTTGCGTTAAGTGACATTAAAAAATATTCTCCGATTGCTGGTAATTCTTTATTAGTTTTTTCTAATACTTCTTGATTACTACCAAGTTTAAATGAATAGTTAATTCTACCATTTCTATATCCAGTATTAGCTTTCATCTCATTATTATCATATTCATAATTTTGATAAAAATTATCATGACCAGCAATAACAGAACCATCCAATCTTCCGTTTTCATTGTATTGTATCCTATATATTATATCTCCAGAACTATTATAAAAAAGCCAAAGGCCTACACGAATATCTTTTTCAGTATAGCCTTCAGCCATTCTTTTATTTGTTCCAGGAAAATTAATAATTACGTGTTTCATTATTATTCCTCCCGTTAAATAATTGGTATTTTTTCTTTATTTAATACAAGGAGTTTGTTAATATCAAACAGGGCTACATATTTATCACACCATTCTTTATATTTGTGTTCTGTGCCTGCTTTGATATTAAGTTTATTCACTTCTAAATAAGTTTTAGTCCTATTAGGACCCATATTATATATACCTTCAAATCCTTCCCTACTACTTCCACGTATTGCCATATAGTACGGTAAGAATATTTCAGGTTCTTGTATTTCAATTCCATCAGGTTTACGTCTAAAATAGTGTTGATTACTATAATACATAGCACCATCAAATAAATCTAAACGTTTATCAGTCATAGTCTTGAAAACATTATCCTTACTAAGAATTAAGTATCTATTTTTACAACCTAATTCATTTTGATGTATAACAAGTGCTGGATGCACTTTATGAATATTAACAAGCTTTATTCTCTTCTCATCTTTACTAAAGAGTTGTATTGCATACAGAATTGTATTTAATGGTCCCCAAGTTTTAAGATCTACTCTATCATTACGAATCTTCATCCATTCTGGAAAAATTTCCACATGGGCTGCAGATCTTTCTATAGTATATAAGAAAATTAGTTCTTTATTCTCTTGAAGACTACTTTCTATAAAAGTTTGAAATAACTGTTTAATCGTATCTTCTATTTCACCTGTATCTTCTTTTAATGGGAGTCTAAATAATACAGAGATACAGCTGTTTATATCAATATAAGTACGTTTAACAGTACTACCAGTATAAAGTATAGTTTTAATAAGATCAAGTGCAATTTTAATAAAAGTAGAACCAGCTTCGATTTGTTTATCTAGCTTTGGTTTATATTTCTTATCCAATGAGTCCATTAGTAAACCTATCTATTAAAATTTTTGTACTGGGATATACGATGTCTATAATTGATCTTAATTTTTGTACTATTACTTTATCTTTTATATCTACTACTATAGTTCCATTAGTTGCTAATAGGGATTTTGATATAGCTTCCAATGAAAGTAGTGCTTGTTCTTTTTGAGATGAATTGCCTGTTAATACTGTATTTACTGCTAAAAGAATATCAGTATAGTCTTCCATAATCTACCTCCCAATAAAAAATAGAGCTCCTTAACTGGAGCTCCAATTTGTTAGATAGTTATAGCAAAACCAATTGCTACATCATTAGTAGAAATACCTACTTTAAATGTAGTTCCGTTAGCTAGTGGAGATACTTGTTCTCCACCTCCAAAATATCTAAATATTGCAATTTTTCTGAAATCTGGTAAAAAGTAAATTCTTCCATTTGCATTGTATGTTAAGATTATATCTGTAGTTAGATATTTCCAAAATGCATCTGTAAGTAATTTAGCTTCATCATATGCTTCAGATTGAGAATTACATTGTCCTAAGATGTCATCTCTGTCATCTTGTTTCTTTACAAATTTACCACTGTATCTGATTAAAGGAATCTTTTTAAATGTTCCAGTATCAAGTCCAGTTAAATTTACCATTTGTTTATATGTAGAAGTTGTTTTATCTAGAGATGATACGATATCTCTCATATCTACATATATAACATCTAAATCATTTCCAGTAGCTTCAGAACCAGCTGTATAGAAAGCAATCTTTTCTATTAGTTTTCTTCTAAAATCTTCTAATGTTGTAGAAATATTAGCAGCTACGAAGTTATCTGTAGATACTTTTACAACAAGATCAGAATCTAATGATTTAGTAAATACAAATGCTACATAAAATCTATCATCTTTGATCTTTATATCAGAGATTTCGATATATTTATGTGCAGTTTCTGCAATTATTTTAGGAATTTCTGTTATTAATGTAGCAGGATTATCTATTGTAAGTATTTCTGGTAATAATACTTCAGAAACCACTGCTTCATGTTTTAAGTATACGAATAGATCTCCTTCTGTATCATAACAGATTCCTCTGTCTTTATTTATTGCTTGTTTAAGATGTTTATTAATGTCTTCTTTATTGATTAGAGTTTCCATTGATACATTACATCTTCCTAATATATCATCTCTATCATCGGATAATTTAATAACATCTTCTTTATTTAAGTATGCTACCATAACTTGTGGAGCATCTTTAGATTTACCATCTTTAATAAGTTCTACTCTTTCTACCATTTTAAATTTCTTTGCAGCTGATTCACATAATGCATCTACATCAAAATTTAATGATAAATAAGATAATTCTTTTACTGGAATATATCCAATAGTAACATTATCTCCATTAGAAGAATTTAAGATATTTTTTTGATTACTTGTCGGAGTAATACTTTTATCTTTAAATCCCATAACTCTATCTTTATTTGAATATTGTTCAAATGTAAGACTATCTGTTTTCTTTTCACCTCCCATTAATGAAGTTACAGCTGAATTAGCTGGTGCTGTTGTTGGTTGTAACTTTTTCATTCTTTACCTCCTATTTATATTATCGATAATATAAATTTATAATTAGTTTGCGGTAAAAATAATGGTACACCTATATAGACTCCGACAAATTTAATCTATATAGGTGTAAGCCAAAATAAATACAACAAATTCTAACTACAAATTCATCTTAGTATATGTAATTATTTCTATACTAAGATTTCTATGAAGCCATACACGTTATATGACAGTCGCCTTGTTAAATAAATTACAACAAAGCCAGAAGTTTTGATCTGTAGCTAATTGTATTATATTAATACTTTCAAACGTGTTATTCATATTAAAATATTCATTAATAAAATCTGTACATCCTCTCCTTAGGAATTGAAATCTATTAATGTTGTATATTCTTATAAGCATGTCATATGGAGAAAGTTCTTTACTTGTATATAAATATTCTCCAAGTAACATATCATTTGCTAAAATAAATTGTGTAAACTCATCTAGATTTAAGCTCATATCTTCTTGACCATACTGGATCATATCCTTCATACGTCTTTTAGTGTTAGCTCCACCAAACAAGTATTTAACTATCATATCATATATTCCACTACGTAATATATCACGACTTTCTAGATATCTAAGTCTAGAAGTTTCTAAGAAGTTATATATTTCAAAATCTGCATCAGATTGTATCTTACTGCAGATGTAAGAACGCAGCATTTCTACAGCTCTTTTCATTCTATTATCAGGAACTAGTGGAATAGTATAATTAACTTTTACTTTATTATTAACTATACTAGTTTCAAATTTATATCTACGGAATATATTATCAACTAATGGAATCATATAGTAAGTATCTACTATACAACTATCAATGATTCTTGGAATCAAGTTAATATCACTAGTTTTCTTATATTGTTGTAATATTACTTGAATCCAGTCATTTGGATTAAGCCATTCTGCTAATAGAATAACTCTCATATGTTCATCATTTAGTAATCTCCAATTACATAATATAAATCCTTTACATAAATCCTCATCTTTTCTAGCTAAAAAACTAAATAGTTCTTCAAATCTATATGTACTAGTATCTTTAGCTAACATTTCTATAATATTATTGAATATCTTTGTACATATATAATCCGTATCTATATCATACGGATCTTCTATTGGTTTATAACTATTTAATGGTAGCTTATACAGCAAACTTATAACATTATCAAACTTTTCTTTCTCTATAAATTCACATATATAAGCATTTATATAATTAAAGAAATCATAGAATACTTTCTTATACTTAGTATCCCATGTGTAATATTTAAAATCATCAAATTCAATATCATCTTGAGTTATAAAAAACATAGCTAAATCTATAGCCATTCCCTTTGTAATAAACTCTTTGATGATATGTTCGATTTCTTCTGCTGTTATTTTATTTTTTATTGTAGGCATATCTTTTATTCTCCTTAGAAAAACATGTAGATAATTAGAAGTACTAATATTATCTTACTTATGTTAAATTGCATCATTCTTGCAATTAATATAGTAATATCTGCAATTATGAAACAGAATACAATGGTAAATATAGTTGCCCATAAGAACATATCTAAATCCCATTGTATAATAATAAAAGCTAAAGTTGCACTAGAGAACATTATTTTAAAACTAAATTTACTTTTTTGCTCTAAATCAATCTTACCTTTCCACAAATAATAGAATAAAAATGATAATAATCCCATATCTAGGAAATATCTATTCCTATCATTAGCTAAGAAGTTAGTAATATCATATATAAATATATTAGTTAACCATCCATACTCCATATTAAGTTTTAGTAATAATTGATATAGTAACCATGTAAGTGTGTGGTCTTGACTACTGTCTAATACTTGAATAGTCGGTTCCATATTTAAAACTCCCATTGCTTAAATGATTCATCATCATTAGCTTCCATATATTCTTTAAAACTTAGTATTTTTTCTAGTGCATGTAGTCCCTCTTGATTTAAATATAATACCCCTTTAGTCATTAGCATATCTCTTGTGAGTTCAGCTTCGTGCTGTATGTCATTAAAATATGTGATGATATATGACAGCTCTGTAGTTCCATATAAATGTTTACTTATGAGTTTTGGTTTATATTCAAAATATGTAGCCTTATAAATATCACAATTTAATCTACTAAAATATTGTGGGTTAGCTACCAACCAACTAAAGAAATCATTCAATATATTAGCTACAGTTCCATCATACATAAATGAATCAAATTTAAATAAACTTAAATCGATTACATTATTTACATCAAAGATCAAATCTCTAAATGTTTTTGGATCTTCCTTTTCTATACTACTTTCTGTTGCATGTATTATTGGTTGTACTAATAAAGAACGAAGTCCTTTCTGTAAATCAACATTAACTCCCATAATAATTCACCACCTTTATATCATTTTAGAGTTTTCTGGATTCTTTTCCCCATCAAGCTGTTCATCTGTTCTATCAGCATTAGATCTATTATCAGCACTTTTAAATCTAGGAGTTACATCATCTATTCCTAGAATTATAAAACTAGACTGCTCACCCAATGGAAAACATCCAATCATTTTATGACCATATTTTATAACTTTATTATTTATATTTTGAAAATCTACTTCTGTACTACTCCATACATCAATAGTATCAAAAGTAATATCTTCACATGTTAAGTTATTTATAGTATGTACACCTGTAGTTTCGTGAGTATGCATCTTAGGACCAGCTTCCTCAGTAGTTGGACCACTTAGTGTAGCTTTACCTGATGTCCATTTACCTGTCGCCATATGGGCTCTAGCGGCTTTAAAATGCGGTATCCATCCATCTAATCTATGACCATATGTAGTCCAGTTTTTGGCAACTATACAACTATCTAAACTTATCTTACCAGGTAGACCATTTTTATTAAGACTACGTTTACCTAAGTCCGTACTTTCTTCCTTCCCTTCCTCAGAAGCTTCAATACCACCCATAATAGACGGAATATAGACAACAAATGTCGGATTACAAACATTAGCTGACTGTTCTACCAGATAACATATCTCGATTACACCAGTAGATCCAAATGTTGTACGTAAATTTATATTACCAGACATTTAATTCCCTCCTTTACTTTTTATACAATGCATTGTTAAAATCGGACTTTTACATTAAACAATATATATTTTAACGCAAAAAAAAATAAATACCCGACCACACAACATTAATAGTCATATAGTCGGGTTATATATTATTCTTTTACTCTAAAATCAACTACAGTTTTCTTACAAATATGTTCACCTTGACAATCCATTAATTTATTTGGTAAAATATCAGGTATACTAATATTTCCAGATAAATTATTAGCTAGTTTTGTCATAGTTTGTTCGAATGATTCTGTAATCAAAATCTCATTTTCTAATTCATGAGGGTCCCAGAATTTTAAATATTTTCTTATTTCTTTATTAAGAGGTTTAATACCATTCTTAAGAATATTATCATCAAGTATCATATCATCATAGAAACGTTCCATTATATGAATCATATTTACTCTAAATGCTTTAAGTTGTTCAATAGTAACATTTAAAGTTCCTTCTACTTCTACAAGACCAAGTAATTCTAATACTCTTACTGTAGTATGATCTGATGTACTTAATAAATAGTTGATAATGTACTCTCTTTCTTGATTATTTAACTTCTCTCCATCAAGTTTATTTAATATTAAAAATCCAACCCACTCTTCATTCGTTCTATTTGCACGAATTAATGTAGTATAATCATCCATACCATCTCCTCCTTATAAAGACAGATTAATAGTTCTTAGTTTGTCTTTCTATATTTATATTATGTTTTTTAATATAATACTCATACATTTCATCTACACCTTTGTCGTATATATCTATACCGATACTCATAACAAAGTGTAATAAATCAGCAAATTCCTCCTTCGCTCTTTCTTTATATTCAGCATTATCTAATGTATGTTTTGTATTTTTCCAGTATTTATAACATTCATCTTCTTTAAGAATTTCACCAAGTTCAACCATAAGTGCAAGATATCTATCTCTTCTAGTAGATTTCCTATCTGTATTATTTCTATTAAATGTCATATCATCAAAACATATTTGCTTAACCCACATATCTTCAAGTTTATCCATACTACTGTGTCCTAATAAATCTCTAATTTTATCTAATGTACTATTAGCATCAGAAACCTTATTTAGTACAGTATATTCTTCACCATGTGTGATTTCATGCTTTTCTATATTATCTGTATTATTAATATGTTTATTATCTCTGATTTCATTCATATAGTTATGTATATTTTTATATGTAAGCATATCACTAGTTAAATCTTCTTTATATCTAACTACAAATGGTATAGTTTCTGGATTATGTCCAAGTCTTCTAAGTTCAGCATCTCTAACTTGTGCTCCTCCTTCACTCATTGGAGTAAATCTCATTGCTATATCAGAAGGCTCACTATCACATATTTTGTCAATTGTTGGAACTGTTAAACTATCATTAGTTTTCCATTTAGTCTCACAACCGTTAATAATAAGTCCTCCTAATAGTTTATTTTTATCATAATTACTATAATCTGAGAATACTAGACATATATAAATAAATAGTATATCCTTAATAACTTGATATAATTCACCCATATCTGCATATCTACCTTTAAATGCTCTCAATGCTTCATATGATTTTAATGTACTATCATCTATATTAAATTTATAACTATTAATTATAGAATTTACCTTATTAAATGAATCATTTGGTATTCCTTTCTTAGTAGTAAATTGTAGTAAAGAATTATCTTTAAGTTCAATCTTATTAACAACATATATAACTTTTGCAAAATCACTTTCAATTGGTTCATATAAATGATATAAATTTGTATACTTATTTATATATCTAACAGCATGTACTAATACTTTAAATAATGTCTTTCTACTTTGGAATTCTAATAGATTAGTAATAGCAAGTGTAATGTTACAGATTAAAGCTTGAATTAGATTAATTGAACTATTATTAAGTTCTTTATTAATTTCTTCTACTGTACTTCCTTTTAAATTAAGATTCCATTTACCATCATGTTTTAATATATTAAATACATATAGATTTGTCAAATCATGATTTATTAACACTACATCTTTAATTTTTTGATCTATAATATGTCCATAAGATTCTTTTACAAATTCTTCAGTTTTATAATTATCTTTAGATGGTTGTCTTGGAATATTATTAACATCTAAATCTATCTCTAATGTAAATAATGCAACATCTACTAAGAATTTATTTATATTTTTATAATAATAGTCAGGACCATCTGTAATTACACTATGGTTCATTTTTTCAATTATATCATATGCATGGTCTATACTTTCATTATGAAGAGCTTTATGAAGATTTTTTACATACATTCTACATTTATATTTATGATAATATATAAATTCTGATCCATAAGTATCTAAAAGATTTACCCATTTTACCGGTTTATATAAATCTCTTAATGCAAATGATAATAATGGCCAAATGAAATCTATTTCTATTTTAGAAAATTTATCAAGTTTAACAGCATTTTCTAATGTTTCTTTTAATCTATTATAAGAAACAGGTTTATCTACAACACTTTTATCTATTCTTCTATATTTTGTTAGCTGTTCATTAAATGCTTTCTCTAATTCTTCTGCTATATATTGCATATCTATATAAATTGGGTCTTTATATGAATTAAGTGCAGAAGCACCATTTATTGAATTAATTGGATTTAAAGATAAACATAGACACTTATCACTATTAAAATCATCACTCATTCCTATGATTATTTTGTGATTATCTATATTATTAACAACTTCTAATACTTGATTCTTTACTTTAGCTTCCCATATAATACTAGGAAACTTTCTAATAATATCAAAATCATAAGTTCTACCCTTAATCATACCCATTTTATATATCCATACTGCAGCTATAGCAGCATACGGTTTATCATATTTAGCTATTTTTTCTTCTGGTATTTCTATTGTAGTTATAGCAGAAGATCCTAATCCTCTAACTTTCTTAGCGTATTCAGATTTATTAAATATCATTATAACCATATATATGAATTTAAGATGTCTTTTTTCTGAATCTTTTATAGTAATCATAATATCATCAGATATATCAAATACCTCGTTAATTGTAAACTTATATTTTTCTTCAATTTCAACTTCAAAATTAACTTCATCTGCAAACTCTAATCCGCCATCTCCTGATAATGATAAATATTTAAGCAGTTTTACATTAGATAATTCAAGTATTTTCTTACTAAATATTTGAATTTCTGGTTTTAACCCAGTATAATTTTCCACACAAAATCTAGTTTCTTCATCTAGATTTGGGTGTAATTCATTTATAGCTACATTTAACATTGAGTTAAATAAATGTTTATATTTTTCTCCATTAGTAGATCTAATATTTTTTACTATGTTTTCTACTAATTCTAAAGGTCTGTCTATTATTTCTATTAATTTAATTTTATTTTCCATTATTCTATCTCCTTTATACCTATATTACATCATCAAATACATATGCTTTATATACGATAGTTTCTGATATACAGCTTGCTACATAACCATATAAATCAGTAGTATGTCTTTCTAACATCCAGCTATCGATAGTTTCCATAAATGCTATTACTCTATTAAAATATCTATATTTTGCATAATTTACAGTAGTAACTCTAAATGGAATACATTTAAGGACATCTGGTTTCCATATATTATTATTACTATTTAAATACTTATAATCTATAGTATTATAATCTGCTTGGTTTTCTAAATGGTAGCTCTTATTAAATTGCATCAAATAATAACACCAGTCAAATTGAACTCCATGCACTACTATTAATTTATCATTATGTTTTACTTGGATATCACATTCCACAAAGTAATTACCTCTATTAACATATTTTCTTACTATTCTAGCTATCCATATCTTAGTAAGTGGTTCAATTACAAATTCTACACCATCAAGATTACTATTTTTATCTACTTTAAATGCATAAGTATTATATACATATTGACCTACTTTAAGGTTAAGATCATCATTTCCATTTACTATTTCTATAAGTCTACTATTAACATCATCTTTAAGTCTATGAGGAACCACTACTAAAGTTTCTTCATCTTCTAAACAGTCTATAATTATACTTGTGTCTATAGCTTCAGTTTCTATAAATTTTATAACAGCATTACTAAGATCTGCAAGTTTACAACTAGGTTTTCTTAACTTATCTATAACACTATTAACTTTCTTTTCTTTAATATCACGTCCACTATAGTATGGTATAGTCATTACTGCATTACTATTAGATAAATACATATTGTGGTAATTATTATTTTCTGGACTATCAAGCTTATCATCTCCGTATAATATTCTAAGATTTATAGGAAACGCATTCATGATAGCATTAAATATAGTAGGATTTATCTTATTAAGAGGTCCTATTATTACATATGGATGAGACATCATTTCATTATATGTTTCTATATCTCTAGATTGCATACCTTGAAAATCATATGCACTCCATAATTTTATACTAGGTAATGAATCATTATTAGATTTCTTAAATTTAAACATTAAATCGAAATCCTCTACAAACTCAAAATGGTTTATAGTTAATGTATCTAATACTTTAGTATCTTTATCCCAAAAAATAATTAGTTTATTCATAGATTCAAGAATATCGTTCATAGATTCAGCATTAGTAAGCTCAACCTTAAAAATATTTCCAATCAATTCTGCTACAATATATTCAATACTAATATTATTATCAACTAACACTGGAAGTGTGTTACCATTTATTAGTATTCTAAAATCATCTTTAATTGCTTTAATCATAGTGAAAAATCCTCCGTTGTTGTTTAATTTACATTGGATTTTGTTAGAAAACTGATGGTGTATCATATGTAATTAATGAATTATTGACTTACATGATATAAAACAACATCTTCCAATGGAGTTGGATCTCCTTCTAATATATCGAATGGTATACTAAATGGAATTACCTTTTTAATACTATTTTTACTAGCTCCTCCACCAGGTATTAGTTCGTTATATATTATAACAAAGCTAAAATTTATAGATATTCTATAATCTACATTATCTAAATTAGATGGAGTCTTACTAGGTTCATTAAAACCAGCTTCAAAATAACAACCAGTGATAATAATTCTACCTCTAGTTCTTTCTGCGAGTTGTTTAAATACATCAATTTGAATACCATTTAATATTGATACATTATTTAAAACATTTGCAGAATAAATCTTTCCAAGCATACCTTTAGAAGTTCCTCTTCCTACCAATGGTGCAAAATATCCTTGCACAAGTCCCATAATTTCATTTTCTAATGATACATTCATGTATGTAACCTCCTTATATTATATTAAATATACATTTGTATATTCACTTTATTATATGTAATTGTCAATAAATTAAGAATAGTGATTTAATTCTAACAAGAAAAACGTATACGAAGGAATAAAAGAGGTTCTTTATACACTACCTCTCAAAAAGTGTTTGCATAGTTTTATTATGCTGCTATCGGTATATGATTTCTAAAATTCATTTCAGATTGTGCATCCGATAATCTTCTTTCAATATAATTTAAAGTTTCAATATGATCTTTAAATATATCAAATTCAGATTTTAATGAATTATACAAATCTTTAAGATAGCAGTACATATTTATACTATGCTGGTTATGATTATAATTACAAGATATCAAATCTTTATTATCATAATCATTAATAATAGTAGCATAATAGTCAATAGACTTTAACATGATTACACCACCTTTAGATATATCTAAATTTAATACTATATAGCACTATAGTATTACATATATCTATATTAGTATATGTAATCGTCTTTTAACTAAATCATAATTCCTTCGTATATTCTTAAATTTATAACGGTAAATAAAAATAATACCCCCAAATATAGAGTTTTATTTCTCTATATTTGGGGTAAATTTATTTTAGACCTTTAATTTTTATGCAGTTGGCATCATGTTATTGAATATTTCTCTCTTAATCAATTCGTCAACAGTATCCAATGCTGTATTTTTAGTTAATCCATATAATGTACTATCAAGTACTACATATGTTCTATAACTAATTAATAAGCTTTGAAGTAATTCTCTTACTCTGATATTTCTATCATCTACCATTGCAACGTTGAATGGGATACTCATTTCAATAACACCGGCAGCTGTAGCATCCGCGTTAAAGTTACTTGTTGGAGCTTGTTTTGGTATCATTAAGAAGAATAATGCACCATATTCAACTCTATCAAATGTCTTATTAGGTTTTATATAAGCCATTCCAGCACTGTGAGAGAAGTTGTTAAACTCTGTTTCAAGTCCATTATAAGTAGCTGCTTTACTGTACTCGTCACTGATTGCGTTCATCCAGTGTCTAGTTTGTTTTATAATAAAGTAGTTACTTAATTCGGCAGGAATTGTCAAAGTAATTTCTTCCACAGGGTTTTGTAAAGTAGTACATAATGGAAGACTAAAGAATGCAGATTTAAACACTGGTCTTTGAATATCCAATGCTAAATCAGGAATTCCATCAACTGCTCTACAAGTTTGACAAATATAGTTCCAATAAGCTTTAAAGCTTTTCTTTAATATATCGCCAGATGGAACATCTGTATATATTTCAGGATAATATGTAGGAATCAAGATAAATAAGCTCTTATCTACCAATGTAAGTCCTATTAAACTATCCTTGCTAGGGTCAAGATATTCGCATGATACTAATGATTTTCTTCCAGTTTTACCTTTAGTCCAGTAATTATTTACAAACCAGCTACCATTAGTAATACTTTCTTGACTTAGGTGCCCAGCTAAATACATTGAATTATTTGTAGCCATATTTCATCTCCTCCTAAGCCGCATTAGTCTTGTCACTAGTCATGATCATAGCAAGTCTATTATTTCTGCTATATTCGTGTCCAGTTACACTAATTTCTACTAAAATTACTGAGTTTTCTTGTTCATTTTCTTCTTCAGATACTTTTACTTCTACTACTACTCTATTATTAAAGTGTTTAGTATAAGGAGCTATTCTCTTTTCTATACCCTTTTGAAGTAAGTCTAAAGAATCTCTATCTGTATTAGATATAACATTATCTATCATGAAACATTGAGCTTCATTTAAGATTCTGTTGAAATGTATACAAGAACCTATATTTTTAAGACCAGAAAGCATTCCAGGATTATATCCAAGATCTTCTCCAAGAGCATATCTTCCATCAGATCTTCTTCTATAATACATAACGTCTGCTTTTACTAAGTCTGTCTTTTGATCACTTGTTCTAGGGATTAATTCTTGAGAGTCATCGGCACCACCGAATATCTTAGAATAGTCTCCAGAAGCAAATGAGTTACTAGTTCCACTTAATAAATATGAAGCAAGACTAGATGATTCTCCAAGATATTCAAAGAATCCACTATATCTATAGCTTCCTCCAGTTGTAGGATCTGTAAACATCCAGCTACCAATTACAGGGTGCATTCCTATATTCTTTTCTTTAAAATCTCCAAGAATATCATGAGCCCATGCAATAGCATCATTCATATTTCTTACAACTGTTTCATCAGGTGTTCTAATATATGTCCAGTCAGGTCTAACTTTTTCTTTATGAACAAAGTCTTCTTTGTATTGAACAAGTCTAGATACAACTCTTTGAAGTTCTTCTGGATATCCTTCACCGAATACTATACAATCTTTTACTATTGTAGGGTCAAATATAGCATCGTCGATGTTTCCTAAGAATACATCTTTATAAAGTTCTAACCAGATTCTATATGTTCCACGTTGGCCGTGTTTTATTGCATCTTCTTCTGCTTTCTTTTCTTCTGCAGTAAATGCATATGGGTTATAAACAGTAGTATAGAAGTCGAATTCTTCCTCTCCAACTATTGGAGCTAAGCTTCCATATGTTCCTCCTGCAAAGTATAATCTCTTAGGAAGATTTAGTAAGTTTATTCCAGGAACAGTCTTTCTTCTATAAGTATGTTTTATATCATCAATTGGATTTAATTCCCATGGAGCTATTCTACTAAATGGAGTTTCTATAGTCTTTTTCTTAATAACGTCTTTATTTCTCTTGAAGTCTTCTTCTAAAGCATTTATTTCAGCTAATACTGTATTAAAGTTTTTAATAGTATCGATATCTGTAGTAGGAGTATCTCCTAATAAAGTATCAAGTTCACTATCAGAACTAAATTCAGCTTTAATTTTAGCTAAGAAAGTTTCTCTAAGTTTAGTAAAGAATGTTTTAAGTCCAGTTTCTATACTTAATGCATTAGTTCTATTTACTAAATATGGAGTAAATGTTTTAGTATTATTAGTTTCTGTCCAAGTCTTTCTACAAGCTCTAGTAGCTCTATCAGCGAAGTTATAGTTTAAACTTCCACCATTTTGATCTCCAATAGCAAATAATGTAAAGTCGAACATGTGTTCTGATTTTATATTATTTTCTCTAACTTCACATTTGAAGTAAGGATAGTTTCTATCTATTGGAAGAGGACTTGATTTTGTACTAAAGTCTGCATAGAATACGTTTCCATATTCCCCTGCTCCTCTATATACAAGTCCAAATACAGGTAGACTTAATACCATTTTAGCATCCATATTAAATGGAACTTTAAGACCTTTAGTATTAGGGTGCACTTCAGTTCTGTCAGTACTTTCAGTAACTTCAGCTGCTTCACCTATTTTAAGATCTCTCATATTTCCGCCATCATTTATTTGAGTTTGACCTTTTTCATCCTCATATTTACCAGCAGTATTTTTCTTTGGATAAGTAGCATTTGTACTTAATATTGCACCAAAGTTTGTATCTATAGTAATTCCAGTAAGTCCATCTACTTGAACAGATTTACCTTGAGTAAGACCTGTAATATTGAAATATTTAAATCCAAAATCAAAAGTATCTAAAGTTATTTCTTTAATATCAGGGTCATCTTCTGGGTTACCAGATGTAAGTGTTCCTATGCTAGCTTTAGCTTTCTTTATAGTTTCAGCATCTGCTCCTGCAGGTACTAAAGCAAAGTGATATCCATATTTAACAGAATTATCTCTATTTTCATATGCTCCAGGTGTTATTCCACCAACAGGTGCCCATTTAGCGTATTTTCTTACGAAAAGTTTTTGTTTCTTATCAGATTTTTGAATCATGAAATTAACAAAAAAGTTTGCGTATGTAGCATCAGCTGGTCTTACATTTACAACACCAGCATTAAATCCACCACGAACAGCTTGCCATATGTAAGTAGCTCCAGGACCATATAAAACTGTATTTGGTTTACCAAATAAGTCATTGTATTTATTTAATACGTCTTGTCCTGTGATATAAACTACTTCGTTTGTAACACCTTTAGGTGAGAAAATAGGTTGGAATACTGAGTATTGTGCTGTGTTTACTCTAGGAAGAGGTCTTTCAGTCTTATCTAGAATAGTTACAACTGTAGATGAGAATGGTAAAGCGTTCATACTACCAGCTATAAAGCTCGTAGGAATAGTTTTACTTCTTACGCTTAAATTCACTTCTGACATATTTCCTCCTTTTCAGGTTAATCATTTTTAGAACCTATCTTTTACTAGTTTTAGATAGATTCTTTCCTTCAAACCATTAATAATTTAATTAAATTATTATATTATTCATATTAATTGATAACTAAACTAGATTCTTAAATATATTTTCCCGCAAATTAAAAATATAGTTAAAAATAGCTTATTTACCTTATAATATAAGTAATATTTTAAACAGATGGATTGTTTTTTGACGAATTTTGGACAATTCGCTGTAAAATTTGTATAATAATTTAATAATATAAAGGAGGTATTAAATGAGCAATAATAAAGACATTTCTACATTAGGATTTGCATTTGAATATAATAGAGAAGTATTATCTGAAATGATAAAAGAACATAGTTCTCTAGATGAAAATGTTCGTAAACCAAGTGTAATGAATAGTAATTTTGCAAATTTAAGTGATGCAGTAAAAATATATGTAATGGATACTATCACAGACATGGCAAAGGATGTATTTGGACCATATGGTGGTATTTATGGGACACTAAAATATATACCAGTTCCAGGAAAACAACCAAGTCCAGAAGATGCGACATATATAAAATCTAAGGACGGGCATGGATTTTTCCAACAAATTGCATTCCGTTCACATTATGCAGTAACTATAATGAAAGCAATACAACAAATCACTAAATTTATTAGTGGTTATGAAGATAAAACATCAAGAGATGGTACAACATCGTTAGCGATGCTTGCTAGTATTATGACTAAAAATATGCTTATAAACGGTAATGATGCTTATGATTATAAGAAAATACCATCTACTATAATGAAAGAAATGGAAGAAGTATTAAAATTCGTAGGTACTAAACTTATAGATGATTATAGAACTCCTATATATGAAGACGCTAAATATCTTATGATAGGAGATAAGTCTGGTAAAGAATTCTTAATAGATGCTCTTAAAACTACAACAGAAAATCATCCATGTGTAGCAGAATTCGCTAGAATTATAGATGAATGTGAAGAAAATGGATATGATATTAATAATATGTTCTTAAGTGCTCCAGAATCTGAAGTAGGAGATCCTGCTATAAAACTTAAAGTAGATACTGGAATACAACTTAAAGGCGGACATTTATCACAAAATATATCAGGTGGGTTTGAAGATCATAAATCATTTGTATTTACTATGGATGGATTTGTAAGACCAGAAAATGCTGAAATATTTATGAATAAATTTGAGAAATGGCTAAATATATTATGTGGAACTACATTACCAAATGGAACATTCCTATTTGATGGTAAATATAATTTAGATGCTCCAGTTATATTTGTAACTAGAACTCCTCAATATATGGAACATTTCTATAAGAAAATACATATAGAAGGTATTGATGTTATGAATACTGTAAATGGGCAAGTATTGAAACTTAATATTAAACCAAAGATTATGCTTGCTTATAATACTGAAAATAATACTATATTCTATAATGATATTATGGAAGTATATGGTAAAACTAGAATAAATATAACAGATATAGACCGTTATATAGGTATTCATGGTTCTGAACTTAGAAAAACATCAGATGGAAGTATACTTCCTAGAGATAAGAATGAAAATCCAGAAATATTACAATTTTTCCCTAAGGTTGTATATAATAAAGAGAAATCTGATTGGGAGTTTCATTATATAAAACCAGAATTTAGTAATGCGGTAGATTTATCTGTATCTACAAGTGTTAGATATAAAGATGATAAAGAATTAGAGTTAGAATCAACTTCTCATATTATAGATGGTAAAGAAATACTTATAAGAACATCATACGATGGAAGTTATATCTTACTTGCTCCTACAAATAAAGACCAAATGGATAAAATAAACGAATATAAAGAAAAACTTGAAGGTATGAAGAAAGCTTATAGTAGTAATGCTATAATAGATGATAGTATAGTAGAAAGACTTAATAGATTCTGTGGATTATTCTTAAATACTAAGATTATTTCTAGAAGTGATGATGAATATGAACTTCTTATGAGTTTATTTGAAGATGTTCTTGGAGTATTTCAATCAGGTCATAACTACGGAGTAATGCCAGGTGCAAATACATTTTTCTTAAAGAAAAGACATGAATTTCTTGAATTCTTAGATAAAGTATTAGAAGCTCAATTTAAAGATTGTAGTCCAGCGTATAAGAAAAGATATGACGATATTACTAGAGAAATGGCTAGAAGTATTATAACTGCATATGAAGAAATGTATACTTATATAGATAGATATGATTGGGTTGAAAATATCTATGAATACCCTAGATCACATAGAGATTTACTTGATGTATTTAATGTAAATGATGGTGAATGGAGAAGAAATATACTTGAAGCTGCTAGAACTACTAGAGATGTATTCTTTGGAGCTCTTACAATTGCATTTGATATGATGAGATTAAAACGTATTAGAGTTAATACTATAAGTGAATTTGAAGAAATCATAGGATTAAATAAATCTATGCCATATTATGCAATTAATAATGACTTTAGTATACAAATTAATAAAAGAGAAAATAGATTGAATTTACATACTAATAAAGATTTACCATCAATGAGAGATGTAGTTTATAGAGATACTTTTGAAGTTAAAGGTATAACCCCAGAAGAATATGGAACAAATGAACATTTAGAAGCTGAAGTATTAGAAAATAAAATTAAAGATGAATTATTATAGGAGGAATACATGTTACATATACAAAAAAGACAAAATATTTTACTTAAAGGAATCGGACTTTTATCACCAGCAGTTGGAATTAGAAGTCAATATGAAAATATTAAAGATCAAATAAATGAAAAAGTAGACCAAGTTATAGAATCTCTTAATAAAGATGAATCTACAAACGCTATATATTTAGCAGATTTACTTAATATTAAAATATTATTAGAAGTAGTAAGAATTAATGGATTACAAATAGGAGAAACTCTTGACTATTTAAGAAATAATATAAATAACGTAGAAGCATTTAATGATTTAGGTCTTAATGTAGAAGGGGTTACATTTGGAGATGTAAACCTAATTGCATATGATCTTACAGATGCTAATAGAATAGTAATGCAAAGATTCATTCAAAATATGTTAGATATTATTGATATGAAAACTGACGATGATGGTACTATAGATCTTATTAGTGATGCTGTTATTCAACTTGGTAATAGTAGATTATCATTCGATTTCTGGGCAAATCATGTAAAGAAAATAGAACCTACAGAAGATAACCAAACTATATTCTTAACAGAATTTCAAGAATGGTTCCAAAAAGAAGTAGATTCTATAGCTATTAAAATGATTTCTAGACCAGAAGATGGAGTTCTTGTAGTACCAGAAGGACTTGAAGAACTTAAAGAAGAATTCAGAAAAAACACTCCTTCTAAAGTACACGATGCTATAGAAAATATGGCTGCAGAAGACTTTAATAATACAGAATTCTTAGATACTATTCTTAAAGCTATAATTGGTAGAGATAATCTTGAAGGAATAAATTTAAACTTATTAAGTAATGATGTTAAAATATTAATTAATAATATTAAACTTGCTATTGATAAATTTATGAGAAAGAACCACGTAGGAGAAATAGAAGTTCCTATGCAAGATCCTAGAGATCCTAGTAAAACTATAAATACTACTCAATTAATACCTAGTACAGTAAACTTACCAGAAAGTATTCTTTGTGCATTAGTAACTCAATCAAGTAAATTACATGATGAAGCTAATACAATGGAAAAACTTAGAGAAGATAGCTCTTTTATGTTAGTTTATAACTTATATAATGAAGTATTATCTGAACTTTTAGGAAATAGAATTACAGATGAAACAGTTTGTAGATATATTTCTTGTATAGCTGCTAATATACAAACTATTAGCTTCATAAATCCTATACTTAGAGTAAAAGATCAAAATATATCAACTGCAGTATATACTATAAGAGAGCTTATACATGATGAATATATAGCAGCTGGTAAAATAGAAGCAGATCCAACACCAGAAGTACCAGAAGAAATTGCTAATGTAAGTGAAGATCCTATGAATAGAGGTGAATAAATAATGGAAGATACTAAAAATATAGAAATGGAAGACCAAGTTTTAGAACTTGGTCCCCTATATGATAAAGTAAAAGAAATAGCAGAAGCTAATAAAGAAGCATTTAAAAATGACCAAACATTAACTACAGTACAAATGGATGATGTTTTTGCTAAAATATCTGATAGAGGAAGTTTTAGTGTAGATGATCCTGATCTAGAAATTCCAGAACTTAAGAAAAATATTGTAAAGATATTTGGAATAATCCATAATATATTCGTTACAGATATTTATAAAGACGGTATTCCTAAGAAAGTACAAGATGAAATATATTCTAAAATGCAAACTGTAGTTGCTAAAAAGAAAGAAGCTATGAATTCTCTTAGAAAAGAATTAGATTTAGCAAAATCTGATCTTAGAAAAGCTGAAAATGAAGTAAGAAAAGCAGAAAGATCTGGTAGAGCAGTTGTAGAAGCAGATAATTCTTTAGATATTCCATTAAAGAGATACGATAATGCAGAAGCTAGATTTAAAGCTAGCCAAAAAGAATATCAAATATTATCGGATATAAAAACTAGAGTATTTAGTGGTAACTCTAAAGAAATGCAACATATTCAACATACTAAAATAGTTCTTTCTATATTATATAGTATAAAGAAAATAATGAAAGAAAACCTTACACTTGAACAAGTACAAGAGCAAAAAATATTTAGTTCAGATAATGGAATAAATGAGAAGATGTATAGTTTATTAAATAAAATAATAGCAGAAGTTAGAAGTTTAAGTGATAATGAATTTAATAAATTATTAGAAGAAATCGCAGAAACTAGTTTAGAAACTTATAATATACAAGCTAATAACTACTATATTATGTGTAAAAATGTTCTTAATATTCTTATAGAAATGTTTGGAATTGAACTTAGTCTTCCACCTATTATGAAAGAATTTAATAAGAAATCTGAAGTTCCAGTTGATAGAAAAGATGAATGGGATAAAGCAGAACAATATACAATAAATCAAGCTAAAAACTATATAAAAGAAATAGTTGAAGGAAGATATGAAAAGAAGAAGATTGAAGGACATGAATTAAATATGTTAAAAGAAATGTTAACATTTATTGATGAATGGACTACATTACAAACATTACAAAATATGATACAAGCAAATCAAAATACATTAATGCAAAAACGTGCTATAATAACTAGATTTAAGCAAAGTATTAGAATAATAGCAAGACTTATATGGAAAGGTAAAGAATCAGATGTAGTAGAAAATGATTTATTTGAAAAAATATCACTTGCAGTGTTATTCGGTACTACTAAAGCTGATGGAATATATCTAACATTATGTATGATTTAGGAGGTTATTATGAAATATGCTTATGTATTTTATGATAAGTTCATATTTAGATTTGAACCAGATAGAATGACTTATAGAATGATTTATTTAATAGGTAAATATAATAAATTATATAAAGAATTACCAGGTCACCATAAAAACGGTGACCCTTTTACTCTAGACGAAATGTTGGAACATTCTAAAAATTGGAACCAAATAACAGTACAAAGTTATTGGTTATTCTATCTACAAAAGAATAAAGAAAGATTTAAAGAATTTTATAAATTATTCGAACAGGAGGAGAATATGAAGCATTATATTTTCTTTTATACAGAACATTTTACTTTTAGAATGAGTAAAGGTTTAATAGAAGTATATAACAAAGAAACTAAAGAATGGGGTAAAGTTGCAACTTATGAATTAGTTGATGATTATAATTTTAAATCATTAAGTGGATTTATGATTACACATTATGCTGATTTTATGAAAGATGCTAATGGTGAATTGATGAACTTTATTAATTATGAAAAAACTACACCTAGATTTTTAGAGTTTCTAGATATAATAGAAAAAGGAGTAGATGTTAAAGATGAAGAATAAATTAGAACAAGAATTAACTAAATATACTAATGTAAATATTTTACCACATGATCATAAATATGTAAAATCATCACTTATTTATAATATGGGATTTGGTTTATTAAGAATTAAAACAGATGATGTACAACAAGTATGGAAAAATCTAGTTGAATATAATTATTTTAATGAATTTTTTACATTATTCCCATCTAGAATAGAAGGAGATACTGTAGTATGTAAATTTGTATATAGAGAACCTCATATATATTGTAAAAATGATGGAATTAATAATGAACTTGGATTATATCCAGTAGATAAAGCTCGTATTACCTTAAATTGGTTAAAAGATCATATTTATAGAAATCTTATAGTAGAAGAGCAAACTGCTGATGATTTTATAGTATTTACTAGAGGATTCTACTTTGATAGAACTATTAGTGAAATTGTGGATATACTTGGTAAAGATGAATATATCTGGAATGATAGTAGTAAAGACGATAGAGAACTTCCAAAAATTATAGATAAACTTATGCTTAGATATATTTATAGAGAACTTAATGGAAATTCTAAATATGGAGAATTAAATGAATATCTTAAAGTTGACGATTTACATCCAATGACTTCTCTAGCTCGTATAATTAGTTTAAGTAATCTTAGTCATATAGATTCAAATGTTATTTATAATAATGATTCTCCTAATATCGTAACTAGATTTAGAATAAAAGGATACAAAAAGCATTTTGATGTAGCAGCTGATATTTTAAGAGATACTGCATCTGATGAGCAAACATTTATAAATAAAATTGAAAATAAAGGAAATAAAGCTGTAATAGAAGTTGTAAATATAAGACCATTCCCTTGGTGGAGTACTATAATCAAAAGTGCTAAAACTATTGAAGATTTAGAAAAATCTTATCTTAAAGAAGCTAGTAAAAAGATACCATTTAATGATGATGACTATATTATAGATATAGACTATAGATTAACATATGAACCAATTAAAATGGACTATAATATTACTGGTATAGATAATTATCAATTTGATAAAAATTGTGTAAATTATAATATTGACGAGTTATTTAAAAAGGAGCAAAACTTTATGGAAGAAGCATTAAAATATATTAATGAAAGAAGAGATGCTAAAAGATTTGGGACTACTGAACATATTGATTTAAATTTAGTATTTGAGTATCAAGAAAAAGTTGAAGATGGTGAACTTGTTACTACTGTAACTAACATTACTGAAAAGACTGGTAATAAAGATATAGATGCTGTATTAGATTATATGAGAGCTTATAAGACTGTATTTGGACTTGATTCTGAAACTAGAGAAACAGTTATAGTGGGAGATGAATCATTAATAGAAGCACCTACAAACTTAATTTCTATAATTAGAAAAGCATTAAGATATGTTGGATTAGCTCCATTACTTAATGTAAATTTAGATAGAGACTTTAGATATTATATATTAAATGGATTAAGAAGTGATGGAACTGGCGCTACTGTTTACTTTGGTGATATCCGTAGTCATGTAATGTATACTGTAACAATTAAAACACAAGAAGTTCCAAAACCTGAATATTTTGATGAAATTATTAATAAATTAAAAGATCTATGTGAAAATGTTGTATTTGAAGGTTGTATAAATCTTGATAGAAAGAAGGTTCAATATGAAAGGATTGATTAAAACTATATTTAAATTTGAAGTAGAATACGGAATAGTTTCATTTTATAATTATAATTTTAAAAATAATCTAGACTTTTTTGAACCTACTAATGTGGTAATATTTCCAGATCCAAATATGAGACCAAATGATCCGAACTTTGCTAATAATAACCAATTTAATATAAACTTTAGATATTTTATTATTAAATCAATAAAAGTTGAAGATTATGAAAATAAAGGACATAATAGAACTGCATTTAATATTGGAACTATAAATGATTATATAGCTAAACATTATATTTATACTCCAAATAAATATGAATCTAAGTTTAAAACAGAAACGTTTACAATAGAATCAGATATTCCATATTATGAAGCACAAGTAATGATGGAAGATAATGAAGATATTTATAGAAAGAAACTAGTTAGAAAAGTATATGAAAATACTATAGATGATATTTCTAGTAGATCCGTTAAAGATGTTTCTATTGGTAGACTTCTTAGACTTTATAATGAACCAATTAGAGAAAATGCAGTTTATAATACATCTAGGTGTGGATTTAGTGTAGTTATTAAAATGACTGATGAAAGTTATCTTGATAAAGTTCTTAACATCTTTAATAAAGTGGATTATGGATTTATTAAATCTCAAATAATGAAAGAAGAGTATACTGAAATAGGAGTATTTATTTACAGTAAAGATAAATTGTCTAGAGAACGTGATATACAAAAAGTAACACAATTTGTTAAGGGATATCTAAAATGTTATGATGATAGTATAGAAATTTTAAGATTTGATGTTTTAAATACAAAAGATGATGTAATATATCATAAATTCAACTTAACTGGTCATGATAACGAAGTATTTGGATTACATGGTGAAAATGTAGGTTTCTCTTACTTTAAATTCACTGATAAAAGTGATTACAATTTAGCAGAAAATATATATGAACAAGTTGATGAATTTGAAAAAGTTGTAGAATATGGAAATGTTCCTAATCCTGGTAATAGAGTTATTATTACTTTGGAAGCTGGAATTAAAAATGGAATTACGCCAAGAGATTGCGATGGAATATTTACAGAATTATATGATATCAAATTATTAGAAAATGCTTCATTTATTCCAGAAAAATATTCATATATAAAGAATCTATTTAATGAGTATAAACCTATAACATATAAGGAAACTACATTTTATAATGGTAAATTAATTAGAGGTTTTGGTATAAATCCAGGATTTTTCAATAATCCAGAGGAAGAAGAATATTTTAGTTGGTTTAGAACAGCATTAACTAATTTATATAGAAGATTATGTTTTATAGATCATACTTATAAAAATCAATTATTTTATGGACCATTTTTAAATAATATGAGTGATTTTATTAAGTTTGAATTTGCTAATCCTATTAGAACTAGTAGAGAAGAAGCTTCAGAACTTACTAGAGTATTCTTTAATGTAAAACTTAAACCTTATATTAATAAAAATGTAAAACCAGACCAAGTTCAACAAGGTTTATTTGAAGAAGTGTTAAAAAGAATTATGGATAAGAAAATCACAATTTCAGTTCCAGATTTAGCAGTATATGAAGATGTAGCTGTTGATAGCACATATACTAAAATATAAACCATCTGAATAATAAAAGTCCGGTGCGGAAATTTTAAACAAGTTATTAATGTAGTATAGAGTAGGAACTATCTACTCTATATTATATCTAATTACTATATAGAGATTGACTAATATCTTTTTGATTCTTTATAAATTCTAAAGCTCGTAACTTGTCAAAATTATAATCATCTTCTAGGTCTTTCTCAATCTCTGACTTCATATTATCAAGAAATTCTTGTTCTAATTTAAATTTATTATCACAGTTACTAGAACTATTAATAATAAACTTATCAAAGAATCTTATGAATTTCTCTTTAATAGATTCATAATAATTAAAGCTCATTAAACCACCTCCTTTCTTGAGGTGATAAATTTATATAAAATAGATAGTTCCTATTTTATAATAAAATAAAAAATAAACATACCCCAATATAGATATAATTCTATATTGGGGTTAAGTTTTTATTTATCTTTATTTACAGATTTACAAATTCGATCTGTAATTTTATAAGCTGCATAGCATATTACTGCTATACCAAATAATCCAATTCCTGATGCAGTGGCTTTTATTATATTGCCAGCTGCATCGTATTCATAAATATACTTCATATTAAATCCTCCTTTCTTATAGTTCCAATACCATTTCTTAATAGATGATCATTAACTTGATCAATAGTATCATTCTTATCCATAGTTGCAGCGGTATTTAAACATACACTACCTAATACACTAATTGCCATTCCAGCAACTAGATATTTTTTATTTTTAAATCCAGCTGCCATTGTAATACAGTAACCAGATGCTATTAAACATCCAGATCCAGCTATAAATAGTGAACCTTTACTGATACTTCTTAATATGCTCATTTTATTTTTCCTCCTCTTGTTTTAATTTATAAGTATAAACTCCTTTTATTAGCAGTCCAGCACCAACTAGGAATGCTCCTGCTATTTGGCTACTTTTATCATTAGTATACTTACCAGCAGCCGCAATAAGTACACCTCCTATAATACTAGCAGTAGATGTAGGTTTAAGTACATCTTTAAATAATTTCCAATCAAATTTCATAATAGTACCTCCTTAAAATTTTAATTCTTATTATAAATGGATGTGGTATCATCCTTTTGAGTTAAATAGATAATACCACCAATTACTACTATGCCTCCTAATAAATATTTACCTACATCAGAATCAGAGACAACTTCTGAAGTATTTTTTGCTATAGTAGTTACTCCCTTAGCTAAAGGTTTCATTACCATGTAAGCTAAATCAGAGATAAACATAGGGATCACCAACCTTAATTAGTGATCCCTAATAATTTATCATAACATTTGCACACATCTGGGAATAATGTGTGCATTTTAGAGTCATAATAGTATCTATTATTTTTACTATTATGGATTCTTAATACTGTTTTTATATCTTTTGGATATAGATCTATAGCAGATGAAAGAGTTTCCATCTCTCTTTCATTGAATTTGTATATATCAAATGCATCTTTGTCATATGATATTAATACTACATTTTTGTATTTTTTAGGAAATACTACAGTTCTTTGAACCTTTTCTGGATCAAATTCATGTAGTATAGCAACTTCTTTACGAAGAACCCAAGCATTATCTTTTATATCTTCATGTATAACTCTAGACCAAGCAACATCTGTTACAGTTCCTTGATCAATAAGATAGACAGTGATACCTTCACTGTCTAAATCTTTATTACTTCTTATTATGTTAGCTACAAATGTATACATACCATCATTATTACCAATAATATTTAAATTTTTCCATGTATTTTCCATTATATATCATCTCCTATCTCATTATCTTTATCATACCATAAGTATTTATAATTTTTATTATCTAGATTATTCTTCAATATACCTATAAGAGGTTCTATATGAAGAAATAAATCATCACCACTCTTAGTTGAAATTATGGTGTTGTTTACAAATGCATCATACATTTCATTCCAAACTTGTACTGGGTAGCACCATTCGCCGTATCTAATTTCAACTAAATCAGCATCTTCATCATAAGATTCTATAACCATTTTAAATGTTATATTACCATATAATGCTTTTGCAATTAATTCAATTCTACCTTTATAAATTACATATATTCTACCATATAGGAAGTCTTTTGGTATTGCTTTAGCTATTATATTTTCTTTTTCTGCTATTATTACAGATATTTTATTATTTTTAATCATTTTTCCTCCTAAAAATTTTTTATATTATTAAAATGGGAGAAGATATTTAATAGATTTTATCTTCCCCCGAAATTTCTTTACATTACCTTCATTTCTTGTCTTAATACAGAATATCTATGTTTATATTCTTCTATAGATATTTTATTTCTAGATTCATCTAATTCTTTAATTTTATTTAACATTAATTTTACTAATGAACCAAATTTGAATTTAAACTCATCATTTGATTCCCTAGTGTCTCTTTGTTTATATTTATAAATACTAAGCATATAATTAATTAAATTAATGAAGTTTATTCTTTCATCTTTAGTTTTAAAATCTAATGGGTAATAATATTTATATTCAAATTCTGGTTCTATTTTTTCTAATCTTGCATATACTATATCTCTAATAGTATCAATTACATGATCTGATAGTCCATGTCCAATTTGCCAACTTCTATTTAATTCAGCGAAATCATAATTATATAATGTATCCAAAATTTTATCAATAGTTTTATCTTCTGTGAATTCTCTTTCTTTTAAATTCATTATATCATGAAATAGTTTACTCTTTTTAATTAGTGATAAATCTTTTGTACATTTTTTATACTCATTATATATCATTTCAATATCTTCAAATTTATATTGAGCATTTATTTCACCATCTAGTTCTCTATAATTGATATAGTCTTCATAACATTTTTTCATTTCCTTTATTAAATATTCAGTATCTTCACAAACTTTATTATAATCAAAATGATAATTAAATGCTTCAGCTATTTCTTTTCTTTTATTAAATCTTCTTCTGTATGCAGCTAGTGATTCTTCTATTCCACAAGCTTTATTAAATAGTTTAATCTTATCTTCTTTTCTAAGATTTTCTTCTATAGCTTCACTATTCCAAAAAGCTCTAGATGCTACAGCTATATTATCAGAACATTCTAAATTAGCTTGAATAGCGTATATACAATTATCAGTTGGCCATTTAGTACAGTCAAATTCATTTTTAATTTTATTTTCATAATCTCTTTTTAATTCAATTGCAGTGTTATATAATATATCTATTTTTCTCATTAGAATCATTCTCCTTCTCATTTTAAATTTATTATTAATTATTTTACTAAAATATAAAAGAGGGAAACTACTTATTTCATTTCCCTCGTAATTTCTTAATTATTCACCAGCTACTTCTAGTATAAAGTAGTTATTGTAAATACATGTTATAAATCCAATCAAACAACCGATAGTAACTTCATAATCTTTGTAACTACCAGTTCTTAACTTCTCAATATATATTTCTATAAGTTTTTGATCATGATCAACAGCATTTTCATATATACTTTTAATGATGTCATTAGTGTAGTTACCTTTAATACTAAATTCTACATCATTGACAATGCTTTTCTTAGGACCGAATATATCTAAATTAATAACAACATCATTTAAAACTCTATTAGCTTCTATATCTCTAGTTACATTTCCAAACCATTCTTTAAATTCTTCAAAATTATTAAACTTCATATTCTTTTTCCTCTATATATTCTTAATATTTTTAAAACTATAAAATTAGAAATAAGGATATTATATTTCAAATATCCTTATTCCTTTAAACCTTATTTTTCCATTTGTCTTAAACGAGCTTCATGGTCATTAACAACATCACCTATTTCACTCATAATTTTAACATTATGATTTATAACATCTGCATGATCATCTGTTATGAATAATGTTCCTAATCCCATTACAAATGTACCTAAACATGCCAAAACTAATCCTGTACCAATAATTCCTTTTAATCTCATTTTGAGACCTCCTTTATATTTTTATTTGAAATATATAACATCGCCTAATATTATATATTCCTTATTATCTATATTAGTATATGTAATCGTTAAAACGCTATCTCGTGATTCCTTCGTATATTCTTGGAAATAAATAAAATTAACAAAAAAAATAAAAATCGGGATAATACAATATAAAATCATATTATCCCAATATTAACTAATCTGATAAATTAGTTTTATATATTAATTTATAAACCGGTTGGATCTCTAATAAGTCATTCATATCATCACCAAACTTTCTAAATTCAGAATGATAAGGAATTTTAATTTCTTTCATTATTTCTGCAGTTAATCCAAATTCTTTAACCTTTTCTAGAATATGTTTAGTTCTTGTTTCTTTACCCATTAGATGTTGCTTATCGCACCAATTTATTATATCTTCATACTTACTTTTCTTATTATCTATGTAGTTATCTTCTGTGGTATTATCTATAAAAACTTCTAATAGATTTTTTAAAGCTTTACATTCTGCAATCATGCACATCATTGAATGATTAGTAAGTTCATCTTTATAAATATAGTTATAATTTCTCATAGTACCAATTAACTTAATATTTGATTCAATTTTAAATATTAAGAATTCCATATATCTTCGACTAGTTTTACTCATATCATCAAAATATGGTTTATTATATTCTGCTACCACCTCTAGAGTTCTTTTAAAATAATACAGCTCAAGATCTTTAAATTCTGAATCTTCTTCATATTCTGAATCAATTAACTCTATTTTATTCAAAGTAACACCTATTCTCCATTTCATTATGTCTAAACTATCTCCAAGCATTGTTCCATTTAGCATTATTTATCATCTCCAGAAAATATATAATAATATTCTAATACTTTAAACACTGGTTGCACTTCTTCAAATCCACCTGCATTAAGACTAATTATTTTATTATAATCGTATTCTCTAATGTCGAGATCACTACATCCTTGAAGTCTAAGCTTTTCTTTTATATATTCAGCTTTTTCAGATATTTCTTCTTTAGATGATAGATTTAAATCAACTTTTGTATAAAATTTCTTTAATTCCTTAAGAAGTTGTTCCCATTTACTAGTACTACCTTTATAAATATCTCCTGCTATATTCTTTTTAATCATATTTTCTATTAATAATTGAGTTTTAATACATTCATCTTGAATATCATGATCAAAAAATCTAAATGCACTTATATATTCTCCAGTCATACTTTCATGATGTATATTATAATATACATTATATAATATTAATAAATAGTTTATCATTAGTCGTCGTCTCCTACTAGACCACTTCCAAATCTATAACTTAGATATCCACAACCTATTAAAAGTACTCCTGTTAAAACTATCCATAAGATTTTTCTTCCTTTACTATCTTCATTTGCTATAACAGGTCCCATTAATTGAGTTACTGTATTATCTGGATATACAAATGCTTTAAGATCTGATACAAATTTCATATTATTCATCTCCCTCAGCATTTAATCTGTCACATTGTTTATTAAATAGTGAAATTATTTCTTTACCAGCTTCATCGCTAAGCTTTTTGTAATCTCCACCAGATATCATATATACATCCAAATCTTCATTTGATAATCTAATAAACTTATTATCAAAATTAATTCTTATTGGTAACAATGATTTCTTTTGTAATTCATCCATTGATGTAGTATCTAAATCAAATACTACAGCATCTTCATCTAGATTAATTAATATTGAATCTCCAAGTGGATCATTGAAGTTATAATTTCCATTTATTACTTGTTGATATGTCACATCATTCATGTCATTAATATTAATAGTAGCTTCAACTGAATCAATTACTCCTATTTTTGATATTCCACTTTTATCTACTAATATGATACTAGTATACCTAGTAGATGCAGGTAGTACCCTATTATTTAATAAATACATTATAGCATTTTCAAATTCATTAAATGGTTTAATTATATTCCAATGTCTATTAGCTTTTAAAGGATGATTAAACGGATTAACTCCAATATCTCCATAACCATTTTGTCCAAAAGTTGCATTTCCTATTTTCTTATTCATATTCTATCTCCTCCATCTCTTTATTAAGCTTCTACTGGTGTATTTTCTTCTACTTTAGTATCATTTTCTACAGTTTCTTCTACAACTTCATCAGTTGCTCTGACATGTGTTTCTTCTTTAGGGTAAACATCTGGGTGTTTTTCTTGAACTTCTTTTATTATTTTAGCAGCTCTTTCTTTAGCTTCTTTATAAGTTATTCTTCCATTATAAAAATCATTAAATACTTTTGCTATTTCTGGATTTGCTGCAGCTGCTCCAATACTAGTTCCAAATTCAAATATTTTACCTACAAGATAAACTCCACCAACTACTAAACCAACTTTAAATAATCCTTTTAACATACTAATCACTTCTCCTTTAATCTAAATGTTTTTTATATTCTATTAAATATTCTACTATAAGTTTTTGATCATTTTTATCAAATACTACAAACTCATCAAATAAGTTTAATATATCATCACAATCAAAATCAGTTAATTCATTTACTCTGGCAAATGTTTGTATTAATTTATACTCTATTTTACCATTAAATGATATTATATCACGTATAAATCCTAAAGCTCTTTCCTGATTATGAAATATAGCTTCTGTTATTCTAATATGATATATGGCTTGTGAATATTGAGACAATATATCAGCAACTCCTATCATTATTAAACATTCCATTATACAATATAATTGAATTAAATCATTTATAGCTTCTATAGTATCATTAGTTTTAATAGCGTGAAGCTCAAAATCCTTACCATACTTCTTAGTAAAGTCATCGATTAAATCTTTATATATTGTATAATAAATAGTATATCCAGTATAACTAGTATTGAATAATTTCATAGTCTTACGAGTTGTAACCATTCTAAGCTCTTTATCATTTATTGATAACTCATTAAGCCTATCTTCAAGATTATGTTGTAAGACTTGATAACCTTTTATTTCTTTCATACTTTTATCAAATATTTCTTGTGTAGATTCTTTAACTTTGAATAAATCTTTCATATTACATCCCACCTTCTGTTAGATATAAACATCCGGATTCTAAATAGTTATTTAATCCATTTAGTAATTTATCATGCACATTATCTTTAAATATTCTATATGCATTAAAGAATCTTACTAATAATTGAACTACATCCTTACCAAGTTTTCCATTCATACATGTATTAGTAACTAATAATTCTATTGTAGAATGAATACCTAGACTCATATCCTCTATTACAGCTTCTAATATAGATATTATTTTATCTATATGATCTTCAAGCAGCATTATAGCTAATTGATTATCTGCTTTTCTTATTAGTGTAAGAAGTACACCTTTAAGTATATCTCTATTATATTCTATTGCACATGCACGTAATAATATAAATTCATTACAAACATGTACAAGTTTTGCTCTATTTACACTTTTTCTAGTAATGATTGGTAACTCACTTATATCTTCATGCATTGCCATCGATTTCTTTCCTAGTATTTCTTTTTCAAGATCCCTTTTACAAATTTCATACATATAAGCTTTAGTTAAACCAGGATACTTAAATTTTGCAGTATCTAATGCATCTCTAGTTACGATATAGTGAGTATCACTAGATGTTCCTAGTTTCTTTTCTAGTAATTTAATATTATGATTATAACCTCTAATTTTATTACGATTATTAATCACATCTTCAATCATTCCAGCTAAAGCTTCTACTTCATTTAATTTAAGTTTTTCAAATGTCACTATTCCCATACTCTTTCTCCTTTTATATTATATTTTAGCACTCTTAGTATAAACTTCTCCATTTTATACACCTCCTATAATCAATTTAAACGCATTTATAAGCCATTTTAAGAGGTTCTAACATTTTATGATATAATTTATCACTAATTATATTAAAACCTCTTATAAGTGCCTTATATGGCTTATAAATGTATTATTTATATATGTTTATACTACTATATTATATGTAATTAATGCTAATCTAAGAATTATGCTTCTATATTATGTAAACCAGCTTTTTTAAGATTATTTATTATATTATCGTGATATTCTTTTTCTGCTAATATTTCGCGATATTCTTCTCCATGTATTTCTCTATATTTTTCATCATCATAATTTAATAAGTTAAAAATTATATAATGGTCTATAATTTCTTTATCTTTTGGTTCTATACCAAACTCTTTAAGTATTTCCAATATACAGTTTATTCTTACTATAAGCATTAAATGACTATAATTTACCATAAATTCTACACGTTCTTTAATAAATTCTGGAACTTCTGGATAATTCTTAGCTTCTAAATCTTCACATGACTTAACATATCCATCAAATTTATATTTATTATCTTCTAGAAATTTAATCTGCTCTTCAAATGTTTCTACTTTAGATTCTTCTAGAAATTTACCTATTCTGTTATAATTATGTAGATCCATCCAATATTCTTGAGCAATATCGTCTCCCATAACTTCTGTTAGGAAGTTAATCATTTTTTCCTTATAACTTTCACCATAACTATATTTATATTTAATTAATAGAGCCTTATAATCCATTATTCCTCCTAATTTAACAATGTTTTCTTTTCTTCATTTTTCTTTATTATCTCTAAACTACGTTTACGTCCACCATTTTTAGCAAGGTCTAAAGATTTATCTATTGCATTCATTGGGATTATAGACATTAAACCTATTTCCATCATTGAATCTAATACAACTCTATATTTAGCTTCATCTTTATAATACGGAGTTACAGTTTCATTTACTTCAGATCCTACTTTAATTTCATTATCAAATTGGTACATAAATTTCAAATAGAATGCATGAAGTACTTTAGACATTTCCATAATATTAGCCATTACTACTTCTACAGGTTTATCTTTATTTTCATTAAAAACTTTATCTTCTAATAATGCAGAAATTGCACATAATTGTACAAGTAAAGTCATAGATGAATATCTTAATATTTCTAGATAATATTCTTTCTTTTTATCTTTATCTTTAGTTTTTCTAACATTTATAGAAGCATTTATAGCTTTTTCTTTAAGGTTTGGATACCAGTTAAGAACATTATTTATTTGATCTTTAAACTTTATATTAGGGTCCATAAATTCATCTCTGGCCATCATCTCCTTATTTACTATATCATTACATTCTATGTATATAGATTGTCCTTTATCAATAGCTTTCTGATTATTTTTAGTTATATCATTTATTATCCCAAATGTTAATATTTTAGCTTCTTTAAAATCCCATTCTTTAATAAGATTTAAATATTTATCTTGATCTTTAATTGTCATAAATTCATCACTCCTATTACAAACATTACTATTATTACTATTCCTATTAATCCCAATACAGCATAATCGAAACCTTTTCTTATTTTAGATATTTTATCATCATTTTCTTTTCTAATTTTAGCAACCTCATTATTCATATTATCAATAACCATATTTATTTTATTATCAATAGTTACTGGATGTTTACTCTTCTTTTTCTTCTTTTTAAATTCTTCTCCAGCATATTTATTTATATGCTCTCTTTTTATTTTAATCTTCCCATTGTAAATATCTTCTGCAACCTCACAGTTTCTAGCTATTTCTCTAACATATCTACTACGTTTAGATCTTTGCCCTTTTCCCATGATTTTCCTCCTAAGATTTTAATTCTTTAATTTCTACTTCTTTAAATTCTATCTTATTTTCTCTTTGTAATAATGTTATAAAATGTTCATAAGTAGCTGTCGCTATTTCTTCAATAACATCATCATTCTTAACATTAATTCCATTATCTTTAAGAATTCCTCTTACAAAGTCTTTAACTGCAGAAGAATATCTAGATTTATTAGTATTTAATACTATTTTTGGTGGTACTATATATTCTAAAGTTTCTGTGTTAGATTGTACATCTGTACCTATTGTTATATTTGAATTTCCTATGTTAATATTATATTTCTTATTATTCATTTGTCATCTCCTATTATTTTCGACTTTTTCATTATAAATTGTAGTAGCTCTACGATATATCCTATCTTTCAATATCCAGTCATCTGCAAGCTTTTTAGCTTCTTCTTCAATTATTTCATATTTATCTTTTATTTCTAAATGTTTTTCTATATTATCTAATCGTTTAGAAATAGTTTCTACAAATTTTAATAATTCTTTTTCAAAATCTGACATTAATTATCCTCTCCATTTACAATTTTTATATTATTGGAACACTTATATAATGCTAGTTTTTCTTGATATATCTCATTAGCTCTATCTGTAATCTGTTTATCTCTAATCATTTTAGCTGCTAGCTTTTGTGCTTCTGTTTCTATATCAACATTTTCATCTTTTGATTTATTTTCTAAAGTTTCAAGACGTTTTTTAATATCTATTATTTCATTTAAAAGATCATCTGTGTTCTTATTCATCGTTTCCAATATTTCAATTAGATTAGCCATCATTCACCTCATATTAATTTCCATGAATTCTTACAATTTCCATAACATGTTTTAATATTTTTTCCAATCTATCAATTCTATCATGTAATGCTTCGATTGTATTATCTCTATTGATTTTACCATATCTCTCATCATCTGTTGGTGTTTTAAACCATTCCTTAATTCTCTCTTTAACAGTTGGTTTTCTATTACTAAATGTTGTATCTATGCCTTTACCACTTACAGAATCAGTTTTATCATTAGTAAATGCTTTATTAAATTTATCCTTTAATTCTTCAAACGGTTCATCTCCATCAGCTTCTTCTTTATCTGATTCTTCTATGTATTCTTTTAATACATATTGATTAAGTTCTTCATTATATAGAACTTTATATTTCTTCCCATTAAATTCAATTATTTCATCTGATCTCATTTCTTCATCTCCTTTATATATACTTATATATCATTTTAACTATACTAGCTATGTTATCTATCTTTTCTTCTAGTCTTTCTAATCTTTTCTCGATAGGTTCAGGTTGAGGGAAGAACTCCTCAACCTTTTCTTCTTCGACTGGTTCTATTGTTAATCCGTCACCAGATGAGTCTGATATTACCCTATACTTTTTATAATTTATAGTTACTATTTCTCCTACTCTCATATCATTCAACTCCTATTATTTCTAGTAATTTAGTAAAATCCATGATTTGTTTTACTTTTTCCATTTTAGACTTACTTGGATTTTCTCCAATTACTAACCAATCTGTTTTACTGCTTACACTATCACTTACATGGCCACCATTTTCTTCTATAAGTTCTTTAATACTTTCTCTAGTATGACCTTCTATACTTCCAGTAACAACGAAATTAAGTCCAGATAACTTACCATTTGTATTAACTTTCTTTATTTCCATTTCCATATTAAGACCAGCATTTCTAAGATTTTCTATAAGTTTTATATTTCTTTTATCTTCAAACCATTTCTTCATTATATTTAACATTTCATTACCAATACCTTCTACATTAACTATACTTCCATCTAGTACAGCATCTTTAATTTTATCAATATTACCATAATATCTAGCTAATGTTTTACTCATTCTACGACCAATAAATGGTATTTGTAATCCAGCTAGTACTCTTTCAAATGGTTGATTCTTACTATTATCTATTTCTTCTATAAGTTTTTCTGCATTCTTTTGACCAAGTGTTTCTGACAGTGTTCTAAATCCTATATCTCTTATAAAACTTCCATATAATACATCTAAGTTATCTTCATCATCTATTATATAATCTACTATAGTAGCGGCAGCGGCATCACCAAGACCTTTAATATTCATTATATCTCTAGAAGCAAAGTATTTTATTTGTTCAATTCTAGCACCATTACAATGTTCTGGATCACTACAACCTATAAATGGATCAACTTCTAATATTTTACTATCACAATATGGACACATATCTGGAATTTCTATATCTTTCTCATTACCAGTTCTAGCTTCAGTAATAACAGAAACTACTTGAGGTATAATCTCTGCAGCCTTCTTAACTATTATTCTATCATTAAGTTTAAGATCCATTTTCTTCACCATTTCAGCATTATGTAAACTTGCATAAGATACAATAGTTCCACCTATAGTTATTGGATTAAAATGAGCTACTGGAGTAAGTATTCCTGTTCTACCTATTGTCCAGTCTACTTCTGTTAACGTAGTAACTACACTATCAGTAGGATATTTATATGCAATTGCCCATCTAGGACTATTAGCACGATTTCCTAATATTTCCCAATATCTTTTATCATTTACCTTTAGAACTGCTCCATCTATATCAAATCCATAATCTTTTGCTTTTATGGTGTTAATAACAGTTTCCATAGAAGATAAATCATTAGATTTTACAGTAAAGTTATATTTATCCATAGTAGGAAGTCCTAGATTTTTCATCATAACTATATCTTCCATTTGAGTTGGAGTTCCATTTCCAACTATGTAATAGAATAATACATGAAGTCCTCTTTCTTTAACTACATTAGCATCTAATTGACGTAATGTTCCGCTAGCAAGGTTTCTAGGATTAGTATAAGGAATTTCTCCTTCTTTACTCCTTTGATTATTTACTTTATCAAAATTCTCTCTAGTCATATAAACTTCACCACGAACTTCTATTGATATAGGTTCTGTTAATTGTAATGGTATATTTCTTATTTGCATTACATTTTCAGTAACATCTTCACCAATAGTACCATTTCCTCTAGTAATAGCTTGAACTAATTTACCATCTTTATATATACAACTAATAGAAAGACCATCTATTTTTGGCTCTATTTCAATTTCTATTGATGGAATATGAGTTGCGGTCATCGACCCATGTTTGAATTCTGTTACTATTGAACTACTACCATTAGAACAAACATTTTCTATCCATTTTACAATATCTTCTAAATTATAACTATTTTCTAAAGATAACATTGGATGTTTATGCTCTACTTTACTAAACTTACTAACTGGAGTTGCTCCTATAGTACCTTTATTCATATCATATTTTTTATATAAGTTTTGCAATTCTTCATTTAATTTATCATATTCAAAGTCAGATATCAAACTCTCATTGTTATTATAATAAGCGTTTGCATATTTTTCTAAGTCTTTTTCTAATTTATTCATTTTAATTACATCTTTATCTGGTATGTTATAATTCATTTTATCTCCTTCATTTTTAGTTGTACTAAATATTCAATTTTATCTATTGGATTTCTAAATAGAATTCCACCAAATTGCATAATTCCAAATATAAAATGCAATATATCTAAATCAGTTTTATCAAAGTTAATATCAGTTTTAAATATTTCCTTAAGTTCAATTTCATTAATCCAATTAAATGAACCAAATACATATTCATTAAATATAGAATCATATAATTTTGCCTGTTTAGTTGGAAAATCTTTAAAATGATCATATTTTATTGCATTCTTAATATATGTAAGATAATCACTATACTCTATACATTTAATAGTATTATTACCATTCACACATTCAGAGTCAGTAAATTCTAGCATAAAGTTCTTGAACATCATCAAAGTGTGACATATATTCATATATGCAGTTAAGAACTCATCTCTATAGTTATTTAACATGTGCACTAAGAAATCCCCAACTTGTAACTCATTAATATTTGATTTATGTATATATAATAATATATTAAGCATATAACTGCTTATAAATACTGTAGTCATATAATATACATTATATTTCTTAGCAGTAGCTTCATCATACATAAAATCATACATTAAATCTCTGTATAATCTATATTTTACTAACATAGCATCATAATCTTCACTATGAGTATAACGAGTTATAAGTCCAAGACTAGTCCAACTTATAGCTTGATTAAATAATGTTATGAATTCTGTAATCATTTTATAGTTTAATTTATCATTATTTACATTATAGGAATTCAATATATTCTTAAGTTCTGTATCAAATTTAACTTTAATAGCTGATCCTCTAGCACCAATCTTTTTACATATTCTAAATGGTCTAGGTGAGTCTGTCCACACATTATATTGCACAATTTTCATTCTAAATCCCTCCAAGTAATCTAATATCTGACATTTCTAATACTTTTTTATCATCTCTAATAATATTCATATTGTACAGGAAGTTCTCTACTTCATCCATACATTTACACATATTATTATCTTTATCAAATATCTCATTAATCATTAAACTATAATTAGCATCTTGTGATGGTTTAAACTTCATATATCCAAATTCTTTCATTTTTCTATATAATCTAGCTTTATTCATAGTAAGATTATAATTAAATCCTTTGGGACTCAATAATACATTATACAAATGATCTACATAATTATCCATTCTATATACTCTTAAATATTTATTATTATAAGTTTTTAATTGTAATAAACCTTTCATTGCACTTAATATATAACATTGAATCATCATTTCACTATAGAAATATTGATAACCAACCTTTTCTATAACATCTCTTGTAAAATCTTCTGTCTTTCTAGATTTACTATAGTTATATGTATTTATATAATCATTATCTTCTAGACATGCTCTACATATTGCTAATTTTATGTAGTTCATGACTATAGTCTTTTTATCTTTATGTGCTATTTTCTTCTTTAATAATGTGTCCATACGGTTTGAATAAGTTCTCCACTTATCCATAACCATAAAAGTAATATCTTCTGTAGTTCTATCTTCACTAGCTCTAACATAATAACTAGTAATATAAGCTACTTGCTTTAACATACTTCTTAAATCATTTATATTAGTTCTACTAAGTTTATGTATACGATGTACACTTTTATTATATGCTGCTATATCATTCATAACAGTTCTAACTAGCTTATCACCGTAAGTTTGATAAGCATCCTTTAATTCTGGTGTGATTTGTTTATTAAATGCTTCTAATAACATATTCTCAACTCCTTTAAAATCAATTTAAACGGCTTTATAGGCCGTTTTTACGCATTTTACATTATATAGTGATATAATTAATCAAATAATATTTAAACCATCTTAAACAGTCTATTAGAGCTTAATATGCTAATGCTCCCATATCCCATAAATTATACCAATACCAGAATTCATTCCAATTTTTATTAAATACATCAAGTCTCAATAATAGGAAACCTAATGCTATTATAAATACTACCAATCCTTTAATTCTTTTTTCTTTACTATTGGTTTCTTTAAGTGCTTTCATTAAAGCTTCTTCACCAATCCATGCTACTACAAATGCTAATATAATTACAAATAATTGCCCTCTTAGTGCCCATAATAATTGCCAAAATGTCATTTTAAATCAACTCCTTTAATATTTTTTCTACTTTTTTAATAAATCTTGCATTTTTAAACTCACGAAATAAACTTTTATGATCTGTTAGAATTGCCTTGACTCTAACGGGTTCATCATTACACTTTTCAATATTATAAGATTTTATAGTATAACCATTATCTATATACTCTTTAATCTTACTTTTGAAAATCTCTAGTCCATCCAAGCTGTCTATAGTACTATTAATATCTATATATACCATTTTATTTGTCACCTCCTTCGCATTATTATATGTAATTATTATTTATTTAATACTTCTATTCCTATATTTATTAATCCTAATATCATATAGAATACTAATGCCATATCTATAGATATTAAAATATGTGATACAAGTTTTGATATCTTATTTTCAGCATTTTTATAATCATCATAATCTTTTTTAAGACCCATAACTATATGAAATATAAATGCAAATATAACTATAGACATTAATAATCTAATTCCGTAATCAATACTATTCATATTTTTCCTCCGTAAACTCTAATGTTATTATAATATCTCTACCGGGATAGTTCACTCGATAATAATAGTCGCTAAGAACTTTACCTTCTTCTTTAATTTTATCAATAATATCCATCATGTCAGAAAATGCATTAGTTTCTATTCTTATTCTTTTTTCGTATTTTTGCATTGTGATTCCTCCCAAGTTGCTGGATTATCAAAATCAGCTAGTACTTTTTGAATTTCTTTGATTATTTCAATAGGAGCATGTCTTCTATCTCTATATTCAGATAATTTTACAGCAGAACTTTTAATAAATTCAATATCAATATCAATCCATTTACTATTTAGAAAACCTATTTTATAAACATTAAAATCAGTAATTATATACTGCTTATCATATTCATTAATAATAGTAATAATTGGTGTTATATTATCACTTTTATCAATTCTAAAATTTAATCTCATTAATTACCATCTCTCTTTACAAATTTGATAATTAGTTCACTTTTCTTATTTTCAAGTTCATTTTCATTAAAACCTGATATTATAAATCCTTCATCTTGATAATTTTTAATCATATGTAATATACTTAAACTACTAGATATCATTTCCTTATTTGCTACTACTCTCATTATATTAGGTTTACCTTTCATCTTCTTTCTCCTTTGAAAACATTATTTTAATTTGACGAGGTCTGTAATCCTCAAAATCATCATGTTTTATTACATCATCTAATGTATACCCTTTATCTAACATATCTTTAATATTTTTAATAACTTCTAGAATTTGGTCTCTATCATTCGGAAATGCTAATTTAATATTTAAATCTCTTCTATCTTTCATCTTTTCCTCCAATAATATTTTCTATCTTGCTAATTAAATCATTAAATTTAATATTTTCATATATAACACTATCATCTATATCATCTTCAGCTAATTCAATGTGTATATCATAATAATTTCTATTACCACGACTACTAGATTCAACAATTTTTGTTATATTAAAATCAGTTATAATATGAGTCGATTTATAGCTATTTAATAAAGGTATTAATGGTTTAGCTTCATCACCTTTATTTAATTTAAAATCTAATTTAATAGTTATATTTTCTATATAATTTCGACTTTTAGAGTATTCTATATCAATATAATTAATATCATCATGCCAAAATTTACTATAACTTCCGCATGAATGCTTCATACCTTTAGGGTATATACCAAGTCTAGCATTATTAATTAACTCTATCATTATCTTAGTTAAATCAAACTCATAATTCTTACGTCTTACAATTATACGTTTATTCACCTTTAATATCACCTCTAGTCATCTCAACTTGAACATTAAATTTATCACCAATTCTAATAGTATTAAATTTACTAATATGTTCTATAACTAATCCTTCATCTAACATATCAGATAGTTCATTTATAAATTCATATACCATCTCAGCAACATCAGGTTCTAAGTCACATAGTGTAATTCTGTCTTTTAATATTTTCATTATTCATCATTCTCCTTATCAAACTCTAACTGTACACAATATGGAAACTTCTCATCTTTTTCATAAGTTTTATATACACTTTTAATACTATATCCTTGCTCTAATTTCTCTTGAATTTCTTTCATCATACCATAGATTGTATCTCTTAATATTTCTGTTTCATTTTTAATCGTCAATTTCTTAGTTTCCATTTCTATCTCCTTATTAAAATACTGTTAAAATACTCGTTGTCATAATCTTTCCATTTTTATTTAATGGACACATAATACCCATAGTAGTAACAATTTGACCTAGCATGTGTTCAAATTCTGTAGCTATAGTTCTATCTACAAATGCAAAGTTATTCCATTCCAGTAATAGAGGATATTCACTTATATCCATTGGTAATGCAATCTTATCTATACTTTCTGGAATATCAATATATGGATCAAATGTTACATCAATTCCGAAGACATTATAAATTTCATCTTTGGTTTCTAGTTTATCAATTTTTCTTATCAATTCAACTCCTTCCTTTACATTAAAATCTAATGCATCTGTTAATATTTTAGAATTCTGATATATTTTAAATAATTCTTTTTTATCAGAATTGCTAACTTTACTCATATTGATCTTATCAGCTTCACTCTCCTTTCCTTCTTTAAACTTTTCTGTCTTTGTTACAATACTTCTTAAAGCTTTCCATACAATTAATTCCCATGCTTGATCGCATAATTTATTAAAAAGCTCTGGTATTTCATTCTCGAGTTTCATTAAGTTTTCTTTATCAAACTCTAGTTTTGCTACACCAAAACTTCCAGGAATTTCTATAATATTGTCTGGATATAATCTATTCCATAAACGTACAGCTTTAATTCTATGATCACTCCATATAAGGCTAGTATCTTTAGTTTTCAATATAGTTTTACCATCAAGTAAGAATTTTTTACTAGTAACCATATTAAATACTTCATCTGCTTTGTCTCTTATTTTATTAAGAACATCTTTATAATTAAATTCATCCATAGATTTCATAATCTCATTTTTAACTAATTTTGCCACTTGTTCTGATATCATAGGATTTTTATCAGATTTAATAAATCCTAAACCTTTAACAGCAAAGCTATCACGTCTCATAAAGTCTTTAATACTATAATTATAAGTATATGCTTTCTTACCACTAGCAAGATGTATTTGATCCATTACCATTTCGCATTCTAGGTCAATGTATGGAATTAAACTATCATCTATACCTTTAGCTTTAGCATAATTCTTAAGTCCAAGTTTTATATTTCCAAGGTACATATTCATAAGTACAAGTATTACAACATTATTAGCTAATAATGGACTAGCATCTTTAAATATATCTGGGAATAATTCCATTATATGTTTTCTATCATTGCTAAGTACAGTAACATTACTATCTGTATCTGCAAGGCTGATATTATTTCTATGCATATTTTGTACAATATCCACCATAGTTGGCATATAAGTTCCATCTAAGTAATCTCCTGCATAATAATAGAACCCATATGTAAGTTCTGTTATATCTTTACATAAATCTGCTAGTATTCCTTTAGTTCTTTCATGTTTAGCTGGATTAATCATTTCTCCACCATTAACTTCTACTATAAGATTATCAATTTTAGCCTCTTCTAATAGTGTTTTAAGACGTTCTTTAATTGAGTCTATTTCTAATACCTTTACTAAGTTATTACGCATATAAAGTACCTTTAAAGCATTATAAGGCATATTTTCTAATCTATTTCTTAAGAAACTAATAGCATAGTAGTTTTCATAATGATATCCTAACATAAATTTAATAACAGTTTCTACATCAACATCTGGTAAATTAAATCTATTACATATTTCATCGTAATCACATTCTAATACTGCATTAATTAATGCTAAGTGAGCTTGTACTACATAATATCTATAACCATTACCAAGAAGTTCATTTATAATAGATACAACTGCGATTATATTACGTCCAGCTGTTGTTACAGTATCCGCAATATCTATATTATAAATATACGCTTTAACAAATCCACCAAGACCATAAAATCCATTAAGTTTTACTTTAACCTTAAATTCCAAGTTAGCATGTTTAGATTCCTTAATTTTATCTCCAATATTTGCACTATTATTCTTAGCACGTTTCCATATTTGACGCACACCCATACCATTAATAAGGGTCCATCCTGTTATACTGGGTTTATTTTTATAAGAATGTATACAAACACCATTTTCATTTAATATTAAGTTATCTTGACTATTATAATAGAAATCTACTGCATTATAGTTAATTGTACTAAAGTACACACTATTAAGAAGTTCTATATATCCATCTTTATAATGGTTATTAAATATAGATTCTAACTTATCTTTATCAATTCCGGTAATGGTGTTAGCTTGTTTAATCCAATCTTGTTTAAAATGTTCTTTATTACTCAATACGTTTTCCATCATGACCTCCAATTTTTAACGGTAAATAAATGTAAGTCCCCAATAAGACCTTATTAATCTTATTGGGGATATAGTTAAAATTTCATTTTAATTTATATTTTACATACTGATACAGTGCAATCGTCTGTTCTAATAATCTCTTTTTATATAATAAGTTATTAGTTCTGTGATATATCACAGTTAACGCGATCGCAGCACCAACAGTAAAAAGAGATAAATATATCATAATTGTCGCTCCTGTTCTTCTTTTTCTTTTTGCTCTTTAAGATATCTTTTTCTATCTTTAATATATTTCTTATATTCAAATTTTACCATTTGTAGATGTATTAATTGCTTTGCTGCTCTACTAGTAAAACTATATAAGTAAATTATTATGGGAATACTAACGAAAATGAAACAAATCATACAAAATTTAATAAGTAGAAGTAATATTCTACCCATTAATAGTAGGAAGATTTCCATATATCTATCCTATTATATGTAATTATCTAGAATGTAATAATAAGCTCATCACGTTCTGGATAATACTTAATATTACCTTCTTTTATTAGTTCTATTTCATTGTGATGTATGATATGTGCTTCGTTTTTATATCCCATAGTATGTAAAGATTTATATACAGCTTGGTCAGATGTAAATGTATCTCCTCCATTATATATAGTACCAAAACTATTCGCATAAACATTAGGACCATATGTATAAACAACTGGACCTATAACAGAACCCATATATTGTGTTCCTAAATAGCCGCTACTATGCTGACTATATTTCTTACGTATAGCAGTTTTACCACTGTATGCAGAAGTTTCTACTCTGACAAATATGCATAGATTATCACTATTATAAACAGGTGCTATCTTTTTATCGTAAATAGCAGCAATCATGTCCTCTATATCCGTTTTTTTATATTCGCTTACAGATATATTGTGTAGATTTTCAACGAAATAGTTTGTTTCATCCACTTCTAATAATACCCATTTTTTAGTATAATCTACTGTTTTCTTTGTTATTCCAAGCTCTTCATTTTGTTTTTTAGTTAGATATTCTTCATATTGACGTATTTCGTATTTTTCATCTTCATCCAATTCGTCAATATTTTTCTTCAAAATTTCATCAATATTAGCTGGTGGAGTATACTCCTTAGGTTTTGGTAATGGTTTAGTATCTCTCAACTTAATTAGTTCTTGTACTACAATATCAGCTAGACAATTTGTGTATTCATCGTTAATTTGATATTGGAATACATCTGGAACTATAAGTTTACTTGTATCTATAAAGTGTGTTTTATAAAATTCTTCATCATTTAGCTTATCAGTATTATCTGTACTTATAAGAATTTTATCTAAATTATATCCTATAGTATCAATCTTTATAGTAGTAATAGGATCCTTTACATCTGGAACTGGACTTACTACTTTAGTTTTATCAACTACTTTACCGAATATACTACAAGCTTCACAATATGGATCTTTTTCTTTAACTTTTTCTACAAATTCTTTTACTTCTTTATTAATGAAGTTTAGAATTATAGGTTGTTCCATAGTAAATGTAGTAATTCCGTTTGCTTTACAGAATTCTCTTAAAGCATTAGATATTAATTCATATAAATTTGTAATACTTTCATCCACTAGTCCTAGTTTTATATAATATTCTAATGTACGAATATCTGCTAGTTTATGTTCGGCTAAATATGGCTTATATAGAAACATCGGAGTACTAGTTTTAGTTAATTTAGGTGCTTTACTATTCTGTTTCGTTATGAATACTAATTTCATCAATATACACCTCCTTATCTATTATTTCTCTACTACCATCTGGATTATAAATACATTTCTTATTTTCAAGTTCTGGATGTTCTTCCCAGAATTGATCTCTTAGTAACTGACGTATTCTTTCTCTATCACATAATTGATTAAGTCTATCAATTCCACCAGGAGTTCTCTCACATTCATCATGGAATGCAGGACAATTCATCCAACAAACTCCAACATTCTTTACTATACAGTTTTCACAGCGAGGAAACTTTTTGATATCTGTTAATACTATAGTAGAAGCTAGTAAATGATTACCTAGATTTTCAACCTCATCCATGTCATGTTGTATATTAGCATAACGTATGCAAGGAGAAACCTTCCCATCATATCTTATAGTTATATCTTCATCTAGACCACACATATATGGACTATGTTCTTTATCTATATCTCTACTAAAGTATTCTGCATTTCCTTCATCATAAACTGTAATATAATGTTCGTATACTTGTGGAAGATGTTCTTTACAAAGCATAATAAATTCAAACCATTGCTCATTATTTTCAAAATAGTCTTCCATACTACGTAGTGCATATATATGCCAATTATGACCGCTCTCTGCTATAAATTTAAGATTCTCAACATATTCGTCAAAATCTCTTAGTAGTAAACCATTTATACTTATATTAAAAGATACATATAATCCTTCTATTTTATTAACCTTTTCTATCATTTTACGTACAGAAGGCTGCTTTTTGATAGTCTGATAAGCATAATCAGTTCCTTCTATACTGATAGTAACATGCCACATACGTTTCATAAGTTCACATGCTCTAGGATTATCAACCCATAAACCATTACTTATTATACAGTAACGATATTCTGGGTATTTATTCATTACATGTTCTATAACATCTAAGTTTAAAGATGGTTCACCACCAAAGAATTCTATTTCTCCATTAAACCCTGGCTCCTGTCTAATCTTTTCTATAGCTTTTTCTGCTGTCTCTATTGACATATTTTTCTTGGCTTTTTCTTTATGCTGGTAACAGAAAGAACATTTCATATTACAATTCTCACTTACCAGTAATGATAAGCCGTATTTATTTTCCATAATTAAATTCCTTTCTATTCTTGATAACCGTATAATGGTTCTTTATTATCTAGTAATTCTTTCTTCATCATGTACATCATACGTTGACGTTCACATAATAATTCTTTAGTTTTTTCATTTAAATTTTTAAATACTCCTGGATGTAAAGAACAATGTTCTTTATTCTTTATCATACAACTGCTACACTTAGCCATATAATCATTATTAATAATCTTATTTATAGCTTCAGTATAGTTATCTTTATATGTTCCAGATTTATCTTCAAAATTCATATCGAATGGAAGAATATTACCTTCAGTATCAAATGTAAGATATGCACCATCAAGATTATAAAAATATTGATCACCTGAATTAGTAAACCCATCTATAAATGATTGATCATATCCTATATATTCTTTATACATTTCTTTACTATATTGTAATATCTCATTTGTGAAAAGCCACCATTGTAAATTATCTTCCCAATTACAATTATTACCAAGATTTTCTAATACGTTCACATACATCCCATGATTCATTAAATGGCGTCTCAATCTAGTCATTTCTTTTACTTCTCTAACCGTAGCTAAGTCGGTCATAACCATAGTAAAACTTACAAACTTTCCAGGATTTTCTGCCATAAAATTCATTATGTCATTTTTCATAAATTCAAAGTTATCTAAATGTCGTATTTTCTTTGTTAATTCTAATGTAGGTTCAATACTTATAACTATGCTATCAAAATATTTACCCCATGTAAATATACTACCAATGAGAGCCCCATTAGTAGTAATTTTTGTAGTCCATCCATTATCTTTAGCATATTTAGCCATCTTAATAAAATTTCTATTAAGAGTTGGTTCTCCACCAAAAAAGACAACTTCTTTATTGCAAAATTCATCTGCATTATCTAATATAGCTTTAAAAGTACTAAATTTCATAAATTTTTTAGGGTGATTATTTTGGAAACAGTATGGACATTTAAGATTACAGTATTCACTTATTACTAAATTAAGTCCATACCCAATAGCTCTAATATCAGTGATCATAATTGAATACATAATCTAATGGTCTAGTTCCACTAGAATGTAACTCCTTGCATAATAGATACATAACTTTCACCCTTTCACATAAAATCTCAACTTTATCAGCCTTTCCAGCCAGAACTGATGCTTCAATAGCACCAGGACATATTGGACAATGAGATTTATTCTTTATCATACAATTTCTACAATTACTCCAACGTTTATCATCCATTACAGATATATTTTGTAAATAAATATCAAGCATTTCATGGTAAGGTTTTTCATTATATTTCACATGACGGTACTCCTTACCCAAGTAATTACTACAAGGAATAAAATATCCATCTGTAGTAATACTTATACGCTCTTCCATTGTACAGAATTGATTATTTTCAATATCTGTATTATTAAATACATCTGGGCTATAATTTATAAGACGTTTATAAATATCAAAATCATGTTCTCTAAACCACATAAGGAAATTATACCATTCATCATTATCTTTAAAATTATTTTTATCAGATAAATTTGGTAAGAATACATAATATACTTGTCTAAGTTGACTTAGAAGTTTAATATGTTTAATTAAGTCTACGAATTCTGGTTCATGACCTAATATAAAATCTGATATTACTATATTAAAATAAAGCGTAGTTTTACTATAACGTAATAACATTACAACATCAAATATAAAACGTTTAAGATCAGGTATCTTACGCATATATTTAGAAGTACTATTATTAGGTTCTATACTAACTATAAGACTATCAAGTTTCTTTATATATTCTTTATCTTCTGGTTTAAAATTGATAAAATTACCATTAGATGTAATACTATAAAGAAGTTTTGGATATTTATCCATGACTTTTTTAATAAGTTCAAATTCTAATGTTGGTTCTCCCCCGAAGAATTCTACATTATTATTAAAGTATGGATCCTCTAATGCTTTATCTATAATATCACAAGCAAGTTCAAATGTCATAGCTTTATTACTATGACAGTTCCCTTGATAACAATATGTACACTTCAGGTTACAATTCTCAGTAACATATATCGTGATTCCAAATCCATGTATTAAATCCTTAGTGTTTAATATAGTTTTATTTGCCATTTTTTATCCAATCTAATACTTTAATCATATTTTTCCAATTATCTCTTTTATATCTATTAGCTGTTTTAATATGTCTACCTCTACAATGACAATTATCACAGTTACATTTACATTTAGCAGCAGAAGCATTTAATACACTCATCATAATATCAAAGTCATCATTTGTAATAGGTGATACTTCTGGTACTTTAGCAGCTGGAACAGATCCACCTACACCAGCGGTAGCTTTTACTCTATTAACAGCATCAATAATTGCATTTATTTGAGAAGCTCTCATTAAATCTCCTGCAATATTTCTTGGAGTAGTTTGTCCCATACCCCATTTAGCTTCTTGTTCTCTTAATTTAGCCACAAATGTATTATAATCAGCAACACTAGCTTTCATATTATACACCTCTTTCTATTTGGTATATTTCATTATTAATACCATTCATTTCTTCAGTTACTATAACTGCTAGAAGTTTAGCAACACCATCATCTTCTGGATATTCTTTATCATAAACTAACATACACACTGGTAGTTTCTCACTACTATTAAGATATCTTTTTAAATAGTGAGATCCCATTTCGATATAACTACTATAGAAAATATTAACTAATGGATTTCCAAATGTTAACTTACTCATAAGGTTTACGAACTTTTCATATTCCGAAACACCTTTTATATTAAGATATTCCTTATTTTCTGTTAATGTAAATTCTATATTCTGTTTATATTTATTATAGTCATTATCTAATATATATACAGTATTATTACCAGTTAATGTAATATCTTTAATTTCTTTTGTAATAGCAAATTGTATTACATTATCAATATTACATATTTCAGTACCATCATCAGTTGATACTTTTATTTTATCCAAAGCTATTTCCATATCTTCAGCATTTTCTAACATTCTAGTAGTACTAAGAACTATATCTACAGATTTACTTTCTGCAAATATATTAAATTCTAAGAACTTATCTTCTAAAAAACGGCTATTTACAGTAATCATTATTACTCACCGTCCTTAGTGAAATTTACATATATTCTTAAACTTGGTAAACTATCAGTATCTGATTTACCATAGGTCATTTGTCTAGCTTCAGCTATATATGTTTCTACACTATAAGCTCCTTCTGAAGTAGTAATAATATTAATATCATCTATAAGTATTTCAGTTATATCAGACTTAATATCGTTTATTATATCATTATAATAAAGTAATTTTTGCATAGGAGCACTTATTTCAATATTAAGTTCTCTTCTTTTATTTTCATGTTTAAGAATAAATCTAGTATCTACAGTAGTAGATAATTCTAAAACACGACTAGTTGAAATAATCTTAACGTTCATTATTCCTCCCGTTTAATCATGTAACATTTTAAATGCTACATATTCTTTAATTTTATTAATTTCACTTTTCATTATTCCAGAATTATCATCGTTTCTACTTTCAAGATTATTAGATAATTCTTCCATATTATTTGTAATTTCTTCTAATTCTTCTTTAGTTAATGGATTAAATAAATCCATATCAAATCTAGAAGATAATACTTGATATTTCCACCAGTTTACTTCACAAAAGTGAATATTCTGTTTCAATATATCCCCAGACTTGATATAGTTAGCCATTTTACAACTAGTACAAATAGTGTTAGCTTTACATTCTTTACAATTATATAATCCTTTAAAATCATCTTGATTAAAAAGTTCCATATAATCATCGTTTAATTCTTTATCAACTATATTTCCCATGATTATATTATCGTTCCCAACTGTATAATGGCACGGTAATATTTTTCCATCAGTATTGACAGTAATATAATCCTTACACATAGTACAATCACAACATAAATTCTTTTCATTTGAATCATATCCAAATAAATTGAAGATACTTTTGAACATAAAGCCATCTATTTGCTTATTATTATAAAAATCTATAATCTTATTATACATATTAAATACATTCTGCTTTTTATATGCAGTATTACCAGATTGGTCAAAACCTATTTTACTATTACAAATAAAGTTATTCATTTGTAGTTGATATAGATATAAAACTAAATCTGGTATATGTTCTATATTAAACGGAGTTATTACAGTTCTAGTAGACATTCTAGATGGCTCTAATATAGTACTTAATTTTAATAAATTTCTAAAAACAGTGTTATAACTATTATTTCCATTATAGTCAACACGATTACCATTGTACTCTCCTAGTCCATCTATGCTAATTTGAACATATACTCTATCTTTTATAGACATATACCAATCTATTATTTCATCATCTAATTCAAATAAGTTTGTACAAATATGTATATTTCCATTATAGTTTTCAGTAATTCTTTTAAGCTTATTTAGTGTGAACTTACTAACAGGTTCTCCACCAAATAAAGTAACATCTTTAATTCCATATTCTTTAGTCAATTCTATGATATTATCTACAGTCGTATCATCTATAATAGTATTTCTTTTATCTTGGAAGCAATATTTACATTTAAGATTGCAACTTTCTGTAACTATTATTTCGATACTTGTAATATTTTGTACCCTCATTTAACTTTAATACGTACCTTTCCAATTCCACCGACACTTTTAGTTTCTACTGCAATACCAATAACTTCATCATTTATATCTGCAGCTACTGCGATTCCAGGAATTTCACTAAGTGTTACAGCTTCACCTGCTTTTATAGTTCCATTGATAAATACATTAACTCTTCCTGCTAAACTTACTGGAACGAATCCTTTTCTTGGTTCTCCTCCAAGTAAAAATCCATACTCATCAGAAACAACTCCAACTAATGGACCTTTACCTTTTACTGCTATAGTATACTTTTCTTCTTCACTTTCCGTGTTCAACATTACTATATAGCCAACTGGTATTTCCATATCCGTTGCGAATAACTCAGCCAAGTCATTTGCATTCCATTTTGCACCAATAACACGAGGTGCACTCATTACTCCAGCAACAGATATATTACCAGCAACACTAACATTCCCAGTTATATATCCACCAGTTTTATCATATTTACCATTCAGAGCTGTACGTATCGCTTGAATATCACTTTCTACGCTCATAACTCCTCCTTAACTCTTTACTAAAACTCTTACAAGTCCATCTTTAGCATCAGTAACTGCATAACCTACAAAATGTTTATTTGGCTGTGTAGATGCATACCCTTGTAATACATTACTAAGATATAATTTATCACCCTTTTTAACACCCATTTCACATTTTACATAAACTCTTCCTTTAAGAGCTACTAAACTTTCTTTATCATGTTTAGGTTGTCCTATTATCATACCAGTGTCTTCTTCAGCTACAGCTATACCTATTGTATATATAGCATCATCTGCAAAGCATGGAGTATATATTTCATTATTCTCATCATATAAACTTAATATAAGTTTATCATATTTATGCTCTGTATTTACATATTCTGATATATCATTAAAGTTAGAAAAAGATGCACCAGATGCACGTATTTCACCGCCAGCAGATAGGTTAGCACCTACAGATAGACTTCCACTGATAGGTCCACCAAATTTATCATATTTTTTAGTTAGAAGTTGCACCAATATCTTAAGAGTTTGAGCCACATTATCTGCAGCATTTGTCTTTCTAGTAAGTATAATAGCTTTAATAGCCCATACTACTCCAATATTTGGTGCCCATGGACTCTGACTAGTAACGTTTCCATTTTGTATTGATAATGGTCCCCTACCAGGTTCATGATCCCAACCACGTCCTAAATCGAGCATACGTTGGAATGTTCCTCTCATATCTGGCACTCTACTAGATCCTAATACTCTATATAAGTCAGGATATACATTAATATTAAATGCACTACCATCGCATATTAAGTAATCTAGTGGTATATAGTCATAGTTAGGGAATGTACAGATAACTCCAACTGGTGTAGTATCTGCAGTTCTACCTTGTAATAGATCATTTACTTGAGCCGATAAACTATCGAATGCAGCTTTAAGTTTTAATAAAGAAACCGTTTCTTGTGTACCATTATTTTTATGTAATGTAGCTTCAACGTCATTGTCGCTGTTGATAGTATCAGACGTAAATATTCTACCTTTAACATATAAATTACGTAATATTTCAACTTCTCTACTATTATCAGCAAGTTTAAGTCTATCATTATCAGTACTTACATATAACATATTAACAGGTTTATTCTTACTGTCAAATGTAGTGATATAAGATTGCCATGGGTAGCTTAATGCCATTTGAGCATAAGATTCTATAGGATTATTAAAATAGCTTTTATTACCTATTTTACTAAGATCCAAGTTACCTTCATGGAATATACCATCTAATGCATCTACGCCTACATACATATGCTTAGTTAGATAACCAGCAGGTGGGTCTGTACTCCAAGTTTTAGTATTATTATCATATTTTAAATAAGGAGGTAAATTATCACCTTCATGTCTATATTCAACCCAGTTATTATCACCGAATTCATTATCTAAAGCCTGTTTAGTAAAAGGAATTACAGATACTTTACGTACAACGACTTCTCCAGTCATTGCGTGTTCTTTATTTAGATAATAATATTTAATCATAATTTCCTCACTTTATTCTACGCCATGATGTTGGCCTTACAAATGGATATTTCCAACTACCATCGGCATTTCTTTTTTGTTTTCCTTTAGTAATAAAATACACACTATTAATAACTGGTTCCCATGCAGTATTAGGATAAGTAACTGCTGGATGTTCATCATTATTCATAAGTATTATACTACCTAAAGGTGGTGGACTAATTCCTATTTTAGCCATATTATCACCTATCCAATTGCTTGATACATCTTACTAAGTATAGTTTGATCTCTTTCAAGCATTTTAAGCATATATCCATTAAACATACGCCCTCTTCTAAGTTTTGCTACCATAACTGCTACTAGATATGGCATATTATCTAAAATATATACACCACTATCTCCTAAACCTGTTATAGCTGCAATTATTAAATCTTTAATATTAAGATTAGTTTTTGCAATTGGTGGGAATTCTGCAACTATAGTATTACATAAATCTTCTAATGATAGTTCTCTACCACTAAAAAAGTCTCCATGCTTTATTTCTAATGCACGATATTTATCAATTCCATATCTAGTACTTTCAGCAAGATCTTCAGGTTTTACTTTACCATTGAAGAAGAAGTATTTAACTATAAATCTAAACTTTTCTCCATCAATTGGGTTAGCAAATCCTCTACTAATAAGCTGACTAAATATATCTGTATAAAGTTCACACATTGAACTTACAACAGTTGGACTATTAAATATCTTTTCAGTTTTTAAAGCAACATATGCACTTAATAAAAGGTTATATAATACTTCAAAACCACCAATTATTTCCATTTTATTATTTAAATTTCCTTCAGTATCTACTCCATTACTAACTTTAATGTATCTAACAAGATTTACAAATACTTTATTAATAGTATTTGTATCTTTATCTACACCAAATGCAAATCCAATAGAACTAGAGACATTGTCCGCTCTACACATTACAATATCTCCACGTTCTACTGCTTGATATACACTACGAAGAAGTGGTAAGTTTCTAGTTTTCATAAGTTCGAACTCTAATTTAAGATCGTCCATTTTAATAACATTATTAACGAAACTTAAATCCAACTTCTTCGGAATGTTTGCATTTATTGTATTAATAACGTCAGATGCTGAAAGAATAAGCCTTTTTGGCGATATTCTCATTCAAAACACCTCTTTTTATCTTTGTTTATATGGATTTGATTGAATTAATACATTTCCTTTAGCTACAATTTTCTTAATGCTAACTTTTTGGAGGAAGATGAGAAACCACTGGTTTGATATATAGCTTATTATCAAATGTTTTAGCACTTAATTCTTCTTTTGTACCAGTTAGTGTATCAGTTTTTCCTTCTATTCGTATTATCCAACGTTTTCCTTCCCAAGTAGTAACTCCTTCTGCAGTTATTACTGTATTAGGGAATTTTATTTTACTTATCAAAATAGCTTTATCTCCGATTTTTTCAACTTGAAGTTTTTGATGTTTTTCAAGTTCACGTGGATATGTATAGTCTATTCCGCCTTCTTCAAATACTACATCTATATCTTTCTTTTTTAAATTTGGATACACTCCAAGTTCGTTATCTATTTTATAATTTTTAAATTCATCAGTAGTCATAGTTTTAAAGAAGTTATTATTATACCAGTTTGTAGAATTATCATTCTTATATATATCCCACTTATCAGTGAATTTATACAATCTATCCATATATTTAGTACTTTCTTCTAATCCTAAATCTACTCTAGGAAGGTTTTCTGTAAATTTGAAATCTGGGTAATTAACTAAATATTCAAGTTCATTACTAACTCTATCATAATATAATCCATCCATTTTAAAGAATGTAACTTTATATTCACCGATTTCGGTCATAAGCATTAATGTAATATCTTCATTAAATGTCTTTTCTTCAGCTTTAAGTCTTGCAGCTGTAGTTATTTTTTCATTATATCCAAATGTTACACCGTCCCATACATATGGAGTAGCATTTATATCACCAGCTCCTGGGAATTCTACTTTAGTAAATGGTATTCCTTTACCACCTATTTCTTCAGTAAATTCTTGTTCTTCTTTACCTTGGAAAATAGTAAACTCTCCACCGTGTTTTATCATAAATGTTACCTTATATGTAGCACGTTTACGTTCTACTACTGGAGCTATTATTATATTAGATTTAAAATTAGGCATTGCTAAAATTTCAGCTTTAGTCTTAATAACTTCTTCAGTATCACTTATAACTTTATACTTTTGTTCAGTCCATTCATATTTCTCTTTAGGTATTACATTAGTTGGGAATTGTATTCTTGAAAATGATATCCCTTCTCCGATAGCAGCTTCAGAGAATACTTGCTCTGTACTTCCTAACCCAACGTAAGAGAAGTTGCTATCTATATTAAACGTTACAGTATAATCTTTAGGTGAAGGGGTAACTATTTTCCCGCTGTTATTACAGTGATAGTTATATCTCCACTTATAGATAATGCTTTAATTTCTGCTTCAGTTTTATTACCAGTTACAGATCCAGTAAGTTTCCATTTACCGTCATCGTTAATCTTCTTAGTAGCATTATGTTCTGTTTTAATAGTAGCAACTGGGAATTCAAGTGTTGCAAGACTTACAGGATCTGTAGGTCCTTTAACTATAACTACTTTTTGAGCTGCTCCATCTACTGCTGAGAATCCATCTGCTTTAAATGTTACAGTATGAGATACTTCAGTAGGTGTTGATGGTGGTGGAACTACTGCTCCATCTGTTATAGTTTTCTTATCAGCTATATATTTTGCCAATATTTGTTCGATATAAGTTTTAATATCAGGATGTTTAGTTATATCTGCAATAGGAGTACTTCCAGCTGCAGTTTTAAGTTCCTTATATTTAACTAATACTTTTTGTGCTAATACAGTTAAATCACTAAGTCTCATAACTCCATGATATTTTGCACTCTTTCTTACAAGTCTAAGAGCCACAAATAACTTTACAGTTTTCTTAGGAGTTCTATTTCTATCTACATAATCTTTACTATGGTCGTTATGAACGGTAGTAAATTCTGTAATAACTTCTACTTTAGGTTTAGAAGTATCTGGAATCCAAGCGTCTTCTTTAGCAGCATCAAATGCACTAAATCTATCACGTTGAAGTTCTTCATTAGATTTGTACTCCTTCTTTTTATTTTCATTTTCTTTTAAAGGATATTCTTCATGAGTTACTTTTGTAACTTCAACTGATCCTTTTCCAGTACTATCTGGTACTATAGTTTTTTCTATTTTTGCCATATCATTCTCCTCCTTTAAGGGTTAATTTTGTTATAAATAGGCATTTTTATAACAGGATGGTTGTTTTTTAGCTAACGGTAAATAAAATAAAATCCCCAATAGAATTATATCTATTGGGGATAATAATTTATCAAGAAAGTACGAAGGAATCGTTAAATAAGTATTTAACGATTACATATACTAATATAGATAAGTAGACATAGTCTTACATATATCTACTCATCAAACCTAACTCCCTAGTTAGAGATAAACTAATTAGAAGGGAGGTGTATAGTATGAACAATATACAAAGATTTATAAATCAATATCATGATGATATGATGCATAATATCTATAGATATCGTGACTTAATTTCCGATTTACCTATCAATGAATTTGAAATAAAGTATAAAACACATATCAATAATTGGGTTAATAAATTAACACAATTGAAAAATGATAATTATGCTGATGAAATCATGAGAATGACTGCGGATGTTAATTTAAAACTATTAACATCCGAGTTCAAACTTGATTTAATAAATTAGTATAGTTCATCATAGAATGTAGATTGCCGGCTCGCTACCTTGGGTCTACATTCTTTTTTGTTCGTTATTTTGGTATTTTACAATACATTACTATACGACAATAGAAGAATGGTATCCATCTATTATTTTCAGCTTCTGGATGAGCTAAAAATTCCTTAAATATTATATTATAGTTATTATGGATGTTCTTTAACTTACGTATCTTATCTTCAGTTATAGTAGCAGTAACTTCTGTCATTTTACCAAATGCCTTAATATCAATTCCATTCATATTTTCTACTATATTAGTATCCTTATCTATTTCTATTAAGAAATAATCATCTCTAAATATATTTGTAACGTTTAAGTTCATTATAAATCCACTAGAGATATTATTAGGATTTCTAAATATAGTAGTCGGAACATAAGTTTTACATCCGTTAAACATTTCAATAAATGATAAGAAGTTAGGGAAATTCTTAACTACATATTCCATTGGAATTAAGTTATCAGGAATTCTTTCTAGATTTATACAGTTAGTAAATCCTCTACGGTAACTGTTATTAGGATTTAAGTATTCTGTTCCAGAATTTATAATATTTATAAGTGCCTTACGTCCAAATAAGAAATAATCAGCATAAAGACTGAATTTATTTTCATTATTAGAATTAAACCACTTAAATCTAAATGCATTTTCTGGAATAAATCTAACTTTAACATATTTTACTAAGTCTAATATTTTTGTACTATATGTTTGTATTTGCTTATTGCTAAGTGAACTATCAATACGAACTATCATATTAAAGAATGTTTGTTTTGTATCAAATTGTCCAAATGTAAGTTGCATTATATGTAAGTCATTACCATTTTTATATAATTCAAGCATTTTATGTATATCTAATGTACCAGATATAGTACAGTTTATATATTGACCACGGTGATTTACTATATGTGTATTAGTACTGTCTCTAGGAATCATAGTATCAGTTCCTATATAAGATTCATTTATTGTATCATTATTAAGAACTAATAATGGACAGAATGCATATGTAAAGTCATTTGGTAAATATCCCATAAATACTATATGAGGTCTTTGTAATATATTAGCATTATTTATATCTTTATGCTTTCCTACAGAGTTTATAATATGATCAAATAAAATATGTCCTTTAGAAGGCTCAGAAGCACTCCAAATTGGCATTTCCGATATATCGTCATATTGAGCCTTAGTATTGATATCAATACCATTTAGATATTGAGGAACTGCTTTAATATAAGATCCTGCAAACATTCCAATAAACATAATTTTCTTATCAGAAAGATTTCTATTCTTACACCAAATATGATAATTTTGGAATACATTTGTAGAAACTGTAAATCCATTGTTATTACCACAGTTAGTGAATAATATAGGAACTATTTGATCTTTTTGATTTGAGGAAATCTTTTCTTTAGCCCAGTCAAACCAACTGTCATCCCCACTATAGAACTTTTCTAAATAATCATTCTTAATATCTTCTGGCATTGACTCTATAACTTGGTAAGGATTTTCTATTTCATTATCATATATAAGTTCTAGTATATCTCCACTGATTGCATCAGGACCTTCAATACCTTCATTAAACCAGCTATTTTCACTTGTTAATATAGGATCTTCGTCAGTAGTATCAACCATACGGAACATAAGTGCAGCTAATTTATGTAATGGATTGTCTGTAAGTTCTGCAATTTTACGTATAGGTGTTAATATATTAATATCCCATTTCTTTTTAATATGAGAACCTGCTAATGTTGAAATAAATGTTACTCCTAAAGTAGAGCCATCTTTACTACGCACTTCTTCAAATATATTAGTAGGAATATCTTTAATACGTCCAAATGTTAATATAAGTGGAACTATATTAGCAAGATTATTTCCTCCAGGTTTATAAGATTCTACAAATCCTCCTATATCGTATTTATCAATAAATGGATTCATACGAGTAAGTGATTGATACGTAAATGTATTATCATGTATAGTTACAAATGGTAAATTTATAGTTACAACAGGTTCACGCTTATCATTTTGATTTGTAGCCGGAACTACTCTTACTACCCAGTTATATTTATAAGATTTAATAGTAATTTCAACTTTATCAAGGTTATCTACTTCAAATGTATTATTTTCCATAATAATATTAATTGGGTCCCATCCACTACGATATTCTACTCCATCAATTAATATTACTAATCCTTCTTCTTTTAATAAATGAGATGGATCATCTATTAATGGATAAAATTCAAATTTACATGTATTAAGTTTACGTCCACCTTTAACAGACTCAAAATTATATATATTTACTACACCTAAGTCTAAATTAACAGAATTACGTCCAGATGGTAAATTAAATGTAAGTCCAGTTAGTTTACTAAATGTATTTCTACTATACATCTTTTCTGGAGAACCAGCTAATATAGAATCTGGAACTTGCGGAGCGTCTACTTTAATAGTGTTAAGATATCCATAAACATCTCTAGCATAACTATAATGTTTTAAAGGATAAAGTTTATCAACCATAGTTCCTTCGTAAAACTTTTCATTATTTACAACATTCTTCTCAATATTATAATATAGATTTTCTATATTAGATGTATATTGAGGTATAAAAGATAGATCATCTACATATTGTAGATCTTCTGGTGGTAATAAATATATACTATTATTATGCTTAGTACTGATATTTGTAACCGGACGGCTCATATTCATCATGTTAGTAAACTTTGCTTTAAGAATTGGTACATTATAATAATTTTTACCACCACTATAATAACCTATGTCGTAAATATTGTTAGCGGAAGAAATATTATACTCAATACCTTCTTCAAGATTTGCTAATGTATTATTTTTAAATATCATAGCAGTATTTCTAAATAGATTATTTATATTAAATAATTTAAACATTGGACTATTCATAGATATATATTTATATAATCCGACATTATGTTTAGTCCAATTATCATTATAACGTTTACCAGCTAAAGTTCTAACTAATTCGACGATTTCATAATGCTTAGGATTCTTTCTTGCAGAAGCAATTTCATTATCTGGAATATCTATGTTTTTATTAAATGGTTCAATACCTGGAAAAGTATTAGTTATAGATGCATCATTATATCCATATACCATTGTACCAGTTATTGTACAATCTAAGTACATCCACAATCCATAGATCGCGTCTCTAGTTCTTATTTTAGCTGTATCTTCTCCAAAACCACCCCAACCATGAGATATTCTCGATAGTATTTCTCTATATGGAATTTCTTGTCTATAGTTAGAACTTTCATTTGTTGGAATCAATACTTGTTCTCTAAATTTGTCTCTATTTAATGATTGTTGTGTTGTATTCCACATATTATTAAAATTCATATGAAGTCTCATAGCAGCTATATTAAAAGTATCTTGATATACTTTCATAAATTCACCAGAACCGACAGAATAAACTAAAGGTCCTTCAAAATACATATTAGTACTAATCCATCTAGTTACATTAGGTGGACTATTTCTAAAATAGCTTATAATATGTTTAAATGCTCCAACTAATTGGTTATTTTCATTAGTACTTCTAGGTTTATTAGTCATTGCGATATTTGCATTCCACCATGCACCGCCATTTGTTAATGCTTGTTTTTGTGATGTATTAGCGAAATCTAATGTATATTTTAATGCGGTATTTCTTACATTATATACATTATCATAATATCTAGACCAACCCATAACATCTTCAGATGATCTATTTATATAATTTACATGTGTTCTGATATTAAATCTTGTATTACGTGATATTTTAGTATTACCAGCCGCTTGATCATTTGCATACACTTGGCTAAATAATAAATTATATAAACTATTATATATTGTGTTATTATCTAGTTGATTATTATAGTACATATTTATAGTATCAACTCTCATAGCTTTGCTGTATGGTGCACCTTTTCCAGTTTCTCTAAAAAGTATCTTAGTAAATTCTGGGTATTGATTTATACTGCTAAGGTTTACTATATTTCTAGTATGTCCTAGACCATGTTGATTATTACGATAATCTAAAGTAATAAAATCTTTATCATGGTTTTGACTAGCTCCAGCGTACATAGTTTTATTATCATCTTTTAATATCCTTCCATAATTTGTAGATATTAAATGGTTGCCCATTTCACCTTGTCTATTGATAGAAATAACACGATTTATATTTCTATCATATATATCAGACATTGTAAAATCATTATTATCTGAAATAAATCTATAACTTTGCTTGAATCTGTTATATATTTGTATACTGTTATATTGTAATTGATATGTAATATTTGCAATATCTTGAAACATTCTATTGAGATCTTTTTCATATACATGTCTAAATCCAAGTGTTCTACTCATACTAACTTCATATATCTTACATGGATGAATATAATAAGCATCTCTCCAACCTATACATCTTACTGATGTTAATGCTGGAACTGTTGGTGTACTAGCCATTTTCCAGTTAAGTGCAAACTGGTCTGGAAATACGTTTAAGTTATTTACATTAGGTCTATTTCTTTGAGCCATTAATACTTTTATATAATATTTAGGATCTTCCGTATAATTATTTGCTTCTATATTATATAAATCTGAAGTATTATTAATACCATTATACATATCAACCCAACGAATATCATCTAATATATCAGCATATTTAGGTGATTTAGTATTATCTATTGCATTATTATAATCCATAAATGTAGTAAACTTTGTAGGAACATTTATTTTTACTTCAACACGTTCATATGGCGAGCTTGCAACTGCTGTTACTTCCGGAGTTGTTACAATTGGCGGTTTAGTATACACATAATAATTATTATGCATATATCTATGACCTCTACGATATTTATCTATATATGCAATATCTGATGTATTTATAGAATTTTCTAAACTTATATATGATGGAAAACTACAATATAAGAATAAATTCTGCCATTCATTTGTACCTTTTACAAAATCAAATGTTGTAGTTGCAACATTTTGAGCTATATTAGGCACCGGCGGAATCGTATTAAATAGTGTATTACTAGTATCAGTTATTTTATTTCTACGGGCTACACTACTATATAAAAATTCTATAGCATTATCGTAGTTATTAGCTCTTTTATATACGGTAATATCATTAAAGTTAAGTATTCTACCATTAGAATATAATATGTTTTTAACCATATTAAAGTTACGTTTAAAGTTTATAGTATTAGGAGTTTGATTATCTATAAATCCAGGTAACTCTGTAGTACTCCATAAAGTTTTAACATCATTATTTTTATTATCGTTCGAACCAAGTACATTAAATACTGGTGGAACTAACATTCCAGTAATAAGTCCAGACCCATCTCGTCTACTCATATTCCATGGCGATGGGTACATAGCAAATTCTGCTGATTTCTTATAATCTCTACTATATGCACCATAGTTCTCTAATGCAATATCTGTACGTTCAAAAAATGGACTATCCATAAACTTTTGATAATCATATACCATTAGCAAGTTATTTGCATGCATTAATGCATCTGATCTATATCCAAGCCATTGATCACCGTGTTCTGCAACTTGTTCACTCCAATCTTCTATAAGTTCTGGATATGCATTTATTGGATATTTAGTATTAGTAAAATATGAAATATATTTAGTAACAGGTATTGTACTAGCATCTAATACTCCACTTTTTAACATATTTTTAGAATACTTATATTGCTTTTTAGCTTTACGAGTTCTATCAATATAGTTATAATATGTAGTATTATGGAAACTATTCAGATATGGATCTATATTAAAATCTATATTTCCAGATCTATTAACTAATTGAAAACCTGAATTTTCATTCCATAACATTTTATTAGCTTCATTTCCTGGTATATTTGTAGCACTACGTTGAGGAAGTACTATTTTATCAATATAACTCATAAGTACAGACTTAATATCAAAATGGTTAAATTTATCTCCACTATTCCATTTATAAGAACGTCCATAATATTTATCTTCAAATGGAATATATTGATATCTTTGCTTATATATATCTGTAGTAAGACCGCTATTAATCCATAATACATTTCCAAGAGTTTCTTCATAGAAACCTTCTTTATAACTTAATTTTTCAAAGTTTTCACCTCTATAATGAGAATAAAATACAAATGCTGGATGATATGCAATATATTCATTCCATCTAGTATTATTAGCTAAATGCGGAGTTTTCATACTATTAATATCTTCTGCAGTTTGATATACATTCTTAAGAGTTTCTGCACCTTTATTAAGTAAGTCAGGACATATACTATCAAGACCATATCTAAGTGGTTTAAATATTATAAGATTCTTGTACCATTCTGGATGGTACTTAACTTGAATTACTTTACGTTGTGCTTCTGGAACTGCAGTTGTGTTATACATTCCTAATGATGCATGAATACGCATTCCATAATCTGCCATCTGAGTCTTATAAGGCAAACTTTTATCTACTTTATCCCACATAATTTCAGCCCAATAAGCTAAGAATCTTTCAAGAAATTCATCATGCTGCCATCCAACGAAGTAATTTGGAACCCAGCTTACAAATTTAACCACATCATTAAATCTCATCTTACCGAGTTTAATTCCTTCAATATTTTCAGATAGATTCATTCTATGATAGTTATATGATGCGCCACTCATTGGTTTAAAATATTTATTACATAATATAGTTACTACAGTATTTCTAGTGTCTCTATATCCTTCATCATATGAACGATTAGAAAAATTACTTTTATATGTCACAAATTGTTTTCCTATAAAGTTATTATTATACATTCTAGTATACATATCTCTAATATTTACATCTCTATAATAATCTTCATCTACTGTTACAGGTGATTCATTCCAAGGCATTATAAAATCACCTTTAGTACCAATATTATTAATAGCTAATGATGTATGAGCTATATCTTGCGAGTATCCTTTATAGTGAAATATACTATTAGTATTACCAGCAGGTTCTACTATATATCTAACTAATCTATCAGTAGATAGTGCCTCTATATCATAATAATCAATATATTTATTATCCCATATGTAATCTGGTATAACTTCAACTTTAGGTGGTAATTTAATAATATGGGAAAAAGAACTATGATATAAACTTTGTGGTACTACTTTAAGATTAGTACATTTTCCTATCATATACATAGGTATATCGCCATACCAATTTTCAAATAGTCTATCACCAAGTACTTCTACATTACTTAAATTAACTTTTTCAAACCACTTATTTAACATTGAGTCATCTGATATTATACGATTAACACTATCTATATTTCCAGATGAATAGTGCATTAAATGACTATTTGACATATTAGGGAATGTTCCAGTAATACTAACAAGATCAACTTGATTATATGTTGGCAAACTACTTTCGAACTGTTTAAAGAAAAATAAGTTTTTATACTTTTCAATAGTATTATCATCTAATGAAGACCATCCTTGAAAATTATATTTCTTATTAGGATCAAATACATATGAAATATAGATCATTTCATTAGCAATTACACCTTCCCTAGTTGATGAAAATATATATGCATTTGGATAGTTATCTTTATTAATTGCTACTCCTGGTCTAAATATATCTTCATGATTATGATAATTTACAATGATTTTTTCATATGAATCAAATGGAATATAACATTCTAATCCGTTTATCTGCCATAAATTTTCTTTGATTCTATAACCAAATGTAAGAACATTTTGTGTATATGCATATTCTGGAGATAATATATGATATTTAAATCTAGTATATTTATCTTTATAAATATCTTGGAATTTATCTGGATTTAAATCTTTTGTAAAGAAACTATATTTAGGTTTAATTATAACATCAAAATCACTTCCAACGCAATATGCATTAGTCATATCGTACTGTTTACGAGTATAACTATGAGGTGCTACATACCATCTATTAGTAACGTTATGTTTCATATCATCAAGTTTATATTTAAGATCTTTATTAAATATAAATGCACGAATTTCTGCTTGGAAACCTACAGCTCCATTATTAACATGCGGCATTAATGGTTCCCACCCTTTGCTATTAGGATAGTTATCATAAACGTCCTTATCGTCTACCATAGGACCTATGAATGTAAATTCATCTGTAAGACTGTCAAAGTTATTAGCTATATTAGCAGCATAACAGTCCACTTTAGTAAGATACGCATATGGATTCTTACGTGGACTATATTGTTGGTTTGCAGTCATATATTCTTTAAAGAATGCCTCATATTCAGTTTGATTCTTGTTTATCATACTAAGAATCTTATCAAAAGCTTTATCAGCCTTTACTACAGCTCCCATCCTATCAAGAATAAAATTCCAATCCCCGTGTAATCCGTATAATGTAAATAGTACATGAACCATAGAACCTATATCTCTAGTAGCACTATTCATAACCGTAAATACAGCATAATCTTTACATATAGTAGACACAGAATCAGTAACTATATCTATAGTTCTAATAATTTTATTAATACTTTTAGCAAATTCAAGTTTATCCACATTAAATTGAAATATAGGACCTTGTATTTCTGTTACTTGAGCTCCTCCTAGTATTAATAACGGTGATATAATAGGAATTTCTTTAAATGAAGTCATATTATCTGTAAATAAATGATCATATTTTGATTGAAGCATAAAACATCTAGCATCAAACCCGGCTACAGTGACATTATCCATATCATCTAACTGTGTCTCAGTAAGTCTATTATCTGGATCATATGTTACTTTAAACTTTATTAAATAAGTATACGCAGTATTTGTATCGTTTGGTATTTTAGCTACAATATAATAAGACATCCATCCTATATTTTCTATATAATATAAGTTACCTTCTGTTGGTGTATTTGCATTTATACTCATAGTAAATTCTATATTATCCACGTCATGGTTTTCGTCATTATCTATAGAAACGAATGTATGTTCACCATATGGCATTAAAATTGCCATATTATTTAAATCTTCAATCATAAATGTTTGAACACCGATATCTATATTCTTATAATAATTTAAGAACTTAGGAAATTTAGTATCAATATCAGCAAATAAACGTTTGTCTATTTCTAGATGTAGTTTATCACTAAGTAAATCTACAGAACCGCCAATATAATTTGCTTCTACAATAGCTTTACAATCATTTAATGATAACCATTCACTATAAGTACTTCCATTACATATTTTATATAAAATATTAGCAGCAACTTCTTTATTCTTTATTATATTACTTCCAATACTAATATCATTATCTAAATATGGTTTAATAGTTCTATTATAAAGAGCATAACGTTTTCCAGTAAATCCACTAAAACTTAATCTATGCTGTTTAAGATAAAATCCATTTAACGAATAATCGTATATAGCATTAGGAGCTTTATATGATCTGAAATCAAATGTCATTCCAGTATCATTTATACCCATAAAGAATGCCGGTAATGTACCTTTACGCATAAGTTCATGAGTTCCAACATACATATCAATAGGTTTTATATAATTTTCATCTTGTTCAGCTGATACGTTTATTTTATTATAAGCTGGACTTTTATATCTTATATTAGATCTATATCTATATAGCTTATCCGCATTATCTACATATTCATGTAAATCATATAATGATCTCATACTAATAGTATTTTTATCATTATCATTATCAAAATTATTAAATACTTTAGTTGAATCGACAGGTTTTAAATCAAAATTTATAACTCCCATACGTTCATCAAATTTTTTTATATATCCTGATAATTTTCTCTCAATATCATTAGCAAATTTATTATCTACATCATATTGATAGTATATATCAAAATCATTATATGATAAAGCATTTTTATATTTAGCATTTATAATATAATTATGCAATTTTTTAGGCGTATCTAATTCTAAATCTTTAATAACATCAATATAATTTGTAGTTAGATTTGTTGCAGAAATTACTTCTTGTAACGTTATATTAGTATAATTTTTAAGTATACTATTATATGCATAGTATTGATATAAATTAGTAAATAATAGATAATGATGTACATTTGGTTCACCCCATGCATATCCACCATGATCATAACTATCTATATTTAATAAATTTTTATCATTGATGAATAAATTGTTACCATATCCAAATTTATCATTCATCATTTGATTTATTTTACCAGTTAAATTAGAATCATTAAACGTTGAGTACTGGTCACCATTTGGGTCGGTAAATGTAGTGGCTCTATATCCAATCTTTGGTCTAAAAATATTATTATCTTTATCTATATCAAAAAATTTTGGATCAAATTCATATATTTCCTCAAATTTATCAAATCTTTCACAATCCGAGTTCATATACATTGCAGGAAATAAATTTCCACTATCAGCATGTAATCCTAAAGCATCTTGTGGATTCACATACTCATCAAATATCTTATTGCGGATTATCATAACTTATTTCCTCCTTCCAGTTATCAAATATTGTAATACTATTATTATATTCTATTATTTCTTGCATTTTATTAGTAAATACTGGTAAATATTTATTATAAATTCCTTCTAACTTTTCTTCTGACCACGGTGATGGTTCGAAATTAAATTTGTCTCTAGCTACCATATATGGAACAGTATAATTATATCTTTCTATATATGCGAAAGTATCTTTATCTATTATTTCAACTAAATTTTCTCCAAATATATTACATTCGTTAAAAGTTTGATAATATGTCATTGGATTAAGTAATAAATTCTTATATATCTTACGTAAATTTATATTATTATCATCATTCTTAAATCTATTAAATGTATCTAAACTATATGCTATTTTACGTTTCTCACCAGAACTAAAATATATTATAGGTTTGTATGCATATAATTTTTTACGTGGTCCAAGTAATTGTAATAAGTTATCACCATAAAAAGATTCTGTTATAGATCTACCATTTATATCAGTGTGACTTAAAGATTTATCATATTTATGTTTATATGTGTATCTTGGAACTCCGTTAAGAATTCTTTTTGTATTAACAGGACTAAATGATATTAATGGTTTCTTATTAGTAAATACATTAATTCCAAAATCCTTCTCTTTCATTCTAACATCTAACTTAGGAAATTTATCGTTAGTAATATCAATACAAACTGGTAATAATTGAAGATTTACAAATATGCTTAAATCCTTATCATATTTTGTTAAAAATGGTTGTAATTTAGAATCAATAGCATGATTTCTAAGTAAACTCTTACCTATTGCGTGGTTTATTACATCCCAATAATTAAATATAACTATCCCAGTTTCTTCTTTTTTCATTACTTCAGTAAGTGCTGGATCCAATATATCACTATCTGTATCAAAATGTTTATACCAATTAAATGCTATATGCGCTATTAAATGACCAGAATACATATTTTTATAATAATTTATAGGATTATCTTTACCCATACTACTATAGATTTTATCTTTATTATGACTATAATAACTCAAAAGATGACTATCTGGTATAGTATTATTATTATAATAACTTATGTGATTTGCTAAAATATTTCTATTATAACCTTCCGGAGTGGCCCCTCCCATAAATTCTTCTGGATTTTTAAGTTTAAATACAGTATCAGTTATAAAATACTTAGCATTATCACATAAATAATATCTATAATCTTTAATTGTAAGAGGACATATTACATCTATAGCAGCTTCATATACTTGAATCGTAGGTAATGTTCCATGGACACTACGCATCATATTTTTATAAATTTCAGGTGAAACAGCATAATTCATCATATATGGTAAATTTGCAGCTATACATTTATCAAATAAATCTAATTTATTATACGATTCGATTACTCTTGGATGTAATACTATATTAGATATTATTATCCAGCATTTATGACTTTTCGTATACTCACTTATATCGGATGTCTCTAATACAGTCCATTCAAATTCACGATTAAATACTTTATAATTCCATTTTTCCTTAAGAGTACCATTAGCGTTCATATCATCTTTATGGAAATTATCACTAATATTAATCATTGGTTTAGTAAGCTCTGTATCAAAGAATTTTACTTTTCTATCTCTGACATAAATATCGAAGTATCCACTATTAAGTATATCATTAGGAATACCATTTAAGTCTCCACTAAAATCAGTTTTAAGTTTTTGAATAAATGTTGGATCTTTTACTACACTAGGCCCAATAGTTTTACCAGTAACAAGTTCAAATCCATTCCCAGTTATAGTTTGTTTTACTGGATTGTATGGAAATACTGCAGCAAATGCTTTCTCTCCATTTTCTAAACCTATACTATTAGCAACAAATTTAATTTTTATATTCTTAATACTATTAGGTTTAATAAATCCAGTTGGTAATCCATATGTATATACTCCAATCCCAACTTCATCTATTCTAGGAATATCTACTTCATTTACTATTTCAACCATTCGTAATGATGCCTTAACTTCAAGATCTATATTAAGATCTTCAGTTATAGTTCTAGTAGTAAAAGTAAATCCATCTGGATAACGAAGTGTCACTTTAAATAAGTTTGGAGCAGTTCCAACTTTAAGATTATCTGGAAATGGAGCTAAATCAGCTTGAGTAACAGTTTGATTATAAGTTCTTTCAAGTTTATAAGTATGCCATACAGTATTTATATTTCCATTTTTATATGTAGCAAGTCTTATATTAATATTATAAATCTTCACTTTCATATAAATACTAGTATTATTTTCATCATTATCTACTCTACGAGTTTGTTCATAACCAACAGGTATAGTAATAATATAATCGTAACTTCCAGATAAATATCTATGAGTTTCTGTTTTATATATAGTTTGGTCACCATTAGAATCTACTAAATAGTATTTAATAGTTACCTTTTTAATAGGTGTTGGATTAGCACTTGTACTTACTTTAAGTGGTACATTATATGTATAATCATTATCTACCGTAAGATCATCTGGAAACTCTGTAAAATTTGGTACATCGACATCATATCCAGAAGGAAATGATGGATGTGATATTATTTCATTTCTCGCAGAAGTTACAGTCATTTTAGCGTTTTCTGGTTTCTTTATTATAAGTTCAACTGGAGTTGCTAAATTAGGATGTTTACATATAAATTTTAATGTATATGCCTCTTTAACAACATTTACTTTATTAACTCCATGTTTCTTTGGTGTAAAGGTACTATCTTCAAGAATATAACCAGAAGGAATATGATACACTATATTTTGACTACCTTGAGTTTTAAATGATTCTCTACTAAGTTCCACCCCACAGTGATAATATATAAAAGTATGATTATATATCAGAAGTTCTTCGTCTAATGTAGCCCATTTAAGTATTTCTTCATCACGTTTCCATACTGGATATTCTCCCCAATATATATTAGATAGACGTTTACCAGCTTTATGCGGGTTATCATCTACCCATGAAGGTTTCTTTATTTTCATAAGTATTTCTCCTTATCTTGCCCATACAACTTGAGATGGGCAATATATTCTACCTTTTTCAGCTTCATCAAAAGTCTTACATGTTAATCCCCAATATACAGCTTCAGTACTATTTGCATTTGATATTGTAAGTAATTCTTTATTCTTAAGATCAAAATAGCATAATACAACTCTCAAATCGTTAATATTTGATTCATATTGAGGAAATGTAGTATCATCTGGGTTTGGCATATATGTACATGGAATATATCCCCCAATTTTACATTTCTTAGCTTCTGGCATTAATACTTTATCTTCGTACGCTTTTTCTGCATCGTAGTAATCATCTATATCATCAAATACTTCATTTATTATACTACCAATATCTTCCATTTCATATCCAGGATCTCTTTTAATATATAGTTTTTGAATTTTATCTAAAAATTTACTATAAACTGTAGGGTCGTAAATATCCGGAATATCTTTATAAACTGTAGGGTCGTAAATACTAGGAATATCCATAATAGGTTTTTCGAATATTATTTTAAATTCTCCATTAATTTTTACTAATCCATTAGATTTAGGACGATATCTTTCACTACATTCTTCAATTGATAATCCATTATTTTGCTCATCAATTACTGAATAATATAATAATTTAAAGTATTCAGTATCATTATAATAACCACTGAATGCCTCTTCTGGATCAACCCATATTTGATAAATTCCAGCTGTAGTAAATCCCATATCAGTTGGATAAGGAATATCTGCACAGTTAATCTGACATAACATAAGCATTTGATTTCTACCATTATCACACATTGGTATTTCTGTTTTAGCAGTCATAAATGGAATACCACCTACTTTACTATCAGTAAGCCCAGCCCCTTTAGTAAATTTCATATAACTACATTTCTTTTTCTTATTTTGATTTCTAATAAGATTTGCAGTTATAAATATATCATCTAACACATCTTTAGTTAATTGAGGTTTTGGTTCTTTTGGTTTTTCTGGTTCTTTCTTTTTACTTCCAAATATTCCAAAGAATTCCATTCCTATTTTTTCACTCATGTTAATTCACTCCTCTTTCTATTCTAAAGTTTTTACATACTTCTTTAACATTATCAAAGTTAGTATGAATCAATCCCATTTTAGTATTAATTAATGGAATTTTTACAGTATCTTCAATCTCTTTACAAATATAATTCATATATTCTCTTAATACTAAAGTCTTTAAATCATTTTCATTTATACTAACTGTTCCCTTGAATGCTATTCCATATACTCTAATTATCTTTTCTGGAGTAACACCAGGTTTACTACTCTTTTTATATGTTACAAATGGATAATATGTAAATCCATTATATGTTTTCCATTCATTTCTTCCAGTGTGTTGTTCATATGTATATTTAAAATCGTGACCTTTAACTACTATATTAAGAAAGCTACATTCTTCAGTTGGAGTAAATACATATTTAGCTCTACTTAAATATTCGCTAAAATCTATACTATTTCTATATTTATCCCATATTACTATATAACTATCACTTGGAAGAGTCATTCCAATATCTTCTAATTTAATTTCATTTACTTTATCTTTAATATATGGTATTAAATCTCCGTTATTAGATCCTCTTTCACTATCCCATTCTACAAACATGTAAAAATCTAGAATATCCAAAGTTTCATCAGATTCAATACCTCCATATCTCACCCATTTAATTTCTACTTCTTTATTACCATGATATACTGGCATTATATCACCTCCAATTAATAAATAAAAAGCCGTTAGCTATAAATGCTAACGGCCTATAAATTTAAATATAATCTTGTATATCTTTAAATACATCATCTATTATATCTTTAATATTATTAATAAAGGTTCTACTACTAGTAAAATATTCTTTTGGAATAATATCATTTATATTATCTGTAAAAGCATATTTAGCTAAGAAATCTAAGAATTCTTGATAGTTTCTTATAGATTTAATAGCTGTCGTAAAATCTTTATTATTTATTTCATTTATATGTCTATTATTAAGTAAGTTTCTAACTTTATCTTGTAAAGAATTATTTAAATTATTCATGACATTCGTATTTAATGATACTGTGTATATATGTTTAAGCTTATTCTTATAACTATCATTAAGATATCTAGAATAATTTTCTAAAGCAGTTTTATTAGTATCATTAAAATGTGGAAGATTATCATACACAAACTTTAATTCATCTCCAGTTAAATTATTAGTTAGTATATTATTAATCATATTAGTAATATTTCTATCCGGACTCGTTACAGTATCTGTAGTATAATGAATCTTTCTATCGTATGTCTGTATATTATAAATTCCACCATTTGTATGTTCAAAGTTTATTATAGAGTTTACAGCTTTATCAAATGATGTACGCTTATTATTTTGTAATATATCATCAAATGTTTTACTATCAGTAAATCTCCATACCTCATCTTTAAATAATAATGGAATTAAGTATTTATTAATAAATAACTTATTAAATCCATTAGTATCATTATATGTTATACAGTATTCATCTTTATCTCTGTAATATTTATTTAAGAAACTATTCATATTAAGATAATTAGCATCTTTAAGAACAGCTTCATTATAGTCAGTAGGAGTAACTCCACTATCAATATCTACACATGGGTCTAAGTATACTGTAGTATTAGTTGGTAAATTGCTAGATTTAATCCAAGGACCTTGTTTATGCTTAAAATCTTCTATATAGTCTGCATTTGTATGATCTAATACTTCTATTTGACCTATTATATCGGCATATTTATTAAAATGTGGTTTATTTCCTATATTACGCATATGATCTATAATAAAGTTTATACCGTTAATATCATTAGGATCCATAAATCCATAAGTTTGTATTATATAATTCTTATCATATTGCTTTCTATAATCTATAAGATCTCCAAATGATTTTACACCAGTTTCCCATGAATCAACTGGATCAAATAGATTTACAATAAATTTATCAGACATAACTCTTTCATTAAAGTATCCTATATTATCTGTAGCTATTTTAGTTTTATCAACTGATAAATTATATCCATACATATAATCATCTAATGCAGGAAAATATATAGAAACTGACGGTCTAGGTAATAGTCCATCAATATCATAGTTTTTCATAAAATTCATGTCTATATATTCAGTAGATAATAATTTTACTCTATCAGTACATTCTTCTCCTTGTTTATCAAATGCTATAAATCTATTATCTCTAAGTAATCTTGTAGTAAGTTTTGGAAGTTCTACTGGATTCATTAATGATATATCGGGAGCATTATAATAATAAGTATCTTCATCTCCCATCCATATTTTAGTATGTCCTCCAAACTTTACATTTTCATATTTAGAATACCATGGTCCTAGCTTATAGCCGTCTTCTATTGGAGCTGTATATTGTACTCCATACGGATATTCAAGTTCTAAAGATCTATAACCATTAACAAAGTTTACACCCTTTATATTAGATTTCCATGCATAATCACTATATTTATCTATACAACAGTCAGTTCCTTTATAAAGATCTCTAGTAATCTTACCACTTTGTCTACTATTCCATATAGTACCATCTTTACGTTGGATCTTATTATATGGATAATCTGTAAATATTATACGAGGTTTATTATATTTAAATATATTCTTAAAGTTAGCTTCAATCCATTCTACGTCATCCCATGGATCTGTTACTCTTTTATTACGAGCAACATATGGCTTAAGTCTTCCCTCATTATCTAAGTCAGTCTCACGGTCTATATTATGAGTCTCGAAATATTCATCTTCAATAGCCTTTATTTCAGATTCTGTCATAGTAAACTTCATAAATTCTCTAGGGTCTACTATTAGAATATCAGCATCAAATTTCTTTATTATTTTATAGTCTTGCTCGAATAAACGATTTCCTATAAATAGTGCAGGATATTTTTGTAATGGGTTCCATACATGGAATTGATATTTAAGATGCCAGAATACATCTTTATAATCAGATGGAATTAGTCCATACTTACTCTTATTTTCTCTATAGAAATAATTATAAGATGCTAGTTCATCTATTTTAATATAATAAGTTCTTATCATATCAAATGATGATTGTCTTAATGTATATGGATGAAGTATTTCTTTAAGCAGAAGTAATTTATTCTTAATAACTTCTCCTATAGTAACTTCATTTACTTTATTAATAGTAAGTATTTCATTTATAACCTTTTCAAGCTCTCCAAGTATAAATAATACTTCATTATTTTTTATACTATCTTTAGCAATTGGTTTAAAACTATTAATAAATTCTATAAGCTCATTAAGTTTTATATTATCTACAATATTTCCAAGATTCTTATAAGTCGGGTGAGGTTCTTGACTAGCTTTAAGCAGAGCTTGCCTTCTTTTATTTATTTCTGCTAATCTTTTATTAACCTCTACTATATTTCCATCAATTCCTGGAGTATCTATAACTTGTTCTTTATATTCTCTAGTAACATGTTCTCTTTTATAAGTAGTAATATATCTATAAATCTTTTCTACTTCTTCTACATATTCTTGAATAGCTTTACTATCAGGTGTCCATGCGTTATATCTATTAAGTTGATTTATATATTTAATATATTCATTCTTAATATATGTAGGAACACTTACATTCTTATATGGAAGCTTTTTATAATGTTTAAGCCCATACCTATCTTCTACTTGCATATTTTGTTTTATAGCAGATTTAGGAACTAATGTAAAGTCTAGAACCATTTGATTTTCTGTATTTACTTTAAGATGGAAGAAATCCATAAATTCTGTAAATATATAGTTATTTTCAAGTCCTATTACAATAGCATTCTTAATTTCATCATTTAAAAAATCATCAAGATCAGCTTGGGATTTAAAATCTCTAGTACTTCCATATACATGTTTAAGTTTTTCATGAGCATTTTTACTAAATACAAGTCCCCATATAGATTTAAACCAGTCATTAAAGTTATTTCCATTAACACCAATTGCATCTTTAACCATAGAAGGATCTGCTTTATATTTAGCTAGTACTGCAGGAGACGCATGATTAAGAGTCAATTTTATCCCAGTTTCCCATTCACTAAAGTTATCTATAGTAATAACAGTAGCAGATTTAAATTCATCGAATACTGGGTCTGTAACATTCAATATACCAGCAGTAGTTATATTATTATAGAACATTTCTAGTAATGATTTTATATTAAATAATTTAGCAGGTTCTAAATCTTGTCCATACCGATATTTTTTATGCCATGTATAACTAAGTATACATTTTATATCTCCATTATACCAACTAATATTAATAACAGATGTAAATGGAAAGCTATTAGTAGGTCTAAGCGGTCTTTCTGCTGGAACTTCTTTAGTTTTATGTACTCTTTCTAATTCATATTTAATACGTCTTTTAGTAATTTCGTTACCAACCGTAGTGTCATTAGTAAGAGTTGGATTATTATTTGATATTCCATTTTCTATATTAGTATTCCATGTTCTATACGCAGTAATAACAGATGGATCTGTAAATTTTGCGGTTTTAGCTTCTTCTATAGAATCCCATTTATCTAATGTGTTAGCTGGAATATCTCCAAGACCATCTTTTTTAGGAACTGCATACATTTTAATAACTATTTTTGTAGTTTCATTATGTTTTGCATTATTAAATATCTTTGTAGTATGTTTAAAATAGTCTATTATTTGACTCATATTATATACTTTATTAACGTCTAATACAAGTTTATTCCCAATATTATAATAATCATAACCAGTAGTTATTTCATTAGCTATTACATCTTGTTCGTCACCCGTATATGCATATACTACAAGTCCCCATATATCATCTATAATAGAATCTCCAATATTATTTGTCATATCTTTACATAGATAGAATATATTATTAGCATTATCATTTACTTTTTTATCTATAACAACGTCTTTAGTAAATGGTATACTAACATCATAATCTATTCCAGTTGTTTCTATTTTAAAATTAAGATCATCTTTTCTTATAGTTGCAGTTCCACATTTATCGCAGTACTGCTTTATAATAGATTTTAAATCAAAAAAAGTCTGTTCATCAGGTTTAGTATAATTCTTTATTCCATGGAAATTAGCAGAAACTGCTAATTCCTTACCTGATATATCTAACACTGGACTTATACTAAATGTAAAATCTACTCCAAGATTAATCTTTCTTTCTGGTATATATGTTTCTGTAATATCTTCTTTAGTTTCTGATAATTTAGTTTCTAGATCAACTGTTTTAGTTTTCCATACAGTTTTATATGTAGGTGGTTTTGGATATATTTTACTAGCATTTATTTCAGCTATATGGTCATCTAATAAATCTATTTGAACTTTATTATCATTTATTCTTTGACGCCACGCTTTAACTTCTGGATGAGTTTCTGGAAGTTTATTACTATAACCATAATATTTATCTAGTACTATTGCAGTATTATCTAGTTCTACTATATGTGGAAATGAATTTTGAATTACTTTAAGTACATCTAAGTCATTCTCGTATCCATATTTTATTATATCATCAGTACACATACAAGTATTACTTAATAAATATTCATATAATCTATCGGTTCTACAAGCATATTTACGCATATGCTTTGCAGCACGTTGATTTTTATTCAAAGCTTCATAATATGTAGTGTCAGGTTTAACAAAATCACCTTTACCATAAGGTTTTATAAACATAAATACTTTCTTTATATTAGGATTTTGTTTCACTTCTATATTATGCTTTCCTATATGTTCAACATATTTACCTACTGGGTTACTATATAGATTTTCAGCATAATAAGTTCCGTCTTTAAGTAGAACTAATGCAGTAGTAGTCATAATACTATCTGGATCGTATATATTATAACGTCCATTTTCCATATTAAACCATTTAGGTCTCATCCCCATATCACGCCATCCAAATGATTTATGACCAGGGATATCTGGAAATGAATCTAATGATATATTGCTATAATCAAGTTCGATATACGGATATGCAAAACATAATCCTGCCAAGTGAGGGTCATCTGGATCTATACTTAGTATTGGATCTTTTGGATCCTCAGACGCTTTATTATCTTTATTAATAAAAATCTTTAAAAGTTTATCATCTTTATACTTTTCAATCCAAGAAGGATGAATCTTATCAGAAGCCCATCCATACTCATTTATATACATAGAACTTACAAAATTATGATTATTTTCTACAATACCATCAAAGAAACCTTCCATTTCAGCTTCTTTAAAGAAATAATATAGTTTTCCATTATGATTGTATTTAATTGTATTTTTATTAATATCATATAGTTCAAATAACTTATTATTAATAATTACTATATTACGTCTATCCATATCATATTCATTACGTTCATATGTAATTGGGATAGGATTCATACTAAATACATCAGGCAGTATTACATATTTATCACAATATTCTAGTATTTCATCATATAAATCTAATTTCTTAAGATCATCTCTAATATCCCAATGCAGATCATTCTCTATATTAGCTACATCAAATATAGTCCCAACCCATTCTGCGTTTACTGTTGTAAGCATAGGTTTAGGAATAGAATTTTCATATGCATAACGAAATACATTATCAAAGATAATATCACGATATATACGTAAATTATCTCCTAATTTCATATAAAAACCTCCTTTTTAGGTAATAAAATTGTTTAAAATTAACAGTTTAATTGTTCGAAATTGAGGATATTAAAAACCAGATGAACAAGAAAAGTTACTAAATGGAATAAAAAATTCCTTCGTATACTCTAATAAAAAATAAATGGATGTGAAGTCCATTTATTTTAATGTATTATTTATTTAAGTCTGCTAGAAGATTATCAAGCTGTTCTTCTGTTTCAGCTTGTAATTTTTCAATTCTTTCTCTTTCTTGATCTTTATTTATATTTGTATTATCATCTGAAGTAACTAATTCTGCAACTGCAGCTTTAGCTTCCTCTTTAATTTCTTCAAGAGTTTGGATAGTTTTAGATTGACTATCATTCATTTTCTTGATTTCTTCATCAAGTTCTTCATGTCTAGCTTTTATTGTATCCATAGTATTCTTTTTAGTTTCTTCAAGATCTTCCCAAACCTTCTTAGATCTTTCTTTCATTTGTTCATTTGCATTTCTCAAGTTTTCTGTAGTCTTTTCTACTACATTATTAACGAACTCATCATCAAATGTATTATCTATTTTCTCTTGAATTTCTTTTCCTTTCTTCCATGCCATATACCCACCAACTACTACACCTGCAACTACTCCTAACCCAATTGCTTTAAATATGTTATTCATTCTATTACCTCCTAATATTTTAATATTTATTATTTTTATTATCTATTTTTATTTAGTTCCATTAATCTTTCATTTTCTTCTATGTTATTTCTAGATACTTTTTCTAATTCCTTTGCTTCATCTTGTATATTTTCAAAATTTTTATTTAATCCTTCTTCCATTAATCTGTATTTTCTCATTTTCTTTTCCTCCTTAATATTTAAATACAAGATATCCTATTACTGTAATGCAAATTCCACAAACCAATTTGCATTTATTTTTAAATCTTTGTTGTCTATTTCTTTCTTCTAATGATGTTACGAAGATGTTCATGTTATCAACTCCTTTCCTTCGTATTTTCTTAGAAAAGATGAGGATACTTGAAATATAGTATCCTCAAATTAAATTATTTCATTCTTCTTAATGTGTCTTGAACTAGATTATTTGATTTTAAATTATCAATTTCTTTTTCTATATGTTTAGTTCTAAAGTAATTTCTTATAAACATATATCCACCAATTGCAGTTCCAATACAAAGTACTGGATTATTTTTAACAAATTCTAAACTTTTTAATGCTATTTTATTTAAATCAATATTTAATTTCATATTTATCTTCCTCCTTCTATTACTTGGATTCTTTCATTATACTTATCCAAATATTCTTGGGCATTTATTTTACCCATTTCTAGATCTTTGTCTAATTGTTGTAGAATAGGATCAGCTTTCTTTAATCCAATTGCATATCCTACTTTATAAATTACATACATACCACCCAATATTAACGCACCTTTTAACATTTTTCCAAACATTCTATTTCCTCCTAATTTTATTATTTATTTTTTCCTTCGTATTTTCTTAATAAGAAGAGAGTATATACAAGTACAGAATATATACTCTCTTTTAAATTATTATTTGATTAATTCTTTTAATATTGCTTTTCTTTCTTCAACTGATTTTCTGAAAGGTGCGATGACATCTTCAGAATAGTGAAGATTTTCAAGATCTTTTATTATTTTTTCATCTTCTTGAATTAATCTTGATAATTCTTCTTTTGTGGGAATACAACATTCCTTTTTATCTTCTTTTTTCCCACGGATTTTCTTAAATCCTTTGTATCCGAAATAACCAACTAATGTAACACCAACTAATCCAGCAACACCAATTCCGACATTTTTTAATAATGACATGTAAATCACACTCCTTTTTAATTTTATTTTTATATTATATTACTTGTCATATCTATATTAGTATATGTAATCGTTAAAACGCTATCTCTTCATTCCTTCGTATATTCTTGGAAATTATATATTTTAAGCGTTTTAACGATTATTTAAACATTTTAATGTGAGAAGTTTCTTTATACACTAACTTCTCTAAAAATGAAATTATTAACAACATGTTGGTAATAGTCAACTGATTTAACCATCGGTTGCCACCTCCCTGAATATACGGAGATTTAATACTATACTGCGAATATAGTATTACATATATCTATATTAGTATATGTAATCGTTAAATAAGTATTTAACGATTCCTTCGTATATTCTAAGATGGTGTAAAAAGGTAAAAAAAATAATACCCCAATATAGATAATAATTCTATATTGGGGTTTATCTTTTTATTTACGAAAATACTTTCGTAATATTTCCATAACTATCAAAAACTTCATATACTAATAATGGAAATACTTGCTTATCTGGATTATTTTGTACATAATAATAAAAATTCATAGTATTTCTATTCATTGTTAGTATAATAGTTTCAATAAATAATCTTTTCATATTCTCTTCTGGAATATTTACACTCTTAAGTTCTTCTTCAATTTTCCATGGAATATCTGTAAACCATCTAGTGTATAACTGTTCATCTTTATTTGTATATTTTAGTATAAATTCTTTAATATTCTTAAAATTTATAATTTTTGATACATATTCTGTAGTATTAATTATATTTCCAATAATACTCATATCATCAAACATATCTTCTACAACGATAAAACTATTATAACTTTCTAATATATCACTAAGTATTATATTAGGTTTACTAGGAATGGTACTCTTCCATAACTCTCTATATTTATCTCTTATTTCTATAGCTACTTTTTGTAATATAAATGAATTAGCTTTACTATGGATAAATATTTTAAATATATTAGCAGTTTCTCCACCATAATTGTACAAAGAGATTCCATCTTCATTTTCTACAATCCCTACAAGTGGACTTATTCTAGGATTATTAATTATTTTAAATACGTCATCTCTCCATTTATTCCAATCATTAATGTCAATTTCATTCTTTCTTTGAGTTAATACATCTATAACATGTAAATCTCTACTAAATATAATATCATTACACATAAACATATTAGCTTTTCTACTATGAATATCAGCACCAGGTGGAGTACTTACCTGTTTTAGAAATTCTTCCAGTTTTATTTCTTCTTCTTTTGTCATATATTTACCTCATATTAATTTATGTAGCTGCTGTTTCTTATTAAATTTAGTCATTTTCTCTCTTATTTCTTTAGCTCTTTCACTATCAGGTCTATAACCATTTACATATTTAGCCTGTATAGAATCTGGTATATTAAAGTATGTAATTTGCTTAAAGTAATCTTTATAAATACCAAGATTAAGCTTTTTCTTGTGATTTGCTTCTACTTTCCAAAAAGAAGTATCAAGTCCTTCAATAACATAACCTTCTTTACCTCCAACTCTGGCAACTCTACTTACATTTTGTATATAGCTACTTATACCAAAGTTAAATTCTAAAAATACCAATACTCTAAGGTTCGGATTATCATATCCACGTCCCATACTTTCTGTCGTAGTAATAATCCATCTCTTAGTTTCTGCAATTTCCTTTTCTTTTACACTGATACTACTATTGTAGATACCAATATCATTTTCGTCAATTTTAAAGTTATTTATAAGTTTCTTCTTTACTATCTCACAATTTTCTATACGTCCACAATACAGTACTATACTACCGCCTTCATTAATCATTTTTCGTATAATACCATCATCTTGTATATAGAACTTCCACATTATATAATCTAAGAATACATCTTTATTTGCAAGATAATTATTATAATATGTCTTAAATAACTGTTCTTCGTATAAACTCATCTTAAAATGTTCATCTCTAGATGGATTAAATCTCCACTTTACGATGTAACAATTTCTATTATTTGGTACTTGTACATCAGAACCAAATGTGTGTACATGTCTATATATTGCTTGGAATATAACGTCATCCTGTCTTATATTCTTAAACTTTGTACCAGTAAGATATAAGTTATGACTAAAGTTACCGAAACATTCCAACATATATGTACTACCAACTTCACGATCACATTCGTCTATTATTTTGATATCTGCGTTCATATCTAGCATAAATTTCTTGATAACTTCATAAATACCATAAGTATTTATTAGACTTTGCACCATACGATGAGTTAAAAAAAGACCATTTACTTTCTTCCAATTTATATCTTCAAAATCAGAACCATTTCTGAGACAAAGCATTCCATCTTTTCTCATATATTTACAAAAATCTTCATAACTTTGAGTTACAAGTTTACTACTATATGTAATAAAAATAAACTTAAGACCAAGTCTATTAATTATTTCTGCAGTCATAAATGTTTTACCAAGCCCAGGCTTAGCACATAAGAATACACGCTGTTCTGGTTGGTGCTGGTCTGTAAATATTTTACATATACTATCAATAAGTGGAACTTGATGTGCCAATGGTTTCCATTTCATCTTATTCCATTTATGTTTATATGCTACTACTGGTGCCTTCTGATCAGAAAATATAAGTGGCTTTCTAAGTATACTATCTAAAATTGACTTTTTAATTTTAGGAATTATCACATAATCCCCATCTTCGAAAATTGCTTTTGGTATTTCATCGTTATCTCGGAAACTTAATACAGACATCTTTGCTTTCAAGTTGATTAACGTATCTGGTTTGAATTCATTTTTATGTATCCACCAACTTGTACTAGTTTCAATGTTCATATTTCTCCTTTAAAAGTATATCTAAATTTCCATTTAAACGCATTATAAGGCCTATTCTAGAGGTTTTATATATTATAAACGATAAATTAGTCATTTATATTATATGTCTTCTCTAATAGGCCTCTAATTGCGTTAAAACAGGTATATACATAAGACTGTTTTTAGTCTGTAATACCATCAAAATCTGCAAAATCTGACTCATTTGTATATTTAATAGGCTCTCTATCAAGAAGCTTATTATATACAACGTCAAATTCTGATGGTTCTACTTCCATTTCTGGAACTAAAATATTATTTTTAATATAACCATGGTGAAGTTTTACTGACAATGCATTAGTAAGTCCAGGCGTTCTAAGAATATCTCCAATATTATAGAATTGTACAGATGTACTATTCTTAGATAAACGCTTACTACTATCATTACCATCACGCATTAGTCCATATATAAGTGCTTCATAATATATAATATGATCAAAATGCGATACTTCACGGCAGTAATTAAAGAATGCTATTATTTGATCTCTAACAGACATATTTTTATATTCTTCATCCTGACTAAAGTATTTAGTTCTTATAGCAGGACTATTCTTATAACGTTCTGTCCACATTTCTTTATGAGCTTTAGGCTCATTATTATGTTTCTTAAGCATTATCTTAAGATCTTCTGCTTTAATAAATACAGAGTCATTTGGAATGTAATATTGTATACAATCTTTATGCTCTATATCATCATTTTCTGGCATATAAAGAGGAGTATCAAATACTGCTATTTCTCCATTAATCTTTAAATACCAATTTTTAGTAAATGGTTTTTCTTCAAAATCATGAGAGAAACCAATAAATTCTACAAGTGTTCCTTTAGTAAATCTCAACCAGTCAAATTCAACCGCAAGTAGAATTTCTTTAAGCTTTTCATAAAACTCTTTAAGAGTATATAATACTCCTCTAAAGAATACATGAGTTTCAAGCATTTTAGCACTGTTATTATGCTTTATACTAATAAGATTTTGTACTATAGCACCAATAACGTCCATTACATACATATAGGCAGAAGCTTTCCATGCTTTAGTATCTTGTAAGAAATCACTCATATATCCCATACATTCTTCACATATTGTATCTCCGTAGTTAAATAGAGCACTACGAATCTCAATATCTTGGCCAATAAGATCTTCTCTATCGATATTTACATAACCTATATTCTTACCATCTTTATAAATATATTTCCAACGTAAGAAATTAAGGTCTGCCTTACTTTTAACATGCCATGGTAATGTTAACATAGTACCACAATCATGTATTACTTCTCTGGATAAGTCTTCATTAAGTTTAAATGTAGCTAGTGGAATCCCTATATGTTTATTAATAGTACCAGGATCTTTTACTTCTGTTTTACCTGATATTATAACTAGACGTCCACTATTATCCATTTGATATAGATCTTTTGGAAGTCTAATTCCATTAAGTATTCCACCAAGTACATTATGTTGTGTACGGTTTTTATCTATATACCCAGGCATAGGTCCTATTTGTACAAGTGCTTGTGCTTGTTTTGCATTTATTTTAACTCCGCCTTCAAACATTAGATTTATTGGATATACTTCAGCATCCTTAAGAATTCTTACTATTTCATCTTCTTTTTGTTGCACAACCCAAGGTGGATCTTTTTCTGTTATAATTGGATTATCTAATAGTTCACGGAATTCTTTATGATTATCATATGCATCAAGATATCCCCATAAACTATGGTCCATACTGATAGTTATACTAAGTTTCATACTAAGTTGGTGGAAACATGCAACTACCATACCCAATAAAAAGTACAGATGAATCTCTCTATCAGGAAGTATATTTATCACATTATCACATACAAACTGTCTATATTTATCTGGAACTCCCTTAGAATAATCTCCACTATATATAAGTTTTGCTCTTAGTTTTAATGGTAAGTTATAATATGCATATACTTCTTGTAAATATATATTAAGAAGTCCATGTACTCCATCTGTATGTATGCGGAATTTATCTGTAAATTTTATTGTATAACGTTGATCAGAAAGAGGTTGCCGGATAACAGCAACCTCAAATTTCTTACAATCTTCTTTATTTCTAGCATCGACTATTATATTCTGTTTATTATTCATACGAATTTCTCCTATTTATTTTTACTTTGTTCTATCAAATAATTAGCAGCATTAATAATGATTCCTTTAACTTCAGTATATATAGCATCTTTATTTATAAAATCAATCCAGTTATGAACATTACAACCTTCTGGTTTATCTTTAGCTATATATTCTAAAAGATATGATCTTATAATTGCAACTCCCGCTACTTTTTTATCCTTAATACAATAAGTCTCGCTTCCAGGTGCTACATAATATATACTAGGTCCTACATAGTCACAACCTAATGAATATAGTTTAAGGATATCATCATGTTCAGATTCTCCGAATTCTTTAATAGAATCATAACATGCATCTCTTTCATCTATAACTACATATCCAGTAACTATAAAATCTTTAAGATTAGTTGTCTCTTCACATATAAAGATATCTCTAGCATGTACACCAAATCCAACCATATCGTGAAATATAATCTTTTTTGGAGTTCCAGCACCTTCTGGATTAAGTTCTAGATAATCTTTGTAATCATCGATACTCATTTATAACATCTCCCTTTAATTAAATAATTTTCTTAATGCTCTTTTAAGCGAATCACCTATTGTGTCTTGGTATGGATCGTATACTTTTTCTGGTGGAGTACTATATATTCTATGAGTTAATAGCCCTATGGTTATGTCATAAGTATATTGGTCACTCAATCTATCGAAAAAGTTTTGACTTATATCTATAGTAATTCTATTTCTAATAAAATCTTTTATATCTCTATATCTAATAATTTCTCCAACTGTATATGAATCTTTCATTATCCATTTATAAAAACCATTTTTATACAATCTGTCAGAATATTTATGTCTTTCATCATTAGTTACAAACTCTTTAATAGTACACACATACTCCCGATCGTTAAATATGATTAATATATTTGGACCAGCCTCATTTATAAAATATCTACTAAATCTGTAATTATTTAATATTCTAAGAATTAAATCCCTATTCTCATAAGGATTTGTAAACTTATCATATCTACTTAATTTCATACCGGTAAATTTAGTAATAACTCCATTATTACCAGTATATTTTTGTAATTCCATAAATATCACGCACCTTTCATATTATATTCTCTATTATATGTAAGTAACTAATCTATAAGAATTTGCACACACTAAAAGTAAGAATAATAAAGTAATTAAATCTAAACAGAATGTTTCTGCTAATAGTCCTACTGCTCTTGTTTTTGTTATTTCTCTAACCCCAGCTCTTATTTTCATAAGATTATATTGAATTTCTTTCTTTACATCATTAGATAATATTCTACATATTATCATTACTATAACTTGCATTGCAAGTACAATTATAGTATCTGTTAAAATTGACATATGATTTACCTCCTAAAATGTTTTTAATTTATAAAATATAATAATATTTTTACTGTTAATATTGCTAGTTTTTCTAATATTTTAAAGTTAATTATGTTAAATATTGCTATAGATCCATTAAGTAATATTAAAATGAAACATAATATTGCATATTTAACATAACTTCTCATATTATTAAGATAAGATTTTTTCATATTATCTATATGATAATTTATTGAATTTCTAAGATCTTCTTTATTAACTTCTGGTAGAATTTTCATTTTATCTACTTCTTTAAGCATATCATCTCTATATGGTTCTAAATGTTTTAATAACATAGAATAATATATGAAATTATTTTTATTACGTTTAAATATAATTATTGATATTATAGTGGATATTATACTTATACATACTGCAATTATACCTAATATCACTCTGCATCACCAAGAATTTCATCAAATGATTTAAGTTTTAATGCTCTAACATTATTATCAGTTTGTGCTCTATATATTATATTCTTAAGTTCATTTAATATTTTCATATCATATTTTTTATATTCTTCTGGTAAATCTTCTACTGTAATTAATGATGTAATATCAGCAAATGGGTTATATAATTTTAATCCGTGAAGTGTTTCTTTAAGAAGACCAATTTCTGGCATATCTTCTTTTACAACATTAATCATTCTATGTAGTCTAAGTAATTCCCCACTAAGTTCATCTTTTACTATTTTTGGAATAGTTACAGTTTTATTTCTATTATCATAATATCTATCCAACTTTATACTAAGTTTATCTAATATTTCATACATTGGACTACCAAATGTATAAAATTTTAATAATCCATCAAAACTACTAGATGCAAGTATAATATCATCAGATTTTATAATATCTGCATTTAAAATATTATCCTTCACAAATTTAAATAAACTTGGTATTTCTATCTCTTCAAATTTAAATAATATATTACTAAGTCTAAGATTAGATAGTATTATACTATCAGATTTATGATCAGCATCATTTGTTAATAATGTATAATATTTATCTTCTGGATCCATTTTATCTACTTCTAAATTACTCATAACTCTAGCCATTAATAAATCATGTTTTTTCATATTCTATTTCCTCCTATAATTTTTAAGTATGTCATTTATCATCTTTTCTATAGCACTTCTAGTAGCTTTACAAAGCATTATTTCATTATATATTATAAAACCAACTAGTATTATCCCTAGTATTATTCCTAAATATATCATAAATATCACCCTACATAACTATAAATTGACCTTTTTTCTTTGTTATTCCAAAATAACTATAATAAGTATTTTCATCTAAATTATTAGCATCTACCTTAACTCTAAATGCATTATTAACTAAATGAAATGTATTATACTTTTCTAAAGTATTTAATAAAGGTCCACCTGTAAATACACGTTTACCATGCATTCCAGATACAGTTCCTGCTTTTATTATATATTTCTTAAGTTTAAACTCACCTTGTAATATAACACAGATATCATCTCCGTTATAGTTTGTAGTAAACATTCCTACTATTTTATCATCTCTTTTAAGACCTATAATAGTAGAAAGGTCTATATATGGATTACGCATAACTTTAGCAACTTTTACTACATACATATATCCTTTATCAGTAAATATATATATAAGTCCATTAGTGTGCGTATCTATACTCATTGTACCTTTATATTTAGCTCCAACTACCATATTATAAGATTTATCATTAGCAATTAGCCATACTTTACATGGTATAATACTAGCAGCTTTGTTAAGGTTATCCTTCTCAATAATATTATTTCTTCTAGAATGACCAAATTTAACTACATATTGATCCCATTCATCTAGCATATATTTATCAAGATGTTGGTTTCTTTGAGCAATTGTTAGTTTCTCTAATTCATTTTTACGCTTTTCTAATTTCTTATATTCAGATAATAAATCATCAAGTTCCATATTAGAAAGTCTATATACACGTAGCATTACTATATATTCTGCCTGTTCATATGTAAGTTTATAAACTTTCATAACACGGTGTATACTATCCTGTTTATTTTTTGCCTGCCTTACTTCATCTATAAGTCTTTGTAAATTTTTAACTTTATCTTTATTAAGAATTAATACACCATCTATTAGATGCATTTGTTTTAGTACATCTTTAAGTTCTTTCTTAAATCTGTTATATAGACATTTTTCTCTAAATTCCACAAAAGATTTTACTATTTCTAATAGATTTACACCTACTTTAAATTTTCCATCCATTATAACATTATGCACCATACTATGTTTTACTTCAAGACATGTATTAGCTAATAACTGACTTACAGCATTATCATAGTTTTCTGGATTATCAAGTTTAAGTTTTATAGAAATTCCATCCATATTACTATGATCTTCATATGATACTATATGGCAGACTAGTTTACCTTGGTCTGCTTTAAGTGCAAGATTTTTTACATTATTTATAAATTGTTCTGTCGTAGTATTATATGGAATAGAAGTAACTTCTATATAGCAATCTTTGTCATCATCTATACGTTTCCATATACCACGTTGTGTACAAGTTCCAGTCCCTTCTATATAAGCACTTTTAAATCCTTTACCTACTATAGTACCAGGCAATGGAAAATCTGGTGCTTTTATTATTTCTGCCAGTTCTTGTACTGATATTTTTCTATTTCTAACATATGCTTTACATACGTTTACTACATCCGTTACATTATGTGGTATCAGATTTGTAGTATATCCTACTGCAATACCAAAGTTCCCATTTATAAGAATATCTGGAACTACTGCTGGAAGTACTAATGGTTCCATACCAGTATCTGTGTAGTTTTGTTGAAATGGTACTATATCGGGACTAAGTTCATGTGTAAATGTATCTTCTCCATACGAACTCATACGTATTTCTAAGTATCTTCCAGCAGCTGCTGAGTCTCCGAACACATTTCCTCTGTTCCCATCAATATCGAAATATACTTTATTCTGTTTCCACTCTTGACTCATTGTTACATAGGATCCATATATTCCACTATCCCCATGTGCATGATAACTCATGCAAAGTCCAACCATTGTATTTAATTTTTTAGGTTTTGCAGTTGAAAGAACTCCATCTTTAAACATAACAAATAAACATCTACGTTGGACTGGAGTCTTATTGTCTAATACATTTGGAATCATACGATTATATAGTACATAGTTTGAGTATCTACTCAACGCCCCTATTGAGTATGTTCCAAGATTGACTGTTTTATATTTGTTCATAATATCCTCCAAGTTTAAGGTAATAAAAATAATCAGGCGGGACTGTTATATCCCGCCATCTTATTATTTGTCATCTGTAAAAATTAGGTATACAAAACCGTTGCCTATTCTAATATCAGTTAATATTGAATATCCGCCACCGTCTTGTTCTTGTCTGATTACTTTATTTACAGCAGTTTCTATTCCAGCTCTATCAAGTCCACCGATTGATACAACTTTAAGATACTGATTTGCAAATGAAGTTACAGATAACATCATTCCTAATCCTAACAATAACTTTTTCATAACACATCCTCCTATTTACGTTCAAGTATTAGTAGAACCTTAGATCCATTCATTGTAGTGTCTGATGGTACTACTGTATATGCTACTTGTCCATTTATTTTCATATCTGTATCTAATTCTATATATACTTTATTACCAGTTTCTGCAAATCTAGTGTAGTAATGATGTCCCATAGGGTCTGCACCTTCTCCAGCATCTCCAATTTCCCAAGTTAGATTTTTACTATAAGTTTCTACATCTAAATCTTGAGGTATTAACCCATCGCTACCACTCATAATAGAATCTCTAACTTTATCATAGTCAGATTCTCCATCTTTCCAAGCTACTTCTTCACCTTTAGATATTTTTTCAATATCTTCCATACTATAGTTTGGTCCATCAGTAGATCCTAAAAATGCTTTCATTTCAAGATTTTCAGCTCTTACTTCTTCAAGTTCCTTTTTAAGAGATTCAACTTCCCCATTATTACAAGCAGCCAACATTCCACATAATCCTAATAATACTAATAATACTAATATTTTTTTCATTCTATTTCCTCCTATTTACTTATTATTTTAAAAATTCTATATCTTATTTTATTATATTTACTTAATACATTATCATAATAGACTTTATGTCTATTAATACATAATATTTTCATAATTTACATCCCATTTTGCAGTACCTTTCGAAGCTTCTACACCATATGCATTCTTAATTCTTGTGTGGATATCATTTGGTTCATACTTTCCAGTATTTTCATTATAAACATATTCTCTTTCACCATTTGCTGCTGCAGCCCAATCTTCTTTAAATTTTTCTAATGCTGTACATCCTGTAAACATTCCTAATAATCCTAGTATTAATACAATTTTCTTCATAATTTATTCCTCCGTATATTCATTATTTTTAGCTTTTCTAAAGCTATGTTTCTTATTTACTTTTTCTTTCTTTTTACCATTTTTAATAATAACTTCATCGATTTCATCATCAAATTTTTTCTTAGACTTAATCTTTTCTTTCAATTTACACAACTCTCCTTAGTTATCATATACAGATTTAATGTGTTTTCCATAAATATCCATATATCCCATGCAATAATCTCCATTGCCATCGACATAATCCCAAAGTATTACTCTAGAATCTCCCCAAACGCTACTTTGGTCTGGTAACACAAAATCAGTTCCAACATTAGTCACTATTTTTATTGTATAACCATCTGGATATCTATATTCTACAACTTGTATTCCAGGCTCTACTCTAAACATAGGTTCACCCTTTGCATTATATTGCCCTTCCATAATAACTCCATACTCTCTCACATCAGGGTCTTTACACCCAAATGCTACAGCTCCAAACATTAACATTAATAATAATACAACTTTCTTCATTCAAATCACTCCTTTTAATTTTTTGTTTTATCTATCTTATTATATGTAATTATTCAATAGTTAAGATGTCTAGGATTGTTTCCCTAGATTGAACAGCTTTAAAGCTCTTATCATTCAATTTATTGATATCTTTTCTTATATGATCAATTAATTTATTTAATTGAGTTAAAAATATACTACAGTCAGATTTAAGGAAATAAGAACTATTCATATAATGATCTACATCATCTCCTGCAAAATCAAGTCTAAGTACATCTTTTCTATATTTATAATTTACTTCTATTTGAGCTACTAATGTTTCTAAAGAGTCTTTAAGATATTTATATAGCCATTCTAAATCAAGTCTTTCACTATCATATTCTTCTAATACCATCTTCATAATAGCAGATTTCATTGTAGCTACATACATATTTTCAATAGAAGTTAATTGATCAGATTCGGGTACCATATCAGGTACCCTATAATTAATCACTTTTCTATCACTAATTTTATCTAATACATTTAATGCTTTACCGCCAGCTTTAACTAAATTACTTCCAAGATTTGCTAAATTCTTTAGATTTTCCCACATACCCATTTTTCTTACCTCCAAACTTATTATTTTTATTAAATGGTTTCTTTTCTTTAACTGGTTTCTTTAGTAATGCTGGATCACTAAGTTTAGTATACTCATTTTCACCTTCATCTAACATTACATCTAATATAGGTTTATTTATAATTGCGATATTATCCGTATTAAATAATTTAAAATTATACATAGCTGTAAATAATATCTTTCTAAAATCTGTAGGAAGTGAAGTAAGTAATACTTCATCTATTGGTTTCTCAAAGAATAACACACAATTAGCGAAGTTTGGTAATCCTACATGTATACTAGAGAATTCTAATGGATTTTCCATATAATATTTAAACTTTTCTACTAAGTCTTTTTGAATATATCCAAGTTCTGTAGTATCTACTCCATCTATATTAATACTAGCTATAGCTTCTTTAATAGCCTCTTTATCAGTTCCTTCTATTTTACCTTTATTAATAATACCTTTAGCAGTAAGACAGAAGTTATTAATTCTTTCAGCTAATACTTTAGTATCGTCATTTCTACTAAATAATTCAGATATCTTTTCTATATTTCCTAAATAACTAGGACTCCATTTTTTAAGTTGTTCAAATTCCTTTGTAAGTATAATTGCAGTAAGGTTATAGAATACATTTTTGTAGTAGTTATCTCTTATAATACAATTCTTTTCTTTATGGAATATTTCAAGTAGTTTATTCTCAAAGTTTATTTTTGTATCTAGTATAGCATCTGTTATCTTCTTATTATTTGTATAGAACTCTTCATCTATTAAATAATTATTAACTCTATAATTTTTTAGTAATAATGATGCTAAAACTCCAGTCTTTGATGGAAGCATAGGTCCTATTAAGAATTTTGCTTTCCTAAAAGTCTTAGTGCTAGGCTTTCTGTCTTTTCCTCTGTTTCCTCTAGGGGTATCTTTACTAAAACTCTTCCCTTCAAATTTCTTTCCTTCATTTCTTTGTGTTTTTGAATTAAATTTTCTTTCCATGTGTTATCCTCCATTTTATTTATATACTTTCTAAGTCCATATTTTGTTATTGCATATTCTATAACTTTTTCTTCGGTATCAAAACGTTCATCATTTGGACTAATATTATGAACCATTCTATAAACCCAATGATCCAAACTATCCATTGTAAATTCTATTAGTTTTATAATATCTTTAAGTTTATGATATTTTCTTATTTTAATCTTAAGTCTTTTAGTTTTAGAATATATCCATTTATTAACTCTTATAATACGAGCTTCATCGATTGTTAATCTAAAATTCTTTTTCTTAATACGGCTCATATCCACCACCTCTATAAATCATTCTAGGTAAAGGTTCATTAGTTCCAACATAATCTCTCCATGTAGAAAACATATCTATAACCCTGCTTACATCTTTAGGATTGGAATCATTAGATTTATCATCTGGAATATCTACTGTAAATTTTACATTAAAATCTGGTATAGATCCAGTAGAACTTACTTCTATATTACTTTTTGTAAGTTCTGGATGTGTAGGCATATCTTTAAGATATAATGATAATCCATCACGATTTTCAAATAACATTTTTAAAGTTTCTGGATTATAAATTCTACCATTACCATCAGAATTTCCATAACCAACCTCATTAATACGTAATAATGACTGTTTTGCCATTTTTCTCATATAGATTTTAAATATTTTTATAAGACCATAAGTAACTGTAACATCTTTGTAAAATGGAAATGCTTTAAATTCCTGAGATAATTCTATAAGATATGCCAATCTAGAGATATCTTTCTGCTTCCAGCTTCTACGAATTTTCTTAGAGCATTCTAATATATTCATACAAACTGCATTCCAATTTGCATTTATGTTATTTAAATTAGACATAGCTATCATTTTTAAATATTTATTTTCCATTTTACACCTCCAATTCATTCATTTCATCTAATAAACTCATTGGATATACTAAGATTTCTTTTTGCATCTTTTCTGTAAGTCTAAGTTGTGGATCTAATTTCTTATATTTCTTCCAATATGTTTCAACTACCTTTTTTATTCCATATTTATTAAATGGATCATCATAACATTTTTGCTCTTTAAATGTTTCCATATTAGTTAAAATATTACCCATCAATACATAATCTTTATATTTCCAACTTCTTCTAAGCTTTTTAAGAGTTTTAACTAAACTTCTTCGATAAATATTATAACTAAATTCTATTTCTAAATCTCTGTTTAACTCATATACTGTCATCATTCTATCTCCTTTGATATCATTTCTTGAAATATTCTATTTTCTAAGTCTGCCGGATTATACTCATGATCTTCTATTTTCATATTACTATCATAATATTTAACCATTTCCTTCGCATCTTCTGATGAAATATTACCTACTTCTATCATATAATCTAATCTTCCAGGTCTAATAAGTGGTTCTGGTAAGTATTGCTTATTATTAGTAGTAATTATAGTAATAGCTCCATTTGGACTAGTATTGCTATCAAGAAATTGCATTAAATTATTAAGAACTTCTCCACTTTCAGTTAGGCTTCCATGTACTGTATTTCTTACATATCCATCCATTCCTACTATTTTCTTAGGTTTATTATCTTCTTTTTCAGCATCTCCGCCTATTTTAAGAACAGATTTATCTATATCTTCTATTATAAGTAATGATGGTTTACCTGTTTTCTCATACCACTCTATAATACTTTTAGTATTATAAATAATACAACTATCATCATTACGAGCAAACATTTTATCAATATAATGAACCTTATCAAATTTAAACTTATTTGCAATATATTTAATAATACTAGTTTTACCAGTACCAGGTTCACCATATAATAGTATATTTAGCTTAAATTTCTTACCAAATTTATCATAGATTTCTTTCTGTTTAAGAAATCCATCTATGATATTTTCTATTTGTGTCACATGAGAACCAAATATCTTTTTATCTGTTACTTTATCTATAAGTATACTATCAAGATCATCTACAGATATGCCAGCACTAAATTTTATGATATTTTCTTTTCTATTAGGAAGTAAGAAATCTTTCATACTTTTAAAATATTTAGCTCTATTTTTACCTAATATATCACAGCTGAAGAATTGCTGTAATCCTCCTGCACTACTCTCATACCAGTTCCATATAAGCATCCAAGTAAATCTGTCTATTTTTATTATATAATAGCCGAAATTTAAATTACTAAAATCTGCAGTTCTTCCTATAAATATATTATTTTCTAATATACTTATATCTTTTGGATATTTGCTATTAAGTTTAATCCAATCAATAAGCTCTGATATCTTCATTTTATTCTCTTGTAGTAATATACCCATACGAGTTCTTACTATAAACTGCTTAAATATCCATTTTATAATATCTTTAGATTGTGATATTATATAAGTAAGTGCAGTTAAAAATACAATATTATTCATGTTAAATAGTTCTTTCATTTTGAAATACTCCTTTCAATACAATTTTTAATATTTATGATAGGTATTTATCATCTTATTTCTCTTTCTTCCATAATACTTAGATTTAGAAATTCTAATTATCTTTACTCTAATAATCTTTTTAGGTCTAAATAAGACCATACCTTTTTCATGATCTATTTCTATATTTAATCCTTCAATATCTTCAGAATACTTTTCATTCTGTTTAACTGATGCTAATATATTTTTAGCTATTTCTTCTAATCTTTCTTTATCTTTAGTATCAATATTTATAACATCTTTATTAAATACTTTCATAGTATCAGTAATTCTTTTATTATTTAATTTTACTAATTTAGTATATTCTTCAAAAGATGTTTTATATTTTTCTAGTTGATCTTTATCATATAACATTGGTCCCATTATAATTCACCTGTCTCTATAAGTCTTTTTCTATGTGTACTATCATTACCTTGAAGCATATGTATAATCTCAGATTCTTTCTCAAAATCATCAATTTTCACTTGAAGTAATCTACGAGTTTTAGGATTCATTACTTGTTCTCTGAATATATCTGCATTAAGTTCTCCAAGTCCCTTAATACGTTGTATATCAGATATCTTATCATTTTTATGTTTTAATAAGAAGTCTTCTTGTTCCTTTTCATCATATGTGAAGTATTTTTGCTTTCCAATAGTGTTAATGAAAAGTGGACTTGGTCCAATGAATAAATGTCCATTAATTATAACTTCTGGCATGTATCTAAAGAAGAATGTTATTAATAGTAGTTCTATTGCAGCTCCATCGGCATCTTGGTCACATAGACATACAATTTTATGGTATTTTAGCTTCTTAATATCGAAATCATCCTTAACTCCACATCCTAATGATATGATAAGATCTTTAACTTCTTTATTATTATATACTTCTATTTCATTATGCTTTTCAGCATTAATAATCTTTCCTCTTAGAGGAAATACTGCTTGAAATCTGCTATCTCTAGCATTCTTAACTGTTCCGGCCGCACTATCCAAAGTTCAAATAAGACGCTACTCTTATCCCGTTTATCAAACTGCATTATACATCGGCCAATTTTATACTGTATAATGTATCGGACTATATCTTTTCTTCTCCCGTTTCAGTTTAAATGGGTTGGCATTTATAACCCTACCAGCAATCACTTCTGGCCTTACTTATGTTATAATCACTTTTTCTAATACTGATTATAACACCCTAGTCTCTGAACTTATTTTATTTTCACGTAATTTAAGTTTATCCAATTCATTATTTATAAATGAATCAATTTTATGTTTTAATTCTATAGGAAATATATTCTTATATTCTTTAGTATTATATATCATACAAGTATTTTGATTGATTATCTTTAACATATTATAGATTTTTGTAGTTATTTTGTAATCATTATAGTAATATTCTAATAGCCTATCAAATAAATAGTATCGACAATATGGAAATAATGAAGTATTATACTTTACATCACCTTTATTAATTAATAAATAATTATTATTTAATAGCAAATAAATATACCACGTATCATGTTTATTTCCAGTTCTTTTACTAAACCCTGAAAGATACTTATTTAGATATGTTGGTATAAATATACATGTATCTGGGCTATATACTTTATATTCAGAATTCCATTGTAATATATCTTTATCTATTTGCTGATATTCATCTGGATTATAATTAGACTTATTAGACCAAACCCATTCTAAAAATTTATAATAGTTTAACCATTCTTTGCAAACTGTAACTTTTTCATAAACTTTATTAGAGCGACATCTCTCATGAATATGTCTCCATAAGTTATGTATATATACATTTGATTTTAATTTTGGATTTGGTTTACCTCTATATTGACCCCATTTTCCTAATTTAAGATAATTTTCAACATGGTCTCTAAGTACTTCATCATATCTATACCATGCTTCAATAGTCTCATATTTATTAGAATATCTAAATTTAACATACACAACTCTTTTCCATTTATCTGTATACCTAAATTTAACTCCAATAACAGTTAAAGGTTCATCAAAATTTTTAAGATTAAATACTTTACCCATTAATTCTTTTCTTAAATTTTTCCGTTTATTCGGTGGGGATTTACCTAATGGCATATTAACACCTCCTTTATAAATTATTTTAAATTACGTAAATTATAAAACTTTGCTGCGTTGATTGTACCTATAATATAACGTTTTCACTATGCTTCTTTACCACTGTTACGGTCGAAGTTTTATACTATATTTCTATGTATAAGTAGTAGCTATATCTTTATAACGGTAGTTTCCCGCAATTAGAGAGATTTAATGAGGGGAATAGGATAGATTTGAAGTTTTTACTTTCCCTCACAAATAAACAACTCACATTCTTCTGGTTTCTTACTAACACAATGTGCCAGTTTACTATCAGTTAATGTCAAGTTGCTTTTCTTTGCTGCTTTTGTTCCAAGAACCATTTCCCTAGCTTTCTTACTAGCTTCTTTTATTCTTCTAGTAAGTAAGATTCTATCAACTAATACTTTAGTTTCCTTTGGTTTATCACTTGCCCATGCTATAAGCTTATTATATACTATTTCTTGTACAAATGGTATAATATCAGGAGCACTAAGCTTAGTCTTAGTTTGGTTCTCAAATGGAGGCTCATTCATTTTAAAACTTATAATACAACTAAGTCCTTCACGAAGTTCATTACCTCCAATATTACTATCTTTATCTTTAAGAAATCCATTCTGTCTACTAATATCATTAATAGCACGAGTAAATCCTCCACGAAATGCTTGAACATGTGATCCGCCTTCTGGCATATGAGCAGAGTTTACATATGAAATCATATCTTCATAGCTATTATCTGTATATGTAAAGATTGCTTCTATAAAATATTTATCATTTTCTGCAATTATATGGATTGGCTTAAATAGTGGTTTATCATCACCAAGTCTAGCCTTCATCATATCAAAAAGCCCGTTTTCAGATTTAATTTCTTCCTTTTTATTAGTTCTTTCATCAGAAAGAATAAATTTATTACCTGGATTTAGATATGCTTGTGTTTGTACCATATCTTTAACCTTGTTATAGTTATATTCTATAACTTCTTTGAATATTTGACTATCGGGTATCCAAGTAATCTTTGTTCCAGAAGGATATTCTGGTACTTTATTAATTTTTGTAAGTTTAGATGTTTCATAACCTCTGCTAAATGTTTGTTGATAAACTTCGTTATTACGAGTAATCTCTACTGTAGTCTTTTCAGACAATGCATTAATTATTTTACATCCAATCCCATTTTGACCAATGGCATTCTTATAGTTTACATTTGCTTCCATTTTACCTCCACTATGTGGTTTAGTAAATAGAATAGTAACTGTAGGAATACCAGTATTCTGATATGGATCTATTGGCATCCCACGTCCATTATCAGACAGTTCAAAACCAATCGGATTTAGTAGTTTTATCTTTACTACATCACCATGTCCTGACCCTACTTCATCAATTGAGTTTACGAATACTTCTGTAAGACATTGGATTAGACCATTTTCTAATGTATTTCCGATATACATATTAGGTCTATGCCGTATACCTTGTAGATCTTCGAAAACTTTGATATTTTCGGATGTATACTGTTTTTCACTCATACAATTTTCACTCCTTTATATTAATTTTATATAAAATCAATTTAAAAGCGTTTACAACATGTTTTTAGACGTTTTAGTTATATAATATGATAAATTATAGCTTTTATTATAAAACGCTTTATAACTATGTATAAACGCCTTAGAATTGATTATATTACTATAGTATATGTAATTATGTGAAATATTAGTTAATTGGACCTTTTTTAGAGTCATCTTCGTCTAATTTTTTCTTTAAGACTATCATATCTCCATCTTCCATATCTTCAGTTATCATATCAAGAGTATCACCAAGTTCAGTGTAGTTCTTGTAATCTTCCATTTCTTCATCAGATACGAATATAAAGTCATTAACTGCAGATACAAATGAATTAACTTTCTCATCTATAACCTTTTGAGCTACAGGATCTTCTATATCAGCAATAGTTACTTTACCACGGAAATGTGTATAAAGATTTACATCACATACACATTCTGTTTCATCTGCTAATATTCTATCTATAAATTCATTTATATATACTTCATCTAGATATTCAGCTTCTTCATTTTCAAGAATCTCTTTATTTTGTAACATAAATTCTTTAGACATATTAATCCATGCTAGTATTGCTATATATGCCATAGAATAATGTTCAAGTGGAAATTTATCAGCAAAATGAAGTCCTGCAAATGCTTTTGCTATATCATCATCTGCATAGAACTTTCTTTTTATAAATTCTAATGCTTCTAAAAACATTTCTCTATCAGTTACTGTATTTATTGGATTATTATGATTTATATTAAATATTGCCTCTAGGAAAGGCTCTGCTCTACCTAATACTAATTGTGTATCTCTTTGATTTCCTTTGCTATCATTAATCCATATATTAAACCAATAATAATCTTGACCTTCTGGTGTTTCACCAGGTGTGCAGCTAACGCGTAAGCTGTATTCTCTTTCTATATTACTCATATTTCACTCCTTTGTAATCTTACTATTCATTCCTATTGCATCTGGTAATCTTATTTTTAATGCAGTATTTATTGATGGATTTAATCTTATAAATACTTTTAAATTCTCATATATATGATGTAGTAGATAATCTAAGTAATTATCTGCTATATCATCTATCATTAACAGTCTACTTAAAGATGATTCTATATGAGATTTCATATATTTTACAGAATCTTCTTCAGTAAAGATTTTAAATAGAGTATCCTCATCTTCATATATGGCTTTATGTATTTCTTTTAATTCAAAATTAAAGTTAAATATATCATTTATAAAATTAAATGATATGGATATATTAGAATCATCTGTTCTTTCATACACACTTTCAACATCAAATTTTAAATTTGATTTAGTAGGCATTATAAATGCAAAGTTATCATATTCTTCATTTTCACCTTCAGATGGTGTACTAATAAGTTCTAAAAATTTAGTTAAATTACGCTTATTATTTCCTACTTCATATTTAAATAATTCTGATAATAATGTAGTAGCTCTGTTATCAGTTACTTTATTTAATAGGTCTTCAACAGATGTATAATCACATCTGTCAAAATTTCTATATAATAAAGGTCTTTTATCTTCATCATTAAAATAATATATACCTAATGTATCATTTATAACGACGAGTTCAAAATGTGACTTTTTTATTTTAACCATCATTCATCATCTTCCCCTGTATATTCTTCTATATTTTCACAGAAATGTCTTGTAACATAAGTTTTAGAATCAAGATTTTTATCTTTTATTTTATTAAACTCATCTATTATAAACTGTCTTAAATTAGTTTTAAATAATGAATTAGGACTAATATATGTTTTGTCATTTATTTTAACATTAAACATTTTATAAATATCCTCAGCATCTTCAAAATCTTTTTCTATAGTATCATTAGCATTTACATATAATCCTTTATGTTTTGGATGTGGTATAAATGATACTTGTGTTGAAGTTGTATTATTTTGTCCAAGTGATAAGACTAAATCTATATTTGTAGTAATAGACCCAATACTAAATCCAACTGCACATGATATTGGTTGTGGTTCATAGTCCTCTATTACAAAATACATATTATTTGCATTAGAATCATTGTATTCTTTAAAAACTTTCTTAACATTTTCTATATACTTAACAAATTTAGGCATATAGAATATCTTTATGTATTTAGCTATATCTCTAGATACTATATTTTTAGATTCACATAGATAATTTAACGCATCATATGCATTGCTGTCTTCATTTATATTATAATATAAATTATCTCCAGCCCATTTACAAGTAATTGGTAAATATCTTTCTTTATATAATTTTAAATACAATTCTCCATTTTTAACATAAAATTCAATTCTTTTCATATTCTATTCCTCCAATTTAATATCATAAAAGCTTATCATTTCATTTTTTATTATAGTAGTTGATACACTTTCTAATAATTTAGATTTTATTATTTCTTTTACATATAAATTTGTACATGCAAATACTTTTAGAACTTTATTCACATCAATTAATAATTTGAAAGTTTCTATGAATTTTATCAAATTATCTCCATTGAACTCATATTTTGAATTCTTAAAGTTATCTAATGTATCAGACACTAATTCAGTTTTCAAAACTGTTCCATTATCATAACAGAAATTAATAACTGTTTTATTTACATTAAATATGTATTCAAAATACATTTTAGCTTTATATAGATTCTTATCAAATTCAATTATATGAGAGTCCCATACACTAAGATCCTCATAATCTATATATTTTTTCATAAAGTCTTTAATAGTTACAGATCTAGGCTCATCTGGTGTATTATATAAAAATTGTAAGAATCTAGCTAATTCTGGTCTAACATCTTGAAATCTAGGTAATTCATTATATATAATAAATTCAATTACATTTGTATTCAATAATGTAGGTTCACTACCTGCTGATATACCTGGTTGATGAATTTTAAAAGTTGTATATTTTATTTTAGCAACATTTACAAAATCTTTCATATCCCGGTCTTTATAATATACATCTAAGTCTTTAATATCATTAATTCTAAAGATTAGTAATTCTTGCACAATTATACTCCTTTCAATAATATATTATCCATTCCAGTAAAATTAAATAAATCAGAAAGCCATAAATATCTATCTATTATATCCTTACTATCATTTTCATACGAACTATAATGATTATTATATCTAACCATATCAAAATCTTCTTCATTATTATAATATTTGATTTTATGATTTATTATACTCCATTCTGCTGTAGATACATTAAATAGTCCTCTTAATGTTAACATTTTAGTAAATGTTACTAGTTCGTTATCTTTTCTACATCTGGATAACTCAAACTCTGCTCTATCTACTAGAGATTTCATTTCAAAACCAGATATTTTCTTTTTATAAAAATCTATAGGAAACTCTCTATTTAAATCTTCAAAAGTTTTCCATCTATATTTATATAAATAATCAGATATATTCATATTAAATGTATACATAAAGTTTGATAATGATATATCAAAATATCTTTTATTCTTAATTTTTACATTATGATATTTATCCCAAAACTTATTATCTTTAGAATACTCTACAATTCTTTTAGCTGTATCATAATAATTTAAATCCTCGAACTGAGTTTCTGTAGATTCATCCATTCTCCATTCTGTAGAAAGAGTATAGACTCTTTTAATATTCATAGTATAATAATTACTAATTTCATTATCATTAAACCATTCTGTAATAAATAATCCATTTTGTCTTACAAATTGACTATTTAAATAACCCCAAGTACCAAATACTTTACTACTATTAGTTCTAATATTAATAGCAACCACTTTAAGATGTAATTTACTAGTTTTTTCATCATAATGTGTTAAAAATACTTTAACATTATCAAATCTACCTTTTTTCTTTTCATTTGATTTTATTAATTTATCTACTATACTAACTACATCTGCTCTAGGAATAGGTATTTTTGGTTGTAATTCCATTTTATACATATTTGATATAAAAGACATAGTTTGTCTAAATTTTAAGCTAAGCATATTATTTTCACTCCTTTATACAATTTTCTTATTTTTATCGGTACATAAAACACGCCCCGAAGGACGTGTTATTATTTTTATAAAAATGAATCTTGTGGTCCGACACTAAAATTCTTTAGAGATATTCCTACTCCATGTTCTGGATCCCATTTAGCATCACAGAATATAACCATAGATTTATCTCTATCTGAATATACTAATTCTTTTAATGATATATTCATTTCAAACCATTTGACTGTTTCTCCAGATTCTAATAGCTCTTTTCCTTTTTGGAATTTTTCATATTCATCATTTCCTTTAAGACCATTAATGTATTTTGCACATGCATCAGCTAATACTGGTATTACAGATTCATCTATATTTAAAAATCCGTAGTTTATAACAGCCTCAGTTGCAATATTTTCAGTAGCAACTTCTTCAATTATATCAAATATATCTTTAGCAGTTTCAGTTGCAACTTCTTCCTTCGTATTTTCTGTATTTGTATCTACATTTTCCTTTTCTTGAATATCATCTATAACTTCTAGTATACTACTCATATCATTTTACCTCCACGACCTACTAATTCTACTCTAGGAGCAGAACCTTCGACCTTGTCAAATAATATATTATTCCATGATCCTAAAATGATTGTATTTCCAACCTTTAAAGGATTATAATCTTTAATTACTTCTTGGTATACTTTACCATGTATATAATACTTACTAGTTTCCAACCACTTCGACATATTCTCTAATACTTTATTCATAATAGTTTCTACATCTACATAAAAAGTATTCTTATATTCTGTCAAACTAACTAGATTTTTAGTTTTCTTATCAGTGATAAATTTTACACAGAAATAATCTCTAATTACATTGTCTATAAAAGGTTTTCTTACATTTCCACCTTGAACCATGCCTTTATCATCCATAAACATTAAGAAATTGCTTATATGATGTCTCTCAAAACCATAATTCTTTATAGTAGCCATTAAAACACGTTTAGCATCGTCATCAACTAGATCAGACGCTTTAAGTTCATGTTTACTATTTTTACTAGTAGCATCATAAATATACCCAAGTCTAGTCTGAAGACAAGTTGTCCAATCATTTGGAATATAATAATTACAAATAGGGATATCTGTAATACTTCCATATTTAGACATTCCTTTATTATATGCCATTAGTGTTTTAAACATACCAGTTATTTCCATAGCAGCTCTTTTATACATCATAAAGTTTCTAGGCTCCATACCAGCAGAAGCTGCTTCTTTTCCTTGTTGTTTAAATCCAAATGATAATCTTAAGAATTTACCATCTATAGATTTATATTTATAAAATCCATTCCTACGACCACTAGATGTTAAAAATATTTGCAGCATATCATCATAAACTGGTTTATCATCATTATCTGCTTCATATTTCTTCCATATATTAAATATGCTATTAATATCTACGCTATCGTATGTAACTCCTATATTTGTACATATATCGCCTATAATACTCTTTACAAGTTTACCACCTTTATCAAAATGAGTTTTAAGGTATAGACCTGCACCAAGCGAATTCCAAGTAATTCCTTTATTATCTTGTCCATTAATTATATGAGCAAATTGAGCTAAAGCTCCTCCTAATGAATGACCTGTAAAATAAAAATTCCAGTTGCCCTCTCCTAGCAAAATTTTACAGTGACGTATGAACCAGTATACAGATGTAAGCTGGCTACTATATTTATCAAATAGAGCTAATTCTACATCTGTTACCATGTCCATTATATCATTTGTACCACGGAATGATACTACTACGTCATTACCTTTAACAAAGGCAACTGCATAGAATCCATTAGACTTTGTATTAAGGTCAAGTCCAAATAGATCTTTATAAATGATAGTATCATTTCCACTATACAAATAAGTCCACCCTTTGAAATGATTATCCCAAAGAGGTGTCTCAAAGTCCTCATTTTCGGAGTATGCCATATAACAAAACCTGCTTTTACTACTCATATCTGCTGGGTTTTTAGCCCAATCATCCCAAATAGTATCTGAAATTTCTGTTCCTCTCTTTACCGAATCCCAGTTTCTTAAATAAACTAGATTGGCGAAATTTGCATAAATTACATCAGCCAAAGCATTCATTATTATATTCCTCCCTGTTATATTATACTAATTTTATTATATTTCATCAATTATTAATGCTGACATTAGATTTTCAGCTTTAGATTTTTCATTTAAATATTTTTGTATTTCTTCTTCTGAAGGGGCATATTTAGATTGCCATTTTATTAAATTAGTATAATTATCTTCAAGTTTTGATACTTTTGATAATATCATATTTGTCATACTATTACCACGTCCTTGACACATAAGTTGAAGACATAATAGTCTAAGGTTTGTTACTCTGTCAGAATTTTCTAAAAGTTCAAAACTAAATCTTACATAAGTTGCAGCATTATATATTTTTTCAATTAATTCATATTCACTTAGTAATGTTAAATTATTAATTTCAGACTCATCTTTATTTCTATAAAGTTTGTCAAATCCAACTACACCAATCAATACAAATAAACCACTTGCTAATACAGCAACTACTCCAAACAATAAATTTCCAATCATTACGTTACTCATCGTAATACCTCCTAAAATTTTATAATATTGCTTATATTTTTATATAAGTCACCTTATTATATGTAATTGTCGAAGTTTTTATTCTTCTGATTACTTTTAGGAGGTATTTATGAGTGTTAATATAGTTTCAATACACCCTTAGTAGATAGTATTTTAAGTGCTGATATATCATTTTGTATAGGATAGAACTCAGTTCCATCTCTAAATATAATACAACTTGCACTAGAAGTACGAGCATATGCAATTTTCGTATCTTTGTCTACTAGAGCTATAGTTTCAGATGGTGTAACTGTTTTATGGTACAATGGATAGAAATCTTCTATAAATTGTACTTCACTATCAGTATATTCATCATATATAGCAGATGTTTGCTTCAACCATAAGCCACTATTCTTAACTGGTTTAATATCAGGAAGCGTCTTATCATTCATTTTTATAAGTCCACGTATTTTTAATGTCTTAGCTACATCATTTATATCATTAGTATTTGTAATATTAATTGTATTACCAGCTAATGTATAACTACTATTAGCAACATCTATTATAAGTGGATTTACTACTGGAACATCTTCACGGAAGAATGCTATAAGTATTTTACTATTATTAATATCAGAGCTACGCTTAAAACTAAGTTTAACTCTATTAAGAATATTAAAGTCTGTAGTTACTCTAGCAACTGTAAGCATATCACCAGGTTCATAATTTACTGCATAGCATACATCGTAGTATGCAGGTACATTAATATAAACATTTACATGAGTAGCAGTTATATTAATATTATAAACATCGATAGCTTTAGTTGTAGTATCATTAGTATCAATTATATTAACACTAGATGGAGTAACTGGCATATTGCCTATTATAGCTCTTCTACGTACTTCATTTAAACGAGGAGATAGTTGTTCTAGTCTACTATCATCTAGTAATGATAAACGTCTTATAACCTGCTTTAAAGGCTCAGAATAGTAAGCATTAAGATTATTTGATGGAAAACCAAAGAAAGTTGCATATTTAGACTCAATATCAATAGAAGTATCTCCAATATTAGTAATAAAGGTATTACTATCAGGATCATATATATTGATACTATTTAAAAGACGTGTTACGTTATCTGTACTCTTAATAGGAATATCATACACAATAGGAGTTTTTCTAACTGGTAGAGAACTACTATTAAATAATATATTGGTATTTTTAAGTTCAGTAGTAGCAATAGTATCTATATTAATATCGAGCATGCTATTAACGGTTATCTTTTCATCATAATTATTAATTATATAGTATACACGTTTAATATTATCATTTAAATAATGTTCTATATTAATTGGCACTATAAGTTTATTATAGATATCTCTATAAGTAATTGTAGTGCCATTTGGTAAATATATAGTTCTTTTTATAATATTATTACCAAGTTTAATATTAACATTAACTCCATAGTAAATATCCGGAATATCTTCAAGAGATTTATTTTCTCTAGTATTCATATTAATAACCACAGAAGTATCATATGTGAAATCATAATACTTAATATTAGGAACATTAGTTATAAAGTGGTCATGAATATTTGAAGATTGGAAAATACTCCAGAATTCTTCCTCAGTTATATTACTATGTGCATATTTAGTAATATTAAATGTACGTTGTTCTTTAGAAAACATATTAGATTTAAATGTTAAAGTCAGAGTATGTACTTCTAAAATGTCTTCTGCAAATACAGAAATTGATTTATCAGTGATATTAGTATACATATTTATTGTGTTATCTGTAAAAATATTAAGGTTTTCATTATCATTTAAACTATACCAAATATTTTTAATAACTTCTGTAGATGGTTCTTCTAATAATGTTGTACTATAGAAAGTATTTTTATTATAAATAAAATTCAATTTCCAACTATTAGAAGGAACTATATCCATATCTATAGTAAGATTTAAAGGTTTAATTACAGATAAGTACATATTATCTTTTATAGTGTAATTATAATCTATATTAGATATAACTGCATTTATAAGCTTAGAACCTTTAATTTCTTTATCTATAGAAAGAATGATATTATCATTTGATATATTATTAGTATTATATCCATTAATAAACCATTCATAAGTAGGAATACTAGATGATTTTATAGTATCAAGAATACGTCTAAGAGATGGACTTATAGATTTCTTTAATAGTTTATCAATTTTACCAGATAAACTATCATTTATTTTAGAAAGAAGCCATTTCTTATCGAATTCTTTAGCAATTATTTCCATTTTATCTAATTTCTTAGATTTTAATACAAATAGTTTTGATTTACTAGTATTATATTCATAATCATTAGTATTTTCAAATTCATATACAGAATTATCCTTCTTATTTACTACAAATATTACAGATATATTATTTATATGTTTCTCTAATACTTCTTTATCTTCATCTTTAATATCATATTTATATTTAAAGTTTGTAGTAATATCAAGTTTAATAAAGAAGTTACTTCTATTAAATACTGATGGTAAGTTTGGAATATACTTATTAGTTTTAATATTAATATTAAATTCACCTGGTTCTATAGTGTTAGTATTAAGTATACTAATTTTTGGAACCACTTTATCAGTATCTTTGTATGTTATATTATCAATATAGTCTAACATATTGAAATCACTTAATGAATTTCCTTTATAATCTTTAATTATTTCTTTAAGTTTATCATTAAGATCATTTTTAGCTACATTTATATTACATTTTGTATTAACACCTAATTCAGTAGGATTATAAATATTATGTATATTTATTAGATCCTGCATCATTACTTCATGTTCACCAGATATAAATTCCCAATCTATAGTAATATCATCTAAATGTAGTATATAATGATTTATATGTTTATTTAAATAAGTATTATCTATAACAGATGGTATTTCATAAAGTTTTTTATGTTTTATTGTATCCAGTGAAGTGTATTCGTAACCTGTTCCGTCTGCAATAGTATTATATTTTCCAGTTTTATTTGGAAGATATTCTATACTATAATCAGTTAATCCAGCACTACGTAAACCAGTTCTAGCAGATTCTTCGATTATACTACTATCAACTTCAATAGTATATATTAAATGAATTACTTTAGAACCGTCTATAATAGCTTGTGTTACACTTGGAATATATTCTGTTTGACCATAAATATATCCATATGTTGCTATTCTATTTAAATAATTACCAACATTTGATGTAGTAGTATCATTTTTAGATACACGCCATATAGGTTGGTATGGATTATCAGTAACAGATCCTCCACGGCCATGATTGTTTACATAAGCACGTTTCAATACCTTAACATTTATATTAGATTTTAATAATTCTAGTTTAGGATTAAATGCTACTAATAATTTAAGTAGATCCGATGTATGATTATTCATTAGATTTTTAAATATAGTATCAATAGCACTATTTCTATAATAATTAGCTTTAAAATCTTTACTAGATGCAAGTATCACATTATTTATAATAGGTCCTGTAACTATATTTTCATTATCATAAGTATCATCATTTTTAATATAACTAGGCATAGCATTTAAATGTAACCAAGGAGAAGTACGATATCTATCATCGTATTCATTTCTTCTACTTTCAGTTAAATGAGTTTTATCAACTAATGCTACATCTACAGATATAATATCATCGTCAGCAATAGATCCTGCAGCATAACTATTAACGTATTCTATTATAAATTTCTTATAATTTTTAATAGCTATAGGTTTAAATCTAGAGTTTTCTTCATCTGCAACTTCTACAAATTCTATAAATCTAGAATAGTTAGTCATTGCAACTTTAAGTTTGTCTAATTGAAGTGAATCTCTAAAATTTAACTTTCTATTACTGTCAGTCATAAATAAAGGAGATACTATAGTTTTATTTCTATTATTTGATGAATTAATAATGAAACGTTGAATATCTGGTACTATAAAATTAAAATAATCATATAATTTAGAACCATTTAAAGCAATAGTTTTTAATGTACCTATTGTAAATTCTTTTAAATCCACTTTTGGATCAAAAATATCTTCCATATCTTCTACTTTAGGTAGAATATTAGTAAATATTCCACTATAATTAGTAGAAGCCGAAACTGGTTTGTATATATTATCATCTGTATAAAGTTGATTGATAAGTTTGTACTCATATTTATCAATATTATCAACTAATTTTCTAAATGTATAGTCTCTAATAGTATCAAGTTCACCATAAGGAACCCATACATATAATGCATAGAATCTCTTAGCAGTTTCATTATCAGAATACATAAAGAATCTAAGTTCAACAGGCCATTGATCTTGTGGTACTGCTTTAAATTTTCTAGTGTATATTGGTTTAGTGTCAACATTTCTAATAATTTCATTATTATCATATTTAAGACCAAACCCACTAAAATCTAAGTCTATATATTCATTAAATTCATATTTATCATTTGGATCTATCTCCATTTTAACATCAATAACTACTTCATTACTTCCACCAACTATAAGATTTTTACTTTGAGTGTTTTCATTAACCCAGTTATCCTTAAATAATTTTAATCCTTCTGGCAGAACTATATTATCAGCAGATATTTTATTGAAATTCATTATGTTTAAATTATATTCTTTAAGATCTGTATCATTTTCTGCAGTATAATAATTATTATTTATAGTAATTGGTTTAGATGCGCCAAATACATTCCAATCTGTAGCATTTCTATAATCATATTGATTATAAACAAGTCCACTAATACGACTATATTGAACGATATTTGGAATAGATTTAAGTCTAAATCTTACTTTAAGTTTTGTGTTATATTCTTCTTTAATTTGTGTAGTTCTAGTTTCACATTTAACTTTTGATGGTATAAAGTGAATATCTTCTTTATCTTTAGCTATACTACGGTATATTAATGTAACTTTATTAGATAAATCAAATGTTGTGTCAACTTGGATATATTTATAACCTCTAGTTCTATCTTCATCAGTTACCTGATGTGTATAATTTACTGAAACTTTATTTTTATTAACATCATATAGATATAACTCAATTTCATCTATATCTGTTCCATTGAAATCAAACTTAAGTAAATTCTTATTATTTACCATAGTTTCTACATCCCAAGTAATTTCACTTGCTCTTTTAATTGTAATATTCTTAATAGCATTCCATACTGATAATCTTACATCTATTTTCATATTATCATAATCTTTATTTATTAATTTATAATTGTAATTCATTCTAATTAATGGATAACTTCTTCCGATTGGATTATCAGTGTCATATAAACTATCATTAACACGTATACTATATATAGTATTAGCATCTACTGATCTACCTAGATCGGCAACATTTGCTAAAATTGTCATATTTTCTGAATACGTTTGGTTAAACTCAGTATATTGCTTATCGTTAGATAATTTATTATATGTAGGTATACTAGGATAAATAGACTCTACTTTAATATCAGAAGCGGTAAATACATTAGGACTTTTAATTACAAATGGAGTTGTAAGTGCTGTTTTAGAAATAAAATCATTTTCAGTTACCGAAATACTATTACTTGCATCTGTTTCTGATGTAGTATCTGAGAAAATTAATGGTGTATTATTAGTTACATAGTTACTTATATAATTAAAATTAACAGTAAGAGTACCATTACCTGTTATATTATGATTAATATTAGTAGATAAATTAGTAGTATCAAATTTCAAATTATATTTCAACCATTCACTATTTATTTTAGTACTATGTGGTACTTGCACTGTTATTGGAATAGTTTTAGTAGGATTAAATGTTTTAGTTGCAAAATTTTCACCATATTTAAATTTTATATTAAATGGATTAATTTTACAATTTAACGTCACATTTAATTTAGTTGGTAAACTTTTCCATAATGCATATAATTCATCATTATAATGACCTCTAAATGATGGAGCTATACCGTAATATGTTTTATTATTAACTAAATCTGTTAATGAAACATTTGAATTAAGTACAATAGCTTTACTTTCCCAATTTTGAATTTTTGGAATAATTCTCCAATCTATTCTTATTCCATTAACTGCTTCCGGTTTCCATTCTCCACCTTTCCATAGATGCGATTCAAATGTACTATCTATATAATCTTTTTCTGGTAATATAGCATATATGTGATCAGCTACACGTTCAGTTCTAAATGTATAAAAACCATCAAATCCAGAATGATTATAACGTGGCCATGATCCAATTTGTCCGCTAGTTTGACAATCTACTTCTACTTCACTATTCATTGAATACCAACCATTAGATGTAAATACTCCAGTGTTTTTAAGCATATCAGTTAAATTACAATATGTTTTTCTTCCATTTCTATAATGTCTATATCTAAATGTAAGAGTCGCTTTTTCTTCACCAGTATACCCAGCTTTCTTAGCTTCTTCTGATAGTTTATTACCACTATAAGAATATGTTATATGTATGGTTTTTGTAACTACATCATATCCATTTTGATACGTTGATGCATCTGCATGTGTAATATTATTATATATTTTTAAAATAGGGGCAAATTTAATATTATTTGTAAATCCCGATAATAGTATATTTTGATCGCTCACTATCATTGCTTTAGTAGTAGCATTTGTTGGTAGAATAACATTTAATAATCTAAGATTTGAACCATTAACTGGTAAATTATTTTCCCACAATTTCCAATTCATATTATTTTTATTATCATGATTTGGTATAAATCCTGCAACATAGCTAATAAATGAATTTGAATCAGCACCAACTATTTCTTTCAATAGATCTGTATCTAATGACATATAAGTTATCTCTATCTTATTATTTAAATTTTTATCATGTTTAGTTAAAGAAAATAGTTTTCTTAAAGTTGTGTTAAAGTCTACAGATGTATCGTATTTATTATATCTAAATACTATAGTATTAGAAACAGGTAAAATTTCACCATTTACAACTCTATAACCGTATAGTAGTTCAGCTTGTAACTGTTCAAAACGACCATAACCTATATATGAGTCTAATATTCTATAAAATGTTATAATATCAGTAGTTCCATCTATATCTTTACTATTTTTAGCAATACTATGGATTGGTATAGTTTCACTATGATCATATTGAATATCTCCTGGGTTATCAACCATATTAGTATATCCCCATGTTAAATTCTCTAGGATTGTATATTTATCAGTTATATCAGTATAGTAAGATAAAACAGAATGTTCATTAATTGGACTTTTAAGAACTGTATCTGTGGTAAATGGAATTATTGTAAGTCCTCCTGGTTTCGCGGGAACTTCTTCAAATCCTACTACTTCTAATGTACTATCATCACTTATGTTAGTTTTATATCCAACACGTTTATCTAGATAATCAAACCAGCTAATTTCAGTTTGTTCTAATGGTTTATAATCAAATTTCTTAGTAGTAATTTTAAATTTAGTCATTATATACTTAGAACTATCTTCATTTAAACCTAACATAACATTTACATATTTAGTTACTGTTTTAGGTGGAATTTCATCTATTTTCCACGATGCTAAGTATGCACTTGTTATATATGGAAGTGCTGGAAGTTTTCCAGGTTCTTGCATATAAATATTAAATGTAAATATTTGTGGAGTATTTTTATCAAGTTCAAATACAACCTCACCTTTATTTACATCAGAAGCATTAATTGTAAATTCCTTTTCAACTAATAGTTTATGTTCTCTATCATATATTTCGATAAGTCCCATAGAACCTACGTTATAAGAAACTCCAATTGCTTTCTTAATACGTATTTTTCCTTCTGGAAGCACCATTATATCGTCAGGTTTCTTATCGAAGAATGGACTTGCTGTTCTAATAAATGTTTCAGTATATTCTGTCTTATTTCTAGGAGAGTCTATATACTCTATAGTATCAGAAGTTTCTCCTATTTGAATATCTTTTATAAGATGTACTGCTGTTTTATAAGTAATTTCATTATCACTATTAACATCTACTCTACCAAAACTTACATATCCAGTTTTAATATATTCTCCAAATGTAACTACTTTAGTACCTATTTTCTTTTCAATACCATCTTTTATAGTGAATAGTTGTACTGCTATCTTTGTGTCAGTATCTTTAATGTATTTATGTACAAATGTAGTACTAATAAAATAATCAGCTTCATCGTCTTCAGACTTATCTTTAGCATCTAAAGATACTTCTAGACTAGCACTTATAACAGATGGACTTATTCTCTCATTTCTTAGGTATACTTCACTATTTTCTAGTGCAGGATAACCAACATTTTTATCAACAGTCCATTTAATATATTCACCGAATTCAATCTTTTCCATATCATCAATGTCTATATATTCACCATTGATATTACTTAAGCTATCATAATTTTGTAATTCTTCTATAGTTCCATTATCTTTAGTAATACCAAATATAGCAGTATCACTTATAAGTGGTTTATCTATATTATTATACATCCAGATAAATTTATTATTTCCATCTGGAAAAGAGACTGCATTTGGTAAGAAAGTATTATCACTACTGTTCTTTAAGAACTTTCCACTATCAGTGTTATTAATATGATTATCTGTAAATGTCTTAATATATTCATATGTATTAAGTTCTGTACCATCGAAATCACAAGTTTCTACTATAAGTTTATAAGATTTACCAGGTTTAGCTATAAATGTTTCTGGATATAAATTGTAGAAACTATTTATTCTACTATCATATTTTTCATATGTTCCAATATATTTAATAAAATCATATATAGATTTAGTATTATTTTCATGTACTAACATAATAGGTTTATTATAATTATATTTATAATTTAATCTATCTTGTGAGTAACTAAATTCCCATACAAGACTATCATTATCCACTGGATGTATTTTAATTCTTACAAATGGTGCAAGAGAATCTACATCGATTTTAATGTTAGGAGCTAATACTAATGGAAGGTCTGCTCCTTTAATAGTTACTTTACCAAGTATAGATTTTTCGTAGTCTACTATATTATTAAGAATACTTCTATTCATAAGTTGATCTTCAACCATAAGAGTTATATTATTTACAACGAAATATTCATCTGGTAAAACCTCAAGTTGTTCATATTGATCTATAGATGCAATTGAACGGAATTTACCATATTCTTGAATAATAAATGTTACAATCATATCACCTTGACCTAGGTCGCCTTTATGATTGTATCCTATGTATCCATTAGCCACATCAGTAGAATTAACAACGCCATCTACCGTAAATACATTATCACTTCCATCTACTATTTCTAGATAGTATGTGCTTCCAACTACCCAGAATATTCCATTCTTTGGAGTATATCTAAATTCAGTAGGATGTCTCTTTACCCATTTCTTATTAAGTTTTCCTTCTGTCGTAGTTCTAACAGTAGCATTTCTAGTAATTCCTTCTGTTTCTGGAATAGGTTGACCATTTCTATCTACAAAACTTGCAGTAAATGTAAATTCATCTTTATCAAGATTATTAGGATAAACTTCTACTGGAATTCCCTTAGTAAGAACTTTGATATCTTCCCATACTATATTATCAGTAAATATATTATTTCCATCATTAATAACAGCAAGATTAATAAGCTGTTTCTTTAAGATATCTTTACCTTCTAATTTAGCATATAATATTTCAGTATAATTTTCATTCCAGAATCTTCTTTTAGCAATTACATTACGTCTTTCAATTCTAGTATTTAAATTATATCCAGGTTTAAGATCTCTAGATGGAACTTTATAATTTATAGTAAGATCTAGGAATTCTGGTATACTAGCAAGTTCGTCTATTTCTCCAACAGTTTCAAACTTACTATAAATAGTTTTATTTTCTTTACTTCCCCAGATAACAGTTTGATCAGCTGGAGTCTCTCCAGTATGATTTATAATTATATCACCATTATATTTAGTATCAAGTATTATGATTTTATCATATTTATTTATATCAGCATTATTAATTTTACTAGCAATAACTTCAGCAGTATCACAATTTAAAGTAAAATCAACTCCAGCTTTAACTACTAATGTACTATCAGCATTAGCTGGTGCTATAAATACAGGTTTACATTTACGATTACCATATACTGTAGTAAATATTCTTATAGGAATACCATCACTATTACATTCAACTTTAGCAATATGTAAATTGCTATCATAAATAGCAAATAAACTACATTTTATCTTAGGATTATTAATATCCTTTTGATATTGTATTTTTACGTTTACATATTCAGATGCATTATCACTTATACTCATAGTATTACTAAAAATATAAGGTTTTGTAGTATCAGTAATCTTTCTAATTTCAGATTGTACATTTTGAAACTTTGTATGTACATCTATAAATGAACCCATAGTTCTTATAAGTCTATCATCTAGATTTATATGTTTAAGATGTACTTTATGCCATCCATACTTAATTGGATCTTCTACAGAACTATAGAAATTATTTATTAGATTTATATATCTATCTAATAATATAGCATCATTTTTAAGAACATGTGTTATAAGCTTATAAATACGTTCTCCTAAGTTAAGATAACGAGTTTTCTTTACTTCTACTTCAGTTTTTGGATCTGTATACCAGTTTACACTTTTATCATCAAGCTCAGTGTCGTGATCTATTACTAAATCATTCCATGTATGACTTGGTGTAGTATATTTATTATCAAATTTACTATCATTGATAAAATATGAATAAGAGAAGCTTTCATTTGTAGTAAGTTCTTTAGAACCAAACCATGCAAGTCTCTTAATAGGTACATTATCAGGATATATATCATCTAGATATATAGCAGGTCTATATTCAAGTGATCTATTAAGTTTTGCAATATCATCTATTCCAGCAATACCATTAAAAGATTGTATATCTTTAGTAGATAGTGGAGTATGACATACTTTTTCTATAACATTCTTATAGAATTCATTAGTTCCTCCGCCTCTATAATATTTACGGAATGTGGTTACAAGTTTACTCATATCCTTCATAATATTACGTATTAATAGGTCATCTTCTTTAGAAAGCCAGTTACTCATTTTAGCTTCATTACGATAATAACTATAATCTTTATATATAGCACTATAAGTATGATCATTATCAGCAATTGTATACATTAATTCAAATAATGAGAAGAATGGATATACAAATGTTTTAAATATAGCTGCAGTCATTTTTTCTATATTAGTAGTTAAGAATTTACTCATCATAAGAGGTAAATTATTTTTAAGTCTAGCCCAGCTAAACTTTATAGAGTTAACCGCATTATTTTCAAGTATATGGTTTCTAATTTCTTCAGATAATATAGTAGTAACCATATTATCCATATTATGCATAAATAAATCATATATTTTATTTATAAGAGTTTTATTATATGCACTAACATCAAGTTCTTTAATAGCAATTAAATCAGTTCTTCCTTTATTTCCTTCTGTGATAGTTAAGTTACCACTAAGGTTATAAATATCTTGGATTAATTGTACTAATTTAGTAGCATTTTCCCATGTTAAATAACCATAATCATCATAAATCCAAGTATGATTTGAGTCTAATCCATGATCATTTGGTATTTCTGACTTACGATATTTAAATCTATTAACTATAAGTCCATGAACATCACTACTTAATATAGCAAGTCTAAGCCTAGCTATATTTGCATTTAGTCTTCCATATGCATTCATTCCTATATAATCTGGAACAGTAGTTAAGTTTATATCAGTAGGAACATTTTGTAAATCACGGATTATACGTCCATTTGCTAATGCTATAAGATCTTCATGTAAGTTTAAATGTGGACTTGTATATCCTGTAGCTACATTAGTTTTAAGATCTATTACAAGATCTATATATTCATTAAGTTTATCAATTAATGTATTATATACATTAACATCAAATCTTATCACAGAAGTATTATCGTCTGCTTCGTTATAGAATACTAAATCTTGCATTATGCTATGGTATAAATTGTCTTCTTTTATATTAGAAATCATATAACCAAATGGGAACTTTAATGTATATTCAAGATAACGTTCATTAAATTGACTTATTTGATCCAATGCATCAAATACATGATAATCTTCTATACTTTTATAGCTATATTCGTCTAATGCAAATAAATCTATTTTATTAAAAGTATTAAGATCTATAAGTCTATTAAAGAACATATCATTCTTCATAACTTTATTAATTCTAACTCTCAAAGCCTTATCTACTACTATTTCTCTTACAGTAGCTAAACTTGTAGCATTATCGCTACGAAGTTCTTTAATAAGGTTATTAATTTCTAATATATTTCCACTATTATGAATATTAAATAAAGCTTCGATACTAGAAGATAATTGGTTTGGATATTTCCATATACTAAGTTTCTTAGCTTTAGACTTCGCATTTCCTATTATATCAGATTTTTGGAATGTTATTTCTGGCATATTAATATCATCTTTAAGATCTCCAGTAAGATTTTCTTTAAATGGAACGTTTATACTCCAATATTGCTCAAGTTCTCCATATACTGTAAAACTTCCGCTACTACGTATAACTTCGTGGTCATAATCAGTACTTTCTATCTTAAACCCTTTAATGATATCAGTAACCCATGCAGAATTAAACTCACTGTTATATGGAACATCCTTAGAAATATTACGTATAATAATATTATTACGTTTATCACGTACTTCAATATTAATTCTTTGAAGTTTTGGTAATACTTCTATAATAAATTCTCCATGGTTAGGATTCCATCCATCAAAATAAGTAGTAGTTTTTGCTTTATAACCAACCGGGAATGTAATCGTAGGTTTTCTCCACCCACGTATAGATACAAGTTCAGTTCCAACTAGTTTTTCACCAAACATATATTTAATAGTTACCTTATGTAAAGTTCTTTGCGGGTCTATTTTAATTTGAGGTATAACATTATTATCTACTAATATACGTTTATTTCTAGCACTATCAATTATTATATCATCTGGACTTACTATACTATATCCAAACGGCATATTAATTTTAGTTTTATCTATAACGTCTCCAGTATATCCAGTAAAACTTTGTCTGTGGATTACTTCTCCAGTAACATTATCTACAAATAATAAAGTATTAGTAAGTATTGTACGAATAACATTTACGTTATTTGCTATACCAAGACTGATAACAGGACTTTCTCCTAGACTATATCCAGTAGGAATATGTAGATTTAATGTATTAGTATTAAATGTAGTAAATTCTTCACTATCAACTATTTTATTATTATAGATATAGTTTACAATTGTATACTTGTAATTTCTATCATCTACTATTTTATTAGCAGCTGGATTTTCTTGAGGTTTTGGAGTAGTATCAGGTTTATAATTTCCTTCAAATACATGCAAACCTTCAATAGAAGTTCCTCCATCTCTACTAAATCTAATTACACTATAATTAAATGTAACATTTTCCCAATATCTAACCACTATCGGATTTGTATATTCAAGTTCTATATTAATTACTTTATTAGAATCCATTACTATTGGAAGATTACTATTAACTATACGAACATTTGGTATAGTATGTAATATATTTGTATCTAGAACACTACCATTTCTAATATTATTTATACTATAACTACCACTAGCAGCCGGAATACTTCTAGATTCATATTGCCCAGCTTCCACTTGGCCTGGTTCTCCATTTGTAGCTTTATAGTTTATAGCTCTCATAACCCAGTTTATAGTAACGTTATAGAACTGATTTTCTCTATTAGTTAGTACATTATTTGGACTATAAATAGGTTCATATTCTAATACATATCTCATACTATATTGCATAGTAAATGGATCTATAACTGTTTTAAGTCTATACCCCGGGTAACTATAATTAAATCCAGACCAGTTACTGTCAATTAATGTACCATCTTTGATATCAAAATGATTTTCATAATCAACTTTACCATCTACTACAACTTCTACAGTGAGTCTATGTACTAAAGTTTTATCAAATGGGGTATTAACATCATCTGCTATTCCAATATCTTCTTCATTTATAGTATAAATAACTTCATCATTCATAAATGGAATATTCTTCCATTTATTACCATCGACATTTGTATGCATTACATATGGTTCTAATAAAGTTTTATTATTTTCTAATACTTTAGCATAACTTGCTAAATCTGGTTGTGTAAACCTTTCAGTTCCACGTTTTATAATCATAAGGCCAAGACATTGATCTTGGCCAATATCAATTATATTTCCTTTCTTATCGAAAGATTCCCCTTCTTTTTGAGGAATTAGCATATTCTTTTTAATCTTTTCAAAGTTTTCTGCGTCTGTATCATCAAATGATATTACATCGTGTTCTGGAGTTACTGTACGAAGCTCTACAGCATTCCATTCTGGAATAGTCTCTCCAAGAATTAATGTGTCCGCAGAATCATTACGTAATTTTTTATCACGTAAAATAACGGCAACTCTTATATCATTATCCATTTATTTCCTCCCGTTATATTATTTGTATTACTCCTTTTACCTCATTAGAAGTTACATAGTTTGGTGCTTCTATTATATATCCAACTGTAGCACCTACTGGAATATTAAGTTTTTGATTAAATTCATATTTTACTACTCCTTCACGTAATTCTTCTGAAGTTAAGCTATTTTTTGCATCAGAACGATATCTCATATGTAGCTCATTATTTACATAAAGATTTACAGTAAGTATCATTCCTGGTTTCCAATATGCAGTTGGAACTATTATTGTATTTCTTAATTCTTCATATTTTATATAAGTATTCTTAAATGATAATTTTCTTAAAGGAATACTAAAATCTTTAGTAAGTCCTAAGTTAGTAATGTCTATATCAACATTCCAGTCTTCTATAGCTTTACCAGCATTACCATTTATAAGAGTCATATCTTCTGTAAGTTTAAGTCCTCTAGGAATACTAATTGTAGCATCTCTAGTAATTACTGTATTACGATATGGTGTAAGTCCAAATGTGTTATAATCTCCATGTCTATTTACAAATGACGCTATATCATTTATATTATTAGTATTCTTATAAACTTTAGTTACTAATGTATCTAAATATGCAGACCATAGTGTAAATCTAATATCATAATTAACTCCTATATAAATAATACCATTTTGAGTTACTTCTGCCATAGATACTATATTAGAACCTAATTTAGCACCATATTGTGCTACCACTATATCAGAAGTTTTAAGTCTATTAATTTCATTTATAGTATCATTTGTAGCTACTTTTGGTAAGTATGCATTTATTCCAGGTCCAAACTCTATATAAGTTTTCGCAGCATTAAATTCTCCAGTAAGTATAATAGGAGACAGTAAAGCTTCAGGTCTTATATTAGCTTCAGTATATTCAATTGGTTTTGGAACTACTGGTTTTGGAATAGGATTATATCCACTATTATTAGGATATACTTGTACTTGTCTAGAAGATGCTTCTATTATTTCTTGATCTATAAGTCCAACAGAACGCAAGTTTCTGTTAGAAGTTATCATATTATTACTAATATTACGAGCAACTCCAAGAATATTTTCTATTTTAGGAACATTTGTAAGCTCAGATCCAGTTATTTCATTACCAGATTTATTTATAAATTTAATATTATTTATAAAGTCTTTAGAACTAGCTATAAATCTCTCTTCTGATTGGTTCTTGAATTGTAGATTTACTGTACTAAATCTATTGATATCTGGAGCCATAATAGCAGGATAATCACATAAATAATAATCTCCTACATTTATATGACCAGTTGTAGTTTCTAAATACTTATTCATAATAGTTGGAATATTAGTAAAAGTATCAATTGGATTTGATATATATCTAGCAGTTCCTAGAACGTATTGCTTATAATAAGACTTTTGATTTTCTTTATTTCTAGTAAGAATATCAAATTCTACGATAACTGGAATATTATTAACCATTTTATCTGGATATGATGGTCTATTATTAGTACCGTCATTATATATTCTTCTTATAGGAAGTTCATTAATATTAAAATACATAAGACCAGCAGCATTCCAAGAAGCTTTATTAGTATATTCCATATTACTACGATTTAACCAGTTATAAATAAGTCTATTAAATGTATAATCATATCTAATCATATTATTAGTAAATCCGGCAACTCCAGAACCTAATATATCACGTCCATAACTATACATAGCACATGCTGGTATAGTATCACTTAAATGATTATAAATATCATGTTCTCCACTATATCTTACAGAATTAGCAGAATATCCTTCTATATCATAAATAGAAGCTTCTTTAGTAAGTTCTAATTTAACAGCATTTGGTATTATAAAGTTACCAGTCCATTCTTGTCCTATTTTTGTAGTAATATAAGCTGTTTTAGTAACTCTAAGATTATACTTGAAAGGTTCCTTCATAATAGTAGTTAAATTATTAGATTGAAGTTGTGTTTTAAGCTCATATGAAGCATCATATGGTATTCTAGCAGATACTGTATTGTGTTCTGTAAACTTAACTTGCATTATACTAATATTTTCACCGTAAGACTTTACAGGAACCATTATAATATTACTACTAATATCGTAATTAGTAACAGAATCTATTGGAATAAATCTATGGTTACTCTTATTAGAAAAACGTTTAAGTCCAACTATATTATTATCTATATACATTTCCTTTTTAGTTGGATATTGTAAGAATCCAGGAATTTCATCCTTACCTACTATATTATTCTTATAAGTAACATCTACAGATTTAGTAGATATAATATTATTAGGTTGTCCTTCTAGATGATATTTAAATTGTACTATACGTTGTACTTTCTCTACTTTATAAGATGTAGTTTTGACTACTATATCTATAATAGGTGCAGAACTCATATCAATGTTAAGAGAAGTAAATGTACTATTATCTATTTTTAAATAATCTGGTAAATATTTATTTACATCAGTCATACTAATAGTAACCATACCATCTGCTACACAATATTTAGCTTCAGCAATATAAAGATCTTTATCATTTTTATCTCTATAAATAAATCTTACTATTTTATGTATTTCTTTATGAGATAATAGATCCACAAGTATAATACTAGTATTATCTGTTATATTATGCACTCTATCTGGATTTCTATAAGTATAATCAGTATGTAAATGAGCAAGACCTATTTCTTTTTCTTTAATAGAAGTGATTCCTTTATCTATATAAAGTCTCTTATTATTTCCAGGCTCATATACATCTTCCCATCTTTTATGTATTGGGTTCCAGTCCTTATATTGATATCTTATACCAACTATATTAACTTTATCTATAATCTTTTTATTTTCTATATCAATAGAAGGGTCATCATTTGTAATAACTGCAGCTTTTACAAGAGTATCAAGATCATTAAGCTCATTATCTGTATACCAGTTACTAGGTTTTATAGTAAATAAAGTTTTATTAACATCATTTATAGTTTTACCAGATTTAAGTTTATAACCAAATGTAGTTCCTCTACTATTTGTAGTAAAATCATCATTTATATTAGTTATTCTATTAGCAAAACTATCTGGAAGCATTTCTAATGAGTTTATATCGTATTCAAAGTCGGCCATTTCTACAGTTATATTAGGTTTTACTATATAAGTAGCCCAAAACTCTCCTACTTTATTAGCATCCCAACTACCGTCGTCAAATATCTCATGTTTAAGTCTTAAAGTAAAGAATCTACGGCTACTACTATCACGTTCAAATATAGGAAGTCCATAACGTCCATCTACAATTGATATATTCCCTTTGATAGCTTCATTAGTAATATCTATACTAGGAGTATAACTTAAATTATATTCATTCGCATAAAATCTAGTAGTTCTTTCGGTATATTTACCTTTATAAGCAACATCATATATTTCTGTACTACTAAAATAGTCATCAAATAACATATTTCTAGTATAAGTTTTCTTACTTTCATCACCTATTACTGTTATATCTGTAGAAATATTAATAGGAGCTACATCTACTATAAGCGTAGTATCAGCTTTAACCTGGAATCCATGTAAGAAAGTATTAACTTGTCTAGCATTAGTAGACGGCATATTATATAACATATATCCACTAGGAATATTTAAATGGTAATACATTATAGTCTCATTCTTAAAGAAAGTAAGTTTTTGTGTACCAACTAACCAGTTATTACTATTATTATCAGGAAAATCACGTTTAAATTTATTTACATACTTAATATCAACAGTGCAAATATTATGAATATCGTTTTCATTTTCTTCATCTTCTACAATAGCATTATCATCCTTATAAATACTATCAAGGTTTACTATTACAGTTTTATTATCGGCAAACTTATAGTTCATTATAAGTTGCTTATTATCTCCAAGTCTATAATGAGTATGTCTATTATGTTTTATAATAAAATCTTCAAGTTCTGTAGAAGTAATACTACTTCCAGTACTTTTATTTACAAGTTCTGTTATACTATAATATGTAGGTTTATGATATATGTATATAAGCTTTAATATTTTTCTAGGACTTTGCCCATCAACTTCTCCGTATTCTGGTATTTCTATTGGTGGTATTTCCACATCATTAGGATCTGGTTGACCTCCTTTTGTATGTATTACTAGAACTTCTCCAGCTTTAAGATCTATAGTTTTACTCTTAAATGCACTATTAGAAACTATTTTAGCATTTTCTACAATAGTACTCATATCATTAATCTTAGTCTTTACATCTCTAATACTATCATCTAATGCATTTATTGTAGTATTAATACGTAATGCAGTTTCATTTAAGTTTACTATAGATTGGTCTATTTTCTTAGTAAGTGTTTCTATATTAGCAGTTACACTTCCAGCTATATCTGTACTAAGTTTATATAATAATTTAATTACATCATCTAGATTATGTATCTTTTCATTTTCTATAATTTTTGATACATCATAGAACACCAAGTCTGATGTAATATAAGGTATAAGAACATCTCTTTTACCATCTTTAAATGTTTGCATTACATATGGGGTAAGCTCATTTTTATTCTTTTGAATAAATCTATAAAATTGCTCTATAGTAGACTCATTATATCCTGTATTTCCGTTATTATCTTGACGTAGCATAAGCCACATACTAGGTTCAAAGTCTTTAGTTCTAGTTACAGAAACTTCTAAAAAGTTTGATATAAATTCTCTAAGTCTTGTACCTGTTAATGTAGTAATATCTACAGGTCCATTTGGTCCCATTATTTTAATAGTTCCTCTTATAGGCTTTCCATCTTTTGGAAAATTATTATTAAGAGGTCCTATTGGAATACCATTTTCGTCCTTACCATAGTCTATAAAAAGTTCATTTTGCTTTATGTGATTATAACTATCAGTACTTAATAATGTAAAACTCATACGTCCAGCTTTAATCATTCTATCCGTTTGCATTAATAAGTCTTTAGTTTCGTCTAACTTCAAAGACATCGTAAAAACCTCCTTTTTTTTTATATTAAAATATATTAAAATTCACAGGTAGTTGTTCCAAAATGGGCCATCTGAAACAATATAATACGCATCGTTAAAAAACAACACAATGTTTTAAAATCTTATATAAAGGAGGTAAATTCTAATGAAAATTGTTACTTATGGTAATATTTCTCTCGATGAATATAAAAATACATCATTTACAGAAGAATGTGAACTTATATTTGAGTCTATAGAAATACCAACAGAAATAGATTTTCTAAATGATAATGAAGAACTTGCTACCGAAGGTATCTGGGATATCACTAAAGGAGTGGGAAATACTATAACTAATACATATAATATAGCTAAAACTACAACTAAAGGAGCTACTCAGCTTGCTGGAACCATTTTACGTAAATCGAACGATATGCTTAGATTCTTTAATAACCAATTAAAGAAAGCTCTACCTAGAATAGTAGAAAGTTTAAGAAAAAGTTTAGAGCAATTAGAAATTACATATATGAAACTTACTAAATTCGATGGTAGACTTAAGGAAATAGCTATTAGAGCTACTAATATGATTAATACTAAAAGTTATGAACGTATTAATACTATACAGCCAATGACTATTAGATTTTATCATACACAAGCTAGAGTATTTAAAGAAATAGTTGATATTGTAGGAGATTATCATTATTTATGTCATAAAGTATGTGGAATACAACTTGATGCTAGTAAAATATATGTTCAAACTAATAATGATGTTATTTTTACAGAGAATAATACTGGAGCTAAATTAATTGCACCAAGTGATCTTATGGATAAAGTAAGAGAACTTACAAAAGTTAGAGATAAAGTAAATTTAGAAGAAATTGCTAGAATTATAGGTATAGCTCAAAAATCTGTGGAAGCTTACAATGGAGCTATGACTAAATATGGTGAAAATAGTATTCTTAGAGCTTGGATAGAAAAAGAAGGAAATAGTCTTGGATTACCAATTAATTTCTTAAATCTTGGAAGTCTTAATACTAAATCTAGAGCTAGAATAAATGAATCTGAGAAGAAAAAGGGTATAAACCCATTAAAATATGCTCTTATTCCAGATAATAGCACAATTACATTTAATCCAAATGCGTGGAGAGATCAAAAAGCTAAATTTATTAATATGGTAGATGCAGAACCTGCACAGGGTGGAATGGTTAAATCATTTGTTGCACTTATAAATGGACAAGCAGGTGGACAAATGCAAAAGAGTACTATATCTGTACTTGTAGATTTAGTAAGAAAAGGTGGAGCTTCTGTAAAGAAACATACTGATATACTAAATAAAACTGCAAAGAAAGAAATAGATGAACTTATTGCATTTAGTAATGGACTTAGTAAATACCTGACTTCAGAAGATCAAACTAGAATAAATGCTGCTACACAAAATGATGCTGCTAGAACATCTGCTGGACGTCAAGTAGTTCAAGCTGATACTGGAATTGGTGGAAACGCTCAAGATAATATAGGAGCTACTAAAGGTGGAAATGACCAATCTAAAGTAATACATGCCATAAGTACAGGAATACTTTCTTATATGAGTGGTTGGTATAGTATTATATTTAAACTTAATAGTTTTTATAGTCAATGTAGCACTGGGTTATTATCTGCAGTATTTGATATTACTAATGAAGTTGATAGTTGTTGTACTATGGTTGAAAATGGAAATGTAGAGCAACAAGATGGTTTCGACCAAGCTAGAAATGATGTAAAGGAAACTGCACCAGCTACAGATGATACAGGAGGTTTCTTTAATGGCTAAGGTAGAGAGAATATCAGCTAATATTATTAGTCCTAGACCAACAAGAGAACAAGCTGAATTACAGATAGGTTTAAATAATAAGACCTGGTATGATAGTCCCATTACAAGTATGATGAATAACCCGTCTGTTATATCAGACTGGTGGAATATAAATTCAAATGAAACTACTTTTAGCGAAACTGCAAATTTAATGAAATCTAAGACAGATAGTACAAGATTTAACTATATAGAAGGTTTTGTACACTATGGACGTAGTAGCCAGGAAATAGAAGATAAACCTGACACAGAAAGACGTCTTGCAATTAATTTAGCAGATGGACAAACTATGATATTAGGTGGAACTATAGAACCTAAAGAAGGAGACCACTTTATACCATATAGTCATAAGCATATAGATGTTCCTTTTATGGTTACTAAAGTAACTCCTGCAAACCTTATTAATAAAGAAGTATGGGTTGTAGATTATACTGAGTCTACTGTCTTTAAGAATAGACAAGACTTAATGGAACATACTGTGAAATGGTATGTTTATAAAAGTGAAAATGTTGGTACTGGAAAAAGTACAATAGTTGATAAAACGACTGATGACAAAATGACTAACATGGAAAAAACTATGGATAATATCCAAAAGATGTTAGTCGAAGCATTTTATGACAAAGACCTTGATGTATATGCATTTCATAGTAGTTTATATGGAAATTATATATTTAACTATTACGCAAATGATAGGCTACAAGAAACTCATAGACTTCTTAAATATGGACATAATAGAAATACGTTATTCTTTACTAATATATATGCATTTGACAGAGTAACTGCTAATTATAAGACTTCTATATATGAGAAAATGCTTAGTAGAAAGTTTAATAAATTAGAAGAAACATTCCCAGAACCAGATGATAATAGGGTTACTTCTGGTGCTGGAGAAATATTACATCAACTTATGGATATTAGGGATCAAATAAATGAAGAATATGGTAATTACACTCCAAAATATAGTTATCATATTAAACTATATTTGAGACAAAAGAGTAATCATATGATATTTAGTAGTCTATATAATACAGACTTTGTATTAGTTGATATGTTAAATACAGCTGGATTTATAGACCCTTATTTAAAAAGTTGTTATTATACATATGAAATTAGACATCCATTACTTTGTAAGTTTTTTGATGCATGGATGGATAAGAATTTTGACTTATTTGAAAATTATTTAAAAGAATTAGAAGATTATTATGTTGATAAAGATAATATAGATGATTATTTTGGAGCTACACTATTATTACTATTACTTAAAGAACATTATGGAGAAGTTAGTAAGGATGTATTCCAACCAACATATGCTAAGAACTTTAATAGAGGAGGTAAATAATGGGAGATTTATCATTATTTATGGTATTTATGCAAAACTATGATACGATTAAGAAAAAAATAGCTAGTATCGAAAGTACAGAGAAAACTGCTGAAGAAAGTGTAATTATAATATAGGAGGATTTGCAATGGCTAAAGAAAAAAGAGAAGATGAAATGACTGTAAGTAATCCTACAGTTGAAGAATTAAAAGAAATGGAAAAACCTAAGAAAAGAGAATCTTTAATATCAGGAGAAATGTTTCATGTACCAGAAGAAGTTAAACATGCTGAAACTGTTGAGCTTAAACAAGAAGAAAAAATAGATCTTGTTACACCTGAAAAGGTTAATGAAATTGTAGCAGAATGGCAATATCCAGATGCTAGTTATGCTTTTAGCGTAGCTGGAAGAAATGGAAGCCAAATATTAGAAAATAAAGAAGATGTAAGTCCAACTGATAGAATGATTCTTACTATAGAAGAAGCTAAATTAGTAGTAGATAGAGGTTTTACTCTTAGATGGACAGTTCCAGGATATGAAACTAGTGTATGGTTTAATCAAATATTAGCTAGATGGAACTTTGATTTCTTCGCTGCATTTATTAAAGGTGAAATTGAAGCTGGAAGACTTAATAAATATTCATTTTAATTAACAAAAAAAATATATGAGGGTATAGTTATACACGATCCCTCAAACGTGTTGAGTGTTTTAGTTAATTAAACCGTTAATCTTACTATGAACATAAAGTCTTAACTTAGTTTCATTTAACATTTGATTAATATAATCCAATATAGATATATCATCTTTCGTTATATCAAACTCAGAATTAACTTTATTATTCAAGTCTATAAGATAACAGTACAAATTAACATCGTGTTGAAATGCATCATAGTCACAACTTGCTAGGTCGTTAACTATGAAATTATCCAACATTGAATGAATTGTAGATATGTCACACATTTCATTCAACACCTCCATGGATACATGAGAATTTAGCTATTTATAATTTTATCCGCAAATTATAAAATACATAAATGCTACATATATCTATATTAGTATATGTAATCGTTAAAACGCTAAGTTCTCATTCCTTCGGAGGTTCTTAAAATCAAAAAAAAATAAATACCCCAATATAGAATTATTTATCTATATTGGGGTTATTCTTTTATTTACCGTTAGAAATTAAATGTACGAGTAAATACATCTGCTTCTCTAACTTCTTTTATAAGTTTATCTAAACTTTTATTATCTTTTACACTAATACAGTAATTGTAATTAGTTACTGTAGAATTCATTGGTACATGATTTATATATAAATCATAATTAGAATACATTAAGAAATATATTGCTGACGGAGTAGTTACTTCTACTAATGGTTTCATATCACAATTTTCTGTAAATTTTTCAAATAGTGTAAACATAGCCATTTCATCAGCATATAAATCTGTTACTTTAGTATGTTTATTAAATTCATTCACATCTATATTAAGATTATAAGAATTAGTATTTATATCAAATATAGTCATACATCTTAATAAAGATAATGGATTTTCTACTTTATTAGCATATAAACTAAGCATTGTAGTAGGAACTATTTTATTTTCTAAATCTACCATAAACTTTTTAATATAAAGTATTAAGAATATTATAAGTTTATTAATATTTACTAATCCAAATTCTAATAATGAATCTACTAATCTATTTCCTTTATTAGAATCTATACGAACATACAATTCATTATTCTTAAATAACATATATTCACTATCTGTAAATAAAGTTGGAAATAGATTTTTAATTATTACTATAAATAATGCTATATCTTGTGTATTAGAATATGTTACTATAGGATTACATGCAGGTCCTGATACTAAAGATAATTTAGCTACATATTCACCATTAGTAATCTTTTCTATATCTGGATTTATATAAGTTAACCATTTATCTTTATCTCTAATACTCAAATATTCATCAAACAATTCAGCTGCTTTTAACTTTTTAAAACATAATTTTTCAAAATCTTTAATCATTGACATTTCAATCTCTCCTTATAATTTCTTTATTATTTGATCTTCTAATATTTTATCAGTTATAATTAAATCATATTTATCATACATAATATATGTATTATTAAAGATATAATTTAATATTTCATATGTATAACCCTTTGGATTTATACAATCTATAACCATATTTATAAATATAAATAGCTTCAAATATTCATTTACTGGATTCCATTCTTTTGTGACTCCTGGGTATAAATGTAAATTTTTATAGAATAGCTCTTGAAGTTTTGTAATACTTAGAAATTCTAATGGACGCAATCTAAGAAATTTATCTTCAATGTATACAGGTTTAGTCATTTCGAATCTAAGTTGCATATTACTTTCAATGTTATCTATATTTTTACTAGCTCTATAAAGCCATTCTCCAATAATATGCCAGTCCATATTAAGTATAGATACAGCATCTTCATATTGATAACCCATGTAAAGTTTTATACTACGACATGGCTTATAGAATCTACATTTTCCTAAATTGTAATCTAGATTATTTCTAATATCATAATCTAAGTATAGTTCTGGTTTAGAACTATCTCCTATATTCTTTATAAGATTAAATATTAGTAATAGCATATAAATTCCATATCTATTCCATTCATCTATTGTAAATACTAATTCTTTAGTTAATGTTCCAGATATATTGGGATGTGTCATAACAGATGGTTTATATTCTATTTGTATTGATAATTCATCTTCATCATATAGAAATGTAGTCCCAGCTTTAAATTTAGTCCCATCATATAATACGACATCTGTTGGAGTTGTATAGTATTCACTTTTAATATAACCTTCTATATCACTTATTATTGGTACTTTAGAACCTTTTAAAAATCCACTAGTAACAAACTTTTTTGCATCAAACATATATCTCACTCTCCTAATAAATCTATTATTTTAATTTCTGTTAATAAATTTTTAACTTCAGGCATATTCATATAATTACCATCATATGTTAATAATCTATCTTTTCTATTAGTGTCAACATCAATATTGGCTAATTTATTAATAATGACATCAGTTGCCATTAATAATGTAGTTTTTCCATTCTTTAATTCTATATTAAGTTCTTTTGCTATAGAACCTAGATTCCATAATATAAGATGTCTCATTTGAAATAATGCTCTATTAGTTTCTACAAAATAGCTTACTACATTTTCATGTAGAAGTGTACCATTGGCTTTATCAACGATATCGTTATAAACTTTTTCTTCAGCTTTATAGTCTGGATATCTAAATACATCAACTGGAAGAGGTCTATTATCATACATTTCTCTTAATTCTTCAGTTCTCTCTGAAATTCTTTGATTTATATATGCAGTTATATTATTTGAATTTATAGCATCTATATATTCTTTTATTCCTCTATTATAGTTATAACCTTCACTATATAATACTATATTTTCTATAAGTTCTTTATTAAATATTTTCAATACTTCATCTCTTTCTTTATTTTCCATTTTTATTAACTCCTTTCAATATACTAGCTGTAAGTTTTATTTGTTTAAAATATGCTTCATTTTCAGTTACCAATTCAATTATTCTATTATAATATCTAGTTGGCATTCCAATAAACATTCTTGGTAACTCTAGTTCGTATTTAATTTTAAATGTTGATTTTTTATAATTCTGTAAGAATAACATTATAATATCTCTAAAATAATCTCTCTCATTATCATATTTCATTTCATTATATTTAGATACTGGAAATCTTCTAAAGTTATCATCCCATATATAATAATGATGATAATATAGCATATATACAAGATCATCTATATTATTTATAATAATTTGCTCTAATATATGTGATAAATATACCGCATTAATATACATATTACCTATTGAAAAATTTAATAGATATCTATTTTCTTTCAAGAATTTAAGTGTAAATATATCAAATGTACTAAGTAAATTAGCAGATTCATCTACATATTGTTCTCTATAGAAGTATAATTTATCACGCAATATACAATCTGGAATAGTTTCTATATCCATATATGTTTTATCTACAGTTTGTATTAAATCAGGTTCTACATATTCATAATCAGTAGTTTTAAAGAACTTTTTAAATGTTTTTATATTTTTATTAATTGCATTTAACTCATCTTGAAATTGTATTGTGGGCTTTAAAATATCCCACAATGCAGACTTTACAGTACAAATTACTATTTTATTCATCATCACTCATCTCCGGTTCAGGTAAAGAACGTTCTTGTGAACTAATATTATGTTGATCTAAATCATAAAATGGTCCTCCTCTTAATAAATCCAACATACTTTCATCAGTATTGAATAGTTTTAAATTTTTAACTATTTTAAACATTTCACTTATTAAGAATAGCTCAAAACCTGTAATAGCATCTCTATATCTACTAATAAATCTTTCTTTGTAATCTTCATAATTATGATATTCTACTATAAATTCTAAGAAACCTTGTAAGAATTTAATAGATGACATAAACATTTCTTTAGAAACATCAATCTCTCTAACTATAATTTCTGCTATGTCTTTACATAATCTAGAAATCATCAATTTATCAATTGCAAATACTAAACCACAAGCATCAACCATTTTATCAATATCCATGTTATTTACATCTATAACCAAACCAGCTTCTTTTACAGTTCTAAATCTATCTTGCATAGATGTCATAGTTGTATATTTATGATTAACATATGTGTATTTATATATTTGTAATGCACTATATGATAGATTTCTATATATACGTTCATAACCAATATGTGAATATACATGATCTTCAGAACTTCTTACTACATCTTCAGCATTTGGCCATTTAACCTTTAATATATAATATAAATTAGAATTCATTACATTCTTCTCTTTATTTAATAAATGTAATTCATTTATCATTAAATTTAGTATCTTTGTATCCATTATTCTATTTCCTCCTTATTATTTTTCAAATATATTACTTCCAGTAAAGTAATGATCAAATAATGCTGGCATATATTTATACATTTTAGACATTGTATTTCTATCATTTTCTGATATACTCTTAATTTTCATTAAGAATAATGTTTCTAAATTACTTGCATCTCTAATAGTTGCAGTTGTAATTGTATTTATAAATGTGAATAATGCATCTGGTGGATTTATATTATCTTCTTCAACTTTAGGATTTTCTAATTTTGATACACCCCATACATATTTATGTAAATTTGGATTTTCTAACTTATAAACTTCCCATATATAATTAACTAAATCTTGATATTTAATATTAATAGTGTCTTCACTAACTAAAATTATATTAATCAAGTAATTTTTTATAATTTTTATTGTATCTTTATCAAGTTTATTAAAATTAGTTTTAATATCAGTTAATGATATTACATTCAATGTACTTAAAATATATTTTTCTGCAAAATATATAAACCCATCATTAGTTATGCTATTACTAGGCATTTTTCTACCTAAAGAGTTTTGTCCTAAAATTTCACTAACTTCATTAAATATATTTGAAGCTATAATAGGATCACAAGTATCTAAATCCTCACCTTTTTCGTATGCAAGTATTTCAGCCAATGCTCTTCTATATTTTTTATTAAGATCTACTCTATTTTTAAGTAAATCGATAGATCCAAATATTTCTATATATTTATCAGTTTTCATATCTCCTCCTTAAAATCCATTCTTTATAAAGTTACTAATAGTTTTAACCTTATTTAATGTATCTAATACAGCTTTAGTATCTTTTTCATTAAATAATTGACTTCTACTAATATAATACATATATAAACTACATTCATCAGCTGTAAATACTTTATTGTAATTTTCCTTTATAGTTTCAACTTTATTTTTACTATTAAATAAAGATTTTAATAGTAATGAGAATTCAAGTTCAAGTTCAGATTTTCTAATCATCATGTTATAATGATAATCATTTAATTCTGTAGTTCTCTTTATAAAAGCTACAAGATCTTTTATAAAGAAATCCATAAGTCTTACATTTATATGGTATAACATCGCATAATGGAATAATACCTTTTCTCCAAACTTATTTTCTCTAAGTTCTTTAGTTTCAAATTCTAATCTTTCATCGTACATACTCTTTCCGTTTGTAAAAGCTGCAAATTGTTGATTTACTATAGTAGACTGTACGTAAAGCATTTCATGTTCCATTGGAGTTACTTCTTTAAATGCAAGTTTACTTTGTACATCTAATACTCTTTCAGAGTATGCTGCATTATTTTCCATTATAGCTCTGCTAATAGTTTCCATTGATTCCGCAAGTTGATCAATAACTTCTTTCATATTTATTATTCTATTTGTCATTTCCTTTATCATTTTATCTCTCATATTCTACTTCCTCCAATCAATTTTAAGAATTTTTCAAATCTTTCATATTTTACAGTAGATACTATTTTAAATGATTCTACTATTCTTTTTGCTAAATCATATTCCCATTCGTTTATGTTTTTATAAGACTCTTTAATAGATTTTTCTATATTATCTAATGATTTTTTATCATCTATTACTAATTGATACGCTATGTAGAATGGAATATCTTCCAGCACTCTTCTAGTGATATGTCTTTTATATCCAGATACTACATTATAAGAATCTACTATTTCTGTATCTATTTGATAACTATATAACTCTACAATTTCTAGTATAGTATCACTTTGTAATTTACTTACATCCATACTAAATAGTAATAACTGATCTATTAAAGATTTATCAACATTTTCTGCTATAGTATTAAATTCTCCTACTATTCTATCGATTTGATAGTCTCTAAATATCTCATATACGTCATCAATAATATTATTACTTAAATCTTCCCGATTCATTTGTAAAAATATTTTAGCAAGTACTCTATTAGTACGTAAATATTTATGATTAATTAGTTCTCCTTCTCTTTTATCTAAGTAATCATCAATTTTAGCTTTATTTGCAGTTTTAAATCCTCTAATAGTTTTTAATAATCTTATACAAACTGCATAAATCTTCAGTTTCACAATTGCCATATCTAGATATCTATCTAAATACTCTGATTTTAACTCATCCTCCTTTATAATTTCAAAAATTCTTGATTTAACTTTAGCCGCCATACAATTTCCTCCTTTATATTATATTTAAACGCTATATAAGCCTAAATACAAGGTTTTAAACTTATACAACGTTATTTATATACACTTATATTAATTTACTTTTAAATGGTCTGCAATATCCTTTAAAGACTGCTTAATAGATGCATTATTATCTTTTATATATTGTAATATTAAAGCTCTTTCTTCTACAGTTATTAAACCAAATTGCTGAGCTAGTACGCAGAAGAAATCTGGAATTTGTTTTCCACCAGCAGTCATTGATTTTAATGGACCAAAGTCATGTTCTACATTAAAATATCCAAATTTAAATGGAATTATACAAGATACAACCATGTAAATATCCCATGCAAAATCCATTGTATTAATTTTAGTTTTATTTTCATCTGCAAATTTAACAAACCAATCAGCATCACTTTCCATAGTAGTTTCTATTAATAACTTTATATTATGAAGTATAAATAGATTTTGTAAATATGATAATCTTTGCATTATTTCTGCCATCTCTAATAATTCTTCTGGAGTATTATTTTTAATATTCTTATTATCATACGCAGCGATATTAGGCATTACCTTCTTATCATATAACTCCTTACCAGTATTTATTATATAAGCGATAATTTCTTTAGAAGTTTTATTTTCAATTGGTTTATACTCTTCTATAAGTTTCTTTATAACTTCAGACGAGTGTTTTCTTATTTCTGCAGTATCTGGATGTGCATTTTCTATTTTAATAGTTTGCACATCATAAAGACATTTGGTTTTAAAACCATTATCAATAGCTCCTTTAATGAATTCATAAAAATCCATTTCTTTAATTTCTACATCTTGTTTCTTTTCTTTTTCAGCCATAAATATTCCTCCAATTATATTTTATTTATAAAGAATATATCAGAGTTGATATATTTCTTTATATACTATATTATATGTAATTAAGTCATTATTAACTTTTATGAGAGATACTATTGTAAATGTTTATAAGTTTATTATATTGAGTATCATCTATTATAGATAATTCCTTCGTAATTTCTATTCCACCAAGTACATCTCTATGATTTTCTTCATCGTTATTCATATCTTTGAATGCATTTGTAATAAAACCTGTACAATACTCATCATCATAATAATATTCTCCAAGATGATCTTTAGTAGTACGATAATATTCATAATAAATAATAAACCATACTATAATAACATATAAGAAATTGCCATCTTTAGTATGATATTCCATATTTTCACCTTTAAAGTATTCATTTACTAATTCATAAGTATAAAAATATGATAATAAATTATGAAGTTGTCTTATTTCTATAAGTATTTCTAGTATAGATTCATAATATTCATTGTTATTCTTAAATTCTTGTATTTTAACATCTACTTTATCAGGTTCATTTATACTTTCTAATAATTCTATTACAGGTTTATTCTTATATTTTATAGAAAGTTCACACATTTCTAGCATATCTTTATTAGAATATATATTATCATTATATATTTTAGCATGTGAATCTTCAATATTTTTAGTAATTCTTCTATATTTTTCCATTATATCATCATAAGATTTATCTTCAACATCATTCATTATAATCATAATTATATTAGTAATATTTGATTTAAATCCCATATTTTTAATGATAATATCCAATTTATTCAAAATAATCAACTCCTTTAAGGTAAAAAAAATAAAATTGGGAGAGATATTTCTACCTCTCCCTTTATAAAATAAATATGAAAATAATGTACTATCTATATTGTCCATCAGAAATGGTATCTCTTTCTGCTTTATATAACGCTATTTTAGTATCAGTACTATTGACATCTAAATTTACCATTATTATACCTTTAATAGATTTATCAGATATTTTAACTGGCATTTCTTTAGCACTATTATTCATATCAATCATATCCATGATACCATCATTAACTGCCGCATTATCGATCCATCCCCAGAAATTTTCAATAACTTCATCTAATCCATTAAGTGTAAATTTATTTAATATATAAAGTATTTTATGGAATACAGTAGACATTTTATCAAAATCATGTTTTACAGGTATAAATTTAACAGGCATAGATGCAACATCTTTATTTTCATTTGCAAATATTGGATTATCATTATCTTCATTTCTTACTTTGATTAATATATTATTATCAATAAAATTTGGTTTTAATAATACTCTACCAATTCTATTAAATATAATATTTATTCTTTCAGAAAACATCCAAGTTTCTCTAGTAAGTCTAATTAAGAAGAAACTTTCTATTCTTCTAGAAATACTTCCATATGCATCTACTTTAAATTTAGTTTTTGCCATATTTACAGCATTATTAAGAGCAAATGTAAATCCTAATAAATCACCAAAATATGTACAAGAAGCATCAAAAGCTTCTTTAGTAGAAGCATCTCCATCTAGTATAGATTCTCCTTTTTCTTGGAAAACTTTAATCATTGCAGATGGCATAACTTTAGTAATTATTCTATTATACATAGAAGATTTTTCATATTCAATCTTGTCTTCTTCTTTTGTAGAATTCTTTAATTGTTCCACTAATTCCGGATTAAGAAATCTTCTAATTAATAATATTGCCTCATTAAAATTTTTAAATAACATATATTTTACCTCCTATTATATTAGAGGTGGGAAATTAATCCCACCAATTTTTATTCTTCCTCACATTCACAACAACATTCTTCACATTCATCTTCATCTAAATCATTTGATATTGCAAATTTTTCAAAGTATTCATCTGCTCCCGTAACAGAACTTGCTACTAATTTTGTAACATATTCATCTTTATTTTTAAGATTTATATACATATTTTCTGGGTCTGGATATACACTATCTTCTGGTTTAACTACTATATATTCATTTCTATTTAAATCTCTAGCAATTTCATATTTTCTATGAGATTCTAAATTATTTCCATCTTCAGATAAGAATATATTTACATCTTGTTCTATCATTAATCTATTAATTATAAAAGCATGTAAAGATCTTTCATTTTGAATATCATTTATGGCATTAGAAATCATTCTTTCTATATGTATATCATCATTATTATTGATATTATTTTCAAGTTTTACAAAATGTACAGTTAATACAGGATTAAAATATTCCATAGTTGTATTAATCCATGTTTTATTATCCAAAATTCCAAGTCCATATGCATTACTAAAACTTAATAATTCTTTAAGTGCATCTTTATAAAGTTCATCTACAGGTTTATTTAAATCAAATTTATTTTCTCTAAGTTCTAATTTTAATATCATGATAGTACTTCTTTCATATTTAGAAGAATTTATCATAAAGCTTGCATCAGCTGCTAATCTATTAGCTAATTCAAACTTTTCTCTATATGATTTAAATGCACCTGAGTTTCCGTTTATATTTAATATATTAGCAACATTTAATGAAACCCAGTCTTCTTTATTAATTATATCATTAATACTTCTACTAAATTCTTGGTAACTATGAAGATTATAAGTGTTACTTTCTTCCACAGAAATATATACAGGTCCTTCTGCTATTGGTCTATTTTCAATAAATGGCCAATCATTAACAATGTTTGATAATAGTCCAGTTGTAGGATTGTATTCATACACTAATTCACCATTTTTATTATCATAGAATTCTATACTTAATTCATATACCTTAAGTAGTACACTATTATCAGCTGGTCTATCTATTACAAAACTGTGAAATACGCTTCTGTAAGGACTTCTCATTATACCATTTAAAGATTTAAGTTTATTTTTAAGTTTACTATAATAATAATTATTCTTTCTAGTATTATCACCAAAATATGTTGCATCTAATTGATATCTAATCTTTCTGATATTCATTATAGTTTTAACATATAAGTTTTCATGAATTTTGTCTAAACCTGCATCTTTTCTTTCCATATTTTCTCTAACTTCATTTCCATTTACTAATTTTACCATACTAATCATTCTCCTTTTCTTACATTATTTTCATATATTATTACTTCTTTTTTCTCTATTTCTAGAGAAACATCACCAAAATCTTTACTCTTTCTATTATAGCAAAGAGTAATTTTATTTATATTATCTAGTCCTATTTTCTTTTCTACAATACCAATAAATTTCTTATAGAAATTTGCATTGTATGTAAACTTATTATTTTCCTCTGCAATATCACTATCTGCATAGATGACAATGTTTTTTACTGTTTCCACATGTTGTCTATACCAATAAGATAAACACTCAATCATTGACTCAGCACCCAGTGATGCAATATATAAAGTATTCTTACGTTTATGATAATAATTATAGATGTTTATTATATCAAAAATACCTTCTGTAATTACAATAGTATCCACTTTATCTGGAATACCATTATATAAAGTATATCCATAATCTTTTTCTAATGCATACTTTACTTTATAATTACCATAAATACTTCTAAACATAAACATTCTATAATCACGCGTAGCGAATGTAATACCACGCTTATCATTACGTATACCTAATACATTAAACTTAGCTAAGTCATCAGCATCAGACTCATCAAGAGTATCGTAGATTGTCTGTGCTAGATTAGGTACTACTCTATAAAACTGTATCAAAGCTGGACTAAATTGAATTCCTGTTCTTTTGATTAAATAATCATACTGAGTCTTTGATAGAGCTTTATCTTGAACGATTACTGGTTTTGTTCTAAGTTGCCACTCTTTAATATTACTATCAACTTTAGAAGCTTTAAGTAACATCATAATAGCTTCTTTATTATCAAAACCAAAATCTTCAAAGTCTTCTACTGTAATATAGCGTCTTATGGTGCAACTAGCTCTAAAACATTTAAGGAATGGCCTTTTATCTTTCTGATACCAAACATAAAGACTTCTATTCTTATGTCTAGGACATTCATTACATATTCTATCACCTGTTATCTTAAACCAACCATTTTGACTCTTTCTCGGGTTAAGTTCAGCATACATAAATTTAAACCATAATTCACTAGCTTGGTCTAAATCCATGCTTACCTCACAAACTCGCTAAATAAACTATTTACAATAGGTGGCCTATTGATATATTCTTCATAAGGATTAGTCTCCTCATTATCATCGAATTCAATAGGGTATTGCTTTGGAAATAATAAATTACGTAACATTTTAGGACTATTTAATAAACGTAATATATCATACATCTCATGTATACTAGGCGAATAGGTGTCCACATCTCCCATATACATGTTCATTAATGATTTAAAATCTTCTAAACTTATTTCTAATTCTCCCTTATTTAATAATGCTATTATATCAGCATCATTTAAAGGAGTTATTGGAATTTTACTATCTTGCATTGTAATTATTCTACATATATTGTGTAGGAATTCAAGCTCTGGGTCATCCATAACTCTAAAATAGAATAATGCAAGTATATTTTGATTACTTGTACCAAATATAAGATTTGAATATGTTTTATATTCTCCTATAACGGCTAATAGACATTTATTTATAATAAGTTGATTAAATAAATGGTCTTTATTGATTACAATATTATTTTTTACAAAATTTGACATTTTCTCTGCAGTTTCTATTCCACGAGTATCTAATAAGTTTTTATATATAGTCGCAAGTTCCATTATAAATTTATCCATAAGTTCTCTTGCAGTCTTAATACGTGTACTATATAGAAATGCAGTTCTATCACTATAAAGAGCTATATCTTTATTAGTATCACTATAACTATCTTGTACTATATCTATTTGGTTTACTTCTGGTATTTCCTTACGCTTATCTTGGTTCTTTACTATATTCATATATACAGAAGTAATAAACTTAGATAAGTTTTTATTAGCAAACATAAAATCTTCCCAGTCACAAGTCATATTATATACAACTTTATTCATATCTTTAACTGATACACTATATTTCTTTGCTAATTCTTCATCAGTTTGATCTTTTAATGGTGGAGTATACTTACGAAGTGCTTTCCAAATAATTTTTCTAGCATCATCCGCAAGCCTTTGTTCACTCATACCAAACTCACTAAATTTTATTACAAAATTTTCAGTATTTTCCTTAGTCCATTGATTTATATAGAACTCTGTAAAGAAATGGTGTATTTCTGATTTAAGTTCATCTATAGACCTATCAATAGGAAAACATTTTGCATATACATTACATAAATTATCTAATATTTTATCTATAAATTGTAGATAATCATCTTCTTTTTTATTATTAGTATTATTTAATATACCGTTAAATATATAACCAATCTTAATAAGTATATTAAGACAATGTATAATTCTACAATTTAGATTATCAAGTGTTACTTCTGTTTCTGCAGGCTTATCATCAATATTATCTATTGATATAGCATCTACATATTTACATACACAAGTTACTAGATATTCATCAAATGTAACATGTTTTTCAATCAATGCATAAAACTTTTCATTAAACGTTTCATCAGCATTACGAGTTAATAAACTCGTATCATTATACATTTCTACTATCTTTCTAAATAGAAATTGTCCCAGTCGATAGTATTCAGCTTTATCATTAATATAGAAATATTCTAGAAAATGATTAAGACCTTCTACTATTTTAATTATATTCGTACTATTAGAACTACTACTACGAATACAAGGAATACTTTTACCGCCTATAATACTTTCAAATTCTATTCCTCTACCCTTTTTGAGGAAAAACATTTTATTTTCCATACTTAATTCTCCTATATATTATATTTTATATTCAGTTCTGGCATTATTTAGTGATATACCATCAATATCTCCTATTACTATTCTATGTGCTGTATCACTAGCAGATTCTATACTATGTGATATACATATAATTTGATCTATTTCTAATGATGCAAGAAGACTATCAATTATTTGATTAAACTTCTTACGGTTTATAATATCAAGATTTGCGTCTATTTCATCTAAACAGAACACTTTATATCCAGATAAGGTGAGAACACAAGCATTCATTATCAAACTTACTAGACAAAGTTCTCCAGATGAAAGTTGAGAAATATCAGCTATTTCTATATCATTAACAGAAGCAGATATTATTATATTAATATCATCTACTGTTATTTCAATATTAATAGGAATATTATTTTCATCTAAAAGAATATTAGTTTGCTTTTCTATAAAAGAAAGTACATTATTAAGCATTATTAATGGGATTTCCTTCTCCATAATAACTCTAACTCTAGAAAGTGCAACTCTATCTTTATCTAAACTATTATATTCTTGCTCTACTTTAATCTTATCTTCTATAATACGTTGTATATTAACTCTTTCTGTAATTATGCTATAATTACGCTTCTCTAATGTCTTGATACTCATTTCATCAGATGATATTCTAAGAGTTAACTTATTATAGTTCATATTTGCCTCTTTTAACGCATTATAATGCTGTTTTAACGCGTTCTTTGTCATATAGGCATATTTTGTATTAAGAAGATATGGATTAATGTTAAACTCGATATTATGAGTTTTAATAGCCTTTAAATCCTTTTCTAATTTATCAATTTCTTCTAATAAAATATCAGGATTTTCTACATCTAGATTTATATGCTTAATACTATCAAGTTTTATTTCATAATCTTTAGTACTACTTTCAAGACTTATTATATTATTAATAAGATCTTCTATATTACCTTTTAAAGTATAAACTGACATTATATACTCACCATCTGTTAAACTATTAATAAAAAATGATTCATCTTTATTTAAATGTAAATCCGCCATGGTTTTATTAGTATATTTATCTATTATATGTAATTGATTAAATATTAACTTTAATGGCTTTAATATCTCTATATCACTATCTATTATAGCTAAATTCTCTTCACTCATTTTAAAGCTATTAGCATTCTCTTTTACCCATTTTGCATCAGTTACATATCTTTGATATAACTCACAATTAGACGGACAAGGTTCTACTTCATATTCTTTCCCACCTTCAGAATTATTATACTTTTTATTATATTCTGCTATAAAATGTTCTAATACATGTTTTTCTTCTTCTTGTTCTTTCATTATATCAGTCACATTTTTACTAGCATAATTATAACTACAGTTCTTAACTCTATTTATAGCATCTATAATAGCCTTTAAAGGCTCTATAAGCTCAATAGAGAGGTTTTCCATATATTTAGGATTAACGTATAAGCTAAGTTTAGAACGCTTATTAGAGGCCTCTAAACGCGTTATATTGCATTTATTAGTCCATTCTTCTTTATTAAGTTTTGTCTGATAAAGTGATACTTCTTTATAATATTTATCTTTTCTAGATGTTATATCATTAAATAGTCTATTAATAGTATTCTCATTTTCTATTTTAATGTTATATCTATTAATGATAGTTTCATTATCAGAAAACATAGATAATGCATCTAAGCATGCATTGATATCATCTATATTATCTTCTTTTAAATTATCATATTGAGTAAGTGTTTTCTTATCTTCTTCAATAGATAATTTCATAGCATCCATTTTGAAATTATTAGTAGATTCCTCACTATCTAGTTCTTTTAGTTTATGTCTTAGCTCCTCTATAGTTCCAGAAATATCTCCACTACGTCCATCCTTTATCTTATTAAGCATATTATTAACAGTACGATACTCAATAATACAATTCTTAGTCATATTTTCAACTTCTTTTGTCTCCACTATATCAGACAATAATTCACGTCTATTTTTAGCAGAAGACTCAGTAAGTCCATTTGTTTTAAAACTAATATGAGAAGAATTAAATGTTTTATGATCAAATTTAAGATACTTCTTTACTAGTTCTTTGAAGAAGTTTCCATTTCCAGTAGGATTTAATTCTTCAGTAGTTCCATTTTTAATTATATTAAAATATGATTTTGCACTATGCCCCTCTCTATTATTAGGAGTATATTCATGTATAATCTCATAAAATATATCATTATCTTTATAAGTTATACGTTTATACCCAGTAACACCTTTAATAATAGAATATGCACTACTATATCTATTAGAAGAAGGGTATGGATGTAGTTCCGATAAGAGAAAACTCTTACCAGAACCATTTTTACCTACTATACTTATTATAGGATTATCAAGTTGTATTTTAAAATTACCAAGTTTAACATGATTTTCGAATTCTAATTCGTATATTATCATATATTACCTCTTTTTGTATATTCTATTAGCATGTATTTGAAGTCCTGTTACTAGTGCCTGTGTACCAGAAGATTTCTCTGATTTTACTGTAACTGCATCTACAAATCCATAATCTACTCCCCATTTTAAGAATCTTTCATGTGGTAATGCGTCACTAGCATCACGTCCATCCTTACTATTAGGATTAGTGTCTGCTAAATAACGATATTTATTATATTGTAAACATGCATTATAATCAAAACAGTTAGTATTATTAAATGTATTAAATAATGCACTATTAGAAGCAATAGTCTTATATATTTCAAGACTCATTGGTTTTATAAATGCTTTACTATATTTAACAGTATTATCAGAAGTCTTTTCTTTTACAGATTTATTAGTATCAGAAATACGTAAAAGTTCTTCACCTAGGTGTGGATATAGTGCGTAGAAATGCTTCTTACTATAACCTGCAATAAGTTTTATTACAGTATTAGCATTAATCATTCTACGATCTAATCTAAAACTATTATTTTTTGCAAATATTTCATCTTCAGATTCCTCCGGAAGTTCTGAATTATCTAAAAATTCATCTATTTCTCCAGAAGCAATCATCTTATCACGCTTCTTATTAAATCCAACATCGTGTGATCTTTCAATCCATTGATATATATTAGGAATTGCATCTCCAGATTTCTTTCTCATTTCTTGATCCATTAGATAGCACTCATAAGTATTAAGAGTTATATCCTTTACTTCATCAGAAATGTCAAGTTCCATTATTTGCTTTACTATATCTTCAGCTTCTTTTTCTTCAAATACTGCAAGTGCATTTACAAAGTATTTTGCATAAAACTTTAAATGGAATATAGGTTTATTATATCCATCTTTTGTATATATGTCATGTATAAAGTATGCAGTTTGCTTACGTACTTTATTACGGTTCTTTCCTTTACGATCTTTGAAAGTAAATGGGGTATACCCATAGATTGCACGTTCATAATAAAAAGCTTCTGTCATAAATGGTTGTCTTATTTGTCCATTAATATTATAACTTCCATTCTTTTCTGGAATAGGAATTACAAGTATAACACTACTATCTGCAATACTTTCTTCTATTATAGATTGCTTTATGATACGTTCTACATTATATTTATGCTTCTTTGCTTGAGATTTATAGAATTTCTCTACGCTTTCTATTATCTTATACCCTCTCTTACGTAAATATTCTATCTTTTCTATTACTTCTTGTATTTCTATACCTTTTTCCATATTAAGATCTATAGGTGGTTTACTAAATATACATTTATATAAACGTACATTCATTATATCTAAAGATGCGCATATATCCATATTAGCTGGAATATCAAGTGCATTCTCATTTTGTTTCTTTATCATTACTATATTTTGTAATATTCTTTCATTATACGGGATTTCCTTATAAGCAATAAGAACTTCTTCATATTTATTTGAAGTATACGGGTCTATAAGTACATCTTCAAATAAATAATCCTTTATGTCCCTGTTCATATTGAATAAGTCATTATTTAAGAAACCGGTTCTTTGGAACGCATTCACGAATTTACTATACAATTTTTCTATTTCTGGTACATTACGTTCAAATTTCATATTATTCCCTCTCCTTTTAAGATAATAAAAATAAGGTGGAGAACAATCCCCACCTTACAATTTTATTCATCATTTAATGAAATAAATCCATTTTGTATAGCCACTTCTAATATTTTATCAGCAGGCATATAAATTTCCTCATCATTCAAGTTTAAAGTAGCAATCATAAGACTATATTCTACTACTTTATCACCATATGCATCTCTTATTACATCAGAAAGCATATGAGGCCATTTAGATTTATTTATTATTTCTAATCTATGAACAGCTTTTAATTGGTCTGTTGTTAGTACTATATTCTTAGGCATTAAATAATACTTTACATTACCCATAGTAATTACTACTTCTGTAGCTCTAGTAGGTTCATCATATACATTACTTATATTTGTACCATTAATACCTACTGTATTATTCTTATTAAAAATAATATTATCTATAGGCACTTTATCCTTATTGATAAAATTATTTAACAGATTTAAACCTATATCAACAGGATGGTTAATCCCATTGATATTTAGTTTATTATTAGCATATTTAATATTTATCTTACCATTTAATGTATTATAAATATTTCTAAGTGTTTCTGCTAAGTTATTATCCAATTGAACTGGTTCATCTTCAGATTTCATTAATGATGAGACTGTTTCCAACTGTGGTTCGGCTTCATTGTATCTTTTCTTTAATACTGTGCCTGATGTTTTAGTTTCTTTAACCACATGTATCAACTCCTTATCCTATATTTGAATATGCAGTATCATCTTTAACAGCTCTCATTAGTGTATATCCTGGTTTAGTAATCAAATTCCAAGAAATTTGATTATATTGGTCCATTACAAGTTGAGGTCTGATTTCAAATCCACTATAATATGAAATTACACCTTTTTCTAATGCTCCATCATCTACGTCAGTCATTGCACTATTAATATATTCTAATGTAAGTGCAGGGTCATTACCAAATCTATTTGATATTGTAGAAATTGTATTCATACAATTATTCATATCAGATTCAATAATACTTCCAACTGATTTCAATGGATTACCATTTGTGCTATACATCCCACTAGCATTATAGAAATTATTAATTTCATTAAATACCATCAATTTTGTAGGATCTGAGTTAGCTGCTTCTTGTGTGTTAAGTTGTAAGTTTGTTCTAAACTCATTACTTAAATCTGTAGCTGGTACTACAGCAAGTCTACTGTTTTGAATTGATGTATGTATTTCTTGAAGTTTTGATAATATTGCTTGTCTACTTCCAGTAAGCATATCTAATAATGTAGTAGCTTTCTTCTTATCAATAATTACAATTAAAGAATAAGATCCATACCTACCACTTTTGTCAATTACCTCAGGATCTGTATAATAAATTTCAACCCCATTTACGAAGTTGTCTTGATTCATTATACTCATAGCTCTAGCTTTAGTTACCAAGCTTCCAATCAATAAATGCACCATTACAATTTTCCAGTTAAACGTTAAGTTACCCATTATTTTCCTCCTCAAATAAAAATATTTTTATTACTTTGTTCTACTATATTATATGTAATTATCTTGTTATTAATATTTATGCCATAAGTGCTTGCCATATTTTACCAAATTCTAAATCTGCATAATTTTTATATTTTCTTATAAAGTTTGCATCCCAGAATTTCTTAAGCTTTTTAGCATTATCCATATCCGTAAATCCACAATCTTGTACAAGTTTTCTAAGTTTTATAATAGCATCGTTAATTCTGCTACTTTGTTGTGCTGCTGTATAGTTATTATTTCCTGTAACTGAATTAACTGGAACTGTTTCTCCATTTATTACACTATACATTTGTGTAGTAGTACTAGGAGTTGCTACTGTAGTTTTATGAGCTATAACACTATCTGTGATTGGATTTTGATATACTCTCCAATCAACACCAAGTTGAGCTAAATGTACATCTAATCCTTGATTTATTCTTTGTGCAAGTCCTGCTATATATTCATCTCCATAAGGTCCGTTACCTATTTTATTTAAGATTGTATTTGTACTATTTTCTACAATTTTATCTATAAGAGTAACCACTTCTGATTTTCTAGCTATAATATGATTATTATTAACTATGTATGCAAGTCTTGCAAGATAATCTCTATTTACATTATCTATTAATATATTATCGTAAATCGCATCAAGTAGTCTATTCTTTACTTCTTGATCATTTACATTAAGATTTGGTACCGCAGTTGGTTGATATGTATATACTGCAGAAGCTGGTGCTTGTACTGTACTATTAACTGCATTATTATAATTTACTGTATAAGCTGGTTGAGTATAATTAGTTGCTGCTCCTGTATATCCTCCAGTAGTTGTAAATACTCCGTTTCTTATACTATCTCTTCTTCCAAACATTTAATTACCTCCATTTATTTTATCATTAAATATATCTTTGAAATTAATTCCAAATGACCATAGTAGTCTAGAAGCTACTGAAAGTGATATTTCTTTATTATTATCTACACAACTATTAAGATTTCTTACATCATTAAGTAGTTTATCACTAGCTTTTTGATCTAATGGTCTAGGTTTACTCATAATCTTTATTGCTTTTATTATTGCTTTAGTGAATGGTATTTCATCACTAACTGTTTCTGGGTCTGGAAAACTAGTTCTCTTACGCCAGAAATCATTTAATACTACTTCAGTTGCCCTTGTTATAGTTCCAGGTCTCTCTAAATGATTACTTACTTCCGATAATGGTAATACCTTTATATCAGTTTGCTTATATACCACATCTTTATATGAGATATCACCATTAGATTCTACACGAATCCCAACATCAATATCCATTGGTAGTATTTGCCCATCTGGAAGTTTTAACATATGAGTAGTATTAGGGATAAATGTTTCTGATTTACCTATTTTCTTATTACCATACTTTAAAAACATCTAATCCTCCTATTCATCTTCTTTAGGTTTTAGTTCTTGTTCAAAATATATATCTGCACCTATTGCACGAAGTTCTTCTGTTACAATATATACACGATTTCCATCATTTACTGTAGCAGATTTAAGGTCATGATTAAGAAGAAGCCCTGTTAAGTTATATGTAAGTTGAACGTCTTCTTTACAAGCTTTCTTACTTCTAAGTGATTCAAGATTTGCTTTCTCATCATTCTTTTCTTTTGCAAGACCTTTTGTATCTGTTTCTGGTTGACTTGTACTACTATTACCAAACATCGTATCATGATGATCTATATGTTGGTATGTATATCCAAGTAGGTGCTTTACTGTAAGATTTAAATCTCCATATTCTGGATGTGAAACTTCTATATCTGTTTCGGCCATTCCAAAATGTTTTACTGCATACGCTCTAATTTGAGACGCACGTTTAATACTAAAATCATTACTCCATGGCATTACTGCAACCGGAAGAGTTTCATAATTTTGACATAATTTATGAATTTCTTCTGGAGTAAATCTATTTTCAAAATCATAGTTTATATTACATAGAGTGCAAAGTTTAATAAAATGCTTATAACAAGTATCAACATTCATTTTCTTAGCAGCATTTACAAAACAGTAAAATACTGCAGATAAAAAGTGTTCCTCATCAAATCCCATAATGATACGGTTTACAAATGTAAGACTACTATAAAGTACGTCTATATTACGCCCAGTAGATGGATCTTTATATTCACCATCTGGATAGATCTTTTCAATAGTTCCCTTTGCCCCATGGGAATTAGTTACTTTAGATCCAATATTTGGTCTTACAAATGTTACAATATCAATAGTGATAAAAGGTTTGCTTATCACTTTATCAGAAGTTCTCAATTTATCAAAATATTTAAAGTTTTCAAGATAACGAAGAACTTTTTCATCACATATATCTTTATACTGTGTTACAATTCTATTAAGAGCAGAATATACATCTTTACGGAATTGTATATAATCCTGTCTATAGTTTTCCAATATTGGATTTTCTATAGGTTCATTACAAATGACTCTTATACGATTTATATAAGAATTCGGATGAACTATAAGCTGAGTTTCTTCTTCAGATATTGGTACATCATGTGTTTGAGTTAATTTTGTTATTTCTCCTTCATTTTCAACTATTTTAAAGACAATTGGGTCTTCTAGTATAGTTTTAAGTGGTGGAAATATATTTTTATATTTTGATATGATTATTCTATCTTTAAGATCAATAGAAACACGAGAAATCTTAGCAAATGTCATTCTATCACAGAATGATTCACTTACTTTAATAGAGTCCCCTTGCATATCAGTATTAATATCCATCATTGTAAGAAAATTATTACCACGTGTCATCATAGAATTAACTGGATTATAGCAATGAGGATATCTTAATGTGAAATTTGAATCATCTGAGTTTATATCATACTCTTCGCCCATTTTAAGTAGATCTAAATCAGTATGTTCATACACCATATAACCACCATTATCATGTGTACTATCAGTATCTAATAAACTTATACGCCCATTATGTTTATAGACGATAATACGCTGACTTTGATATGTTATTTCTGCTAGTTTAGTAATTTTCCCTCGTATTCTCTCAATAACAGATGATTTCTCAAACATATCCATACACATTGCAGATGCACAAAAAGGTACTTCTGTATGTAATGGAACAACCATTGCTTTTTCTTGTGAAATTGACATATCATTACGTTGAGTAGAGTTATGATCTGCAAATGGTATCCAATTACGAGAATACTGGAAAGATTCTAGCATATTTGGTGTAATTTCCAAAATTGTTCTATGACCATAAGGTGCTTTAAATTCTGGTACTGATACAGTAGCATGATTTAGTTTAGATTTCGCCCTTTCTCTAAACTCTTGAATTTTCTGCAATTTAAGGTCAATGTCTTTCCTGTCCATAATAGCACTCCTTTCATATTTTTCAAAATAAAATGACATCAAGATGTTTAAAAATATTATTGTTTATTAAATTAGTATCATTTTATTTCTACCTTATTATATGTAATTATCGAAAAGTTAAACCAGATGAACAAGAAAAGTTACTGGATGAAATAGTTATAGAGGAATAAAAAATAAAAATGAGAAGCTCGAAAGCTTCCCAAATTTATTTATTCTGATAAGATATCCAAAACTGCTTTCTTTAATTTTGGATCCTTTTTAATATTTTCAGCTATATTATCTAAAGATTCTTTTATAGATTTCTTTTCAGAATCTTCACCTAGAAATTTTTCAAATTCTTCTGACACTTTAAGAGGCTCCTTTCCAGCAGCTTCTCTAAGTGCATTTATAGCTGCGAATTCTGAAGATTCAGAAACTTTATCTTCAAACATATCTTGATCTTTAAGAGATTTCTTTTCAGATAATTCTTTTTGAATTTCTTCATTTCTTTTATCCCAATTTTCAGTAGCCTTTTCAGCTTCTTCTTGTTCTTCCATCATTTTGTCTAGAAAATCATTATTATCTGAACCTATATTTAAACCAGGGTTTTCTTTATTAACTTTTTCAATAGTTTCCTCCAACTCTTTATCTGCTTCTTGTTCTTTTTCATCCAAATATTTCCAAATCCCATAACCCACACCTGCTAATACTACTCCTCCGATAATTGATAATATTCCTATTAATAATAAACCTATAACTATAGCTATCCAATATATCATAGCTCCACTTTCTAACATTACTTCTAATACACTTTTATTAAAATTTTCCATTTCTATTTCCTCCCTTATTTTTTATTTATTAAAACCAACCTCTTAACATATGATTTACCCAGATTATCAACCAGATCATAAATCCTATAAATATACCATAACATATAAACCCAATTGTCATAAATACTTTTTCTACCAATTCCCAATTAATTTTCATTTATTTATCCCTCCCATATAAATGTAAATAATTACTAATACTATTATCAAACATAATCGTTTAATTAATTTCCAGTAGTTATAATTTAATATAGTAAGTACAATATCTACTGGATCATTATACTTACAGAAATTTTTAAATGTTCTATAATCCTTACAGATTATATCAATAATAGCATTTAATAAATCATTCATTGTACTTACCTCCCATATTATATATTCCTTATTATCTATATTAGTATATGTAATCGTTAAAACGCTATCTCTTCATTCCTTCGCATATTCTTGGAAATTGCGTTTTAACGATTAATTTGACGGTAAATAAAAGGAATACCCCAATACTTAAATTGTATTGGGGTAATTTATTAAAGTTTTCTTATATCATCTGCCATAGTATTTAAGAATTCGTTGTATTTCTTTAATAATTCTTCTAATCTAGGACCTGCTATCTTAGTACATTGTATTGCATGTTCAATTGTGTGGTTTATATCTTTATCTGATCTATTCAGTCCAATATCTGCTGCCATATTTGGGTCACATAGAACCCATATATACCATGCATTCATAGCATTTGCTACTGAGCTCATTACTTTTGTAGAACTAAGATATTTAATAACTTCTTCATTAGAATTACATTTATATTCAGTTTTATTCAAACTTTTAATAAATTCATCCATTTTTTCATTGAAAAATGTTAGATTGAAAGGTTCTTCTCCTCTCATTATCTTATCAACTTCACCATATGATGTAACATATACTGATGATAACATAGCAACTTGAATTAATGCTTGTTTAGTATTATTACTTAAATTATCATTAAAATTATTGTATATTGTACTTAAACAGTTTATTAATTTAGCAACTTGTTTATCAAGCATATTAAAAACAGCTGGATCGTAATGAAATACAGCCGATGTTGCTTTAATTTCACTAGGAGATTTATAACCATGTTTTTTATCATTAAATAATTGATAAGATTTATATGTTTTATCATCAATGAAGCTTCTTATAAAGTCTTCACCACGGTTCTTTCTAAATACATTTCTTATTATCCATTGTAATGCTCTATCTGTTATACCGTCTTTAGCAAATCCACTTTCCATTGCTACTTCTTCTATTATTTTAAATATATTTTGATCACCCATTGTTATCAGCTCCTAAATAAATAAATCTGGATATTTAATATTATTATTATTAAATGGAACTCCTATAGATTCAAATACTATAATACTATTAAGAATTCCTTGAGCCATTTCTGTACTTCTAGTTTTATAAAGTTCTCTAGCAGCATTCATTTCAGCACTTTCAGGACCATATGTATCAAATACTGTTTTCATATCTTTACTAAGCATTTTATTACTAATACTATTTATAAAGTTACTAAGTTCACCTGGGTTAAGTCCTAACTTATTAGTAATCATACTTTCCATAGATACTTCTTCTTCTTTCTTAACTTCATCTAGTATAGATTCAAATGGATTTCCATTCTTTTCTCCATCAGATTCTTTAGGCTGAGCTTCTCCTTCAGCTGGAGCTGCTTGTTTTTCACCTTCAGCAGGTTGTTCATCAGCTGGTTCATCAAATGGATTTCCACCTTCAGCTTGTTCTCCACCTTCAGAACCTTCGTTAAATGGATTATCAGATCCTTCTCCTTCAGTTCCTTCTGGATTTTCTCCTTCTTCTTTATTTTCATCAAATGGATTTCCTTCCCCATTTTCAGCTTGTTTAGCAGCTTCTTCCGCTTCTGGATCATCTGGCGTCATCTCATCAAACTCATCAGCATCTTCTTTATCTGTATTATATTTTTCTTCTTGATTATCTTTTTCTAATTTAAGAGCAAGTTTAACTGCTTGTTTCATTTGTTCTCTAGTACCTTGAATAGCAGATTCTATGATGTCTGATACAACGTCAGATAATTCATCTCCGCCTTCATTTTTCATAACATCATCAGCAACTTCATCATCAAATGCAGCATCTAAATTTTCAGTTTCATCATCGTCTTTCTTTTCTTCTTCATCTTTTGCAGCTTCTGTTGCAATTATAAAAGAATTTCTTCTTTTAGCTACATATTCAGCCATTAGATTATCTATAGTATCTACATAAGATTCTAATGCAGCTGATACTATTGGATCTCTACTATAATCTACTGCAGCTTTTATTCCTTCATATGTTACGTCTAGTATATTTCCTACTACCTCATTTATAGCTTCACTATTTCCAGTAACTTTACTAACAGTTCTAGCCATAACTTTTCTAGTAATAGCATTTTTAATACCATCCATATTATTAGTGATATTATAATTTACTTCCATTCCGTATTCCTCCTATATTGATTTTATAAATTCTTCTGTCAATAGGACAGATTTAAGCATACTAGGGCTACTATAAATATGGTTATCTATATCACATATCCTGCTAAATAGAGTACCATCATTACAAACCCTAATAACTAAATCTTGATTTGATTCTCCGATTCCTCTATTTATTCTCAAGAAATTGCGAATAGATTCCCATGATATCTGTAGGTTCTGGTTCTTCATTACAATTTTCCTCCTCGAATAATAATGTTAAGTTATTAAGTTTATCTAGACAAAATTTATTATTTTTACATACTTCTAACATAAAGCTTAAAAGAGCATTATTCTTATTAAAGTTCTTACTTTCAACTTTTGCTAATTCTTTTATAGTATCGGCAGGATATCTTATAAGTTCTTTAGCTACACGTTTAACAAAATCTTTTGCATCTTTTTCTTTATTAATATCTTCTATATATTCTCTTAATAACTTAATCAAATATTTTCGTTGTTCGTTTATATTTCTTTTATTCATTAGCATATTCTTTTCTGAAATAAGCCATTTAAAGTAATTGTGATTATTGTGAATACGCCATTTATAAAATTTACTTGTCTTACTACTAAAATAAACATAAAGTTCTGCTCTAGGTGTGGTACTAAGATATTTATTTCCTATAACTCCTATATTCATAGCATCGTCTAATGTTACTCTATATTCAGGTTCAAATAATATATCATTATGTATCTTTATACTGTTATCAACGTCTGCTATAGCTAAATCATAAAGCTGTTCTTTATTAAAGAGTTTAAGCGTTTCTTTATCTTTCTTTATAAACGACATTTCTTTTTTAGTAGGCAATGAGAACATATCAAGAACTACTAAATACGGGGATTGTACAGTTATTTCTTGTAATAACGGATATTTTTCATATAGTATATTAAATACTTTTTTCATTTTACCCATATTAACCATTCCAACTCCACCAAATTTATTAATTCTTGGACGACTATCTCTAAAAGGTTCCCCATATAGAACTATCTTAAGACAATTGTCGAATTTAAGAGTAAAATATTTCTTTCTTATTTCAATCGGAATATTTTTAGTCAATTCCGCATAATCTTTACTAGTATCTCTCTCTTTCATATATTCCCTCACCTTGTACTGTTTTATATATATTGGAAGTTATCACTAGCATCTAGTTGTATTCTCCATTGTTTAAATTGAGTTCCAAAGTAACCTCCACTGCTTTGGAATACAGTCTTAAATGCAGTAAATGCATCTGCAACTGGTCTTTCTATAAAATATTTAAATATATTAGATGGCGTATGGTTCAATATAGTATTAGTACCTGTAAGTGTAGCAATTACATTAAAAGATGACATAGGATGCCACATTGCAGTTAATAAGTTTAAATCTGAACCTCCACCATACGTTTCCGTAAAGTTTGGCATTGTTGTAACTGTATACAACGGTTCTATTGTTAAATTTACATTTAGCTCCAATGGAATACCATTCGTAGTTTGAAATGCAGGGTCCGTACTTATAGACATACTACTAATATATCCACGAGGTACATTCATTACACCCTTACTAAATGCAGCACAATACATTGCGCTTTGTGGTATAATAAGTGGCATTCTAGGTTTACTTACTTGCACAACAAATGGTAATAATAAGCATAATCCCCAGAACATTTGAGCTATACTATATTTATCAGAACCTGCTGCTACAAAACGTAGTGGAACATTGTATGATACATTCGTACTACCCCCACGCATTACCTTTGGTATGTATGTATTAGTAACAAAAGTACTAGCAAAGTTTCCATCATTATGATATGCTATTTCTCTTAAAATTTCAGTAGCAGTATCCATTACTCTACCAGCAGCATCAGCTCCAGCTTTAGCAACTGTCCCACCAGTTGTATTATTACTTCCAGTAAATATTTCCGCAGTTGCAGATGTAATACCTTTAACGAAATTAGGAAAATTACGAGCAAGAACGTCTGTTGTTTGTTCTGCAATTACAGATTTATCTGCATCTAAAGAAAATTGTAAATTTCTGTCGATATTCCCATTACAATAAAAAGTTATAAATGGTAAATTCATAAGAGTATTATTTCTTATATCTATGTTAGTAACAGCATTCAATATATTGGCATATGAATTATTATATAATGTAATAGGAACATCTTGCAATAATTGGTCGTGACTATCATCAGAATCTTCATTTCCAAATGCATATTTACCACCAAGTCCAAACCCTTTACCTTTAGCAAAATTACTAATTTTCTGTTTATCTGTATTTAATAAATAACCATTATCTATATCACTACCAGCAGTAGCTCCAGACGTTCCCATAGTTCTATCAGAACCAGCTCTATTCGCTAATGCATTAGCCATATCCTGAGTAAATTGACTTTTCTTATCTCTAGCGTCTTGATTCAATTCTTTCGCTATATCGTTATCATTTCCACCAGCTCCAAGTAAACCCGAAATACCTCTCCAGTTACCATGTGCAAATACTCTATCTACCATAAAATCTGGAAGTCTTTCTTTTAAAAACTCATGATATTTTGCATTATATCTATTAGCAGTAATACTTGTATCCATTGGGTCTATTCCAAGAGTATGTAATACTACTTTCATATGAGCACCAACTGATATCCAATAACGATAATGATTTATTACTGCATCATAGCCATATGCTGCTATATTAAGTCTAGTATCTATTCTATCTAGAAATGTTTCAAATTTTGTAGCAGCATCACTAAATACTCCAGCAAATCCACTACTTCTTTCATCATCATTAGTGATAGAATTTATTAATGCTCTAGCAAATTTAGGCTTGAATTCTAATGGAACTAATACTAAGAATTGACCTCTCATAAGAACGCGTTCTACATATTCTTGACCGACTAGATTTCCAGAACCCCAAGTATCTTGACCACCATTTATTTCTGATTTATCCCATAATGGCGGTGGATCCACTACATTATCACTTATAGGTGGAAGACCAACTATTTGTAACAATTGTTCTCTACCAATAACATTTGCCATTTTAGCTTTATCTATTTTCATTAAATTTTTAGGATCACTACCACTAAAATAGTTTACTACATCCTGTAATATAGGAAATTGAGATACTAATCTTTGAGATAATTCATGTGAGATTTTACCTGGCGTTTTAATTGCACTATTAAGAAAATTATTAAGTGCACTATTATCATAGTCGGTATAACCGTTGGAAGTATTTTTACTTCCAACTGGTATATCTCTATCTAAACTACCAACAGAGTTTCTTCCGACGCTAGATGCTGTTTTATTAAGATTTTGAGCCGCTTTATAAACTGCTTCTCCAATTTTATTTTGTTTTTTAGGTATAGAATACAAACCCTTTCCAGAATCAAGCATCTATTTACCTCCTTAATTAAATCTTGCTGTTGCAATTTGAGATAAAATATCATCTTTATCTTTAGATTTAACAGCACTTATTAGTCCTTGTAATAATGTAGTAATTCCTCCAGTTCCATTATTAATTCCACTACTAACTACATTTATTAAAGATCCAATTAATAATTTAAGATCACGAAGTTCTTTTATTAAGTCTCCGTTATCAAATTTAACTAATCCTCCAGATAAATCTCCTCCTTTATCACCCTTAGTCATATTACCACTACTATCAAGTTTACGTCCAGCCTGAGCTGTAGTTGGATTTTCTGCTTTAGTATTAAAGTTATGAGATTTTAAGAAACGTATATTTTCTGGAGAATTACGAGTACGTACATTTTTAGGATCTAGTCCTAATTCAAAGAATGGATCTAAATATTCACCTCTAGAATTAAACATTCCAAGGTGTAAGTGAGCACCACCAGTTCCAACTTTTCCTACTTTACCAATTTGTTGTCCTGCTATTACACGATCACCTATTTTTACAGTAGGATGTCCATGCATGTATTCTGATACTATACCATTATCATGTTTAACTTTGATATTATTTACAGAACCACCACCGGCTTGTATTACTTGACCATCGGCAATAGCAAAGAATGGACTTCCACTTCCTTGGGCAAAGTCTACTCCACGGTGGAATCTACTCATTTTCAATCCTCTACGAGCATAATCTGCTGCAACATCACTTCTATCACCAAATACAGAAGCTATTTCAGTTCCACCTAAATTATTAAGTGGACTTGCCCATGCATAACCTGTTTTACCAGCTACCATAGAAGGATTCCATTTACCTCCACTATATACAAGATTACCTAAATTTCCAGTTCCAGTTCCCATATTAATATATGGAACATTCGCATTATTAGCAAATTCTGACTGTACTTTAGCCATATCAATTCCAGCAGTACTCATACCAGAACTAAATTGATTGTATATCTCATTTACTTTACCAAGATAATTTACACCAGTCGCATATGCTCCATATTTACCAGTCATAAGACCTTCAGTACCTTTTGTAGCTATATCTGGATACATATTGGCAGTAAACCAGAAATAGTCACGAATAGCTTCATCTGGACTATTATATGCACGGAAATTATCTTTCATCGCAACATTATGTCCATCTACTATTTCATGTGTATCAACGGAACGAGCTTTACCGCTCCAATAAGGTCCCCAATTTGCTTTATCTTTACTAACTTTAATACCCCAGTAGTTATAATCTCCGCTATCCTTAGAACCCCAGTCAGATTCTAGAGCCCATTGGGACATTGCTAGATACGGATCTACATACATTCCTTTTTGACTCATTTCTTGAGCTATTGGAAGTATCATTCCCATAAACTTCTTAGCACGTTCATTCTTTACTGGATCTTTAGTAAATACTACATTTTTAAGAGCAGCTGGAGTAGGCATTTTACTCCAATCAAAAGTTGCTTTCATTGTGGAATAAGCACCAGTTCCATTTGCAGTAACTCCAAATGATTTATTAAATGCATCTAAAAGCATATTTTTACCTTTATTTGCAAATTTCTTTGTAAAATCATTTATTTTAGTTGTGTAACTAGTATAACGATTAGATGAACTACTGCTACTTCCACCAGATATTCCAACATTACTTCCTGGAAGTTCTCCACCTTTATCGTATGTATTTGTATTACCAGCTTTAGTACTACTAACATTATTAGAACTTATTCTAGAACTACCACTAGCACTTTGTAAATCTTTTTTCATTTCAGATTCTATTTTATTATCTGAAGTTCCAATAGATTGAGTTTTTTGTTTATCTCCAACTAATAATGCTTTCATTTCTTTCATAAGGTCTGTATCTTTAAGATAATTTCCAAATGATCTAAATGCATGTAATATTTGTTCAAATATAAATCCTACAACTTGTATAGCAAAACTCATTCCAGACGCAGTAGAAGTTCCTAATGAACCCCACTCTACTCCAGTTGCAAGCAATGAAGTAACTAAAGAAATACCAGAATCATACCATGCATAATGTAAACCTACATTATCATTAAGATCTTTACTTTCAAGCCAGTCTTGTGTAAATCCATCTTTTTCCATATCTAGATATTTACCAGCATTCTTTGTACCTTTATACCATGCCCATAAAAACTGACCTGTATCTATAACTAGTCCTATAGTAGCAACTGCCTTTTTAGCGCATTTCTTAATAGCGTTTCCTATCATAGAATTACTTACTTTAGATACAAGTTTCTTAGTCATTTTAGTAAGACTTTTAACCATACGAGATATTAAAGTATCAGAGTTTTTACCACAAAGTTTACATATCCATCCAAATAATTTACTATTAGCAAGTTTCTTTGCTATTTTAACTGGAAGTTTTACAACTACATAGTTAAGAGCTTGCCATACTTTATCTGTCATAGATGTAATAAAATCATCTACTTTATTAAGTCCTTTAATTATTTTACTACCACTAGAAGCTATTTCTGCAACATCGTCAGCTTTAGAAGCTACTTTACCAACAGTTTTAACTCCATCTTCAAGTATTTCTTGTCCACCAGACTCAAATGCAGATTCTACTGCTTCTCCAGTAGCTCTTTTAGCTATAGATTCAGCTCCACTTTCAGCAAGTTCAGATGAAGCTTTCTTGGCAAATAGCTTAGCAAATTTATTCTTAACTCCACGGCCAAACTTTTTTAATCCACCAAGTAAAAGTCCTCCACCAATCGCATTAAGTATTCCATTTCCTAATCCACCACCATTATTTTGTGTTAATAATTGAATTTGATCAGCTGATAATGATCCTCCAACTCCTCCATTAACTATAGCATCTTTCATTTCAGAAATATCTTTACCTTGTTGTTCTTGAGTATCTGCTACAACTTGTCTTTCTTTAAGTTCATCTTTAAGTTCAGGTTTACTCAATAATGAACGGAATCTATTAGCTGCGGCTGCAAATGCTTTATTCTTAGATGAAGCCATAAATGAAAGTATTCCTTGCTTTTGTTTTTCATCTGATACATTTGTAGCTATAATTGCAACTTGTGGATCATATAAACCTTCATCATAATCTTTACCAGCTGGAGTAGATTGATTAGGATTAAATCCATTATTTTTAACATAATTTCTAGCCATTCCAGTAATAACTTGATTAGCAAAATCTCCCATTATACCACTACCAGCTTGATTTAAAGTTCTAGCTTGTATTGATGCATCAACGGAAGATATTTTAGAAGTTACATTAGAAGTATCAAGTTTTATAATAAGGCTAGCTCTAGCAGTAATTTCAGATATACTAAGATCATTAAGGCCATTCTGCATTGGATCATTAATACTAACATTATCACCACTAACTGACAATATATTCACATAGTGGGCTCCACTATCGTGTCCTATATTATCTAATAGAGCTATATAAGTAGCATTTGTAAATTTAAGCTTATTAAAAAAATCTTTATTAAATCTATTACCATCTGCCATAAGTATTTCAGATTTAATACCAAGCATATTAGCAATATGAGTAAAGAACCCATATTTAATTCCATATTTATCTAAGTATTGGTTTGCTATATTAATCATAGTTTCTTTAGATAGAGTAGGAATTTTTAATATAACTAATGCATTATTAATCGCAGCAATACTGCATCCAAATGTATCTAGTTTTGCTCCATTATTAAAACTATAACCACTAAGGTCACTCATTTTAAGAGTAGTACTTTTAGAACTATACATATTAGCATTTGCAGTATCAATTCCATATCCTGCACCAGAACCAAATGCGTATCTTTCCATATTAAATGCAAAATCATTTTGGACCATACTACGAAGTTCTTCTGGATTTGGAAATCTAGGAGCTCTATTTCCTATAGTTCCATCTTGTGTCCAACTATATTGAGTATAGCCATCTGCTCCTACTGATGATGTTCTCTTATAATACGGAGTATTAGCTAAGTTATTAGTATTATACATATTAGTAAGAGCATGTATAAGTACTTTATCTGCTACTTTTTCTTCAGCAATATCCTCTTCATCAAGACCATTCATTTTTTGCATAAATCTAATACCAAATTTATTCATAAGTCTTCCAAAGAATCCATTAGAGTTAAATTTATTTATTCTATCCATTATATAAGCTTTATGTTCTTCATCTAGAATATCAGACCCGTCTGGATTCTTAACTATTGCACGTCTAAGTGCAACTAATTTATTAAACTCTTCTCCAGCCACATATTGCCCACCTATGATATCTCCAAAGTCTTCTCCACTAAGGTTACCGCTAGCATACTGGTCGATTAGCATACTATTTACTATACCTAGACGTTTAGATGGATCAGATTCATGTTTATATACGTTCTGAATATCAGGTATTAAACTATCAAGACCATATTTATTAGTTAATGATATATCTCCTTTTGTAAGATTTTCTAGTTTCTTTTTATAATTACTATCTTTAAAATTATTTGCTTGCATTACATATTCTTTAAGAATATCTTCAAATAATTGATTATACGAGTCCGCATTAAGGTGCCCTGTGTTAGAAAGACCGGCCATATAAGCTTGACGAATTAACCACCCACCAAACATTTGTCTGAATGCGGGCCCATTAATAGAATTAGTATTAACTCCGTCTATATGTTCAAATTTACGTAAAAACTCATCAATTGCACCAATTCCAGTACTATTAGACTTTCCATTAATCCAATCAAAGATTCTATTATCTTTCATTGCTTCTTGAAGTAATTTAGGGTCTAGTCTTATACTAGTATTTTGTAAATTACGTTCAAAATATCTAGAAGCTATATATGCATCGACTTTATCTTTTTCTTCATCTGTAAGTTTCTTTTTAAGATTACCATTATCGTCAACGTATCCAAGAGCTCTCATTGCTTGTTCTTTAAGAGCCGCAGTTTCGTATGCTTCTCCAGATTTAGCAAGCCTATCTATATTTTTTTCAGTAACTGCATTTTTACCTACAGATGCACTAAATCTATCAAATAAACTATCGTCTAAATTACCACCTCTGAATATATCCCCGAGTTCTTTACCAAACTTAGCATCCATTTGTGCAGCAATAAAATCATTCATAACTCCACGATCGTTTGTAAGATGATCTGTATAAATAGCTTCTTTATTAGCTTCCAACCAGTCGAAAAACTCATTATCATCTTTGAATTTAACATCTTCTGATATCATTCCGCTATTAGTAAGTATTTTTTGTAAAGCTATAGGGTCCATTTTTCTAAGATGAGTAAAATATTCATTTTTACGATCTTGCATAAAGTTAGCTTTAGCTTGAACTTTATTTTCACCTCTAAATGTATTAAATAGCTTATTAGCTTCTTGTACATTAGAATATGATGTTTTAAATCTACTTTTAGCCCATCCTTCAGAACCTTGTGCTGCATAGCTTTCTTTACTTCTATAGCTATTCTTTAATGAACTAACACCAACATTTTTTGCTGTGTTATATCTATCAATATTATCTTGAGCACGTCTCTTATTATGGTCTGTCATACTATATTCTGCAGCATTATTTCCAGCTTTTGCTTTATTTCTAGCATCAATATCACTTGCTGTACGTCTAGTGAATAGTTCTTTTTGTTGGTCTTTAATAAGATTTACTATACCATCATATATTTGAGAAGCTTGGCTGTTCTTATCTTCTATACTCATATGGTTATCTTTATCTATAGCTTTAAGTTTATAATAATAGTCCTTTAAAGCTCTAAGACTACCTTCTTTAAGATTAGCATCTGAATCGTATGGATTTTCTTGTCTAAGCTTAGCAATATCAACTTCAAGTTCTTTAATAATAGGTTCTATATTATCAGCATATATTGCAGCATTACTTCTTTCTCCACTAAGTCCAAATATATTGGCAAGAGTTTTATTTTCTTTAATTTTATCTTTAAGTTTTCCTAGTATACCCTTACCAGATTCGGCATTAAGTAATTTACTTCTAAGAGTAGGAATAAGTTTATATGTAATTCCACCTGCAGCTAGTGCAGCTCCAAGTGATGGAATAAATCCTACCATTCCCGCAACTGGTCCCATACTATTAAATATACGTTGAGAGAACATAAATGCTTTACCACCTACCGTAGCCGCAGCAGCCGCAGGAATAACTTTTTGAGCTAGTTTAGCCATACCTATTTCTCTATTAGAATATCCGTGTTCACCTTTAGTCTCACTATCAGGTCCATACATCATATCTATAGCATTCTTAGCACGTTCTGTCATCATAACTCCAGCACCAATAGCACCCATAGTATATACACCTAGATTAGAAGATATAATACCTTTATTTTTAAGCATACTACCAATAGCAAGTCCTACTGCAGATCCACCACCTATTCTAAGTTTCTTTTGAATAGTTGAATCTTGCCATACAGAAGATATAAGTTTATTAGTATTTTGAACTAAGTTACCATCCATATTATATTTACTATCTTCAGTACGTTGTCTACGTTGTTCATTTGCTATATAACTATCTGATACAAATCCCCAACCTAGTTTAGCCATTTTAGATTGATTTATCTTACCATTTTCATCCACGCAATCCATTAAGTCAGTTGGACTACTAATATATCCTTGAGATTTATATTTAGATACAGAACCACCATGTTTAGCAGCATATGCTTGTGCAGTAGCTCCAGCTCTATGAATTATTTCATAAAGTTTCACACATGCTTCATATTTCTTATATTCACGTTCTACAAATTTATTAGCATTATCACTATCAACAGCAGAACCATTAGTGTTTCCCATTACTATATCATAGTAATTATTACTAAGTCTTCCTACACGCTTAAGTTCAGAGGCTTTATCTTTCATATTTAGATTTTTTAAATCAAATTCTGTAGCAACGTTCATAGGGGATTCTACCCAATCGCCTTGAAGTAATCTAGCAGCTTCTTTATTAGTTTTATAACGTTGCTTTAAATTCATTCCATTCATTAATTGAGTTATATGAGCTTTAGCATTATTATAACCAGTAAATGAGTTAGCGTAACCCATAGCATTTGAGTTTATAGTTCCACCAGGAAATCCTCCACCGCCAAAATTACCACCTCTAGGTAATGATACACTAAGATCAACATTATTCATCATTTGTCTAATTTGAGCAGGATTATTCATACCCATATCATACATAGCTTGTAATGTTTGAATAGCTTCAGTACCTATACGGTTGTCTATTTGATTGTATGTATTACGTCCATGTAAATCTACATAATCTGATGATAAACCGTTAAGACGTTCTTTCATTGCATATGTAGTAGTTCTATAATAGTTACGTAACATACCAAGAACTTCCATTGCTTGTCTAGCAACACCAGCTTGATTTGGGTCACTGATATCAATGCCCATAGACTTGACAATATTACGAAGATCATCTCCCATATTATCAAATCTACCACCAGTAAATTGTATATACTTTTCTACATACTTGATAATCTTATCAGACGTCCATTGAGCATTACCATGTATATCACGTTTTACATTTCCATAACTATCAAATTTAAGATTATTACGTACAAATGGAGCATATGTAGGGTCATTACCCATTTCTTGCATTATAGAAGCAAGCTCATTCTTCATATTACGTCTTACATTCTTTAATTTATCTTCATTTTTAGATATTTGTCTTAGATATATTTCAGATTCTGTACGATAAGTTTCACTTTCCCAATCAAATTGAGTAGTTTTAGTTCCTTTAATAGCACCAAGTATTTCACGTAATGTTTCATATGAACCAATTACTGATTTATAGAACTTATTATCAAACTTAGCACCAGCTGCCCAATCTGTTTTATTCATCTTACGTTGAAGATCTATCTTATTAGTAGTATATAATGGTTCTGCTAGTGCTCTTATACCAGCATTTTTACTTCCTGCTGCTCTATTAAATACATCTTGAATATAAGCAGCTGGGTCTTCTTTCATTTTATCCCATTCTCTAGCATTTTTACTTCCAAGAATAGTAGTTTTAATGGCTCCAGTAATACCTTCTTTAATTATCTTATAGATACCACCATCTTTAGCCAATTCTTTAAATTGACCTAAAGCCATAAGTGCAAGTCCTATCTCACCTGTAGAATCTAATTTACTACCTACTGCTTTCATATAAGAACCAGCGGCTTTATCAAATCTTAAACTTGCAAGATATTTTGCAGTATCTCCTACACCTACTTGATATTCTTTGTATTCATTAGAACTACTTGATTTATTAGTAGGAGCCATAACTCCACGCATAGCCTTAATATTTTCTGATATTGTACTAAGTAGAGTTACCTGTTGTTGATGTAAATTTAACAGAGAGGCATTAAAAGGATTATTATCCTGAGATTTTAATATTCTCTCTAATAAATTATTAGTTTGAGCTTGTGCAGCATATCCAAGAGCAGCAACACCAGATTTTTTACTAGATGGAGTATTATCATAAGGGTCCCATGCATTTATTTCTTTTTCTGCAAATTGACTATATTCCTGCATTTTCTGTGCTTGAAATTGTCTATCCTTAGATTCATTCACATCATAAAGCTTAGTTCTAGTTTTAAGAAGTTTCTGTAATTCAGCTTTATTTTTCTTCTGTTCGTTAGTAAGTTGACGCGTTTCAGACTCTTTTGCATCAGCTTTACTAACTTGAGCATTATAAGCTTTAATATTACGTTGATACTCTTTATTATCATCTTTAGCCACACTAATCACCTCTCTTTAATAAAATAATTATTGTTTTGACAGGTAATTGTTCGAATTCGAGTTTAATAAAACGGTAAATAAATAGCTTACCCCACCTAGGTTTTATGCCTAAATGGGGTAAAATCTATTCATTTTCTAAGAAAACACGAAGGAATCCTTAGATAGCTAATAATTAATTACATATACTAATATAGATATATAGCTATAACTATATATCACATCTCTCAGTAAAGGAGGTGTATCTATATGGATAGTATTCAATTATTGGCTAATGAATATCATCAAGATATGTTAGCTAGTATTGATGCTTATGCTAGAAGTATCAGACCATTCCTTACAAACGATGAGTTTGATAAAGCTATGCATAAGCACATTAGTGATTGGAAAGTTAGACTTTCCGATATATCTAATGATACATTAGTTGATCCTATTAAAAAAGAAATAGTCGACATTAACTTATCAATAGTTAATAGTTGGTTATATACTTTAAATAAAAGGATGAACTAATAACCATAGCACTTTAGAAGAGTAGTGTATAAAGAACTCTTCACATTTATTTTTGTTCATATCTTTTCATATTAATAAATAAAACTTCTCTATCATCATCTCTTTGGAATTGTATATAATCGTCCATCTTTATTGCTTGGAACTGATCTTCAGATACTATTATATGATCTTTAGTATTTAATTGTACTAAATATCTAAATATTGTATATTTTTGGTGACTAATTTCTGGAGAACCAATATATTCTGCTAATATAGTAACATCGGTTTTCTTTTTTATCTTAGCTGTTACTTTACCTGATACATTTAAATTATCTTCAACTGTATAAAATACATGAATAGCATTTTCTATATCATCGCCATCCATAAAATTAGATATTATAGTTTTATATTGACGTTTTAATACAATTGGAATACCAATTATACCCATTATAATAATGAATACTATAACACCTGTAATTATACGTCTAGTATATTTAGTTATTTTATCCATTATTCTTCATCACCTGCTTCTTCATCTTCGTCTTCTTTTTTCTTAGATTTTTTCTTACTACTTCCAGATGCAGTTTCTCTAGCAGTTTTAGCAGCTTCTACATTTGCTAATAGAAATGCTTCTTCAAGCATATCATCAAATGCTGCTATAACACTATCATCACCAGCAATCTTTTTAAGTAATATATCTTTAAATGCGCGTTGAACATCTTGATCCCAGTTCTTATCTTTTTCATGAAGTTTATCCATAAGATCCAAATATGCTAAAAATGCATCAGTTTTATCTTTAATAGCATTAGCTTGACTTATTTGATTTGGTTTTTCTATAGAAGGTGGAATCCATTCTACGGTATAATCTTGATAAGCTTCTCCACCACGTAGTCTTACTAACATTGTAGCTAATTGAGATGATGGTCTAGATTTAAATTCTCTAAATTTTTGAATTTGTATCATTTTACTATTATTTATCTCATGAAGTTTAGTAGCAAGTTCAATTTGTCCATCTTGTGATGAAAATACTGCTGGATTATAACCTACAATATCTCCTGCTTGTTCTACCCATTGTCTAATAACATCAGGCGGAACTGAGAAATCTGGTGGATTTATAGGATTAAGTTCTAATGGTTGTACTTGGTCTGTTTCTGATTCAATTACTATAAATTTATGTCCAAGTTCGAAATTATTCTTAGATACATCTCTTAATTTAATTCTATCCATTCCAAGACTATAGAATCTATCCATTAGACTTCCTTGCATATATTCAGACTTATTATCATTAAGTCCTTTAGCTATTCTTACTACAGAATAACCTCCAGAAGCAGTGATATACCATGCAAGTTGACATTCATTTGCCAATATTGCTGCAGTAGCAGGAACTGACGCTTGATCTAATTTAGACTTTCCTAAACCAGATATACCATTACGTTTAAATATAAGATCTTTAGCCGGAATATAAATAATACGAGATAAATTATACATATTATTTTGAGCTAATTCATTTATACTCATACTATTAGAAACTTCATTTTCTTCTATAAGTTTCTTTAATGTATATAATAATTCTTCATTATTCTTTAAGAATTTTACATCTATATTCTTTTCTATTATAGGTTTAATAACATCTCCAAATATCATACGTCCAACTGTTTCTTCTTGTTGATCTTCTAATATATCTACAAGTTCTCCATTTTGTTGAAACGATTGAGGATTTCCTATAAAGCTACGAAGTCCTATATAGTGTTGTATATCTTGATGTGTGTATTCATTATAGAATGTACCTATAAGTCTATTTCCAGTAATAACTGGAACTAATCTATTATTTTCAAGATACTCTACAGATTCACCCTTGATAGAGCTAAACATTCTATCAAGTTTACTATATACTCTATTAGTTTCCTTTATCTTTTCCTCTACTTCTTTATTAACACCAGTTTCAGGATTTTGTTCATCAGAAACTATAGGAGCTTGAGTTGGATCATTACCATTGAGTTCTTGAGGAGATAAAGGTGGTCTAGAAGCTACAGTTATATCTTCCATTGCTACTTCGTAATTAAAATCGTTTATAATAGACTCAAATGCAGTTTTAAGACTAGAATTTCCACATCTATCTAAAGGTGTATTATAAATATCTTCAAATGTAAAGTTTACAGTATCTAAACTCTTTAATATATCGTCAGAAACTGATTCTAAAAGAACATCTTCAGTAGTTCCTTTAAATATTTCATTTATTTCATCTGTTATATTAGCCATCGCAGAAAATGGTATACCATTAGCAACAAAATTAAAAAAACATGCTTTTTCTGGACTAGTATCTGTTACATAAACGCTATTAAGTTCATTATTATTCCATCTTGATACAAAATCTAGAAAACTTTCATTTGTAGCCTTGAGTTCAGATTCCATAACTGGAGTCCATTGTTTATATATACCGTCTTCAACATAATATTCTAATATACGATAATCGCTACTATTAAGACCTTCCATAGAATCAATCATTGCTTTATCTATACGTTTTTTGTCTGGATTATCTATTATATACCAGCTTCCTTTACTATAAGTATATTTAATTTTATTCCTTTTTAATATTTGTCTAAAATCAGTATTATTATAAAAACTTTCGTTGGCATTTAATATCATTTTCTTTACAATCTTTTTATTTTGTAATTCTTCGGCTTTTTTCTTTTTAAGAATATATCTCACGTATAATTCTTTAGCTACTTCTTTATTAGATATAATATAAGTAAGAGAATATCCTTGCCCCCAAGCAGTTTTATCAGATTGTGTATCGATATCGAAATAAGACTTTTCATCTACGGCTATATTACTATAAGCTGTTGGTACTAATAACTCCATTAACTTTTCTCTTTCAGATAAATCTGTTACTTCTATACCTTTCTTATAGAATTTAAATTTAGAATCTTTTTCAAATTCATTTCCTCTATATGATCCATTATTAACATCATCTATAAATAATTCTATAGATTGCTCTAATACTGGTAAATTTTCTAATAAAAATTGGTTATAATTAGCCTGTTGCATTTTATAATATAGTCCAGTTGTATTATATAAACTTACTTTACTACTTTTATATGCTACTGCTTCATTAATTGTTCTATCTATTGCTTGATTTTTCTTAGTATCTCCAGAAATACTCATTATTGAACTAGATAGTTTTACCCCAGATGATACATCATTTATAATTAAATTTTGTGGATCTAATTGATTCATTATACCAGAAGAAAGTTTTAATATTTCTTCTCTTTGTTGAGTAACGTCTTGATGTACTTCTGCGATTTTCTTTTTACTTTTAGTAACTAATTTTTCCATCTGAGACTTCTCATTTTTCTTAGTAGTTGGTTCTTTAGGAATAGAATTTACTACTTCTGGCATAGACAGATCATTTGTATTATTAGCCATTATTATTCCTCCTTTAATAAAAATTAACAAAAAAAAACACCCCGAAGGGTGTTAAAGCTGTACAAATTCCTTGTTTTTAATCAACTAGAACAACTTGCATTTGTTGTTCTAAATTGATTATTAAGTCATCTTCTCCTAATATAGAATAATAAAGACCTATTACTGCAGTATCTTGGAATTTCTTTAATTTATAAGTAGGTGTACTTACAAGTATCTTCTGGTTAAGACCTTTTTGAAGTAACTGTTTCTTATAAACATTCCAAGGAAAATAGAAGCAATATTTATTTATATATGTAGTAATACCCCCAAATATTGTACTTCTGATTGTAGTAACATCATTTTCATACATATTTTCCCAATCAATCTCTTCTATACTATACATTTCACAATCAGAAAGATCAAATGGTTTATTTCTAATAGGATTTAGTTTTCCATTATTAATAGTCACTATTCCTTTATTCATAGCACCATAATAAGTCATTTCATTATCATTTCCAGTAATCATATTATAAATATCATAATTAGGATATTCATATCTTACATATGTACCATTAAATGAAAGTTCTCCATTAGTTAAATAGAAATACTTAGTGTCTACATTTATAATATCATCTTCATCATCTTCAGACTTATCTGTTTGTGAACCTATATGGTTCTTATAATTATAAGTATTTATAGATGATAAAACAGATATTATACGGTTTTGCTTTGGTGTACATTTAGGTAATTCCAATATAAATGGTTCTTCTTTATTAAATTTTGGTTCACTATCAAATTTTACAACCATTTGTACTAGATCATTTATAGATGGTAAATTACAACACATATGACCAAATGATATTGTATCTCTTGATAAAGTTGCTAAGTTTACAGAACCTAAATGTTTATGAACAAAATCTGAGAAAGATTTAGCATCTCTATCTGCCATCATAATAACATTTCCATCACAATCTAATATTTTTGATATATTTCCTAATAAAGTATCCTTAGATAGATTACATACAACAGTTTGACTTGGATAATGTGATTTAAAGTCTAGATATATAGCATACAATACACGTCTAAAGTTCTTTATATTTGCTTCACCATTTAATATTCCATACTGTTCCATATATGGAGTGAAGTCATAATTATATAATCCAGGTTTAAGAACTATTCCTCCACCGTAATTACCTTTATGAGTTACTGCGTATTTAGTTTTACATAAATAGTCTATATTCAATAGTTTCTCAAGTTTAGCTAATTCTTCATTTGTCTTTTGGAAACATATTTTATTGATGTTATTTCCAGGAATATCTCCTCTAATTACACAATCTGCAAATATTCCACGAGTAATAGCAGAATTATTACGAGGAGATTCTTCTATATTTACCTTACAACTCATACAATATATAAGCTTTGATTCAAAATCGTTAGTAACAAGATCTAACATTGCTAATAAAATCGAGTCAATTATCGCATATATACTGTGATAATAGAAGTCTGCTCTTGCCAAATTAAGAATTGATGTAGTAATATGAGTATAATCATATTTACCAAACCCTAATATAATTTGAGCAACTGTATCAAGTTTATAGTTACTAAATGTTTGAGTAGAACGATTACTAAAAAACGTAGTTTGACTATCTGCTATTAATGTATGCGATATATTATTCATATACACAACTCTTTTAGTAGGATTGTAGTCATCTCCACGGAATCCACGATCTTCATCATTCTCATTTCTAGATTGTACATCAAATGGTGGTTTTACATCATCAAATCCAATACCATGCTGATTAAACGTACCAGCTGGTAAACCTAATATATTTATTCTATCTTGGAATGTACCAACATCAAATGGTGCGTTAAATGCTGTAAGTATGTCTGGCTGATTATCTGTAAACATACGCTTACAAGTCGCAGTTATCATTTCAGCTTCATTATCAAATGTATTTAATTCTATATCTAGTTTATCTACAAATTCTCTTGCAAGTTTTTGTACAAAATCTTTAGACTTTCCAGAAAGACTACAATTATCAATCATTTCATATAGAGTATCCTTAACATCTTTATAATATTTCTCTTTATTATTAACTAATTCATCGTAACGATTAAATTCTGGATGTTTTACTATATCTATATAAGCTTTATGAGTCTCTGGATTTACAAAAGTGTTAGTATTTATATTCCAATCGCCATTTTCATCCCGATGGGTTTCAATATCGAATGCACAGACATTCAATTTAGGAATTGGAACATTTTCAAATAGTTCTGAACCTTGTTGCTCGTATCTAGATAATGTATATTCTAGATACACTATTTGCTCAATTGGATAATCAAAGAAAAAGACATCAGGGTGCAGAGCTACTACACCATGGTCTACATTTGGATAAATTACCTTTTCTATCCATTGTCTTGTAAATTTATCCTGATATCTTACTATTTTTGCTTGGAATAGATTTGGTATCATTTCTTCTTCTTTTTTTGCATATGATACCATATATCTACGAGTTTCATTTATTTGTATAAATTCTTGGTGTCTTTCCCTGTGTCTACTAGATACAAATACAGGCACCTTTGGACTTTTAATCTTTCTTAATATCTTTTCACCATTACTATAACGTTTATATAATACAAATAATGTATCAATTTGTTTATAGTAATGACAATGTAGTAAAAATAAATCTGGGTCATGATCTACTAGATTATATCCAGTAGGAAATAAGCTTCTACATAACATGATATACTCCTGTTTCTGTTATAGGTAAAGTTAATATTCTTATAGCTTTACCAACATTTAGTTTATGTTCTTCATAATATAGTGGACTTATAGGACTTTTATTGGGACTCACTATTAGATATTCTATTACAGATTCAAAAAGATCATACATAAGTTCTAATATATATGCACTCATTTTGGTAACAATTGCATCTTTAAATGGTTCTTCATTAAAAGATAACCCAGTATATTTATTATAAATATACCCCATATGATCAATAATATAATTCGATAGATTATCAATATTTCCACTTGCTATAATATTATATAATATTGTGGAAAATTCTATATATTTAAATGGATCATCAATTTCATTAGTAAGAGATCTAGAATATAAAGAATGTGGTATATATACCTCTCTAATATTATTAGTTTCATAATTCATTTCTTCTATAAGATAAGTTCTTAATTGATATTCATCTACAAAGAATCCGCTAGTATATAGATTTAGCATATCATATGAAATACTGTTAAGAAATCCTAATATAAATTTTATATTATCAAAATTAGTATCCCATTCATATATTTCATATATTCTATCATAATTTAATCCCATAAGCATTTTTTCTATATCTTCCGTTCCTGGATGTATAGTGCTATTTAAATTGGCAATTAATACTCTATAAAAATCATCAGTTACAATATATTCCCAATTAGTACTGATAGCTTGTCTTATTGGGACTGCTATATTAGATGGAAAATATTTAATACCATTTAACATATACATAATAACTTCATATTGATTTTGAGTACCAAAATATCCTTGAGCTGTGTATAATAATGTTTTAATTATATATTCTGGATCTCTAGATATGATATCATATAGATTATTATCATAGGAGATTCCATAAATATCAAATCTTTTAAGTTGCCCTAATATATAATTGCATCCATAACCATAATTTTCATTCATACTGTACGCACCTCCACTTGTCCTAACTTGGGATTAGTACCGTATTCACTACATACATAATCTTCAAATATTGCCATTTTAATTTTTATATATGCAATTATTATATTACTTTTAACAGGACCAATTAATCTCATTACCTCATCTATTATTTCCATTGCTACGCTAGCTAAACCATCATAAAAATCACATAAATATGCTTGATAATTATTCCATAAATCATATGCTCCAAATTCATAAAATTTCTTATGATTTTCTGGATTTCTTGGATTCCATTGATGATTTATTGCCATAAACCATATTTCATTTATAATACTCTCCATATTTATATTACCTTGCATTTCTCTAATATTCATACTAGGAATTTCTAAATAGAAATCCTTTAATATTTTATTTAAAGTTGCATTATATATGAGAACATATGCATCATAACAATTTATATTAGTACTCATATATACACTAGCAATAAATAATATACAGAAATCTCTTTTTAATTTACCATCCCATATTTTCCAATTATATAAATTACCTAGTCTACTTTCTATATACTTCTTATCTTCCCCTTCTATAGTATCTATATTACTAAGTAATCTATTTACATTTTCAATCATTCCCAATTTATTATATGTTATCACATTTTGTATTGGACTTGCAACTATAAGTTCTAATATATCTAATACAACATCTAAATTATTCATTTCATTTCTTACTATATAAAGTTCATTAGGTTTATTTTTAGCTATATAATCATATATATTAACTATAAGACCTAATATATGGTTATAAATCTCTACTCCAGATTCTAAATCCCAATGATATCTTCTACTTCTTACCATTCCAAGTAAATACTTAATATCATTAAAATACATATCAATATCTCCAATTTTATTATCATACATAATCCAATTTTACTCCTTCCTTGTGCTATTTAAACGTATTTTAAAGGCATTTTAAGACGTTCTAGAAATACAGAATAAAATTATACACTATATATTATAGAACGTCGTATAATGGCCTATAAACGCTTTTAAATCGATAATACAGGTGGTTTATCATATAAAATCACATTAATTATATCGACAGCTATTTGTCTAAAAATATCCTGAGAGAAAATATTGAATAAAGTAGACGCTAAAGTGTGTAATGCTGTTAATAAATCAAATATATTTACAGTAGAAGCGTATATATCACTATAAACTAAAGCTACATATTCATTGGTAATTTCTTCCCAAGTAATACGTTTAAATGCAGTAGGAAAATGATTATATAAATAAGTCTCTTCATAATCTGATATAGCTATAACATATTTATCAAATTCATCATTTATTAATTTAGACACATCTTCTATATATCTTGCAACAGCATATAATTCATTATTTATTATAGAAATAAGTGGATCTTGTATTCTTTCTGTAAATTTATTATGCAAACTAATATATGAGAACATTCTATGGAATTTATAGTTAGTAAATATAGGTATTTTCTTAGTAATTAAAGTATTACATAAAGTAATTATAGAATTCCATAACTCATTTTCATTTAATTCAGGATCCATTATATCAAATGACATATTTCTAGTAATATTATCAATATCAGAATATACAGGAAGTTTATCATTATCTATTACATATTGTATAAGATTATTTATAAGTTCAACAGATTTCATTTAAATTCCCCCTATTTTATCCATAATAGTTCTTATTCCTTGACATATTATAGAAGTTTCCACGTATTGATAACTATCAATAGTTGTAAATAATAACTCAAATAAACCTACTATATTATAATATAAATAATCTTTTATAATATAATAAAGATAAGATTCATTTATTACTACAGAATATGTATATGGTATTATTTCTTCATAAGATGAAAATGATTTAGTAATAGCATAATTTGTTAACATTGTAATAAGATCACTATTATTGATTTCATTAAATATTTCAATATATTCAGTTTGACTTAAACTTTGAGATAATACATTTTGATTAAAATTTGATATAAATAGCTCACGTATATTATTTTTTACATAATACATAGCTTGATTATATACATCAATTCTATCGACATCTGAATTAGAAACTGCAACCATCAATTGATGGTATGTATTATCTAATATATATTGAATATCAATAAAAGAACGATATGCATCATTAGTGTTAACATACGTATTCCATTTAAAAGTAAATAAATCTCTCCATAATATTATTAAATTAGTAGAACCATATTCATCCCGGTCGGATTTTGGATAAGCAAACTCATTATGATTATTAAATATTCTATGATATAATATACCGCCATCTCCAAACATAAATGTAAGCATTTTAAGAAATGTATTACTACAAAGTTCATATGATATTTCAGAATATTCACTTGAGTTACTATTTTGATATAGTGTATTAAAATTATTAATAACCATTTCTTTAAAACCTTTAAGAAGAGACATATAATTAGCAAGTTTCTCATCTTCTCTTATATTCGGCATATTTATATAATTTAAAATGTCAATAGATGCATTCATTGCAGTATTATTTAGATTATCAATAAAATTATTAAGTTGATTCATTGTTATTCCCTCCAAAATTTTAGCGGTACATAAATCGGGAGCTTTCGCCCCCGATATTTTATGCATTTATTTGAGCTCTTAAGACCGCAAGTACATCTTCAGTGATTCTATATTTGTTAGTTTTGTTATCATTCCATTCATTATTATAAAATTCTCCCATTCCTGATGATGTAGTTACCAATCTATATGGAATAGAAGTATCTTCATAATATGTTGTAACTTCACGATTAACAGTATCAAATTCTAGTTCACCTAAGTGTGTAACAGATCTTGGTATAAAACTATCTGCTGGAAGTTCAGGCCCGAGACTTCCATCTGGATTTGTATAGAAACCTTTCTCATAGAAAGTACCGTCATCTACGTTTACATATAGTACACGAGTATGAGGTGTTTTCTTCATTTTTATACCAGCTAAGCTAGTATTTAGATTATGCCCTAGAAGATTTGTATTATTTTGTAACATACTTTCTTTATTTCTCATACGTTCCATCATAATATCAACTGAATTCTTTGCAGTATCAGCAAGTGTAGTAGTTTCATTGAAATTATCAGCTGCAACTACTATATTCTTCATAGCATCTAGCGTAGACTTAGCTGGACTAGTGGGGTTTACGCTACCAGCTCCATCATCAAGTTTTTTAGCTTCATATTGAAGGTTACTTGATACAAAGTTTGTCGGTATTGGTTCTGGCATTACTGACTCTATTTTATTTTCAGAACTTTCCTTCGTAACTTCTGGAATTTGTATATTAGCAGCAGAACTTTGATGTTCTATTACTGGTACATTAGAAATAGCACCTAAATCAATAGTTCCAGGTGAAACATTTCTGCCAGCCATAGAAGCTACTGCAATTGGACTGTTTTGCTGTACATTTACTTGTGTACCAGAATTATCAACTGCAGCACCACTAGCTTTAAGAATATCTAATTGAAGTTTCTTTTCATCTCTAATTTGTTTGAATCTTTCTGACTCAAGTTTAGTTTTATTTTCTATAATTCTCATTTGGTTTATTAGTATATTTATATCTGAATTTTCAAGAGCTGATAAGGTTTCTCCTATATCATCTCTTTCAAGTAAAACTTTTATATATTTCTTTAAATCTGCAGATTTAAAACCAAATTTTCTAAATAGTTTATCGTATTCCATACTAAGTTTACTCATATTTAGATTTATCTGTTTAATATTCTTATTAAGATCAGATAGTTTTATTTCTGGTAGACCTGATGCAACACCACTATTTAATTGTACTCTTGGACTATCTTCTGCTATAAATGAAGATAAGTTCCATTTCTTTACAAGGTCTGGAGAGCTTCCTCCAAATAATCCCGCCATCTATTTCCTCCTAGTAAGGATAATCGTCTGAATTATCCTCAGCTGCATGATTAATATTTGTTCCAGCACCTTCTGTAGATTGAGTAGCTTGAGCAACATTATTTACAGCTGTATTATAAGCTTGATTTTGAGCCGCATATGCACTATCTTCAGAAGTAATATGGTTTATAACTCTTGTGTACATTATTGCAGATTGGATATTATTCAACATTGTATGAATATTTTGTAAGAAACCTTCCCCTTCAGATAAGTTTCTTCCACCTGTTCCAGTTGTATTTATATTAGGCATTAACTTAAGATTTAATGTATATATACAATTTGACTCTGGTAATTGATCATATGAACCATTTGGTTGTCTAACCATAAAAGGTTTAGCTTCTTGATAGTTAGTAAATTGATATATTTTCAAACTAGCAAGTCTAGCTCTCTTATAATCTGTTTTTTGACCTGGAGCTATAGAATAAGAGAATCTTATTACTCTACAATCTCCTGCAGCGTCAAAATGAACTTTTACTGCTTCAGAGTATCTAGTTTCTTGGTCATCAAATCTTGGAGCGCCAATTTTAGCTACACAAATACCAAAAAAGTTCTCAAAACCAGAATTATTCAAGTTATTAATATGTATTATAGCTTTATTACTATAAGTTTTTTTACCTTGAATTTCTTCTAATCTGTCAAAGTGTAATACTACATCAAATCCTTTCATGTACATAGCAACTCTATGTCTGTCTTGTGTTTGTACGTCTGTTGTACTTACGGATGCAATCCATACTTCTTTTTTGTCTTCCATCTTTCTTCCTCCTAAAAAATATTATTATTGGAATATACTATTGTATATTTCTATCTTATTATATGTAATTATATAAGACCTAACTTTCTCGCTCTATCTTCACGAACGTTAATCATTGTATAAACTGTCATACCAGTAAGTATTTTATCATACATCTTTGTAGTAACTAATTCATTAATAGTTTCCATAGATAATCTTTCTTTATATGGTAACATATTATTAAAGAATTCTGTATCATTAGAACTTATTTTCATCATTTGATTTATAAGTTCTTTTTCAGCATCTATAGACTCAGTAGTTATAGTTTCAGTTACTTCGCTATCAGGGCTAGTTACATTATCTGGTACTTCTACCTCATTATTATTTGTATCATCAACTGGATTTGCTTCATCTTCTACTTGATTTTCTGGATTATTCATCTCATCGGCTACAGCATTTAATAAATTAGTAACTGGATTAGAAGTTGCAGTCATATTATCTGTAGTAGGTTCTTCAGTTGGAACTTCAGTTACTTCATTAGTTGTTTCATTTAATTCAGTAGGGTCTTGTTCTATATCTGCAGAAGTTGTTTCTTCTGGAACTTTACCTCCAGCTATTTGATTTAATAAAAATTTAAGTTTAAACACAGATTCCATAAATTCATCTATAGTCATATTATATTTAGTTAAATATGTGTCTATACCATCAAGTATATTTTGAAATTTTGTATCCAATACTATAGTTCCATTAATCTCTTTTACTTCTATTTTAGGAGTTCCATCCTCATTAAATTCAACATTTTCAGGTTCTGTAGTAACACCTTGTATTTGAGTTGTATCATCAGAATATTCGCTCATCTCATTATTTGAAGCTTTTTCGTAATTTGAGTTTATCTCAGGAATTTCATCTGGTAAATTTTCATCTGATATATCAGATTCTTCTCTTAAACCTTCCGGTACTAAATTATATTCACTACCAGGTTTAGGAAGAGATTCATCATTTCCTTCTAATAATGTAGGATCTTCACCTGGTTTATCTAGGTTTTCATCTAAAGGCTCTATTTCTGGTTCTAAATCTCCCATCATATCAGGATTAAAATCTACAGCTTCAGGATCTACTCCACTTTCTGAAGATAGACCATTATTAAACGCATCTTCACCAGTATAATTACCATTTACATCCTCATTGGATATCTTTTCTGTGGATTTATTTTTAATTTCTTCACCATTTTCATCTACAGTATATACATATGTAGCATATTCGCTATTTGCCATAGCTTCAGCTTTTTTCTTTTCAATATCTTCATATGTAGGAATTATATTTTCATATGCACTCACTTGTGTTGGTGTTAACATAGGCTTTAAAGCATCTAATGATGCTTGGTCTAGTCTACCAACCGAATGCATTTTTTGTAGAAATATATCTAAAGTTTTAGGAGAGTTCTTTGCTTGGTCTGCATATAATACAGTACCTCCACCCATTTCTTTAAATACTTCTAGATTTCCTTTATTAAGCATATCACCAAACCATAAACCAGCTCTTTCATCATCAAATTGAGATTCCATAGTATCTTTTAGGTTTGTAGACTCCGGATTACGATCATATGTTAATAAAACAGATCTATCATCTGGAGATTTAATAACAGTAACAGGAGAAATGATTCCATCACCACGTCTACCGTGTATTTCCCAGTCTGCGAAAGATTCTATTCTAGATTCTATAATAGCATGAGCTTTATAGTTATCTATAAATATGGCTTTCATCATAATAATTTCCTCCTTTTATATATATGTAAATTTAATATTAAACTTATATGTATCAGAAACCTCATCATAAACTGGTTCCAATGACACTACTTCTGGTGGATCTAAGTTATTTGGAGTTTGGTCATTACGTATAATCATATGATAGTTATCAGGATAATTATCAAAATTTATAAATTGAATACGTGACACAGCGTCTCCTGCCTTATCTAATACAGAATATACAAGTGATGACATATGTAAATCTTCCATATAGTAGTCATGTTTGATTAATGATTGATTTAATTCGGATGCAATTGCAGCTTCATCAAATTCAGGGTCAAGTTTACGTATAAGTAGTTTAGGTCTCATTTGAAGATTATGAATAAGTACCTTATTAACTTCTCCAACATCTAAGAACTTACTTAATCCATAAGTTTTAGCAAACTTTATAGCTATACGTAAATTAGTTTCTTGTATATCATGAACATCATTAGATCTACTACTATATTCATCAAGTTGATCATACACAGCATGATCTAAGAAAGTAACTATTTTCTTTACTTCTTCTGTAATATGTTTTTGGTTTCCAGATTTAATATAGAAATCAGACTTAACTAAAGGCATACTCATAAATGTAACACCATCGTTACTATATTGATTAGTTTGAGTGAACATATCTTTAGTAACATCTTTAAAAAATTCTATTTCTCCTTGAAATTCGGATACAGATTTGTAAGAAGAAACTGGTTGTCCTTCTTCTTTAATCATACATATTACTTTTACTTTATGTCTTGTATTAAACATAGCTGTTTTAACAGTATGAGCAGTATCATCATCTACCCAACTAAATTCACACCATCTATTAAATACATATTTATCAGTTTTTAATGTAAATTCAAGATCCCATATATTATTGCCCATATCTGTAGCAGTATGACATGGAATTCTATGAATAGTTTTATCTTGTGCTTGTAGTTCTATATAAGCTTGGAATGTTTGCCCGTGTTTAAACTCCCAATTACTTGACTCAAATCTAACTTCAGTATTAAGACTAAAGTGTTGACTTGTTTTATTTCTATCATAATATAAATAATCATTTACTCTAACAGATGTATTTACAAATCTAACAGGAACACTTGCATTATATTCTTCGAATGTTTGAAATGTAAGATATGTTTCATCATATTGAGCACCCATATATACACGAGCCATATTATTATATTTATCGTAATCTACGACAAATGGAGCTACATAATAATATGTATATAAGTTATTTAATGGATCTTTAGGGTCTAGTTTTTCTGGTACAGTAGGTTCTTTGCCAGGTTTTATAGTTTTATCTAGTACAAAGTTATCAGATCTACGAGATTGTGTAGATTTTATAATATTCATATAATTAAAACTATAATAATCAAAACCTTCCATCTGTTTATGTCTCATATCAGAGTATTTAGCATTTACATTTCCTGTATTAGTAGGAATAGTAAATACACGTTTGATACCATTTAATGAATTACCAAATGATAATACTGTATAAATACTAAAAATACGAGAAGCTATATCGTTATGTGTAAGTCTAGGATGGAATGTAGATTCTCCTTCGTAATTAAGTAAGAATGTTCCAAGATCACTTTCTGTATCAACTCTACGTCTAGCCCCACGAAGTTGTATAACTTTATTACGTAGATATTCTACAGAAGTTTCTGCAAGACTTCCACCAGAACTTTTATAAACACGTTTTCCCACTGGCTCATATTCAACTCTAGCAGTTGCTTGTGTAAATGTATCCCTGGCTGCTGCTAATTTATATTCTACATCCCGTCCAGTAGTTGTATAACATACTATTTCTAAGAATGAGCCTCTAGCTGGTTTAAATCCACCTTGTACATACTTATGAATTAGTGCTATACTATTATTTCCTAGTATTTTATATTCCATATAGTCGCCACTACCTCTAGTATAGAATAATCTTTTATTAATCTTAACTGGATTAGAAGCACTATTAGCTCTATAATAGATATCGAAGTCAGAAATTGGATATTCTGTCGTTATTAGGAATTTTGCAAGTTGTTCATCATCAAATTGCTTTGTAAATCTTTCTATTGTAACTTGCTTAAATTCTGCTTTAAATCCAAGTGTTTCTTGACCATTTATAAATATATTTTGTACTAATACATTTATTTTCTTACCTTGATAATCATAGAATACTCTATAAAGCTTTCTTTCTGGTAAGAATGTTACTCTAACATAGAATTTTGGTATTACTGGCATAAATATAAGATTATCTATTATACAAGTATTTATATCATCAAATTCTATTTGCCATGTATTATCTTGTACATGTTTACCATATCTCTTTATATCTTCAACTGGTATACGAACAAATAACCATATTTTAGATGGCCTAGCTATAACGACTTCGTTTGTATGTTGTGCCAATTGATTAAATAAAGAAGATGGGTACTCTGCATGTATAAGATTCGACTCTCTTGATACATATTGAATTGCGGAACTAACTGAATCGAATAACGTATTAAACCCTGCTAATATCATACTAGCAGGGCTCATTAATGGTATTTCATCAGCTGCAATACCATTTTTAGTAAGTTCATTAACGATTAATTCGTTCATTTCTTTTTTATCTTCAGAGTTCAACATCGTTTTAAAACGACGTCTATCTTTTATTTTATCATTCATAGGAAAAATCCTCCTATACAGTTATTGAACGTTCAGTGTATGGTACAGGATATTTATCGTTTGCTATAGCATATGCATTTTCTCTGGCTCTAAGTCCAACTTGTTTTGCATATCTAGAATTTAATAAAGCTGTTGCAGCTGATTTAAATCTTTCTGATTTAATTAATAAAACAGTATTAGTAAACATATTAAACCATCCAGCTCCCATATTAAATGTTAAATCTATAATTGCAGCTTGTCTAGCTGTTGATAGATTAAACACCCATGGTTGCATTTTCTTTAATGCTTTTATAATAGAATCTATATGTTCTTTAAGTATTTTATCAGCTTCTGCTTTAGTAATACCATTTTTATCCCATTTCTTAACAAGTTCGTCTGGAAAAGTTTTAGATTCCATATTAAATCCATAACCTATAGTCCAGATTCCCTTAGTATCTTTATATTTCTTTTCTTTAAATCCTTCATGTCTACCAATTATATCCACTAAAACATCCATCTCTGGTGTTGTATTTGTAAAATTATAAAAAGACATAAGTACTCCTCCTAATTATATGCTGAAAGATTAGTCTGACTAGAATATCCATTCTTTTCACACCAATCCGTAAAGTGTTTTTTGTTTATGTAAATTGCGACATAGACCTTGTTACCCTCTTTTGCCTTAGCATCATTAATAACAAAATCATCATAATCTATAATAAAATCCTTTTCATTTCCTACAATTGGAATATCTCCTTGATATCTATTCCGTTCTCCACGTTGACATTCTATAGCAAAGAACTTACAATACTCATTAGGATCTACACATACTCTCATATTTCTAATATAATTAAAGACTTTTTCATCTGGAATTATATCAAGAATATTTACTTCACCATAAGAACTATTTCCATTTTGTACAATATCTTCTTTACCATATGTAATCTTCATTTTGTCTACAATTGTAAGATCACATAAGTTTTCACTAAATACTGCGACTGGAACTTCTATTTTACCCATTTGCCCTTCATTATACTCTTTAGTCTCTGCATTTTTATAACTTTCAGTATTAAGTTTACTAAAAGAAGCAGATAAAGAATATACTGGATATTCTATATAGTCTACTTGGAATTCTATTTTAACTCCATATGTCATTACATTATTGATTTCACGTTCACCTAAATCTATACTAACTGGAGTTATAGTTGGAATAAATGGAAATTTAACGGCAAACGCACGTTTTCTTTTAGAACCATCTACTATATAATCTACTTCTGTTTCAGAATGTTTTTGCAATATCTTAAGAAGTTCTAAATCTCCAGTAGTTCCGGTATCAGAAATACCAAATGTAGTCTTTAATAACTTTAATAAATTATCTGGTAACGAAGTTTCTAATGTATATTTTCTTATATCTGGTTGACTACCTAGTGTCATTACTTCTTGACTCATATATAGAGGTTTAGTTTTATTAAGTGGAAATATATATGTAAATTGCTGAGCAAGTTCTTGGGCTTGAATTCTTTCGTTTACTAATACAGATACATAAATAGTATGCATTGTATATCTAGGACTACCAACAAGCATCATATCAACATCCCTCATATAATAATATGGTTTATTAGTAGTATTTTCAATAGATTTCTGTTTAACAGATAGAATACAATCTAAAAGTCCTGCATTTACTCTATTAAAGTCTTGATTATTAGGTATATCTACACGTAAGGATGCTAATGGATCAAAACTATGATTGAATACAATACGTGGAAGAATTCTATTATCAAGCATTTCTCTTGGAGTATCCTTAATTCTAACAGAAGCAGGATCTGTTCCTACGTATTCAGATGGAAAATCCCTATCTTTAAAGCTTGGATTAGCTTGTATAATAATATTTTTTACATGTTCAGTAACTATTTGATATACTTTTTCAAATGTAAACATAACATTATCATTTAAACATCCGATATTTGCATATTTAAAACGTTTCCATTTACGATTTTTATCTTCTATAATTTGTAATTTATTCATATTTCATCACCAACTAAACCCAAACTTAATTCTAGGACGTCTATCGGAGAATTTACGATTACCTATTACTATATTTTCAAGTGGTGGTAATCTATAAAAACCAGGATTAAGAGCAATCATTTCGGAAGTTCCTTTAAGAGGGAAACCTCCCATTGGACTATAATCATTTCTCAATAATTCGTCTCTAACCATCTTAGACTCATCAAAAGCTTTATTTTGTGCATGTCTATTAGCACCCATAAGAGTAATACCATTAGAGCCTTGTACATCTACTATATTTTGTGGATTAAATCCAAATAACTTATTAAACACTTCATAAAATTCTGGAGCATCTGGTCTATATGATGTAGCCTTAAATGAAGCTGTAAAGTTTTCTAATAGATCATTCTTATTAAATCCATCTATCTTATGTTGGTTAAAGTGAGTTACTGGTTCATTTATAATAAGATTCTTAGCAACTCCAAGTGATATTACATCCCAGTCTACGTTTACTACAACTACCCACATACTTATTAAATAATCCAACCCACGGAATTTTATATATTCTTTACGCATAGGCCATTCTTGTTTACCTACAAGATCTTTATACATTGATAAAGTATATAATAGTTTAGATATATCTCCTCTATTATTATCCATAAATGTAATAGAAATATCTACTTGATCATATATTTCTGGATTTCCAGGTAATGGGGTAGATTTCCCATGCATATTTTTAATACCTTCCCGTGTAGACTCAGATAGTCTAATAGTTGGTACTTCTACACAATAGTTTGATAATAAACGCCAACAGTTTGATTTTAATGCACCATCTCTACAAAGTTCCATATACAAATTTGGATCTGAAGATACTCTAGCAAAGAAGTCTGGATGTGCTTGTAGTTCTGGAATAATTCTAGAATTATTGAATAGGTTACAATTTGGTCTTGTAAAGAATACAAAAGATCTATAATATCCAGAAGTCTCAGATTCTAAGTAAGGTCTATTAATAAATAAAGATTCTCTACTAAGAATTACGGATTTCTGTCTATCAAGTACAAATCCATTATCTTCAGCCATTACTTTAATGACACTACGTAGAGAATCTCCCATCATAAGTGGATTCTTTAAATCCCAGTCCTTATCCATTTCTGGAGTATATGTTTTATACATTGGAAGTCTGTAATCTCTATTAACTATACGTTTATCTCTAGCAGAACTACCCATAGGCATATCCTGCAATGAACCTGCAGCAAATCCACCAAATATATTACCTAAATTAAGTGCACTTGCTATATTAGATAGGTTTTGACTAAACATATTAGTAAGCGGAGAAAGCATTCCTTTAGCACCAGATGGTATTATAGACGATAATTTATCAGCCATAGGTCCATATGATTCTCTAGCTTTATTAATTATAGATTGGCCTATCTTAGCTCCAGCATTAAATAATTCAGTTTTACGACCATTTATCCATCTAGATGCAGTATCTTGAAAATTATCTATAACATCATTTACTTGATTAGTTATAAGATTAATAGACTGGTTACGAATATCCATAACACTATCAGAAATAGCTTTTCCTATATTCTCTTTAAAGTTCTCAAAGTATTTTCTAGGATCTAATTGTCCAAGTAAATCATCAATAGCACCAAGTCCACGCCTTTTAGTCATTTCAATTGCATCTTTTATATCATTCTTCCATGCAGCCTGTTCAGACTTATTAAGATTTTTATAATAATCAGTAAGTCCTTTACCAAACTCTTTATTCCACTGATGTTTTCCAGTAAAAGTATCAAGTAACCAGTTCTTTTTAATTTGTTTGACTAATTCTTCAGATGGAGTATTTGCATAATCTGTAAATCTAAAATCTTTACCTGGAAGATATTTAGATGGATTATTCCATTTATCTGTTGTAAGATCTCTTTTAAATTTCTGGTTCCAATTATCAGTAGGATGTGTTCCTAATTTAGCAGCATCCTTAAGTTCTTTTTTCCACGCTTCTACGTCAAAGGTAGGTAATTTTTTATTAATTATACCTCTAACATCAAAGTCACTTACTTGTGTAGTTTTAATCTTTGCAGCATCTTTCATCATAGATGGCCACTCTTTATTAAATTTATCTAAATTAGATTTAGATTCACTACTAAGCCATGCTGGTGGAAACTCGTTTTTAACAAAGTTTCCACTTTCAAATTGTCTTTTCCAATTATCATTATATTCTTGAAGCATAGCCTTAAGAGCTGCTACTCTTTTTTCATATGTAGGATATATAGATAAGAATTCTTTCTTCCAACTTTCTTTATTGTCGGCAATCATTTTATTTATAATTTGTTGTAATTCATTATCTGCCATTGGTGAATGTCACCTCCTATATATGAAGCATCTTGTATCTAAGTGCAATAGTTCCATCTACACCATGTGGAACTAATATATGGTTAAGTCTACTAAATACTACAGAATCTGTCATAGTATCAAAGTCTTTACCATTAAGTCTAATTTTTGCAGGTTTTCCTATCATAGTACAAAGTGCATTAAATCCAGCACTTTCCATTTTACCTTTCTTAAATACAGAAAACCATTCCACAAGTTCTTTATCTGTTATATTTATTAAGAATTGAGCTACTGCTCTAACGTCCTTGTCTGTTACAAGTTCAGTATCAGGATTATCTGGTACATTAGTTGCGTCATCAGTTGTTACTACATAGTCTACTTCTATTTTCTTAGTATAATATGCAATATAAGGATGTTCATTACCGCTACTATCTTCTATAAGTACTTTTCTACTATGAAGATAATCACGATAGTATACTTCATAATCATTATCTCCCTCTGGTATTAATCTAAAAGGAATCAAATTATCAAAGTTATATCCTTTCTTATGTCTAGGATATGCAAGTACGTCAGTTCCTTGAGAACCATCATAGCATACATTATAACCCATTATTTTATCTTTAGCATTTGGGTCTACAGTTACAGATGTAGTAAAATCGTCTACTGCACCTTTAACTAAATCTTCTTCAAATGATATAACTTTAACTTTAGGTGGTAAATTATATAATGCACCACATAATCTTTGTAATCCTCCAAGTAACACTTTATTAGGACCAAGATCTATCTCAATCCATTTACCTTCTGGAGTTTTCTCTAATTTAAACAGGTGACCATCCCATGTTTTTAGGGTGTCTTCTGGTAAATTATACGTAAATATTGGTTTATCATTCATAAATATTTACTCCTTTAACTTATTTTAATATCTCCATATCTTGTTACCATATACAGAGCATCTTCACTTCTTTGCTTTTCACATAATTCTCTATCTGTTTTTACAGCTGGTTCTATCCAGTCGTATTGTGATACATTCCATCTATTACGATGTGTAATATTTACATCATAAGTTATTTGGTCTACGTTTACTTGATAATTATAATTTTCATTATAATTTAGTAGTAGTCCTTCTGATATAAACTCTACTCTCCATGCTTTAAATAGTTTTAATATATATAGTAAGTATTTAGATATACCTCCATACATCATATTAATATTATAAAGTACATCTAATAATTCTGGAAGTTCTATTGTATCATCTAGATGTTGAATTAAGTTTATCATAAATTGTGTACAGTTGTCTATTTCTAGAAGCATCGCATCTGGTCCTTGATCTGCAAGTTGTTCATAATATACATATAAATCTGGTGCATATTTTTCTAAATATTCTACATAAGATTGACCTTCTGCCGTAGATATAGTATTATATGCTTCTGGTTCTTTACTCATTATACGTACATGTCTATAAACAGATAAAATCATATCTACTTCAACATGGTTTCTAGCTTTAGTAAGTACAGAATCAACAAACTTTGCAAGTCCTACTGCTTTATCTGTATTTATCATAAGTTGTAAGAAATCGGTCTCAGAGTTTGCAGCTTCAGGGAATTCTTCTAGTTTAGTTTCATATGGGTATTGTGCCATCACAATAAGCCAATACATTCTAATAGTAGGATGTGTCTTTATAGTATTAAATCCAAGTATTTTATCTACTCTATCTAATACATCACCAGGTCTAGGATTTATTCTAGCATCTTTAAAATCTTTAAGAAGATATCTTCCCATACTATAAGTAACCATAGCATTAAAGAATACCCATAAATCCCAGAAATTCACATTATAACCATTAGACTGATATATTAATTCATATTTCTTTAATATATCACGATGATGTAAGAAATATCTATGAACTACAGAAAGTCCAATTGTAACATTATTAAGATCTAATATATTATCTATACCAAGATATTTAGATTCTATATAAGAGAATGGTTCTTCAAATACACGTTTCTTTAATGCTTCACTATCAGACCATCTAGGGTCAAGTTTCTTTACTTCATCATATGTTAAAATCATTTCTTTATCTTCTTTTTGTTGATAAGAAGGAGTTTCGTATTCTATATTAGTAAAATTACGTCTCATTTTCTCGTCATCAGTAAGATAAGTTTTTTCTTTCTGATTTGATATATCATCATATGGATTTACAGCACGGAATGGTTTTAATATAAATTCCACATCATACAAATCATCATATTTCATTCCAGGGGTTTCTATTACGCCTGGTTTTCTTCTCTTTCTAATAAAATATTTATATAAATTAAGTCCAGAGAATATCTTTCTTGCTATATATTCAAGTACATAGTTAGTACCTTTATACATTACAAGATAGTTTAATACATACGTAGTAGCATTTCTATAAGAATCTGGCATATTTTGTGGAAATGTAAGACCATACATTTTATATAAATCTTCAGATTCTTCTCTAGTAAAACTTGTCTTACCAAGTGGAGTAGTATATATATTTATGAAATAATATATGATAGCTCTCATTTTTATAGTAGTAAGCTCTATAGATTCATTAAAGTCTGTACTTTCGGTTAAATAAGTTTGATGATATGTTTGCATCCACACACGTCTTTCCTTATTAAACATTTCCCGATAAGCATTAGCTTCGTCCGTTTTAGGAGTCCACAATGCTTCAAATTGCCTTGCTCTACGTGCTTCTATTAGATTTATCTTCTTATCTATATAGTTAAGATATTCAGCATCAGGACGTTCTTGTATAAGTACATCTAATGCTCCACTACGTTTTAGCTTTAATATTTCTCCATATGTCATAGTATGCACAGGAGTACCTTTATAATATACAAAATCTTCAGGTGCTGTACCTAAAGGCGGTACTCCAAGTAGCATTCTATAATATTTATTTCCTTCTATATAAGATAAAAGTCTTTCTTTTCTAAGTTCTGTCATTAATTGTAGCTGTTCTTCAAAGTTAAATATACTATAAAATTTTCTAAAATCACTTTGAATCTCAGCTATTTCAGCACTAGTAATATCTGGTTTATGATAACGTAATAAAGTTTCATTTACTTTACCAGTATAATCATATAATGTATCAGACTGTTCTAGTGCAGCCATATATGCTTCAAATTCTTGTGCATATACAACTTCATTTGGGTCCTCGTTCGCTCTATGTTCTTGCTTGACTACTAAATTATTTAGTAATCTATACATAATTTGTAAACGATGGTCTACTAATTTAGCAGTTGAAGCCATAATTTATTCCTCCTAATATTTAGGATTATATGCAGAATGTCCTGCAGCTCTAGTTATATATTGGAACCATTCGCCTTCTACAACGATTTCATCCCCATTTTTAAGTATAAGTTTTACATCTTTAGTTTTATCAATTACTTGAACATCCTCATCTGCAGTCCAATGTTTCATACTTCTACTGTTAAAAGTACCTTTTTCTATATGTAAAGTTTTATACGCAGTAGGAATTGCGTATAATATCCATTGTAAATCAAAAGATATAAACTTATTATTTCCATGTGGGCTAGTTTTAACTTTTATTTCTACGAGTTGCATCTTTAACCTCCATTAAAATCGATTATGACGCGTTTATAGCGTGTTTTGAGATATTCTATACCATATAGAGGTATAATTAATCATCTTTTATATAGAAAGCGTAAAAACGGCCTATAAAGCCGTTTAAACGCATTATGATTAGCTTCTAAGAGCTTTTTCTAATGGAGAAACTGTTTCTGTTTGTTCCTGTTCAGATTTAGCTAATGTAATCATTAATGCTTTACCAGCATCAGGTCCAAATACAGCATTAAACGTTCCTCCCATAACTGCTAGTTCATATAGTGAAGCAAATATATATTTCTTGCTTCCAGTTTCTCTAGCAGGTTTCTTTGGATTATCAGCATCTCTAGCAAGACTTGCCACTAGTATTTCTAGAGACAGATCTGCAGCTCCAAGATCTACGTTTGCTAAGAAGTTATTCTTCAATGTATCTAAGTGAGTTTCCACTGGAACTAAATTAGATAAGTTTCCACCTAAGAATACTTTAAGCATACGATATACAGTCATATTACTTCTTACAGAGTTTACTGTATTTAAGAAGCAATCACCTTTCTTATAACAGAATATAACGTGTTTATCTAAAGGTTCATCTTCACCTTCAGATGGTTTAGGTCTAATTATTTCAGTAGGAGTAGTACTTACATCAGAACCGAATACGATTGTGTGTTGTTTACCATCTCCACTGTCTAAAATTGAACCATGTGCTAATACTTTATAATATGTATCTACTGCTTCTATAGCTGATACTGGGAGTATCCATTTAATATCAGTTTTACAGTAAACTTTTTCCATATCTGTTATCGGGTCTATTTTATGTTCGAATAGATCTGCTCCAGCTGGATATACATATTTATTAAAGTCTTTGATACGGAACATCTTAGAACCTAAATTATGTGTAGATTGCATTAATACGTTCAATAAGTTTGAACCTACTTCTGAGATATATACTCCAATTGGAATTGTATCTTGTTGGAGTGCTTTAAATATAAATTCTCCAAGACATTTTCTACAGAAATGACCATTCTTTTCTTTACATGTTAATGGATAACGCATTTTAACTGTTTTACCTACATATTTATGAACATTGTCCATAGTAACAAGAATAGATTCTCCATTTTCTATTATATAACGATTTACATAATCAAACTCATCGTCTGACTTAAACATTTTACCTTCTGTAGTTCCACAGTCATGTGTAAGTCCTTGTATGTGGTTTAGACCATGAGATAGATCTTTATATATAGTACCAGCATATGCTGTATTAAGTCCTCTATCCATTGCTCCTATCATGGCAACATTTGTTATATTAGGTAAAAATGATTTATCAATACCATCAACTAATGCATTATCTATATATACAGGTTTTCCTCCAGATAAGTCTGGCATACTACCCATTACAATGTTAAGATTCTTAAAGTCATTTCCCCATTTAGCCTTGTTAGCAGAATCATATAGTTCTGCCATATCATTATCTTTAAAGTGTTTCTTTGCAAATTCTACTACTTCATTTTCTGCTTTTTCTAAAATAGCATAATCTCCATGTTTTTCAAATTCTTTCTTAGCAGCTGCAATAGTTTTATCTCTAAATTCAGTAAATTCATCATCTGGGTTCATCATATCTTCATTTATACTAGCATTTACTACTGTAGATAAACGTAAACCAAACTCATTTGATGATTCTATTAAATCTAATACATCGTCTTGTGTAAGACTTCCTTCTAATGCATAGTTTACAGCTTTACGCCATATTTTACTAAGCTTTTTCCAGTTACACACTTCATTAAGAAATGAGAATTTTGGATGGTTTGCTACAGGGAATAACATACACTTATTAAGCATAAGTCTTCCTACTGTAGTTTTTATAGTTTTACCTCTATCTTTTATTGTAATACTATCATAAAGACTAACTTCTGGATCCTCGTCGATCTCATATCTCATACAAGATTTATACATAAGGTCTAGATCCATTTCTCCATTTGTAAGACCTATAAGGTGTTTAATAAACGGATGCTTCATATTAGCAGGTTTAGCTTTATCTGATGGTTTAGGGTCTCTAGATACAGAATACCAAGTTTGGTTACAGTCCTTACCTGGATTTCTACGAGCCAATGAACCATCATAATTACATACAAATAAAGGTGATTTTTGTTGTTTTCTTGCATCTTCTACGGCCTCTTTCGAGTTTATCGGTTTATACATCAACGTGTCTCCCAACTTGTTCATATGAAGTCGTTAATTTCATACCGTTAATTTAATAACTGCTCTGAGTGTTACTCAGATGTTCAGACTAGCTCAACACCATGTCAATAAATTGATTTAGGTGGCCTGTGTTCATACACTTGTATTTATGGTCGTTGAACGCAATGCGTGCTGATTAACCATTGTAATATCGTTTAGGACCTCGTAATACCGATTTTACGAGGCTTTTATTTCACCATGCGACATCTTTATACTTGTTTCTGACTTTCGTCTCCTATATAGCTATAAACGCTTTAAATAGGCAATAAAGCTTTAGGCACTCCCAGCTTTTAACAGGCTTTTTCTGCACACTCTTTCGAATATACAGGACAGAATTTATCATGGTCCGCGTTCATACCCGTACTTATAGATGCAACAAGTCTAGACCCACTATCAAAGATTTGATCTTGGAATCTAGCTTTTAACTGTTCCGTAATTAACGGAAAATCATTATATTTATTATTCATAACTGTAACTTTTTTAGTTAAGTTAGGAGATAATGTAAGACATACTGGTCTTTGTGGTTGTAGAGACGTCATACTATCTACCGGTGGTCTCGTAATAGCAATCATACGAGTATCATATAGTTTAGCATAAGTCTCTACAACTATATAAAAGAATTCTGTCCACGACAATGGCTTAGTCACTTTAGTTTCAGTTCCATCTTCGTCTACAATAAAAGTTAACTTAATATGTGTAAAGGAACCATCATATTTTATTGCAGGGAAGTCAGTAACTCTAAAGTGAGGGTCACTCATATTAGTAATCGCATTAGACAGAAATTCTATGTCATAATATGCTAGGAAATCTCTTGTAACTCTAGGTTCAAATAAACCAGCATTAAATAGATCCTCTATTAAAGTATAAGAGAACTTTATAATAGTCTCTTTAAACATTGGAAGTAAGAACTGGATTGGAACTCCGGAAGCACGCATTCCAATACGAGCTTGACGAAGCTTCTTTTCTTTCCATACTGTAGGGATGATAACCATACGGGCACCATTATCTACGTTACGTGAAAGTATCTCCTCTCTACCAATTCCATGTGGTCCAAAGTATGTATCTTTAATATAATCTCCAAGGTCTAATACTGCCTTTTGAATTATAGATTCCATATCACGTAAATCTACACGCACTCCAGCAACTCCAGCCTTCATCATTTTATATTGATTAGATGCACGTATAATCTCGGAATATAATACATTCCAATCATTAACCGTACGACCATTCTCAAGATTTTCACTTCTGAAAGCAAGAGCTATTACATAAATATAATTAGTAAATAGCTGGTCACGCGTAAGTTTAGCAATAGAAAGCTTAAGCTCTTTATTTGAAATACGTCCATGATCCTGCTTGAACTGTCTTTTATCAATATTATTCCAATTATTGTAAAGAAATACAGGACCATAACCTACAACATCATCTGACTGTTCTTGATAAGTTTCATCTATTTCATAAAGAACTCCTTTACGGAAATAAAACTCTTTACCAGTAGAAGTTGCACATTGAACATATTTACGATTTATACGAGAAAAAGCTTGTAATACAAGAGGTCTAAATACATAACATCCTAAGTTTATAAGAGCAGACTTTGTTTGTAGTTCTTCTTCTGTAACTCCGAATACTGCGGAACTAAATATAGAAGAAGATGACTTCTTTTCAAAAGAATCTACTACTGGAAGTCTTTTCCTTATTTTGTTAAGTTCGTAATTATATGGACATACGAACATTAAAATCTACCTCCTTTAAGGTCCATACTAGCTCTTCGTAAAGATTTTTCTTTATCTATATGGGCCCGTTTCCGTTTGTAGTTAGTTTCAAGTTCGATTAGTGCATACAATAATATCTCATCATTATTAGTTCTAAATATTCCATTATTAGCAGCATTTGGTTTATAATATCTAAAACCTTCATAGTAGTCTCCTTTTTCCAGTATGCTACATTCAGTCATTACTTTATAATTGGAACGGAATTTATTCATTAATCTATTTATTGTCCGCCTTCTATGGTGTATACGTTCCAGAGGTCCTTTAGGGAGATCTCTAGAAAATCCATTGCTTATATAAAGTTGATTAAATGTATCTGGCCCAACACCAGTTGCCGATAATGTAACATCATCATTCATAAGTCTTTCTTGTTCTTCTTCATCGATATCATCTACACCTTTAAGTTTTCCTTCCTCTTCTTCATCTACATCATCATTAGGAATTCTATTTTTATAAGAAAAAACTCTAGGTTTAGATTTACCATCAGTACTTGTAAAATAAACGGCATCATTATCTATTGTAACGATATCGTTTATATGCTTATGATCAAATATAATATCTTTAATATTTCTAAGTATTATAGAATTATTTATTATATCTTTATATTTATCTATAAAGATATTTTCCATAATTATTTTATTAAGAATTTCTATCTCTTCAGAATTAAGTCCATCACATCTAACTCCTACTATAGAATGATATGCATCACGCTCTCTCTTTGTACGTTCAGCTTCATCTTTAATACGATATGCATCGCTACGTTTGCATACATTCTTATAATATTTAAAGTAAGATTGTGGTAAATGTATTAATTCTACATCTTTAATATATTTACGTATCTTATCTTCGTTATGAGATAAATTTTGAGGATTAAGAGCAAGATCATATACGAAATCTGGTGATAATAATTCACTAAATTTTAGTGTATTTACAATAGTAGTACTCTTTTCAGGATCTCTAAGATTAGTATCTGTTATTTCTTGACATGCTTCTCTAATAGAGTCAAAATCATATGAAACCATCATAGCATATAACAGTTTCTTAGTAGCTTCTTGAATGGTATCGATTGCTTTATTTTCAACTTCCATATATGTAAGTTTCTCTGTCTGTTCACGGTATTTCTTAATAAGCGGTATTGTATATTCTTGAGTTATCATTGTATATACATAATCAAATACACTATTTTTTTCTATATAGAAAAGAAGGTTAGAAAGAATATATCTAGAACTAACCCCCTCAATAGTTTTAAGGGTAATTAAACCGTATTTATTTTGTATTGTACTTTCAAAATATGAGTCTTTAATCGAGTCTGCAAACGTATTACCAAGTAAGTTTGTAGTTTCTTGGTCATTAAGCATAGTTTTAACAGCCATTTCATGAGCACTTTTGAGTACTTTATTTATATCATCTAAAGGTACTTCTGGTTTGAAAGATACTGGCAAAACTAAAGTGTTTAATATATCCCAAACTCTCTTATCTCTTGAGTTTATAGGATCTAGAATCATATAAACTAACCTCCTTTTCTAATTTAATTAAACATTATGTCCTTTTGATACGAGTGTAGCTAAAATTGATCTTAGGAATGGTACCGCACTTTCTTTAATACCATTTCCAGTAAATATCAATCCATTACTTGTCTCATTATATGAATCAAAAACATTTACTCCATTATATGAGAATGTAAATGTTGCAAATCTAAAATCATGTGTTGGTATATCATTACCAACTGTATAAGTATCTAAAACATGTTTTAAATTAGATGCTAATATATCTATCTGTTCTTTTGATAATCTAGAACTACTCTTAAGTCTATCATACCATTCAGGATCTATCATCATTTTATAGTTATAGATATTTAACAATGGATATTTCTTATTTTCTTCAGGTATGATAACTTTAGAGAACATTATAGGATATACAAAATCTCCAATACCAATATTTAATTTAACCCAGTCAGGTTTTGCAACAGATTCTGCTATATAGAAACTCTTATCAAGATTTACATTTAAAGTATTAGCGTTTTCCATTGAAATTCCAGCACGAGCTACATCTCTAATAAATTCCTTATCGTTAACAGTTAATAATGATGTATCTGTATTTAATTCATTAAATTTAAACTCTTTATAAGTATCAGGACCTTCTAATACAAGAGTACAATTTTTAGAATAATACGATAATTCATATACGAAATCTGGTCTAGATGGTGTAACTGGACATCCAGGTGTATAAGATATCGTATTCTCTGCTATTGTTCTACTATTACCATAACCATCTAATAAACTAATACCTGATCGTTCCATTCCAGGTATTTCTTTAATCTTTAACTTACAAGAACTTAAATCATCAAATATCTTAGTAGGAGTTAACTTATTATAGAATCTATCATTTTCATTTGGTATTAATTTATCATATAGATAGTTTCTAACTTCATCTAAACCTGCAACTTTTTCTACAGTAGCAATCAAAGACCCACTTCCATTTTTACTTAAAGAAACCAAAGATGCGGCATTTATATTATTACCATAATTCTTAAGATCAGTTAAATTTATAACCTTAGACTCTAATTTTATAATATTATGTTCAAATAGATTCTTATTAGTAGTTATACTAGGATAAGTATGATCTGGTGGTAATACTATTTCAGTATATAACTTTAATTTCTTTGTTTGGTCTAGATCGAATACCAATCTACCTACTCGTATTTTTCTATAATCATCTGTATATTTAACTCTGGATTGACCGTAAGAATATTCACCTATCGTATATGATGGTGTACAGAATAATGAATATTCTAATATCTTTTGATAAGTTATTATTCCACGATCATCGAAGTCAATATATACTGGTATAAAATTAAATAATTTTGGTAGTATATGGTCACCAGTTAGACTATCCGCATACTTTTTATGCGTTAGCTCTTCATTATTATAATCAATTGGAGTTATATTATGGTCGGTATGAGTATTTAGATAATCTCTAGCTACATCGAAAGGTGATTTTGATTTATCTGTATATATAGCTTCGAATTCATCATGATATACTATTATTGATCTAACATATGCATCAGCTAATGCATTAACACTATCAAATTGATCAGCTCTATTTTCTGAATCAGTTGGTCTATATTTATAATTATTAGTTTGTATAGTTTCTATATCTTTACTCCATAAAGAAGATTCTCTATCAATAGTATATATAAGATCAGTTCCTTCTATAACTTTAATTAAATCATATCTGTTTAATATATTAGAACTATTAGTAAGATTACTTTGTTCTTTAGTTAATGGTAATGGATCTAATAAACTATTTGATATAGCATCATTTGATAAATAATAGACTAATTCGGTAGAATTAAATTCATTTTCTCCTTCGAACTTAACTTGATATCTGATTACATAATCATTTCTATCATTTTTAAGTTCACGATAGTTAAATATTTCCTTATTATTAGAATCATTTATATTTCCACTAGTTGTAAATATATAGTGTGGTATTTGGTTATAAAAACATTTTTGATAATCTGTTAACATATTATCATCTACACCATATGATGCTAATAATATTAGAGGTTTAGCTAATAAGTTAGCACTCGCATATTCTTGTCTAGCAAATGGTACTATTTCATAATAATTATTATATAGCATTAAATCTCTATTTAAATATATATTATCTAATACTTTAGGTATACTAGTATTATCAAATATATATTTACCACCATCAATATTCTTAATCATCTGTTTATAGTTCTTAAGTATTTTAGGGTAAGTATATACATTATGATTTGTAGCACCTGTTTGATAATTTTCTTTACCATATACACTCGTTCCAGTTAGGAATTCCATAACAGGGAAGTTTGTATTTTCTGTATTGAATAGTATATGTTTACCATCATTAGCTGAAACCATTCCAGTATTATAATGAACCATATCTCTTCTTCTATTACCAGATGCAGCCGTACTATTAGTACTGATATTCAAAGTATTAGTAGTAGCTTTTGTATATCTAGTTCTAGAGTTTATATCATCTTTAGTAAAACTATTAAGAGTCAATATTTCATCATTATTAAATTCTAATATATCTTTTCCATTTACTAAAGCTTTACCGATATAATTTATCTTTAAGTGAGTAATTTTTACATTATCTCTAAGTCTAGTATATTTATCAGAAATTTCAGTCCATGGTAGTACATTACCAATCATATAATTAAATTCTACACCTTGGTCAAAGTGTAGTTTCTTAAAGTCTGGACTGAATTTAAATGTCATATTACTAAACACAGGAGTTAGTCCTCTTCTCATGCCTGGTTCTTTAATAGTATTTGTCTCTAATATTGGTTCATTTATATAATTATTATACATAGGAGTAACAGTATTCATAGAAGTAATACCAACTTCACGTATAATATTATTTAATTCCTCATATTTAGATTGAGCTTTATCTTTAAATACTTTTTGAGCTAATTCTACTTTTTGATTTGTTTTAAAAGTAATCTCAGGAGTTACTTTAATTCCAACATCAGCATAGTTCATAGTATATTTAGCATCTCTAAGTTCATTTAAAGCTGCAGTAATAGTACCATCATCTTTTATATCATAAATTTTAAAGAAATCTATTTTACTAACATCTGCTAGCACTAAACTAAATGGGAATAATTGTGGATGGTCTCCCCATCTACTATACTTGAAATCGTGTTCATATATATTAGTATTCTTAAATAAACCAGAATTTCTACCATTAGTATATAATGTATTTATATTACCTAATGTAGTAATTTTATCATTAGTTATTAATGGCAAACCTGTTATAATACTGTCACTATAGATATTAAAATCTTGCATACTTATTTCAGTACCACTTTCATTTACTAAATATGGATCTATACATTCTACTGTATCTATAAGTTTCTTTACAGTTTTAAATTTAATAAATGTAGTTTTTTCTGTTCCATGTAAATTAAATACGCATTTAAGTCTTATATCCTTAACATCATATTTAAACATATACCCATCTACAGCTGCACTAATTTTAAATTTAGCACACCAACATATATCAGTAGCATCTTTATTTAATGGGAGATCTTCTTGCATTTTTAATATAGGATAGTTATCTAATATATTACCATTAGTTTTCATTATAATATTTATACTATTTTCAGTAAAATACTTTTCAGGATCTACTTTACCAAGCACTGATTTTAGTACCTTACCGTATTCATTCTTATTAAACATTTCAGGATCAGATGGTCCAACAAATGGTTCTAACCATTCACCCCACATATCTGCCGGTTTAACTATACTCCATCTAGTAGTCTTTACTTTATCTACATTTATAGATTCAACAGTTTGCTTAAATTCTTTTACTAATTCTATACTAGTAGTATCATATACATATGTAAACTTAATAGTAAATCCATTAAGTTCTTCATCTTCAGTTGATGCAGTAAATGTACCAAGTTTAAACATTACAGTTCTATTCTTGATATTTATATTTGAAGATTCAATATTAGTAACAGTTCCTTTAACAGATTTATGAACTATTACACTTGACGGCATTGGTATAAATGGACTGCTATCTATAACTAAGTTATTTTCAGATATAGTGTATTTACTATTCTTTATTCTAGTAGTAAGTCTTGCTATATGTTCTTTATAAGCATTTGGACATTCTACGTCTTGTATTGGACTCCATACTTTATTAGCATAGCTATATCTAAAACTTAATGTATCTATAACTCCAGTATTACTATTATATCTAGTAGTAATATTTATATCATTCGTACCAGTAATAGTTTCTGTTCTACCATGACTATATACCACTTGATCATCATTGGAAAGTTCTATGTCTCTAATTTTATAAGATTGATCAGCTTGTATATTATATTGACCTGTCATATTTACTTTAAGATTACCAGTATTATCATCAAATACGACTACTACGTCAGTCATCGGCTTAACTCCGCCTTCTTCAATAGTTCCACCAGGTCCTGGCTTAACTATTTTCTTGTCTTTAACTATTTGAGGAAGTTTATTAGGTTCCATATAAGTTATTTCAACATGAGTCTTATAAAGCTTATCAGCCGGAATAGTTCTTATATTATCAACTACAACTTCCCAATAATTATCAGTTCCTACAGTTTTTCTAGTTATAACTGGAGTATTATATAATAATTTACCAGCTATATAGTCATTAGTTATTACAGAAATTCCAACAGTAGCTCCAGCTACATTCTTTTCATCTTTTACTAAGAAAGTCATCTTAGTTCCAGCATCATTAAATGTTATATCATCTGAATTTATTGTAATTCCATTTGCATTAGATTTAAATGAAGCTATATTATAACTATAGTCTACTTTATTATTTACTTCACCAATTAATACTACATTAGCTTTACCAGTATTCTTAATATTATTAAGTTTTGTACTAGTTGCTTGAGTAAATGTTATTTTTCCTTTACCGCTAATAGCATCATTTCTTACAGTTCCACGTAATACTTCAACATTTCCGTCATTGTCTGTAAAATAAACATCAGCTTCAGTTGCTGTATAAGGTTTATTACTATCCATATTATTAATACTTATTTCTAGTAAACCATTATTGAAACTTATATTAGTAATTTCTATACGTGGTGCAGAAGCTAAATCTATTGCAGTAACATTTACACCAGCTGGAGAGCTATAATCTGCTATAGTCCATCTAACTGATACAATATTAGAAGCAATATTTATTGGATCTGTTGGTGTAAATGTATATATGGTACTACCAGCAGACGTCGGTAATAATAATCTTTGTATTACTTTAGTTGGATTAGTTTTATTGCTAACTTCATAAAGTTCAAGATTACCAGCAAGTGCTTCTTTAAGTACCACTTTAAAACCATCATCTGTTTTAGTAACAGATTCAACGTTTGATATTTCATCTGGAAATTCTCTAGCAAATATAGCAGCATTCTTATTAGGATCCAATGAAAGCATATCTTCTATAAATACTGGGTCACTTCCTTTTGGACATTCTACTCTAAGAACTGCTCCATACGGAATTTTAGGAACATTATCTTCACCAGTTTTACTTTTTTCATCAGTACCAAGATCTAACGTTATAATTTTTCCAATCGAATTTACAGCAGAAAATTCATAACCATATATATTTACCAATCTTTTTAAATCATCATCGTATCTCATAATATGAACCAATATAGGTTCATTTACCACATCACGTGTAGTTTTTAATGTTAATTTATTCATCTTAATCCTCCCACGTAGTGTAACTTAGAGGAGTTGCAATTCCATTAGGTTTAGCACTTGTACGTATTATTGGAGTTTGATATACAAAGTCTGACCATATCTTTTTAAGACCTGGTTTAGATGGATCTTTAGGTTCCAAATATCTAACTCTAATACAATCTCTAGCAGTAAGTTTTATTTTAGAACTAAAGTTATTAAGTCCTATTATAAACTTACGTCCGGCTTCTGCAACAGTAACTCTAAATTTATATCTTTTATCTTTTTCTAATATAGTAGATCTTTCTGTAGCATCTACCATACATATGTCAAATACTCCTCCAATTTTCTTAAATTCTGGTTTAAGATCTAGAGTAATATAATCGTCTCCTTCATAGCAATACTCTACAATAGGAGTAACACTACGAATAGCATTCATTTTAGTACCAATTCCCCTTCCACCCCATTCAATTGGGACCCATTCTGGAAGATTAGGAATATTCTTATAACCATCAACACCTTGAACATCTAATGGGTAGCCATCAATACCTGCATAAGTCCATGGTTCTGCTAATGTATTAAAATCTATATTGATACAATCTTTAAATACTGCATCATAAATAGATATAGTATCAGATGCACCAATAAAGTCTCCAGCTTCAGTAAGACCAGTACATCCTTCAAATGCTGAAGTTATATCTGTTAATTGAGGACATTTTTCAAATACTCTCATAGTTTTAGCAGTATTAATTAATGTAGTAACATTTTTAGCAAATCTTTTAGTAGATTTCGCATTAACTGCTTTTACATTATTAGGAAGTTTAGTTATAGAAGTTCCATAGAACATTTCATCTAAATTTCCTTCTAATATTTCAAATTCATATCCTTCAAAATTTACTAATTTATCAGGTTCTGTAGATATATCATTAAATATAGCTTGATATGTATCTCTAAACTGTTTTACATTTAACCATGTAAGAAATTTAACATTTCCATCAGTAGGTGTTGCATATGGCCATGGAATATATTGAGTAATATCTCTAGCTGCAGGTGTATCAGTCATATAATTTAATAGATTAGGATATGTATCAAAAGTTTTAAGCTTCCAATATCCAGGATCTTCAGTTATATTACTATTATAGAATAAATCTTCTGCAGATATAAGTTTCTTATTATCTCTAATTAGATCGACAGATGGTTGAGTTACAATATCTCTAATATTAGCAAATGCTGCATCTATATTTTGCAGATTAGGCATACCTTTTAAAAGACCATTAGATATACTACTAATTTTAGTACCTTCATACAATCCTTGAGCAGAAGTAATATTATTACCAGTTATTGCACGAATACTACGATTTATTCCTTCTGGTAATTTAGGCCAATTTGTAGTAAAAAAAGTAGCTTCAGTTTCACCTTCAGGTACTGAATTTGAAAATAGGCTATCTATATTAGTTACAGAGTCATCAAACTCAAATGTAACTAAATTCCAAAGTGTTGGAATAGTTTTCCATAATTCTGGAATTATTCTACGAGCTTCTTCTCTAGATGTAAATTTAAAAGTAAGGTTATCTTGTTTATCATCATCTCTAACGTGATATAAAGTATCACTATTAGTTAATTTTGCTAATTCTAATAATACAAAATCAGAACGTTTAATACCTTCTACCCATTTAACTGAGTGAGACCTAACTAAAAGTTCTGGAGATGGTATATCTTGTTTAATTGCTGGTGGTTCAGAACTAATTTCATCTTCAAGACCCGCAAATACTGGACTTAAAGTATCATTTTTCTCAATATAACGGTCTGCACTTATAAGTGTACAAACACCAGCTGTTATATCTCTAGGGAATGATAATTTTATAAAATCATAATCTGTATTAGATTTATTATCAACTATAGTACTTATAGTTTGCATTGTATCTAATGTATACTTACTAGCATAAGTAACGAAAGGAGTATCTCTTAACTGGTGTACATACTGAGATGGAATATGTACTGAGAAACTAATCGTTTTATCATTTGTAGTAAGAGCATCTATTGATATATCAAAGCTATCTTTAGACCTTTTAGGAACTTTAAATGTAATACTTTTATCAGATATAAGATAAGATTTAATTTGATCTGGTTTATTTTGTAATTCTTGTATTTCTGTAAGCATTTTTCTAACAGAAACATCAATACCAGTTAAATTTATGGTAGTATCTGTAAATACATTACGTTCATGCAAAAGTTCTTTGATAAACCTTTGAATATCATTTTCATTGATTACATAATGTCTATCAGCCATTTCTTCTCCTTTCTTTAGTATTTAAATGCTAATTTATATATTTTAGTTTCAGTTCCTGCTTCATCTACTAATATCTTAAAGAATTTATCATAAATTGCAGCAGAAAATCTATTTTCAAACATAGTATAAGTACAAATAGTATAAGGAGATCCTTTTACTATATCTGTAGCTGACGTACTATAAAGCATATTAATAGTATAAGATTGCATTGGATTCTTAGTATTAATAATATTAAAACATATAGGTCTAGTAAGATCTGGTATTGTAGGGAATTGTGCAGTTAATTTCTTACTAAGTTTATTATATTTTACAAATGTATTTCCGCTATCAGAAACTAATGAATATTCATCGTTAGCAAATGCTATAGTAAAATTATCACTATATTCCATAAATTTAGCAAAAAGGTCTGCTTCTTTATGGTCTATTTTAGCAATTATTTTAGTTTGATAAAATTCTTCATCTGAAAATGTTATCATTTCATTTATACGGAACACATCAAGTATTATAGTTTTAGTAGGAGCTATTATAGTAGGACCTAATTCGTTCCATTTTATATTATCAGTTCTTATTCTACTTGTGGTAGTCTGTACCATTGGAATAAATGCAGGATCTAATTTCCCCGTAATTTCCAAAACACCACTATCAGTTTGAATATCGACTGGATTTTGATAAGCAAAGTGTATTTTTCTAAGATTTTGTCTTATATTAATATCATCTGAGTAATAATTTAATAATTCTATATTATCAGCATCGATCATATTAATAGTACATTGTAAAAGTGCATGTTTTTCTACACCATTATCTAAATATTTAATATTAGCTATAATATCGACAACCGCCTTATCATTAAGCCAATCAGATTCATAAAAAGGATCACTTTTAAATGATATTTTAAAACCATTTAAAGTTTGAGCATCAGACCATTTACCACATTCCATTTTTCGTTTAAATTTAGTAAACTCTTCTCTTGTAATGACCTTCTTAAGAACTTCTTTATGAGACGTGAATATCTCATTAAGTTTATCTTGTACTTCCTTTGATAGTTGTGTTAAAGACGGTGCTTCTGCTATCATATATGAAGCTTTTTGACCAGTACCATGAACTACAACTGTACTTTCATTTGCAAATGTAAATGATAACATTTGATTTTCGGTAAGAATAAACTGACCTTCTCCAACTATAGATATACTAAAAGGTGTTACATCTTTATTCTGTATAACAAAATATGAACCTTCTGGACAAATTATAGATTGTCTCATAGCTTGTATATCTTTGTGTTCAGTAGGAATATTATAGTTTTCTAATTTTTCTATAGGAAATGCAGAATATGTAAATTCTCCACCGTGTTCTTCAGCATAAAAAAGATTAGTACCAGCTTTAATTCTTCCTTCCCATTGGTTTGGTCCAGTTAGCATAAATGTATTATTTTCATCTGCTGTATTAGCAGTAGTAAAGCTAAGATAAACCAAAGAATTTGGTATAATACTAGAGTTTTGAATTAGTATGATATGATCGACGGTTTTGTCAATTTCTACCTTTTTCCACGTCATTTTAACCTCCTTTTGGTAAAAATTATTGTTATTTTAGTTGATTTTAACAGGTGATTGTTCGATAATGAGTTTAAATTTTTCGGTAAAAAAAATACCATTGTGGGCCCGAAGGCCCACGTTTGGTACTATATCAAAACTAGTTAACATTATTTCTATTTAATGGGTATAACCCATCTTTAGCTGCAAGTAGTTCTTCTACTTCATTCGCAATCATATATTGTTCAGCAATAGAATAATGTTGGAAGTCATTTGATATAAAATAATGATTTCTTTCTGATGTAAATCTATCTAGGAAATCATTCATTATTTGTAAATGCTCATTCCATTGCGATAATGGACTAGCGCTACCATTTTCTGTTAAGAATTTACCAATTGGAGTATTATATACTGCTAAGAATTCTGGTATTCTTCTATTCATAACATATAAAACAGTAGCATAAATTCTATACTGTTTAGAGCAAAATCTATTATAAGATAAGAATCTACGAGCATCGTAAAACATCTTTCTTAATAATAAATCTCCTTTATGGAATTCTTCAAATTCTCTAGTTAATTCTATTATTTCTGGTGTATTGTATGTAGTCATTAACCAATTTTTATAATAGTCTGAGAATTCAGAGAAGTGCTTTTTGATCACTTCTCCTCTATCTCTTTTAGACTTTCTAAACATTTTAAGGACTCCCTCATTCAACATTCTATCTAACATCTTCATCACATCCTATAAATTTCCCATAGTTGCATTATATAATAGGAAAATATCATTTTGATTTTGGTCTCCAGTTAATTGAGCAAATATTTGCATAAATTGGTCTGGAGTGCTATGGTATAATTGATATAAAACGTTAGCTGGATCTTGTGAATTAAGAGCAACTTGTTTTACATATAGAATTGATGATAAATTTAATAAGATTTGTCTTGGAAGATTTACTCCCTTAGAAGCAAATTCAGTATTAATTAATTCAACATATTGTGAGAATGGAATCTTGAAAAGACCATTTGCAGCTTGTTGATATATACCCATTGTAACTATTCTTGGACATATTGTAATATACATTGCTGACTTCTTGTAGATATAGTTTCTCCACATTGGCCATAATACTGCTTCAGGTACTTGGAATCCCAAGAATTGGAATAAAGACTGAGCATATTCTGCAATGTTATTAATTGTAGTGGCAACACCTTGGTTATTGATATTAACTTGTGGGAAATACCATTTACCAAATATTGCAAGCATTTTATTATATTCATATGGATTTTGGTGCTTTATATATAATTCATGCACTGCATCATCTGATTCCATTAAGAAAGCAGATTCATTAATTGCATTTCCATAGTTATAATTATTATCGACAACACGATAAGTTCCAGGGTTCATTTGTTGTATCTTTGCTATTGTAAGAGATGGATCTAGATAAGATGCTACATATGTCATAACCTTATCAGATGTTCCATATCTTGGATACAATGGTTGATTATGTTCATTTATTAGCAATGGTACCACAGAACCCATATCTAGAAGACATAATCTTCCATTTTTAAATCCATAGTTTCTTGGTTCTTTATATAATGATATATCTGATGGTACAAAGAAATTTGCCATTACATCACAAATCATTTTATAATCTTCTACAAATCTAGGCACTCTACTACAATAGATTGGAAATACTTGGTTATTATTAATACTTCCAGCTATTGATAGATCTTTAATAACATCAGAATTTCCTAACCATTGTTTAAACTCCATATTATCATCAAAGTTTTGTACAAACTCTTGAACTATGATAAATGGGTCATTATCTGGTGTTAACATTGATAATGCGAAGCAATTCAATGCATCTGGATTAAACTTTCCTTGTTGAGCTAATCCCTTAAGAGCTTCTGAAGTTGATATTTCATTGATATTATCTAATATACCAGCATTATTATATGCTATTTTGTATACCAGAGATGGATTTGTAGGATCTGTCATAACGACTCTCTTTTGTCCTGTATAGATATTTGAATTAGGAAACGCCTTTCTCAATACATCTATTAAGAATTCTCTTGTTGCTGACTCTGTCATAATGTCTGTTTTATATAGACTTACTAAATTATAAACTGTACTCATATTCTATTTCCTCCTAATATTTTAATATAAAGTTCCAACTAATGATGCAGTATTTACAGATTTAATTGTAAATATCAATGGTAAATTAAGCTCAGTATCTGCTGGTAAATTCAATGCACTTCTAACTGCATTTAAAGCTATATTTATTATTGCAGGATGATAAGCTAATAAATTTAGTGCTACTTTTGTAGGTATATTATTATTTATCATCAACTTAATATAGTTTTGTAATGCTGGAGAATCGCTTTGATCTCTTATTGCAGTTCTTATTATTGCTGGGTCTATACCTTGAGTTGCCATTGCAATTTGATTAGATAATGTAGTTATATCTAATCCTTGTATTAAGTTATAGTCAGCAAATGTTCTATCATCTTTATTGAACATTTTAATATATTCTGAGTAAGCATTTATTGAACCTGCTAATGATAAAGAACTATCCATTTCTGGAAACATTCTTAAAATTGAACTACAGAATGTTTTATAAGATACTCCAAATACTGCTAATTCTGGAATACTTCTAATAACACTTGACATATTACTATCAACATCAAGTTTTACATAATCTCTAGCTTCAGTTATATTTACTAATCCAGCTACAGTATAATGCTCAGATACAGATTTATAATTCTTGTATAGAGTTTCTACTCCTATATGACTAAGAGTTACATTCATATTAGCACTTTGGAATTGTGCTAGAATACTATTATAATATTCTGTAAATGATGCATGATATTGATCAAATGTCATAGTTTGTGGATTTTTACCATTTTGAGATATTTCTATATTAGTTTGTATATATCCTCTTTGAATAGATATAGCAACAGGTGTTAATGGAGCATTATCTGTATCACTTGGTGTGATTACTACTCCTGGTTTAATACTAGGAAAATATTCTAATATAAACAAAGGTAAACCTAATGCTAACCCTTGTAAAATGTTATTATTATTTAAGTTTGTTAACATATTCTATTTCCTCCCTTATTTATTTAATCCTAATGCAGCAGCTATTTTGTCTCCACCTTGACGACCAAATATAGAGTGGCCTCCATTATTATTTCCATTTACAAATCCATTATTTCCACCCCAGTTGCCATTATTAGCTCCCCAGTTGAAACCTCCGGCATTATTTGTAAATGTTGTATTTCCACCCCAAGTTCCAGTGTTTCCACTAAAAGTCATATTACTTACACCAGTTCCGACAGATGCTGCTGGGTTATAGTTAAATACTGGTGTATTAGATGTATTAAGATTTAATCCAGTAGTTGTTGGTGCTGCAAATGTTAAACCTAAACCTGAGTTATAAGTTTGTGTTGTACCTCCCCAGTTATTTCCTGTAAAAGATGGTACAGTAGTTCCTCCCCATCCAGCTGGTCTTGTATTATTCCAAGAAGATGCTCCATAGCTGCCTCCCCAAGTTCCTCCACCGAATGTATTACCGAATGAGTTACCAAATGAATTATAGCTACCATAATTTCCAAAGAAACCTGTATTTTGTGGTTGAGATTTACCAAATCTTTCAACCATACCAGCTCCTCCGGCACCACCACCAAACATTCCTAATAAGTTTCTAACATCAATTACATTACGTCCATTGATATTTTCTACTGAAGAAATCATACCTAACATCATAGCCATCATACTCATCATATCCATTTGTGGTTGTTGAGGTTGAGCTACTGCTGGTGCTCCATATAATGTAGTACTAGCAACAGGTTGTGGTGCATATCTAGATGATATTAGTGGTTGAGCCACTGGTTGTGTGTAAGTATTATAATTTGCAACTATCGGCTGAGTAGCTACAACTGGATTAACTCTATTAGCCATTGCTGGTCCCATTACACTATCATATCCTGCTCCATATCCAGCATTTGGATTATAACCAAACATATTTTGAACTCCTGCCAAAAATGCATTTCCAGTTCCACTATTTAAATAAATATTATTAGGTGACATTGCTGGTCCATATGTTCCTGTATTAGTTACAGTTGAACCTGTATTTATATAATTATAATTATTAGCACCTGCCGCTGCTGGATTCATACTTGCTGGTAATCCTTGCATTCCTGTATATAAAGATGCATAAGGTGTTGCTGCTACTGTTGTATTCATCACCGCTTGTTTTTGTGTGTATCTATCGAATATTGAATTCATTCTGTTACCTCCTAAAGTTATTTCTTGATTATTAATTGTTGTATTTGGTGCAGTATAAACTGCTTGTGTAGCTACCGGAGCTACTGGTTGATATCCTGTTGTACTATTATTTAAATATATCATTTGTGTTTCTAAAAGTCCATTAGGTCCAAATATAATTGGAACCATATTCATTCTACCATCTGGATGATTTTGATCTCTTGGTACTATTGGCATTGGATTCTTTTGGAAATATAATATTGCCTGTAATAAACTATTTCTCAATTCTGGAAATTGCATATCCGCAAGAGAAATATATCCTTCAAATGCTAATGTTGCCAACATTTCATAGAAATATAATGGTTCTATAAAACTATTAGGTCCATTAATAATTGTATTTTGAATATAATGGATTAGTTGTTGATTTATTAAATACCCTGTTCCATCTGTTACATATTTGATTCTTTCAGCTATTTGATCCATTACTACTGAAAATATGTTGTAATCTATCCCTACATTTTGTTTTGCATATAATTCTTTTTGATCTAAACCAGCTAGATCCATTATTATACTTAATGCTGTTGCTATATCTTGATTATTTGAATTAAGTCCAGATAGTAACATATCACTCACTGTTAATAGTTGTTCTCTAAGTGTTCCTCTAGTATCAACTCCACCTGCTGTGAATACTGTATGATGTATTTCTTGTGGTGGTGCTACTGGACCAGCTGGTGCCACCATATTAGCCATATTAGCCATTAATGCTTGTAATATTTCTGTAGGATTACCTTGACCACCAGCTTGAGCTTGTAATTGAGCTTGTGCTTGATTATAACTATTAATTCCTCTTTGCATCATCTGAGCAACTGGGTCATCATTCATAACTTGTTGTGTAGGTTGTACTGGTTGACCAGTTGCTACTGTAACTGTTGGTTGAGCTTGAGTATTGTTAACAGTTGCCGTAACTTGTGGATTTACAGCTGGTTGTGCTGATTTACTTGTTCCCATTAACTCTTCCATTTTTTGTTTAGCTGCTGCCATATCTGCTGCAGTTGGGATATATGTATTAGAATTTTGTGTAGCAGTTGATGCAAGCATTGATTGCAGACCTGCTCCCATAGGAGAAATATCTCCTGTATTTGTATATAATGAAAAAGTCCCTGTTGGTGTTGTATTAACTGGAGTTGGTGTTGCTGAAACATTTTGAAATGTACCATTTTCTCCTTGTACTAATTTTGCTCCTCCAAATAAAACATCTTGTGCTGCATTTAAAGGAACATGATTATTTGACATATTTTCCCATAATTTTGCTACTTCTTCAAAAGATTTTCCATTAAACATTGTATTAAATCCTTCTTCAATTTGTTTAAATTGTTTCGGATCATATTTATAAGTTGAAACATCTGGTGCGATTCCACTCATTGTCTTATTACCTCCTTGGTTTATATATTTATTAAATGCTGTATTTATACTAAAATCTCCATTTAGTATCATTTGATTATAACTTGCTTCTTCCATATCAATATAGTGTTGTAATGTTACACCACAATTACCCTTAGATAATCGTTCAACTGTATTGATAACTTGTTTTTCACGTGCTGTCATTTTTCTAAATTGAGAACCGTCTGCAATTGCCATAGTTTTATCTGGATTAGATCTACTATCAAATATTACTGTACCTTGGGCGTTAGGATCCTTAATATCATTTATAGTATCAATTACATATGGAGTTTTAGAGCCTGCATTTATATTACTAGGTTGCCAATATTGGGCGATATTGTCTCTATTTACTACAATTGCTTGAGCTGGTGGAATATATTTCCAATCTTTTCCATATGCATATTCTCTATCAGTTTTACCATAGGTTTGCAATTCCCATCTTCTCATTCTATTATTATCTTCCATTTCCATTAAACGAACTTTATCAAGTCTTTTAGCATATTCTTCATCTGAAAGTCCTACCCCACACTGTTCTGGTGTTGGTAAAACATCTGATTCATATCCTGTAACTTCATTATAGTATACAGGAAAATCATCATCTAATTCATCTGTATTGAAATCTATACTAAGCATGTAGTTGTAATCTCACTAGTGCTGATGTTATTGCTTGAGCTAGTTCGTCTAATTGAGCTTTATTTGTTTCTATATAAGGTTTAAGCATTGGTATCTTTTCTATAAATGTTCTTACCATAATAAAATTAATACCTTGGTTTATATTTGTTCCATTATATGCTGTTCCTGCACTTTCTATAATATTCTTTGGATGTAATAATGGAAGTCCATTTACAGGGTTAGTTAAAAATAGATTTTTAGCTGCATTTGCTATTAAAATATTTCCCCCGTATAATCCAAGTGTATAGAAAGGTTTTCCTGATTGAATATCTGCTGCTACAGCATCATTAAGAGTTAGCTTTTCTGGTTGAACATTTGCCGTTACTTGTCCATATGCTATCATATCTAATATAGAAGCATATTGACCTAAACCATTTACTATAGTAGGGTCTAACTTACCAGCAGATGTTTGTATTAATTCTTGCACCTTTAATGATAAATATCCAAGTGCTATTGATATTCTTAAATCATGATTAATTGGTCCATCTGGTCCAAATATTGATTTATATTTACCGTATGCTGCAGCTACTACCATTTGCTGTTGTGGTGATATTTGTGCTGACATATCTTGAGTTATCAATGTATTAAATGTTTTAACACTATCTAACTGCAATAGAGTCGGTATTGATTGAGATAAATATGCAGCAACTTGCATCAAGTGTGGCATATTAGCTTGAACTACTGGATTTACTAAATTTACTAATGTATTTGTCATATTGCCTATCATGGCATCTATCGACATATTAGCTTCTCCAGCTCCGGCTACAAGATTTCTATTAAATGATACATTACCACTATTCATTCCAGTTTGTATGTTTATAGAAGCTTGAAGATTTCTACTTACAGAAACTGCTTTCTTGATAACTTTTATAACAGATGCATAAGTCTCCATTTTATTTAGTAATTCTAATGCTAAATTATAAGCTACCACATTTCCACTACTTTTTAATATCACTAACATATCCATAATAGGACCTACTGCTCCAGTAGGGTCATTTAATAATGGTTTAGTCATTTCTAAAGCACCAAGACTTTCAATAAGAACTTTAATATCTGCTACTTTATCTCCACTACCATTAAAATTAGGCTCATTATAATTTACGTGATTAATATTATCAAGTAAATTCAAATCAATCTCAGCTCTACAAACTGCTTCAATATTATTAATATCTTTGTAGTTTAATAGCTTAGATACCACATCTGCAACTATGCCCTTCACTCCATCTGGTAAAGCTTGATATTTATTTTGATCAAGCATCACACTTCCTAGACCATATGGATTATCAGATCTTTCCAAAATAGTTTTAGTAAATTCAAATCTGCTATTCGCAATATTTGTATTTACCATAGAATTTACCATATTATTTAATGGTCCATTCTCTTCAGCTACAACCGCAGTACCTCTAGGTGGTACGCTAGAATATAGCTTATCAAAGTTTTCAAATTTTCCTGCAACAGTATTATTCATGCTGTTTCCTCCTTCTTTTTCATAATAAAAAATATTTAAATATTTGTTATAACACTATCTTATTATATGTAATTATTCAGAATATAATTCTTCTAGCTTTTGTTCTTCATTTACTTCTTCCGCTACTTGAGAATATGACTCTGTTCTACCTGCATTCTCATCTGGATAAAACATCGTAATACTACGTCCCCAATCATCATCTACTATTCTAAAAGCATTCATTGCCATTACTACATGAGGTAATGAAGATGTTTTTAATAAATGACTGTAAGGTCTTCCAACTTTTGCTGCATTTAAATGTGATAAATAAGCAGATTCCCACATATCATCACGTTTACTTCTTATATATCTAGCATTATCGTCCCGGTCTTTCATTACTCTCATTGATAAATATTTATTAGTTATTACAGTATCGTTACCAGATTCAGTTAATACTGTTTCATTAATACCAAATGTGTGACAAAATACTAGAGTTTCTACTTCTGTACCTAGTTGCTTAGATGACGATGTCCAGTCATCTTTAAAATTTTGTAAAATATCTATATATTTATAATATGGTTCACATTCAGCCATCATACTCATAGCCATACCATTAAGCTGAATAGCTGATATTACTGGAATATTATAATCAATTGCTAAATCTCTAAGTTCTTTACATTTTTGTCTAAGTACGTTAGAACCATCTGAACCACTCATACCAAGTTGAGCATGTTTTAACGATGTAACATCCATTCTATCAACATAATCTACTATAACTATAATTGGTTCAAACCCATTTCTTTTATAGTTAGATATTTCATTAGCTACATCTACGTGATTAGTCGTAGTAAATCCATCTTTTTTATTATCTGTACCTTTAAGTCTTTCTACATAAATAATAGGTATATTAAGACCCATTCTTTTAGAAGCTGTTAGTATAAGTTCTGCAACTTCTGTTTCAGACATCTTTTTAATTTCTTCTTCTGATAAAGATACTCCACACCAGGCAAGATGTCTACGGAAAAGCTTCTCTCTAGTAAGCTCTAACGATACAAAAAGTATACATGGAGTTAAGTCTGTTTCGAATTGATCTCTTTTATTATTTTTACTAGCATATAGAGCTATATTATGCATTATTAATGATTTCCCACGTCCTGTAATAGCTGCAAATAATGTAAGAGTATCTGGTGCAAACCCTCCACCTACCATCATATCTATAGGATTACTTACTTTAACACGTTCTGCCGCCTGTTCTTGTATAGAAGTTACAGTTTGCATTACAGTTTTATCAACTGTTTCTGCTAATGGGTCTATTACTAATATATTAGATTTACCTATATCAAGATTTATATTCTCAGATACATCTCTAAGACTTTGTATATAATTAAGTATACGAGTAGAAGCATCTGCACCTTCTTTGGATGTATAATCATATTCTATACGGTTTAAATCAGAGTTTATACTATCTATATAAGGTCTAATATTTTGTACCATTAATTCTGCAGTTAATGATTTAAGCAGATATGACTTATAATCACTTGTATAAGTCTCGGTATCATCGAGAGTTGCTTTAAACATTGTACTATATGGGACTGTACTTATGTGAAAAAGGACTTCTTGTTTACTATCAATACCACTATCTATAAGTTTATTTACAAACTTTGCAGTTTCTTGAAGGTCTGGGTCCTCTGTAAGATTTTCTGGTGGTATACTATCTAGAAATTTCTTAATAGATGTAAGATAAAATCTATCTTTAGGGTCTTGTAATATAATGTTTACCATTGCTGTATGTAATGCCTGTTTCATAGTTCATCTCCTTTCAATATATTTATATACTTATCATCTAATTCTTCATTAAATCTAGTTTTATAAATATTTTTAAGTAAATCAATAGCATGAATATCATCTTTATAATCATGCTTTACTTTATTTACTTCTATATTAGCATTCTTTTTAACTCTTTTAATATACTTAGCATTAGTCAGATCTTGAAACTTTCTAACCAATAAACGTTGATCTGAAATATCTGAATTGTATGTGATATTGTATACAATATTATTTTGATCTTGTTTACTATACTTATTAGATATCTCTATAACATCAAGTTCAGATTTATCTCTAAGATCTATATTAATTACATTCTGTTTAATAATATATGGATTTAATATATTAGTAACTTCATACTTTTCATCATTAATTTCTACTAATTTAATTCCATATGTATCAAGTCCAGTATAATGACCGCGCTGGTTTATAAATCTATTAGTATAATATATACCATCATTATAAATATAAGAATGTATATGACCACCAATAGCTAAAGTTTTACAATTATATTTTATATCAGAAGATTTCATGACAATAGAACGAGATAAGTTATACTTACTATCAATCTGTTTAAGTTGTGGTATCGCAAAATCTACAGTACCATGGAATATAACCAGATCTACTTTTTGATCTCCTCTAGCAAGATTTAATGCATTATAAAAATCATTATAAGATGAAAAATAAGGTTCTGGAATGAATAGTATATTCATTCCCTTATGTGTTTGTATTGTAATTTCATCTATGTATATAAAAGGTTTATTATTTATATATAAGTTCTTTACTACCTCTCCATCATGCGAAATAGTACCTTTTAATACAATAAAAGATACATTAGATTTAGAGCAGTAATCAGATATCTTTTGAATAAACTCTACTAAAAGTTGATATTCGTTAGATTCTGCTTTGATATTTCTATCATCAACTAAATCTCCTGCAATACAGAAAATATCTGGTTTATATGTCTCAATAGACGTAAGAAAATAATCTAAATACGAATCTATTTTATCCATTTCGAGTGTCTCAAAATGAACATCTGCTGTTATTAATATATTTCCAATCATATTTCCTCCTAGTAATCACATATATTTCTATCCTATTATATGTAATTATTGACAGGCTATTGTCGATGATTTTTCAACGATTCTAATAGAAACAATACCATTTGTATTACATTTTAAAGGGAGGAAAAGATATAAATGCATACTATAATTAAGTTCATAAGAGATATTAACATAAATATTAATTTATTCCTAGAAGATATTGCATTTAGTATGATTTACACTAAGTTTTTAATAAGATATTATATAGGTGGAGGCTTAAATATAGCTAGCGATATAGTAGCTGCTATTAAAAATCCAAACCATCAAAATCATAAATGGGTTAATGCTATAAAAACTTTTTTAACTAGTAGAGGAAAAAACATAGACGAAATTGATGTTGAATATGATTGTGAGCATTGTGATCATGGAAATTGTCACGAATATAATGAAGTGAAGTCGGATGAAGATAATATTGAAATAATCACAAGACAAGAAGAAATACTACCACATACAGTAGATAAAGTTGAAAAAGTAGAGATTAAACCAAAACCAATTTTTAATAGTAGTGAGATAATCAATGATGATATATTTATGAAATATACTAGAGACGAAATAACAGATGCTAAGAGAATTAGTGCTAACCCAAATGAGGAAAATGATCTAGATAAAGTATATAAAGCTATAAATATAACAGAAGATATACTTAGTACATTACAAGATAAAGATATTAATTATGATAATATAGGAAAATTAAATAGATTAAAAGATAAAGTTAATAATCTTTACACAAGAGCTAAACAGTTAGAAAAGATTGAACGTAATAAAAAGAAACGTGAAATGGCTGAAAGCTTGATGGATAATTTATTAGATGATGACGTAGTAAACAAATAGAGATACCCCAATATAGGAAAATAAATCTTATATTGGGGTAATTCTTTTATTTACCGTTTAAATAATCGTTAAAACGCATTTTCCAAGAATATACGAAGGAATGAAGAGATAGCGTTTTAACGATTACATATACTAATATAGATATATAGAATACTATATATAATATAATTTAAAATTGAGAAGGAGAAGATGTAAAATGATGAAAAAAGAATTAGTTATGAATGGTAAAGATTTATTAAAGGCAGATGTTAAATTATTAAATGATTTTGTAGAAAAATGTTTTCCAATTTGGAATCCTATATTAACTGAAGAATTTAATAGAGAAAATTTTAACTTATTAGAATATGCTATAATGGCTGGAGAACTTATGGATAAAGTTAAATGGGATTTATCTGCTAGAAAACTAGATGGTTGGGATATATATAAAGAATTTGAAAACTTTATATCAAATATTAATTTAGAAGATGAAATTGAAAAATCTGATAATAAAGTTAAATCAGCTTGTAGTTTAATATGTATGGAAGTTATATTACTAGAATCTATTTTAGATAAAGATGATGTAAATCTTGAAATTACATATTATAACTTTGTAAAAGCATTTATATTGAATCTTAAAAATAAAGATTTAGAAATAGATGTTAATTATATTGTAAATATGAATGATGTAATGAAATATACTTTAGAATCATTATTAACAGATAATGATAAAAAGATAATTAAATTCTAATAATTTAAAGAATAACGTGTTCAAGTAATGCGTTATTCTTTTTTTATTTTTCTAGAGTATACGAAGGAAAATTAATGATAAAAATATAGAAATACCCCATATACTTTTACATATATGGGGTTACTTTTATATATTCATCATTATTTCTGTATGGTCAGTTGCTGCTTTTTGTTTTATCAACGCAAGTAGCTCTTTTCTATCAGATTCTGCATTTTGAAAGTTTTCTAATTGTAAATCTACGCTACTACTTCCTAGATCTACTTTAAGATTACGTAAATCATTATTATATAAGTTTATTAATATATCATATTTACATAAATCTTCAAAATAACTTTGAAGTCCGAATGAAATTGTACTTAGATTTTTTGGATGGGTACATTCCAAAACTACGTTATATGTTTCATTTGGACTATAGTAGCTATTAAACATTCCATATCCTATAGCAACTATTGTATGAGGAGCTTTAAACTTAACCCTTGCCTTTGGGTAGTTTATACTTTCACGATGTTTCCAACTAAATACTTTTATATCATCAACCATTCCTCTACTATATACATTTGGTAGTATATTTCTATTAGATGCTATAATACTGGCATTTTTAATTTCTACACCAAGTTCTTTAAATCTATCCATTATTTGATCTGGTATTCTATAACCTATATCTGCAAATTGATCATTTACTAGGATTGGGGTACTATTCCACATATTACAAATATTTGCAAAATTTATAGTAATGTGGCATCCACTGTAAAGATTAAATGTATTTAAGCTATTATTTAAAATACTATCACGTAATAATGTATCAGGGTACACTTTTCCAAGATATCCATTAAGTCCAGTATCATTTTTAAGTTTATCTATAAGAACATTTATATTCATAAGACCTCCTTTACTGCTTAACGCAATACTACATTAAGAAGCCTTTCATATCATTCATTACACTCTCAAAAGATACTTTAGTTTCTTTCTTTCTTTTAACTGCAAATCTATATAGTTGTTCTGCAACAGTTTTAGCTTCAGGGTTTACTAATATTTCATCTCCATTTTGTACAAAATCCATTTCAACAGATTCGTTTGCTGGAATAAATCCAGTAGTACTAACTATTGGCATTTCTATTGCTTTAAAGTTTATAGGATCTATCATAGTAACTTTACTTCCTATAAGAGTACTTCCAGCATTAGAAGGATTTCTTACATAATCTATAGATATAATCTTAATAGTAGTAGCTTCTTCACAACCACCAGGTCCTGGCTTAAACATTGCTCTAGTTCTTATACTAAAAGCAGGCAGTATTCCATTAAGAAGGTTATTTACTATAGTAAGATTACTTGTAGATGTCTTTATAGTAAAATAAGTTTTATTTTCATCTTGTCTAAAACCTATAATACTATGAACAGAGTTACTACTTTCAACATGTTCAACTCTTAAGAAAGAGTTATATTTATTTAAGTTATCATCTGTTGAATTCATTGTTAATAGGGGGTGCTCATCTTCCATTCTGTTAATAACTAATCGCTACTTAGTTACAGAAGTATTTCAACTTCCATTCTCTAGCTTTCACTAGACGATCATATAAGTATGAAAGGAACTATATTATGAGCTTTATATAGTTCGTTCAGACTATTTCAATCCCTTCTCATATCCGAGTTAGGGTAACGGCTTTTCTTCCTCGCTTGAGGTTTTACTGCTTGTAATGGCATAGTCGTTGAAATTATTTAAACTTTTGTGTATAAAGAAATGTTTTGCTGGACCAGTGCAATTGAAATCTCGTATTTTTATAAATTCTTTTATATTCCAATTATGATGAGCACATATTCTTTTAAAATCACGCACTGTTCTAGATTTTTTAGCTAATGATTCTATGGTAACAGAATATCTAGTATTTAACATTTGATCTTTTCTTGAAGCCCATCACAAATTAGATAATTCATAATGTCCATTATTATCAATTCTATCTAAAGTTAAACCTTCTTTAAATCCTGGTATTTTCAATATATTTAATAAAACTTCAACTGGAGTTGTTCCTAGTAAACATTTGATACCCCTACCACCATAATAGTTATAGGCAGTAGACATAGGATTATTGCATCTATCTAATATTTTAACTGCTCTTCTATATAAAATATGTTTTGTGTATACTTTTCTACAAAATCCACATGAACTAGTTTGACCAGTTCTAACATATCTATCAAATAAAATTTTTGCAACTTTACCACACGAACATTCGTACCAATGACGCCTACATGATGATTTACCTATAAATGCGTTTGGTGCATCATGAACTGCTGTTAATCTATTAAATCTATCTCCAATTTTAACTGAAATTCTTCCTTCCATACAATCCTCCCTTATTCTATAATAAAGGAATTGTTTAAATAATTGCTAATCATCCATTGTTATAATACGTAGGACTCATTTCTGAGCTTTTATTTCACCATATATTATTCTATAACTTGTTTCTACCTTTCGGTTCCTTTTTAATATAAAGGCATATAGACTTTAGGACTTCCTAGCTTTATAACCGTTTTTCAATCACATATTACTATATAATCGGGCAAATTTTACCACTTACTCCACCTAAACGAAGTTTGTTTTGAAATGAGTAGTCACATAAACCATTATAAAACTTATCACGTGGATATAATCTTCCGTTGGCAGTAGGTTTGGTATGATCTATAGCTTCTATTTCAAATATAAGGTAATATATACCTTTTTTAAGTTTTTCAACAGTTTCTTCAGATAATCCTTGCATAAAATATTGAGTAGCTACACTAGCATTAGTAGGGACACTACTACTCATAGATTCAAGACCTACTATATCTAATCTAGTATCATATTTAATAGGTTTTGTTTCTATTGCATCATAACCATATATCAGAGTTTCATAATTATTATTATGCATAATTTAACTCCTTATTAAAATTCATATTCAAACAGTACAAAAACAGGGAGCTTCCGCCCCCTGTTAAATTATACTAATTATCCAGCATAGTGTACATTGATACCTTTTACATAGAATTTAGCTGAGCTTTCTCTTGCGATAAAGAACTTAGCTGTATATTCTATTTGAATGTTAGGTACGAATGGTCTTCTAGCTGATCTGAAGTTTCCATCTGCTTGTACTTTAGTAGGAGTTTCTACTAACATATGAGTTTCTAAGTTTGTTTCCTTATATTCAGGAATTACATACATCATATATTCTACATCTTCTGGAGCTTTCCATTGGATAGGAGTTCCAACTACAGGTGTAGTTGCATATGGATCTGCAGACATATCGTTTTTATCTGTTCCAACTACTACAGAGTTTACAGGGTTATTTGTATCTGTTCCTAATGTTAAAACAGATGTTCTAGCTTGTTGAGCAACTCCTAGGAACTGTCCATTTGATTCTTCATTAACTGTTCCAACTACTGGAGTTACGAAGTTATCTAATGCTAATAATGAAGCTGTATGTCCAAGCATATTTGTTTGTACATCTATGTTAGAATTTGCTCTGATATCTAGTTTAGCTTTGATACCTCTTAAAGCATTTCCTAATGCATATCTGATAGCTTGGTCTTTATTTACTTCACCTTTAATATCTAAATCTGTACTCATTTCACAGTATAATGTAGTACTATTTTTAGTATATGGAGTTACTTTGTATTCTTCAGCAAGTCTTTCAGTCATATCAGTATAACCTTTAAACCATACAAATTCTTTTTCATGAGCTGATTTTTCAGCTGTTAAGTTAGTAAGTTTAGTTAAGATACTTCCACCTTGTCTTTCATCTATTATAGAGAAATGTTCAGCTAAGTTTGGAATATCTTTTCTTACTACTGCACCAGCAGAAAGAACAGTTCTTCTAGTTCTGATTTCTATATCAAGTCTAGTTTTGAATTGATTGAATAAGTCATTCATTTTGAATTCAAATTTTATAGCTTTAATATCAGGCATTGCATTATCTGATTTAGAAACAGATACTGTTAAATGTTGAGGTTGTCCATCCCATAATAAAGATATGAAATAGATTTTTCCTGGTTTGTATTCCCAAGGTAATACTTTACCTTTATCATACATTTCAGCAAAAGCGTCAGCTAATACTTTTCCACTTCTTAAGTCATATAATTCTTGAGTAGCCCATTTAGGTTCTCCAGTAACTGCTATACCAGTAATTCTGAAGTCAGATCTTACTTGTTCATCTGCTCCTAAGAAAGGTTTTAAGTTAGAACCAGTTTTCCATGTAGTTTTAACAGCTCCTCCATTTGTTAATGTATTATTTTCTGGATTGTATACAGGAGTCTTTTGGAAATCAATTATTTTATTGAAGTCGCTATCTAATACTGTTAATTCTCTAGTTTGTGAACCAAAGAAAGCATCCATATCGAAACCAGCTTTAGCAGGATCCATTACAGAGAATAAATCTTCTCTTTTAACTGCTTTGTCTAGTTGTTTTATGTTATTTTCATCATAAGGAACATACCATATTTCTTGTGAATGAATTACTACAGATGTAAATGGATTTAGTAAAGATTTAACTTTAGCTACTTTTGGATATACAGTTGCAGCTGAGTTTACCCATTGAACTGGTGCTTCTAATTTTGGATATGGAATAGTTTGTTGATATGAGTATCCACTTTCCATAGCTGGAGCAAATGGGTTAGCATTTAATTCTCTATCTATTAAGTTAGAGCATACACCAAATAATACTTTTTCCATTGCATTTGTAACTTGTTTCTTTTCAAAATTTAATGCAAACTTTACAGATTTACTATCTGCTTCAGATAATTTATCTAATCTACTTTCTACAGAATTTTTCATATTTTGTAAAGGTTTCATAATAGCTTGAATTTCTGCTGGAAGTTGTCCAAATCTCTTACTAGAAGCTACACATTCTTTAACAAATTTGTCTATTCCATTATTCAAGTTTTCCATATAAATATCTTCTGCTTGTTTTTGTGTAATGTGTCCAGATGTTAATCCAAAAGTTTTATAAGCAGACATCAATGCATTTAATTTTCCTACAGATTCTTGTGAAAATGTTCCAATTAATGCCCAGTTGTCTCCTCCAAAACTTGTAGCACCACTTTTAGAGAATGAACTCATTGACTCTAAAGCAGGATTCATGCTTTTTAATAGCTCAGGGCTAAAGTAATTTATTTCATTCATGGTTTATATTCCTCCCTCTTATTTACCTTCATATTTACTAGTATCAGTTAAATCTTTAGTATCAACTTCATCAGTAGTTGTTTTCTTTACAGTTACAGTACCTTTAACAGCTTTATTATAAGCATCTATAACTTTACCGATATGTTTAGTCATTGTTGCTAAATCATTATTGATTGCTGTAGCTGCTTTTTTATTATAAGCTTTATATGCAGTAAATAATTTCATTAATCTATTTAAATCAGCTTGAATAGCTTCTTTTTTAGTAGTATCATTTTCTGCAGCCTTTTGATTTTCTAAAGCTGAAATCATTTTCTTTTTAGCATTAGTTAATTTTTCTCTAATATTTCCAAACTTAAGTCCATTTATAACTCTTATAAATTCTTTAGATTGTTTTCTAGCTGCTTTAATAGCCTCAGATATTGATGCTGTTTCAGTAAAGTTTTCACCTTTAGTAGTATTATATGAATTTAGTAATGTTTCAAATTGTTTACCAAAATCTTCAGTTTTAACATTTATTCCAACACTACTAAATAAAGAATACACTTTAGAAACTACTGCAGCAGGTGTGATCATACCAGAGAATTTAGCTACTGCTGAATATATTTTATTATTTTCTTCTACGAATTTTTCTAAAGGTTTATAATCAGATAAACCAGCAGGTATTCCGATATCTTTATCACTATCAAGTTTTTCTAAATCTAATTTATCTAATTTATCAGAATATTTCTTTAATAGTTTACCATATTTTAATACTCTAACATTATTACCAGTAATATTATCTATTGTAGTCCAGAATAATGTTACTATTCTTTTTATTATTGATTTAAATGCAGAATCTTTAGTAACTTTACCAGCTTTAACTGCTTTCTTAACAGCTTCTAATGATATTTCACCATCATATTCATTGAATCTATCTAGAGATAAACCTACAGATTCAAGCATTATAGTTAATTCTAAATTAGCTAATTCAGCTGTTATAGTTTCCATAGATGTTGTATATTCTTCTACTAATTCTTGATGTAAAAGTTCTAATTCTTCTTCAGAATAAGCTTCTAATGCTGGAGTTTCGTCTAATTCTTCATCATTAGTATTCTCAGGTTCAGTCATTGGATTTATACTTTCTAATGATGGAGCTCCATATATAGCTTGAACTTTCTTTAAAATTGCTTCATTCATGGATTATTTCCTCCTTATTAAATTTTATGAGAATTATCCCATATTCTTTATAGATTTTCTTAAATCTCCTATTTCGTAACCAACTTTAGATAGTACGAAGTTATTAGCATTTATAAATTCTACCCAATGTTTTAGTATATTTATAACTTCTTTATTATATTCATTAGCATCATTTTTAATAATCTTATTAAATACTGGAACTATAGAAGATTTAACATTTTCATATATTTTTATTATATGTTGAATATCTCTATGTAAAAATGTATTTTCTATATTAGTCATAACTGTTAATAATAAAGCTTTATATTTTTTATTTATATAGTCTTTAGTATTAGCATCTTTAACTCTCATTAGTTTAGATTCAATAAAATCTACACCTTTGTCTTTACTAGGAAATACTTTTTTATATAGGTTCTTTATATTCATCATAGATTTATATTCATCAGAATTATCAATTTCACTACTATTAAACCAATCATTAATTACATCTGTATTAATATTTGGAGATTCGGTTAGTCTTCTAAGTTGATCTGCAAGATTTTCTAATGGACTAGATTGTACTTTGATAAGATCAAATACGCTTCTAGAATTAGGTAATAATACAGCTTTACTAGCATTTACTTTATTAATAATCTTATTAATAGCATCTTTCATTTCAACATGCTTAGTTAAATCTGAATATGTCTTTTTGAAATCATTTGATGGTTGAATTACGGCTGCCAATAGAAGTATTCTATATAATGCTGTATTACTTAAATGAGATTCAATCGGACCGTCGTTCACATCTTCAGTTGCAACCGGCATCGAATCAAAATCTATACCGTCCCAAAAAGCTTTATTTTCATCAACTATTTCAGGATGAGCAACTTCATATGTTTTTAATTCTTCATCAACACTTTTCAAAACTAGTACAGATTTACTCATTGTTATAAAATGAATTAATCTTCTCCATATATTAGATACACCAATACATGCTTTAACTAATAAAGACCAGATATATTTAGCACCCTTCTTAATAGTATCTTTTAAATCTTCTAAACCTATACTATCATATAAGTATACATTTAATTTGATAGATTCATTAGATACGGTTAAATAAGTATCATAATCTTTATTAGTATCTTCAATAAAAGATAATTCGTACGATAATTCTTCTGATATACTATTGAAAATACTCATAAGGAATCAACTCCTTATTCAGTTTTTTCAGTTTTAGCTGATTTTGCATATTTTAAATATTGTCCGCATAACTTTACTAAAGCTCTGACGTTAGCACTATTTAATGATTTAAATTTATTAACTGCCTTTAGACACGCTGTCATATCACTCTTCATTGTACTATTAATAAGATTTTCTGTAGAATCGTCAGATTTTTTTTGTTTGTCTATCTTTTTCTTAGTATCTTCAAATCCTTTAATTGCACCACTCAATATATCAGCTATTTTATACATTCTCATAGCTTTTATTAATTTTACTGCACCTTGATGATAATCAAAGTCGGCTGAAGCTTCAACTGACTTAGCTGCTTCATTTATTTCTTCTATACCTTTATCTATAAAAGTTAGATTTCCTATAAACGGTTTAAGTAAACCATTTCTTTCAGCAGTACCTTCATGAAAATCTTTAACTGTCTTATTAGCTATATCAATTATTTTTTGTAATGACCCTGTACTAGGGAAGTCACTAGGACTATATCCTTTTTCTGCCATTCCACCTAATATCATAGTATGACCCATTATTCTAGCAAATTCTTTTATATCATATCTACCTTTTTTTACTTCCTCTACGATTGATACTTTATATTCTAAAGATTTTAGAACCTTTTCTTGAGTTTTAGCAGCACCAAACATTTTCTTAAATGCTGATATTACTTTATCAATTAAAGCTTTAATTGCATCTATACCCTTTTCAGCTATTTCTTTAATACTTTCTGTAGCTATTCCAAATTCAGATGATAATGATTCTAAATAAACTTCTTCTTTATCATTAGAAGCTTTAATATTTCTATAAACTAAAGCTTTATTTAATAATTCTAAATCAGATATAGTAGACTCAAAACTAGCTTTCTCTGCTTCATTATAGCAAGAATCTATATTTTCTAACTCTTTAAGATCAGCTTCAACTGATTCTGATGCTGTTAATTCAACTACTTTTTCTTCTGGATTTACTGATTCATTAGCAACTGATTCTTCAGCTATTAATCCTAAAGTAGCGAATAATTCTTTCTTTTCGTTAGTCATGAATTTGACCTCCTTTTTATTTAATCGGATCCTCATCTGGATCATCGTGATTTTGTTTCATTTGTTTATCTATATTAGCCTGTCTCTCTTTTTCTATTTTCTTAAGAGTTCTACCTAATCTCACAGAATCATCCATGAAATTATGTATTATTGTATCGTGTAGTTTAGCAGCTTTTTCTACATTACTTACTATAGTAGAGAATAAACCACCAGTTTCAAGAATTACATTAAGAATAAATTTCATATATTCTTCATTATCATCTCTTATAAGTTTAACTACATCATTCATTTTTCTTCTCAATGTTTCAGTATCTTTGATATATTTATCAAATTTCCATAATTCCTTATTATTTTCAGATACAGAGACAAACATTTCTAAATTCTCAAGTATATAATCATACGCAGTCTTATATTCTAATTCAGAAGTCTTAGGATTATTAATCTTATCAAGGTTTTGGCCCATATATTTTAGAGCTTCAGCTCTTACTTTCTTAATATCAGCATCTTCATAAATATCTTTAATACGTTTGAAATCATTGAATACATTATCGTTTTTCGGATCAACATTTTTAATATCATCTAGAACAGCTTTAGTCGCATTCATTACTTTTGACATATCAATATTCGTATTAGTATATTTTAAGCTAGAAGCATTCTTTATAACTTCGTTATAGTTAAAGTTCATACTCTTAAAATCTTCATAAAAAGATCCTTGAAATACATCTGTTGCCATAACTAATCCACACATCAAGACAACTTTTCTTATAAGTCCAAGTATTACTTGTAAATTTAAGCTAAATACAACCATTTTATTTGGATCATCTTGATTTACACGTTTTGTATAAATACCTCCAATAAATTCATGCATTTCTTTCAATGTGTGTGTTAAAGAATAGCTAATTGCTAATATTAGCACCATAACTTGAAGATTAGATCTTCCCCAATCACTTATTTTTATAGTACCTGAGTTATTTTTTGCTACACTTTCTAACTCTTTTAGAGATTTAATATAAGTAATAGCACTATCATAGTTTCTCTTTAATACTTTAGAATTAGTCTTTTGTCTACGAATAATTCTATTAAATGAATCAAAGATTAGATCTATGAGTTTTTGTGCCCATGTAACAATATTGGATTTAGCCTTACTAGCCATTTCTTTTACACGTTCTTTTATACCTTCCATACTAGGTTCACAAGACCATATCTTACTTATATTAAGATCTTCATCTGCATATTCCCATTCAAGAATAGCGTTAACTTTAGTCTCACTAGCTTGTATGTTTGCGGCGAAAGCGTTAAGAGCGTCTAAACCACTGTTGTAAGTTTCTAATCCATAATCATCCATATATATTTTCACTTATTATTTCACCTCCTCGTAGCAATTTTATATGTAAATAAACGTATAAAATCGTCTATTTTTACAAAAATTTTGTTTGCATCAGGATTTTTTAGGTCCTGATGCTATATCTTTAACGATTTGTCTTAATTTATATAAAGACGAGTGAAATTGTACATATGCTTCCACGATATCTTCATATGTTTTATCTGGTAATACCTTAATAAACTCTTCTAATATAGTATAAATATATCTATATTCTTTTACTACATCACGAAGTACATCTCCAACTAGTGGATTATCATATATACGATGTTCTACAGCTTCTATATTATTATCAATAATATTTTTAAGATCTAATAATCTTTGTGGAAATATATTACGTATTTGCTTAGATATATTATACTCTTGTAATTTAACTACCGTACGATCAATTACATTTTGAGTTGGAGCATTTGGGTCTTGATTTGGATCATCACCAAACATATTATCTCCAGCAGAATCAAACGACGCATCATTAAAATCACTACCAAAATCCATACCACCCATTTCGTCTGCACCAAATGGATCACTATCGAAATTAGCTTCAGTTCCTCCATCATCACCTACTGGTTCTTCAACTGGAACATCGCCAGCTTCTGCAGCACCAAATGGGTCATCGTCTTCGGCTTCAAATGCATTCTTATAAGATTCTAAACGTATTTGATCATCTGGATACATTTTTGCAAGATTATTTAACCATTGATCGATTTGTAGAATTCTTGCATTTCCATCTTCATCTTCTTTTCTTCTATAAGCATAGTCAGATACGATTGATTCATTGCTAATTTCAATAATCTTAGATTTGTCCATATTGTCAATATTATTGCCTTTACGTATCTTATCATATATCATCAATATCCTCCTTTTCCAAAATTTACTGGATTAACATTAATATCCATCATCTTCTAATACTTTTGCACCATATTCACCATTTAAATTATAGAATCCACCACTAGATACCATTTTATCTATACGTTGCCTAGTAGTAAGAGTATCATCCTTATCGAAAGTACGATATTTAATACGTTCTTTCTTTATTATTTCTCTTTTATATTCTATAAGTTTAAGTTTAGCGAATTTTACAAGTTGTATCTGTGATAGCACTGATTGAACTTGTTCTTGATTATTTTCATTACGAGCAGCTTCATAAGCATGCTCCAATCTTTCAAGCTTAGCATCCAAGTTATATTCAACTCTTTCTACAGATTTTAATCTTGACGAATATAATTTACGTCTTTGAACAGAAAGAATCCATGGTAAAAATATTATAGTTCCAGTTATAGCAGTAAGAAAAAATCCTCTAAGACCAAGCATTCTAAGAGTATTCATCTTTTCTTCTCCGTGGTCAAGTTCATCATTTAGAACTTTTTCTTGGATACGTAATGCTTCTTCTTTTTCAAATTCTATCTTAGATTTTAAAATAGGAGTGTTCTTTAATGTTCTCCATAAGAAACCAAAAGCCTTCTTAGGTGCTTTAGTTAAAAATACTAACATATTATAGATAAGTGAACCACTTCTAACACCAAATATCTTTATAGTTTTAAAGATATCTCCAATAAATCCTTCATTTGATACTTTCCCTGGTATGAAATCTTCATCAAATATTTCGTACATATCTACAGGTTCTTCATAGTTATTAGATAAAGGATTAAATATAGATACTTTATTCTGTCCTACATAATGTATATGTGAGTCTAGATATAATAATACAGATCCTTTATCTCTTATTGGTAAATAAAGAATAGGATCATCTTTATAATCATCAATTGGTGATGGAGTTAGATTTTTAATAACAGTATTTCCTTCAAATTCTGTAACCATATTAAGAGAATTATATATATTTCCATCTTTAGTAGTAACTTCAATTGGAATATAGTCATATTCTGTTATAGGGAGAGTACTATCAGATGTTATTTTCATAATAGATTCCATTGATAATTCTTCATGTTTTTCACTAAATTTAGCTAATAAAGGATCATCAGGAGATACCTCTCTACTATATATAGTGTTAACATCGAAATATGCCTCAGTAATGACTTTATCAGTAGATTGATTTGCACTCATAAAGTATTCTATATTAAGACGAATTGCATCTATTACAGTAATCTCTTTACTTTCATTATTATCTTTATAAGTTAATTTAGAAAGTGCAAGTTTTTCAAGATCTTCGTCAGTTTTACATTCTTGTAAAGTAAAAGTAGGCATAAGTTCACGAACCCATTCTATATTTCCATTAGAACTTACCCCAAATGGAGAAATCATTAATATACTACGATTAGTAATAACGATTGGTATATAGCAATGAGAAGGTTCGAACGTTTCAAATAAAAATAATGGTATAATTATATTACTTGATGGTTCGACAAATAAAAATCTTTTACAAATAGCACCAGGACTACATATTTCTATAAGTTTCTTTAGTTTTGCATTGATAAAAATTAACTCTTTATTAACAGAACTAAAGTCAAGATTTACTAAATTTATAGAAACATCTTCAGATCCATTATCCGTACTAGCATGGTATTGACGTTGGTCTACTATAAAAGATTTTACTATACTTGTAGCTCTTCTAGCAGCTATATACTCAGGTAAATTATACATAAAATTCCCTCCTTTCTTAATAAGATATTAACAGTCCGGTTGTTTTTACCCGAAAAACAAGGCGGTGTTAAACAATATACATTAAATATCAACCTAAGGAGGGTTAAAATGATAGTAACAAATTATGCTAAAAAATACGAAGAGTGTAATAATTATGGATACTATAAAGATTTCTTTGAAGAAAATTATGAAGCTTGTGAAATAATTAAAAAATGTGAATCTATAGCTAGAGAAAAATATAGTAAATTCAGAGAAATAATGAATAGTAAGAATAAGCTTGAAATATTTGAAGAACTAAAGGAAGCAAATTTAGTACAATGTTTAAGTGAAGATTGTATAAATGAAATTAAAAGATTTACAGAACTTCCAAATGATTGTATGCACCCATTTAAGAATATAGTATTAGAGTCTTATCTTAAAAATTCTGATATAATAGTACCAGAACTAAGATTTAATCTATATGGTCTTTTAAAGATTAAAGAACGTAGTAAAACAGATCTATTTGCAGATACACATTTCTTTATATTAAATGGAGATAATGGAGAAGGTGCATTTGCTCATATTGATTTAGGAAGACTAATAGGAGTGGGAGTAGATATTAGAGAATCTTTTACTTATAAAAGATTTCTAGATGCTGGAAGTAGTATTCATGAACATTTAGAAGGAAAATATTATAATAGTGACCTTATGCCTAATAGAGTAGAAAATGATGTTAGTAGAGCATGGTTTCCAGTAAGTTTCGAATACGATGCAGTTCTTCCTAGAATTATTACTCATAAAATGATACATGGAGATAGAGCTATATTTGAAGAAGCTATAGTTAATGCTATATTTGATAAGATGGTTAGACTTCAAATAGTTTTATACACATATGTAGTATATTTATATGGTAATAGGGATGTTATTTCTAATAACTTAGAAACATTTGTAAAACTTGCATTCTTATTTAAACTTGTATATAATAGTGTAAATGGAATTGATAATGACGATATAGGTGATAGCATTAAGAAACTTATGAGAGATTTTAACTATTGTATACATAATAGAGGTGCTTTTGATAGTGTTATTATGACTGCAGACTTATGGAGAAATAAACTTATTAAAGGATATCAAGACTTACCAAGTTTTAGTGATAACGCTATTAATGAAGTATTGGAAATGTATCAAAAGAAAAGACATGCTATAATAGCTATAAATAGAACTAATAGACCAATATATGCTGATAAGATAATTACAGGTATTAATATGATATCAGCAGAAAGTGTACAAGAAGACATATTATCAGAATTTAATCTTAAAAAAGCATATACTGCATTTAAAAATTCCCCTGCTAGATATACTTCCACTATTAGTATGGAATCTGTTAGTAATAAATCAGAATTTATGATAAATAGAGGTAAGTTATTAGCAAAACTTAAACCTTCTGATAGAGAAACGTATATAGATCTTGAAAACGATCTTATGAAAATTAAATCTGATGCTATGAACTGTAGAACTGCAGATGGAATGAAAGTTCTTATAAATAAAGTTAATGCAGTTGGAAAGATTATAGCTATAGAAATGGATACAGATGATGAATTCTTTAAAGAAATCCTTGGGTTACTAGATGCTCAACGTGTTATGTTAACAGATATGATGGCTAGTAGAAGTCTTATAAAAGAAAATAATGGATTACTTTATGGAATGGTAAAAATGGATAATAAAATATTATAGAATGAGGGAGGCTTAAGTGCCTCCTTTTATGTACGGAGGTAATAATGGTTAGTTATGAAGAGATTATGCATGGTAAACATGAGAAATTTGATAACTTCCTTAAAGATCTTGGTATAGAAAAAGATATATTAGTAAACTTTGTTGATAGTACATATGATCAATTTATTCGTAATACCAGAGAAGAAATAGCTAAATATAGAAATGAAGGATTAGAGCCACCAGAAAACTTAGTTATAGATAATAATATATCATTTCAAGAGTATAATGAGAATAAACAGAAAGTATTAGAAGCGATTAGTACTTTTATAGAATCTGAAAATGATGATATTAATAATAAGAAAGAGTTTAGATTTCCATATTGTGAAATATTTAATGGTAACTTCCCTAAACTTGATAAAACTAAGTTATCAGAACAGGCTAAAGTAGCTCTTAAAGTAGACGGTCTTCCAGATTTTGCTTATGATATATATTATAATGCAGAATATAAAAAAGCTATTCCTATATACTATGATTATAGTACAGTAAATCATCAATGGGTGGAATTTAGTTTCATGCTTGAAAAGATGGGAGATTTCTTAGGTATCAACATAAATCATAAAGCTCCTCTAATAACTCTTAATAGAATACTTCTTGGTATTGATATAGATAATCCTGTTATTAGTAGTGATATACAAATAGCAGCCGCTATAGAATGTGAACAGAATCCTATTTATATGGTAAGAGAAGCTGGACGTATAGTAGACGAAGCTACTGGTAATAGAATACCATATGAAATGACTATTGCAACATGGACGTTCTTATGGTTATACGCCCAAAGATTTAATATATACCGGGAACAATCGAGACAAACAGGTAAAACATTTGACCTTACAAAAGTACTTGGAATGGACTGGGGTGCTGGTCTTCGTAATGCAAAGATGCTAGTTGTACACTTCAACCAAGATGAAGCTGGTAAGAACAGACGGGGAATGATAGATGCGGCTAATATGTTACCTAGATTTCTTAAATTTCACACAATTAAGACAAAAAAAGTAAAAGGTAAGCAAGTGTTAGTGGAAGAGGAAGATTTTGCTCCATCTCTTAAAGCAAGAGAGGTTAAAAATGAAGAAAGAAATAACTTCTTAAAGATATTTGCTGTTGGTACAAGTGAAACTCAAGCAGAGAGAACAGGTCGGGGAGACTCACCTAGATTTGTATACGTGGACGAAATTAACTTTATACGTCATACAACTGCAATGCTTGGAGGTATTTTATTTGCACATGGTACTGCTAGACTACTTGCAATACGTAGTAATCAAAGACATGGAATATATTTTACATCTACACCAGGTAAACTTAATACTACAAGTGGAAGACTTATGTATGAACTTGTATTTAAGGAAATGGCACAATTTGATATAGAGTTCTTTGGATATACATACGAAGAATTATGTAAAGTAATGAATAATAGTAAGAAACACTTCTGGACTATGAGTTATGAATACTTTGAACTTGGATTTAATGAAGCATGGCTTGAAAAGAGTATTAATGAAAGTAATGATAGAGAAGTATTTATGACAGATATGTTAAATCGTTGGCTTGAAGTTGATAGTGAAAGTTTATATGGTCAAAAACTTATGGGACGTGTTAGTAAACTTGCAAAGGAAACTCCTCATAGAACATTTATGTTTATGAAGAACCATAAGATGACATATTTTAGTCATGAAGATATTCCGTTTGAAGAATACCTCAAGAAGTTCCATGCTATAGGAATTGGAGTTGATATAGCCTTCGGGGGTAATGACAGTTCTGTAGTATTTATTGCAGATCTGGAAACATTTCAACCTATTATGAACTGGAATACAAATTCATTAGATGTAAACGACTTTAGTTTTGTATGTATCAAGTTATTTAAATATCTTAAAGAAGTTAATCCTAATATGATTATGATAATAAATCCAGAAGTCGATGGTGTAGGTCAAATTTATATGAATAATATGAGAAAAGCTGGTATGGAACCATATTTATTTAGAATAGATAAACACGTTGAAAAGAAACTTGATGATAGTAGTTTCAGATTTACTAATAAGAAACTTACTGGTAATATAGAAAGTACATTTGGTACTAGACAGCGTAGTGCGGATACTAGAAAATATATTACTACAGAACTATGGCGTCAGCTTATAGATAAATACCCATATGCATTTGGAAATGTTATTTCTTATAGTGAGCTTGGAACACTTAGAGAAGAACGTGGTGGAAAGATAAACCATAAATATGGATGCCATGACGACAACCTTATGGCTACCGCTCTTGCTTATATGATTGCAATAAAACCAGATTATAGACTTTCATTAGAAAAGAACTGGAACTTCATTGTAGATTATAGTAAGATTAAAGTATTATCATTAACATCATTGGTGAATGCACATCTTGAAGATAATAACTATTACAAAGAAGGTAAAATAGAATATGAAATTATTAAATTTAGAGGAACTGATGATAAAATATATGATAAGATAATTGCATGGAAGTGGATTAATGGTTCTAAAGAATATTTAAATGATGAAGAAATAAATGAAGAATGCTTACATGGTCAACTTGCTGGGAAAGAAGATATACTTAATATGAAAATTCCTAGTATGACTATGATGATACACACTTTTAATAATAATACTGGTTCTGATACATATATGACTGGAAGGGCTAGATCTGTTACTTCTCATAGTAAATACAATAAAAAAGATAAGAGATTATGGTAAAATCGGCAATTAACAACCAAAATGTGTTAATATATTCATTAAAAAGAGGAGGTGTTTAGAATGGAAGAAATAGTTAAATATGCAAAGGATAGATTCGTTTATTATTTGAATACTGACTATGGATTATTCGTTATTTTAATATTATTAGCAATACTAATAATATTAGGTATAGTTTCTTATTTTGGAGTTAAGAGTTTAGCTCTTGTAAAAGATCAAGTTGCTACAACTATAAAAGAATTCCAAGAAAAGAAAGGTAATGACGCTAAAGTTGAAGTTATTACTGAAAAAATCATAGAAAGTGTTACTAATAAGTTGGAAAATCCTAAATTTATCTTTAGAGGTAAGAAATTGTTCTTATTAGTTTTAAGAACTGATGCTGCTAGTAAATATGTTTCTTACTTAGTAAAGAAAGTTTGGAAAAAAGCAACTGGAATCGATCTAAAGTAAAAGGTAAATAAAAAGCTTGCCCCAATAAGACAAAAATCTTATTGGGGCTTACCTTTTATTTACGTCTCATATATTGGAGTAATAAAATTGGAATCTTATAAAGTTATCCTATTATATGGGGTTTATAATGTATCTTCTACATAAGGGTCACTTTTATTTGAGGGGAAAGTGAATATAATAGGATAATTTTATACCTTAGAATGCAGAGATGATTCTAAGGTAATCGAATATATGTTCCTCGCATTATGGGTATGTAGGTGGAATATAATTATAACACTGCCTGCTAACCAGTTAAGGCTAACATTTTAACGAGACTTTATAAATAGTCGAGTCTATAGGCCTAATCCCATTGGTAACAGTGCTCCACCTACGTATATTTTGTTATACTTTTTTATAATTATTTAAATTCATGATACAATCCAAGAGATTTATAAATATTATATAAAAATTTTGATTCTCTAGGAAGATTATCAACTACTACATCTTTTACTGTAAAATAATAAACTTTAGGATTATTAATAAAATATTGGTTAGTAATCTTCTTTTTAAACTTTGAAGATAGAAGTCTATCTCTAATAATTTGCTGAAACTCAATAGTTTCATTAGAGTCTCGACCTGGCTTATTTCTAATAAGTTTATCATGCACTTCATCAGGTTCTATTTTATTTCTATGGAATATAATGATATCTTTTATATTAACAGATTCAAATAATGTAATCTCTGTTCTTAATAACCAGTCAACTACAGGATCATTATCTCCATAACCATTATAAACCCAATTAGACTGATAGAATCTATCAAATATTAATATATGATGATAAAAATTGAATAAAGATCTTTCATTAAAACTATCAAATAAATTCATAATAGTATTTATTCTATCATAACAGAATAACCAGTTAAGTAAATACCTATCAAAATTAGTTTTTCTAGGTTTTTTAAGTAATTCTTTAATAGCTATTCCAATATAACTTGTATATACCGGAAAACTTAAATGATGAACTTCTACTTTACATATAAAATTATATTCTTTATTCTGTATTTTATCCTCTAAATCTTTATATAAGAAATTCGAATATGTTTCTTTACCAGAAACATCATTTCCTTCTATAACTACAGAATCTAATATAATAGAATCTTTAAGTTCAGGTAATTGTATTATATCATTATCTTTTATTTGAGTTACTAAACCTTTATTTATATTAGAATTACCTAATAATTCTCTCACATTATGTTTAACTGACATTTCATACCAATGAACTATAAGTTTCTTTACATAAGGTTCTACTGTTAAAAATCCATCTACTGAATATGGCTTACTATTAACTGCAATCATGGTTTTTAATTTACTAAATACAAGATTAATTCTCCCCATATTAATCACCTCTTTCTCTAATTTATAGCTTCCATTTCATATGTTCCATCTGGCAGAAGTTTATAAGTCATAGTTCCTTCATCACAATATATTATAGCTTTATTTCCAGTAATTGTACACTTATAAACATTAAATCTTAAAACTTTAAGTTTTTCATCATCCATTATACCAAAAACACATTCTTGGTCATCATAAGCGAACGTTTTCATTTTACCTCCTCAGTTAATATCTTTGATACATTTTCACGTTTTTCAAACTCGATACATCCATTAGGATGTACCATAATATGATGAGTCCAAGGATCCATTGCTTTAGATAGTGTATATCTACAATCTTGTCCATCATTAAGTATAGTACAATCCTTAACAGATTCAACTAAAACTACTTCACGTTCTTCTCTATCACTCCATTTTGCTACTATTGTGTGATTACTTTCTATATATTCTAATTTTCTTTTGTATTTATTCATCATTTTCACCTAGTTTCGTATCCATTCCATCAGATACCATTGCCTTACTATCATCTTTATCAGTTAGAGGATTAAACATATTAGATGCTTTATTCATTTCATTAATACGCATAAATAATCCAATAGATGTCTTATGTTTAGTAAGGTCATCACTATTTATATTATTAACTTCAAGTTCATATCTAGTTTTCTTTTCTAAGTTTTCTAGACATAATGTAGTAAATTTATCTCTAAGTTCACATAATTTAGGATCTTCTCCTGCATAATGTGTTAATGCAAATGCTTCCATAAGGTTAAATGGTCTATCCCATCCATCCATAGTAAGAGTTTGTCTTTTATAACTACTCATATATTTATTTTCTTTTTCAGCATCAGTACTATCTTTAAATATATGAGGATATTCTGCAGATGGGTACATTCCAGAACCTTTCTTAAATACTCCAATATTTTCACAATCTATTACAAGAGTTGCGAATCTATCAAATTCTGCATTAATATTTACAAGTTCAGTAATAGTACTTCCTTCAGTACCAGTTCTACTTTTCCACATACGTCCTTGTGTGCTAAATGCGTTAGTAGATGGGTCTAGATTAAGTCTAGATATAACATGGCCTTTAGAAGCACTTCCTCTATCAACAGAGTCTACTACTTTTTCAAGTACAAATGCAGAAGATAATTTAGCTTTTACAGCATTAGGTACTTTAATCTTTTTATCAATAGGAGCAGATTTAAAATCTCTTTCAGCTACATATTGACCAATCTTTGGAGCATTATCTCCTAAATGTGCTACCCATATAATAATTATATTACCATCACAATAGTTAGTAGCAGATTTAGTAAACTCTGTAAGTTCTCTATTTGTAGTAAGACCTACAGTATTATTAATTACATCTCCACCAGTCTCAATATCATTATTAGCAGATTTTATCGACGTAACAGTATCTACTATAAGAGTTACAAATGGCATCATTTTTAGAGTTTGGCCAGGATTTTGTGGATCTGGGAATGTTACTGGTTTATATTTCATTTCTTTATATTCTACATCTACTTCTTTCATTATAGAAGCTAAATCATCTGGACTTGTAGTAGATATTACTGTAAATCTATCAGATATAACTTCTTGATCTAGTTTTGTAAGTTTTTTAAGTCTTTGGTCTGTATAAACTGCATTATCTGCATCTATTACTACTAATCTATGTAGTGGATATCCTAAATGTAAACCAAATGATAATGCATCCATAGTAAATGTAGACTTACCAGCACCAGGTTTACTTGCTATACAGTTATGTGTACCAATAGCAAATCCTCTATTCTTACTAATAAGTGTTCCGTCAGTTTTTCTAACATTTTCACCCATCATAATATCAAATGTAGCATATCCAGTAGGTACATACCTGTTTAATGTCTTGTCTGTCTTCTTATTCAACCAACTCATTTTATTTTCCTCCCAATTTTATTAATCTATTTTATAGGTATATCAACTAAGTCATTATCAAGTCCATATGCTTTAAGAACTTCACTCATATATCTTAGAGATTTTTTATTTTCTGGACTATCTGTAAGATCATTTAATGATACATCACCTGTACGTATTATAGATTGTTTCATTTCACGTTTAGCAACCAAGTCATGTGATGCTGGTCCAAGCATTTCTCTTATTATATTTGGAGAACCATTTCCAATTAGTGTACAAATTTCACTATCAGAAAGACTTCCAGACTTAGATGCACCAGTAACTTGACCGGTAATATTACGTAAGTTACTTTCTTGTGCAGCTTTACCTTCTTTAAGAGCTATTTGTTGGTTTGCTCTCACATATAATGGAAGTATTAGTAATTTCTTATTAGAAAGAACTCCCTTGCCATCCTTTTGGTTTACATGTGGTAAACGTACATATTCTTGGTTTATTATTTCTTCAGATTCTCTAATTTTACGTAAAATATAACGGTTAGGTTGTGCGTAGAAATTTAATATATTTATAAGATATTCTACAAGTTGGTCCCTATCTTCACACGATGTTAATAATTCTTCTATTCTAGCACCTTCTGCTTCATCTAGTTCTTTAAATACACGTATAGTTTCAGAGACTGCAAATTCTATATCTTCATCTTTTACATTATTATATTTCATACTATTCCACCTCCGTTAAATCAAATCCATTTAAAGTATCTATATATAAATCATTTATACTTTCTAGTGCTCCAATATCTACTGATAATTTACCACTAGATAAATATAAAGTTAAAATCAAATATTGATATATCCATTTACGCATCTGAACTTTATTAAATATTCTAGTTTCTTCTCTAGGTTTATCAGCTAACATATTATAAATAACATTATCTATTCCATCAAATATATAAGTAATATGTCTAGCAATACTCATAGCACGTACAAATCCAAGTCTAAAATTCTTCATAGTAAGATGTTCACTATTACGTTTCATCCATTCATCTAATATATTACTACAAAGTCTAGAAGTGTTAATATATTGATCTCCAAGTTTAGCTATTATAAGAGTTCTATATTTAATATTCTTAGGATTATTATTACCAAGTCCTATCATATCAAGTATACGACTAGATGGCGTCTGTAAACTATTCATAGCTATTTCTCTAATAGCTTCAAATAACCCAGCACCAGCTACGTTATTCTTACCATCAGCAGATTTAGCATATGCTATTTGAATTCTAACGTCTGGGTCGTTAAAGTTCTTATGATATGCGGTAGCGATACTATTTATCATATTATTATATCTTGGAGTAAAATCTTTAAGCATTTCACGAAATAATTTATCAGAAGGAGTTTTAGTAATACGTTTCTCCCAGTTTTGTATAAACGATTCAGTTTTCTTTCCTATTACTATAAGTAAGTTACGTCCTAGTTTATTATAATCAAGTCTAGCATCAAATTCGTCTATAGTATATTGCATTATAAGTTTATTAAACTTTCTAGGAAAGTATTTAAACATATATAAACTATAACATAAAATACCAAGAAAATTGATAAATATAGGATTTCTAGTTTCATAATAGCTATATAGAAGTCCAAGCTTTAAAGGATCTGCTAATCTAGCCATAAGTCTATATTCTGGACTTTTACTAATAATTTTCCAATCTTCTGGAGTTATATTATAATAAGAAGCAAATCTATTACGAGTAGTTTCTCCAAGAATAGGATAATTATTTATAAGTCCATCTGTAAGTACAGACATATTCTTCTTTATATAAAGTCCAATAAGATCAGATACATTATTATGCGTATCTGGTGTTGTACGAGATTTATATATTTCATAAATTACGTCTTTCATATTTTCACCTCACATTATATTGTGTAAAATTACATATAACATCATAAAACGTCATAATAAGCGTTAGTAGGCGTTTTAAGGCTATTCTATATAATTATCTATAAGATTAATAGTAAAATTTATTAAAATGCGTAAAAATGGCCTTATAGAGCGTTTAAATGCATTTTATAATGGTATATATTATTTTATACATATATTTAACCAAAAATAAAAAGGAATGGATGGTAATAACCATATTTCAAGTTAATACCATCCAAAATTTTACTAATTATCTTCTTCTTAAAGCATGGAAAATAGCTATTTCCATTTTTTCTTTCCATGTAAGTTGTACTGATTCTGTAGCAGGTTCTTCTGGTTCAGCTGGAGGTTCAGGTTCAGTTCCTTGATCTCCTGCATCGTCAGCTGGTGATCCCATATCATCAGAAGATACGTCATCTCCTATTGAATCTCCTCCATTTTCAGATCCTTCTCCAACTTGATCATATCTATTTATAGTAACTTTATCTTCATCAAAGTTTTCATCTTGATTAGCTAATTCAGTTACAGTAGAAGCTAAAGTATCTTTACCTTCTGTAGGTTGTTCAGTTCCATCAGGCATCTCATCTGTAGTAAATTCTTGATTTCCATCATTAGTATTTACTGATTTCATTGTAGAAACATTATCGAATGATGTAGAGCTATCTTCAGTTTGACTAGATACATTAGATTTAGCTTCTTGCAAATCTTCATTATCTCCACCTAATACACCCTTAATTTCTACAGAGTCTAATAATGCTAATTCTTCAGCAACTTCAGATGTACCTTCATCACCAGTAGATCCTTCACTTGGAGCTTCTTCTGTAGGTGTTTCGTCAGCTGGAGTTTCTTCGATTTCTTCTGTAGATTCAGATTCTTCTTCAACAACTTCTTCATCATTAGTTTCATCAGAATTTTCATCTTCATCTTTAGGTTCTTCACCATCAGTATCTAAATCTTCTTTAGCTATTTCGTCTTCTTCATCTTTAGTTTCTTCCGAAGTTTCATCGTCAGAAGAGTTATCTTCTTCAGATACATTATCACTACTTCCACTAGCATCTTCAACTCCACCGTCCGCATCTAGTATTGTAGATGTATCTCCTTGTATATCTCCAATAGAAACATTTTGTTTTTCTCCTGGAGTATCATTAGTTTCAGTAGATCCTTGATCAGCTTTTGCTTCATCTAAAGATTTAAACTCATCATTTCCATTATCTCCTGGAACTTGAACATACATTTTATCAGCAGAAGTAACTTCTTGTTCTTTATCAGTATCAGAAAATACAGATTGATTTTCGTTATGTTCTGCATATTCTTGTCCATTTTGTTCAGCCATCATATGCTCAACTTCTTTATTACCAGCAAATCCAGTATCATCTATAGTAGTTTGATTAGGTACTTGATTTTCTTTTATTTTTTCTATTACTTCTGGAGCTCTTTCATTATCATCAGCTGTTGGAGATATTCCTCCCATTTTTTCAGCTTTAGGGTTATCTGGAATATCCATAATATCGTTTCCTTCACCAGAAAGATCTTCATCTAAAGTTCCTTCTTGTTCTAAAGCTTCTATGTCTCTTTTTACTTCGTCTGATACATTATCTTCTGGAAGAGGTTCATCTGCTCTTCTTTCTTGGTTAACACCTTCGTGGTCGTCTTCCAATTTATCAATAAATGTAGCAGTATCTGCTGGGTCTACACTAGTAGGTATTTGTTCGAAATGATCAGAAGCAGTTTCTTCCATCGCAACACTACCTTTGAATGCAGAACCTAGTGCTTCAAATATACTTTTCATGGTTTTCCTCCTATATTAGTCTTTAGTTCATTTTATTGAACATGTCATTAAATTTCGTATTAAGATCTTTAAAAGTTTGGTAATGTCCTGAATTAGGTAAATTTAATAGAATACCTATAAATATAGTAACAGGTATATAATCTTGAATAGTTCCTTCGGATATTCTAGCTACAAGTTCTATTACTAATTTATGTGGATCATCCATTGAAAATTCACGTGAATTCTCTGTGTCTTTAAGTAAAGATTTGCATACAGATGCTATATAGTTATTAAATATAGTGAAAGATTTACTATCAATTATATCCTCTATAGTTCTATTCAAAGCATCACTATACTGTTCAGCTAAACCTTTAAGTTCAGCCAAATCAAATTCTTCCATTTGTTGAGGATTTAAAGCTCCAACAGCTGTAAATGATACTTTTGGTTCAATATCAGTTAAATCTTCCATTGAATCTTTCTCCATACCAATAGCAGGATTAGCAATAGTTTTAGTAAGTCTTTCTATTTCTTTATCCTGTTCAGTTTGTACTGGTTTATTAGTTGGATCATGTAATACTTCTGCAGCATCTAGAAGTTCTTTAAGATATCCTTCAGGTTTATCTCTAAGGACATCCCCAATATCAGCAATGTTTGCATCAGCTAACATTTTAATAAAAATAGCAGCAGCAGCTTTTTCAGGTTTACCATATTCAGTTAATGCGTATTCGAATTTATCACCAGGGTCCGCACTAACAGTATCTTCAACAGATTCATTAGATGATTTTTCATCAAAGTCGATATCAAACTCTTCATCTAATAAGTCATCCATTGCATCTTCGTCATATTTAGACTTATCTCCCTTAAGAGCAGCAGCAGTTTGTTCTTTTGCTGATTGTAGAAGTTCTTTAAGTTCTTCTTTAGTAGCACGTATTTTATCAGAAACTTTTCCACTACCATTAAATTTTACCATATCTTGGATATATGCAACTAAAGAATCCTTAGTTTTAACTGGTAGATCATATTTAAGATCCATGTTATCTTTATATTCTTTAACCTCAGACTTTATCGTATTAGTAAAGTGTTTAACGATAGTATTTTTAAGTTTTGATAAATAGCTTTCTTTACTCGTATTTTTGTTAGTTTCCATGTATTTTCACCTCACTTTTATTGAATTTAATACAGTGTATTTGTTAATATAGGAATTTTAAAATAAGAAAAGTCAAGAAAAGAAAATATAAAGCAATCAAAAATTTTGCGGTACATCAGTCCACCCTCTCCCTGGGAAGGAGAGGGCTTTCTAATGAAATATAATATAAAGGAATGCGTAAAATGACATAATAACGCAATTATAGGCGATACGTTATTATATCCGCAATCGGGTTAATTTTAAAATCACCCATAGCATAGTCCAAAGCCAATAATAAAATTTTCAGGAATTCTATTGAAATTTAAATGACAAGTATTCAAATTCACGTAATGATATTAGATTAATTTATCTTACAAGTAATAATAAAAAGTTTGTAATATAACTGGAGTATTTAAATATAAACTATTTAATTGCTGTTATAATTTAAACTTTGGACTATCTTATGGATGGCCGAGTACACTGGAATATACTCGGCAATTTAACAAACAATACAATTTTTAAGGAGAGGTAGTATATGGATACATACTACCTTGCTTATGTAAATAATATCTTTAACACCTTTACATAAGTCTGAAACGTTAGAGTTCAACGCAAAGCTATTGATACTCTAACTCAAAATGAAATTTTGAAAATATCTTTATGTAAAACGTATTACTACGTTTTTACTGAATTAAATCTTAGTAAAACCCTCTATAGCTCATTCCATCTTTAGATACTTCGCTATCTGGAGTAGTACCAGTTAATTTAGACACATTTGTCTTTTGATTGATTATGATTGCTTCTGCATTTGCATTTTCAACATATGGAACTAATTTAGTTAAGTTAGTTTCATTTACATCTTTTCTAAGTGTTTTCAATTGTTGTTTCATATTCTTGAAGCTCATCATCATGATTCTATCTAGAACTAATTGTTCTGTTTTCATGATATTGAAATCAATATTAGAATTATTAAAGTTTTCTAATAATGTTTTATCTAATATTGATATTTGTTGTAATTGTTCTGGAGTAAGTCCATTAGATACATTTGCTATACATCTATATAATGGAAGTCCAGTCATTATTGATTTAACATTTCCAAGATCTTTATCTGCCATTAGCATTACTTTAACAGTATTCATTGCACCTTCTGCAAATGTTACTATTTCTTCTGCTAATTTAAGAAGATCTTCAGTTCCCATTTTTGGAAGAGATAACATTGGTAATGCAGAGAATTGCTTTTTACCATTTTTATCTACTCCATTTTCAAATATGTAATCTTTTACTTTTGCATTGATTGAGAAATAAGTTGATTTTCCATCTGTAGTTTTGAAATCTCTTTCAATTTTAACTTCTTTAGCTTGTTTTGTATTATCTACATCACTAGAAGCTTCTTTGACTCTGTATACTTTTGGTTCCATACCATCAGTTCCATCATCATTTGTTGTACCATACATTACAGGATATTTATTTTCAAAATAATCCCCTTCTTTTAATCTTTTTTCGATCAGGTTCATTGCACCTGTCAAGTTAGTAGTTTCTAAAACTGCCATCTTTAAATACCTCCTAAAATTTTTTATTTATATTAAATTATAACGTCAGACAAAAATAAAAAGGTGACCAGAATATTACTAGTCACCATAATACAATTTTTCGATAAGAATTACTCTTTTAGGTAATTAAGATTATTAAATTAACTTTATTTTATATTCTGAGAAAGAGATAACTATTTTACAATATATGTAATATATTGATAGTAATTCTTATCGTTTAAAATATATATTTAAATATATATTTTCACCTTATTATATGTAATTAATTAAAAGTTAAGATTGCTGAAATTGAACATTGTCTTTTTCACCATCAATCAATCTCATACCCTTAATAGTTACATTTGTTTCTAATTGCGAACTTATGTAAAGTTCTTTATATGTGACTCTGTATACACGCAAATGTCCATTTGCATCCATTGTTATTATATTAGACAAAGGAGTAAACTTCTGAACAGGTAATCCCTGACAGTCGATGGTAATCTCCTCATATACAGTGTTGTCTAATTTTTTACCAGGAATTACTTCAGAATTCTTAAATATAACTTCCTGGTTTCTACTCATTGGAAACGTCTGTTTTATATGCTTACCAGATGGAGTTACATATATCTTATTATCACGATAAGATGAAGCTCCTATAACTCTTACATTAACATTATTTACAGATTCTATAATCTTATAATCTGTTTTACCTAGTTTACATATCACATGAGGGTATACTTTTTCATCACTTTGTCTTGCTACTATAACGGATAAATTAGTAGTAAGTTCTTTATTGTCTACATTTGGGTTATTATCCGAATTTAGTAGATAAAACTTATTTCCTTCTACACAAGTATAATACTTAGTAGAATATAGATTTACTTCTTGGTCTATATACTTTAGTAAATCAGTAAAGCTAGTAAATGGTATAATAAATCTTCCAAGTGGTTTATCATTCTCTATCTTACTCATACAAAGTTCATAATTATTAAATGATTGCTTAAAAGCATATTGAATAATTTCTGATGGTTTTGGATTAGGTAAGTTAAAGTTAATACTAGCTTTAGACTGGTAATGTATTTCACCAGGTTTAAATAGATTAAGTTTTACTACAGTAGTAGTCATGCTATCCTCATTTTTAGAATCTAATGCATCTTGGATTTTCATTTTTATTTCATTATCTTGTAATATACCAACATAATATCCAGATTCAAAAGGTTTTTCTTGGAATCTAGACTTTGATACTGGTAATACTTGTATATATGTTGCTAATGCTTTAGGAAAGTCTGGAATTATATCTCCCTTAAGCTTATATAGCTTTACTGCTAATTTCATAGGAATAGCCATCTCCAATTTTCTAATTGGAAAGTCTAAGTTCTTATAGTCACATAACTCTGTAAAATGGATACTACATCCAGTCTCTCTCATAAATTGTATACCACCTATATCTACATTAAGTATATGAGTATTCGGTATAGCAACTTTTAAAGATTTACCTTGTGCACCATTAGCTATAGAAGATAATATAGACTCTGCTTTTTTTACTATACTCTTTTCAAGGCTATCTCCTATATCTTTTACAGTAGATTTAAAGTCATATGGTTTAAATTCAAATGGCATATTATTCACCTCCGGTTTTTACAGAGTTATGTTTTATTTTAATTCTTTAGTAATGGTTCATTTCCCATATCTATATTTGGTATAAGCATAGTAGTATCAGGATATACTACAATTGAGTATATATCAAATACTAATTGTGATATCTTTCTAGTTTTACTTATATTTTTATAAGAATATTGTACTATCATTCCATATGGTGTATCTATAATATTACCTACTCCTGCAATCATAGATAAGAATAATTCTCTTATATACTGTACTCTACCAGCACTTTTAACCAATACTGTAAATAATTCTGGATCTAAATTATTAAAGAATTTAGCTTTTGGATATTTCTTTATAGAGAATACAGAATCAAATACATGCGGAAATTCAAATACTAACTCATGTGGAGTATTATGAATCTTTGCCATATTAAGTCCATTATCTATTAACCATTCAAAGCTATTCTTATCAGTAGTGTAGTCTATACTTCTAATATGATTATTAAATACAGTATTAGATATTGTATCATTGGTTATCATTTGATGATTTAGATCCGATAAATTCAATATTACAGAATTTAACTTAGATACTAAATGTGTAAATAATATCTTTTTTCCATTCTTTTTATCTATTTTATTAGCTAACTTATAAAATCTATCACATCTCAATATATTACATAGCATATATTGAGCTGTAGTTACTGGAAATGCATTATTCCTATTAATCTTATAACTAATTTCATCATCATATACAACGTCTCTATTAAATCTATCATCATATGTATAGCCTAATGTATAATAGAAACTTAAATCCAGCATATCTTTAAGTTCTTTAATACTTTTCACTTCAGCAGTATTTATTATATCTAATATTTTTACTCTTCCATCAGCTATTTCTAATAGATCTTTTGTATATAGAAGTAATTGTGTAAAGTTTTTCTTTTTAAATAATGATAGTACATCTGCTTCTGTAACTATATCATATATTCCAGAATTTTGCATTAATATATGAAATGGTATTATATTATTAGATAGCATAATATCATCTATATCATCTATATCTTCTTCACTTATACCAAATAGCTTTATTAATCTATCTGTATCTACATCATTCCTGTATTTAAATGGGGTGCTACAAAAAGCACCCATTTTTAAAGCTTTAAGAATCTTATTCGGATGTACACCAAACTTCACATTTAATGTAGTCATATATTAAATCCCCCTTTATATGCTTTTAACCATTTATTATAATCTTCAGCAGTTTTTCTTTCTATTTCCATCGCTTTTTCTTTAGCTTCCATATCTTCTAATAATACTTCTTCCATTCTTTTTTGAGTTACTGGAGTTCCTCTTTCAATAAATGGACTATTAGATGATTGATTTTGTACAGGTTGTGTTTGAACCGGTTGTTCAGTTACTACTGGTTGAACTGGTGTTTGGACTTGTACATTATTAGCTTCCGTATTGGCTGCAATATCGACCATACGTTGTTGAATCATTTCACTCATTGCAGCTAGTATTTTTGGAGAAGTCTTCAATTTTGGATCATTAAATGCTGGTATATCCTGTAATGTCACTTTCTTACCACATACTGCTATAAAATGACCATCAAATACTCTTCTAGCCAATGCAATTTGATCATCTTCAGATAATGTACTAAGGGCATTATATACTTCATTATGAATAGATTGTGCATATGCTTTAAGATTAGCATTATTAACTTCTTCAGTTAATGGTTTTATATTACTAACATCATGAACACTATCTAATGGCATTTTAACATCATATTCAAGACCTCTATTATAATCTTTTACATGCTTAGTAGTACCAGCTACAGATTCACTTCTATTACATGTGTTATTTAAACCAATTTCATTCTTAAAGTTTTCAACAGCTGCAGATCCATCATTCTTTATAATATCTTGTATAGATGGCATATGTTTCATAGCCATAATTTGTACAGGTGATACATATTTAGCCAAAACCTTAGCAAATTCTGGGTCATTAGCTATAATCCTTGCTAAATCTTCTCTAGTAACTGGATTTTGCTTTACCATTTCTTCAGCTTCTCTTTCTAATTTTTCAGATCTAAACTTTACTTCTTCTTCATATTGCTTTTTCATTAAAGCATCAAAGTCTACTTCTTTATTAGCTTTCTTTTCAGCTTTATTCTTTCTAGCTTTCTTTATTCCAAAATAAGCTCCAATTCCAATTGCAACTACTCCTAATCCTATTAGTATTCCTTTATCTGTTATATTCATTCTATTTCCTCCTTTAATGTGTTATAGATATTCTGTTATCTATAGTTATAATAATTACCTGGTAAAATTACATCATTCACATATATGTTATCAGTATATGGTTGACCACTTGCAACAGCTGCAGCTCTTCTAGCTTTAGCTAATTCAATATCATTTTTTGCCAACATTGCCGCTACATCTTTATTTTTGATAAATCTCTTTCCATTTTTATATTCAAAAATATCATCATCTTTTGTCACCATTTTATCTGCAACATATTTTGCAGCAGTAGCAACACCTAACGCCATTAATACACCTCCTATCACGACATAACGTGTTTTTACTTCAAAATCATTTCCAAATAATGTAATCTTCATCACATTCCTCCTTTTTGTAAAGCATTTGGATTTGCTTTACTATTCTTTTTATTTAAACGTTTAAATAAAAGATCATATCTTTTATTCTACTTTATTATATGTAATTATTTGAAAGTTAATTCTAATGGTAAATAAAAAGGATTACCCATATCAAATGATATGGGTATTTAATATAGAGAGCATGAGTTAGTAGTTTAATGATTACATATACTATAATGGATATATGTGAGATATTATCATATCTTAATGTATCATATATCTAAGGTGGTGACATTATAGATGATTCATAATGTAAATTATTACCACAATATGATAAATAATTTTAGCATACAAGATCTAAAATCTTGTAACTATGATTATTATCAACATAATATTAATTTGCGTTGTTATTTATCTGAGTTGTACAATAAGATAAATTCTGAATTTGACTTAACAGTCGATGATATTTCGTCACTAAATTTCGTTAACTGTAAGCTAAGTGAAGTTAAGAAAAATCTTTGCGATTACAGAAATAACGTGCTAATTAATTAGTGGTAATAAAACTACTAACACTTTAGAAGAGTAGTGTATAAAGAACTCTTCTTTTGAATAAATTTATAACACTATACCATAATGTAATTTATAAAATATAATTCATGTAGTAAAGGCTAGTTAACATTTAAACACTTTTGAGGAATAGTGTATAAATAATTCCTCACTCTCTATTATATTTTTTTTGTTAATTTTAATAGCGGTAAATAAAATAGCAGTCCCCACCGGCTTATGCTATACCAGTAGGGACAAAATCCATCCAACAAGTTTGAAAACTATTTTAATTATAATTATGGCGGTAGAAGAAGGATTCGAACCTTCGGCACATTCCTGTACACTGTCTTAGCAGGACAGCCTTTTAAACCTCTCAAGCATTCTACCGTTTTTTGAAAGGAGCGCCTGTATAAGAAATTTTTTACTCCTTATACAGGCATAGTGAATAAAGAAAATAACATACTTAATTTAAAATTATTTGCTTTAGTCTATTAATACAATTTTTGTGACGTCGAGTATATGTTTAATAAATAAGTTTATAAATAACACATTCTCGGAAATAGAATAATTGAATTTTAACTTATATTTCTCATATAAGTTTTGAGGTTAATAATATTGAGCAAGGAAACATTTCATATTAGGGTAAATCATTATTAGTTTGTCAGTTTTATCAATTGTTGGGGATTCATTTTTAAAATGAAAAATTTTTAATAGCTTTTTAATAAATACAATTTTTAGGTGAAATTATTCATAAACCCCTCATTATTATTAATCTCAAACCTCATATGAGGTAATAATACAATTTTTATTCAAGATTTGATATAAATGTTATCAAAATTTTACTTTAGGAGAATTCTAATACAAAATTGATAATTATATTAAAATTCGTATGGTAATTTAAAATTTATATAAAAACGCTCTAATTTAGCGATTTTACCAAGAGATGGTTCAGATTAAGTTATCTGAACATTAATACAATTTTCGATGTATCCTCACAAGTGTGATTGTACAAGATATAGTTTTTATCAAAGTTATAGAACTCTTAGTCAGTATTAAGAAAAAGAGACTAAGACATTCTACATTATATCTTGTTATTCGTTTCTTGAAGGAATTAATGAAAAAAATAAAATTCTTAAAAAATAAGATCTATTACAAATCTCAAAATTGAGAATTCGTATCAGTTTAACATTCCATAAAATAAACCACGACTAAATGCCATCCTCTTTAGACTTTCAATAAGTCACTCCCTGTGACATCCATAGTCTTTTGTGGTTTATTCCATGAAAAGTGTAAGTTGTATGGAAAAGTCTTCACCAACTCTACGACAGACCTATTGATTAATCACGTCTGATCAGTACCGAATTAATCTCACTGCCGGCTTCTTCCGAGGTATTTTACGGTCCCTCGACTAGACCATATCACTCAACTTACGGTGTAGCTAATAATAGACTCGAAGGCTATATTGTGAATTACGAATTTTTTGGCTCATGGCACTTCTCATAATTCACAGCGATTCATTCACCGAATGACATCAAGTTCTAAACTAGCTACGAGTGAGCAGTAACTGCGTCAACTCATGACACGACTGCTATCAGAATTCTTGTTGCAGCTTTCAGCAATTCTTACAAATCGCGTACTCACGTCAAGAATTCACATTTTTGTTTGTTAAATTTCAATTTCAAAAATCATAAAAATTTTAAACAATGAGAGTTAATTAATTTTATTAATTAACATACATACACTCAAAACTTTTAAGTAATTTATTTATGTAACCTAAGTGGAATAAATAAATTACCATAACTAAAACTAGTAATAATTATTATTTACGTAACCCAAGTGAAGTAAATAATAATTCATAACTAAAAACTCTTAATATAATTATATTTACGTAATCTAAATGGAGTAAATATAATTATCATACTTGTAATAATTAAAATAAGGTAATTATTTTAAATTAATTTAATATTATATTCATAAATTCATATAATATTAAATATAATTATAAAATATATTATTTTAACATATCAAATTTAATTATAATTAAATTTGATATGTATAATTCTTTATTGTTTATTTTTTCTACGATTTATTACATAAATCTATAAAAAATAGTAAAGAAAATTGTTAATAAATTCACATTCAAAAAGAAAATAAATTGAATAAATGACCAGTAAACCTATGAAATTAATTTCATAATTTTAATAAAATTTATATTTTCTGAAAGAAAATTTCTATTTCATAACTCTTATTTTCAAAGATTTCGTTTCATAAATAAATTTATTTCACTCATCTTTCAGCGAAGCTCGGAATATTCTTTTTAATACAGTTATATTATATATTAATACTATTTTTTCTTTTTTCAAATATATTATTTAATCATATGTAATTGAATGAAAATTAAAAATTTTAATATGACAATATCTAATGTGAAATAAGAATTTATAAAATACCTTTTATCTTATTTCATTAATCATGTCTTAGGAAATGAAAGAATATTTCTTATTCAGAATATTAATAAAAATAAGTTAATTTCTTTATAAAAATAAAAATATTTTAAGATTATGTAATTTATATTTTAACTAAAAATTTATATCATTATTTATATTACTAAAAGTATCCACTGGAATAATTTTAATAATATATTCAATAACTTTATAAAAATTGTATTGATAGAAATTAAGTTATTATAAAATTTAATATTAAATAAATATTCTTTCAGAATAATATTAATTCATATAATTTATCTTTTTTATAAATAAAATAATTTAAATAAAAATATAATACGAGAATAAAATTACATATAAAAATTCGTATTTAGATGAGAACGAATGCAATGAGTCGAATCTAAATAACGACATTTGGTAATTTTATTCGAGTTATAATTAATATTTATTTATACGTGCGCGAGAGTTCCGGCCCCGCGCCCCGCCGGCCGATCTGACTATATTCTAGTAGTCTAAAATGCGTTTTAAAGGCTTTATAGGGTGTTTAAACGAGTTTTATTATTATAAGAGGATAAATTATATGGTTTACTATATAAAATTACAAATAATACTATCTGAGAGTGTTAAATGAGGAGTGGATGAAAATATGGAAATTAATGTTAAAATGGACAATAGCGAGAAAGAATTTATTAAGAAGGCCATCGCTAATGTATTAAAAGAGAAAGGAAAGCCTTGTATTTTGTTAAGTTATGGAGATAAAATTGGATATGATGATAGATATGAAAGAAGTAAAGTCGGAGGTTTACCTGTAGTTACCGAAGGATTTAAAATTCCAGTAAGTAAAGCTCATAATCAAATGACTATGCTAGTACAAATAAACTGTAGTGAATTACCAGCTAATAATATTTATCCTAAAAACGGATGGGTACAGTTTTGGGCAGATCTTACAAATAAAAATGACGAAGGTATGAGACAAGGAATGCCTGATGCTATGACTGTGGTTACTTATCAGCCTAGTAATGGAAAAATTATAATTTCTGAAGAAATAGATAAAATATACGATCCTCCAGTTAGTGGAGATAAGTTTTTCTTATATGGAAAAGAAGAAGCTATTGGTATAGAGTTTAGTACTGCAATTAGCTATCCAGAACTTACTGGAAAATATGAAAAAGATGTTCTTAAAAGTTATAATCAGGCATATGGAACTAAATATAAGTATTTAGCCGATATTTTTGGTAGATTTACTAATGATGCAAGAAATGCTTATAAATATAATCGTCCTACAACTACAATGGCGGAATTAGCATATTTTTGGCGTAGAATTACAGGTAAACAGGAAGAATTGGAAAGACAAGAAAGAACTAAACATGTGGCAGAATTATATAAATATTCTAAAGAACTAAGAAAAGAAATACTTAGAGATTATACATTAGAAAATGATAGAATAGGTGGATACGTATCTATTATAACCGATTCTGTGGATGTAGTTGGATATGATTTTAGTGGAGATGTAATTCTTAATCTAATTCCTAAAGATCAAAATGAATTAAAACCTATAGTACAAGCAGATCCTAATTGTGTATTTGAATGTTATTGGTATATTACTAATAAAAGTGATATAGTAAACGGAAAGGCAAATTACACTACTACATTCTTTAGCTAAACAAATAGTAAATGTAACTACATGTTGATTATTCAGCACGGAGCGTGGCGTCTTCGAGAACAAAATCGCCATTATATAACTAATAATATATCTTTGGATATATTTATTCTATATGTACCGTAATTATACACTTCTAAAATAAATTTTATTTAGTAAATAGATAAGATATTTTAAATATCGGTTCTTTGAATTTTCTTGCAAACATAAAGTAGTAATAAAATTAATAAGTCTTACTTTTTTAACTACCAAGTTAAATCGATAGGTATTATTTATAAACTCCTTGAAAATTGTATTGATAAATTACGGTACTAAAATAACAATGCCCAATTATAGAAAATAAACTATAATTGGGCTTAACTATATTTTTACCAACTAAAATTTTAACATATATAATGTGTCATTTCCCTAATATACACTCATAATTATTATATTACAATTTTAAACTTATAATATACGTAGATATAATTTCTAAATATATGAAATATGAAAAATTGTATTATTAAAAATAAGTATTTTTATATAATTGTGTAGAAATCAAATAGTAATTTATAATAAATATATAGTGTTATATGATAAAAATATTTTGCGAATAACTTTGTAATAAGGTATTATGAGAAAAATTAGAGAAATAACCTACAATTACTATGTAATCTCTGTTTATAATCAAATTATTCTTAATATAGTTAAGAGTAGATAATAAGACCAATAAAAATATTAAAATAAGCGAGGTGAACACCTCCTTTCTATTTATTTTTTATTGAAAAATATACATTATGTATAAAATTTGGGAATGAACCCAACCATTCATTCCAACAGACATGAAATCCTTTAAAATTTTCATAAATTATAAATTTTAATCAATTAGGTTACACATAACACAATAAAATATTTCTTTCGGAGGTGAATAATCTCCTATTTTTTTTAATTTTTACTAATTGATTAATTGAATATAATATTAAGTGGAAATTAATTTTAATAAATTTTAGAATTCGGATAGTTAAAATTTTATTATATATTTATAAATTTACTTTCTTATAAATAAAATCTTTAGAGAGATAATCTCTAAGAATTAAATTCTAAACTATTTCATAAAATTATTTGTATAAGAATTATGATTTAAAATATTTATAATATTTTTATTAATTATTTGAATATCCCTAGAAAATTGTATTTTAGGTAATAGGATGGTAATAGGTATGTAATAGTCACTGGTTTTATTATTGAAAATAAGTATATATGAAGAGATTAGATTATGAAAAGAAGCTTACTAAAAAATTATTAAAACAAAATAAAATCTACTCTAGTTACAATCAAGTATCTAGAAGTATAATCAATAATAAATTTGTGAATAAATTGTGAATTATAACAAAAATTGTATTATTTTCAAACTAAACAAGATGAATGAGTTAATATAATGTTTATAATAAGTAAACATTACTGAAAATTAAATTTATGAGTAAATATTTTAATATGCTCGAATTCATAAAATATATCCCTATTAGTGGATATAAAATATAAAAGGATAGTTCTAGTAAATATAGTAAATATTTCCTTCTAGAACTTCCTTTTTCTGCTTAGTTTACTTTTAGATATAATAAAGTTATATGTAATGGTAAACCAAGTTTATCAAAAAAAAAACGCTATACAAATGAGTATAACGTTTTGTGTATGGACTATGCAATCCTATTATGAATTATACGAAGCCGACTATCTATATCATATAGATTTATATCCGCAACCTGTTTCATAATAGGATTAGCATAATCATCATTAATAATATTAAGCAAATGAGCTTTCCAATTATTAAGATGTCTATACATTAGCAAATCAAACTCGTGCCGTGGTAGGCCAGAATTTTTAATAGCAAACATATAGATATTATCCGACATCATATCATTATAATCTCGGGCTAATATAGTTATAGTATCCATACTGAACCTTTGCACCTCCTTATAAGATATAAGTGGGTCTCTAATACTCGGTTCAACGTATTAGGTTTGATATAGTTCTTATTGCTATATCTATATTAGTATATGTAATTATCTTTTTGCTATTTGCGCATTCCTTCGCAGATTCTTGGATTTAATTTAGGAATATATCCCCATATTAATATAATATGGGGATGAACTTATTATTTACCGTCAAATTTTAACAAGCCTCCTGTAAAATTTAAACATAAAGAGAGGTGAAATACATGAAATTTCATGCACTTGATCGTAATTATAATGGTAAAGAAACACTTTTACAAGGATGGGATTCATTTTTATCATCAATATTTGTACTTGTAACTACTCCATATGGATCTATTCCAGAAATGCCAGAAGCAGGTTTTGATATGATAGAGTTATTTGGTTATGAAGAACATGACCAACATTACGAAGATTTATGTACTGAATTTAGAGAAAAGGTTGCTGCATTAGAGAATTCTATTCCAGTAGAAATAGGAATACAACGTTATGAGGAAGATAAATCTATAATAGATATAAAAATAACTTATACTTCTGATAATAAAGTGTATAATGAGGTAATAAGAAATAAATTAGAAGATGGTAGGGTTTTAACTTACTTTAAAGATATACAATTAAGATAGGGGGAATAAGATGGAAAATATAAGCAATGATGAACTACGTAGTAGGTTAACGATATATCTTAAAAAGGATTTTCCTAATGATGATATAAATGAATCGGTTACTACGGTAATGCTTAATGTAATTGGATATGCTTCTAAACTTGGAAGAGAAATAAATATAAAAGAAATATATAAAGAACTACGTGCTCTAGATAGTCCAGAAGCTATGAGTAAGTGGTTTAATGAATATATTCTTGGGGATAAAATAAATAAAAAGATACAAGCAGCATCTCAATTTGATCCTGTAAAAACTACTGCTAATCCTATGGATATGACTATGGGACAAGCTAATAAGATAATTCATGGTAGTTTACCTGTTGAAAATGAGACTGATTATGAAATTGCTATAGAAGAAATAAGAAAGGCTATATTTAGAGATCTTAGAGAAGAGTATATTAGAAAGAGAAATAAATATAATAGAGACGGTTCTATCGATAGAGCGCTTAATATAGATGAACTTACTAAATTAAGAACTGAGGCAGCAAAACTTGTTAATAGTAATAGTGAAGTACGTGAACTTGAACGTAATAATAGTAATAATAAGAATACTGCTTTAATTCTTAATGAACGTGCCGTGGACTTTAAATATAAAATAGAAGTTCTTAAAGAAGGTTTCTGTAATAAGTATAGAGTAACTCCAGATAGCTTTGATATGTTTTTTCAAGCATTATATGGAGATAATCTAGACCTTATGAATGGTGGAATTGAGGCATTAAAAATAATGAATGATAAAGAAGCATTTCATAAACATATATTAGAATTTAAAGATTTATTGATATATGATGATAAGACTTCACTAGATAAACCAGTATACGTTTCTGAATTTGTAAAGAAAATAGATGCAGAAGAGGAAGAAATGTTAGCTGATAGTGGTAGAAAAACTGCTGATCCAATGGCAGCAGCTTTATTTGATGAAATGGTAGACTTAATATCTAAGAAAGAACGTAGAGAAATGGGCATGCCAGTAGAATCATCTAAAGTTGGACTTGGTAAAGAAGGAGAATCAAAAGTAACAACAGTAATACAAAGAATACGTACTAGGAGGTAATATAAATGTCAAATTGGATACTAGATTTAAATAAACTAGTAAATACAAAAGATTATCCAGATATGGACTTGCAAGCAAGTGCGCATACGATTATGGCTAGTTATGGACAATCTAATAATGAAAAAGAAAGAGAAAATATAAAGGGTAATATAAATCTTTATATAAATAATCTTAAAGATAGAATAAATGATCCTATAATTGAGAAAAAGTATAATATATTATTAAAACTTCAAAGTGAATTATCGGTTTTGGATCAAACTCATCCTATTGAAGAAATAGTAAAACCAGAAGGTCCTAAGATTAATTCTGATCCTGAAAATATGGTAATGCCATCTAATATTATAGTAGATAAAAGAAATGTAAAGAAAAGAGAATTATCATATGCAGAACAGGATGAATTATTAAAAATGGAAGAGGAAGCCATAGAAGCAGAACAAAATAAAGCTAAATCTGACGAAACTAATATTACTAATAATTTAATGGATGATATAGTAATCCCTGATAAAGTAGATTTAGGAGACGGAGAGATAATAGATTTACATGCTCCAGCTCCTAATGATAAAAAGATTTATGATAATATGCCTTTAGAAACGGAAGAACAAATTAAACTTAGAAATGAAGCTTTAAGTAAATTAGATAATATTGAATCTGGTTTTAAAACACCATATGAGGTTAAATCTGAAGTAGTGAAAGTATTAGTTGATCCTAATGAAGAAAAACTAAACGAAATTGAAAGCATAGTAAAGGAAATTAACGAAGATAAGTTTACAGAAAATGAAAAATTTGAGTATAATGATGCTCTTACTCAATTCATGAATACATATAACTCAGCTTGGATACCAGATGAAGTTAAAAATACTTTATTAACTAATAGTTATAATAAAATAAAAGAGATATATGATAAATATAAGAACTCTAATGAACCTAAAATATATCCTAAAGATGAAGAGATTGTAGTTGAAAATGATAAGAAATTACAAAATATGATAGATGAAATTAAAACTAAAATCAATTATATCTATCATGGTGAAATACTTTTCGATTATTTAACTCAAGCTGAAGAATTAAATGCTCGTAAAATATACGGTAGAGCTATGAACGAATTGGTAGATATTGCTATAGTAGAAGCTGCGTTTGAAGATCTTACAAAATTTGCATCTTTATCTAGTATTAGACAAAAGGATGATAAAAAATCTGATAACGTATCAGAAAGTAATGAATCTTTGGATGTTGATATTATTACTAAATTAAGAGATAAAGCTAAAATTAAATATGATTCTATTGATAGGAACTATTTAATTCATAATGAGATTGATAAGTTAGATACATTATTTAAAAATATTAATGAAATTTATCATACAGAGTATATAGAAGATAAAATAAAAGAGATAGATGAACTTATAGCTATAGCTAATAAACGTAAAGATGAAGAATATCTTAAAGAAGATGAAGTTCAAATAATAGAATTAGATGAAGATAAACCTAAATCTACTAGAGTTCCTAATCCTAAAGTAGAAGAATCAAATGTTTCATTTGATGAAATAGCACAGTTATATCATAGAGATCCAGACCCTAAAATACTAAGAGGAAATGGTACTAAGCTTGAAAAACTTATTAAATATAAGAATTCTGAAGTAAATGGACGTAAAGTATATTTACCAGACAGTAACTATGAAGTAATTGTAAATCAAGTCCACGATAGAACTCAAATTAACTTTATGTATAATATGATGCTACAAAATGGAGTTAATATAGATGATCTTGAAGCTAGTATGAAGGAAGAATTCATACATATATTATATGATCATTGTATATTTCCTCTACAAGAAGATATAACTTATAATGAATTTATATCAAATTTATCACCAAATGACCTAGAGTTATTATTTGTTACTTTCTCATTAGTAAACACAAAGCTTAATAAAGATAATATATTACCATTACATATCCCATATTTACAATGTGATAATTGTAATTCTACTATAGCTCTTAAAGAAGAAATAGTTATGGATTTAGCTCAAGAGTTTAAAAATATATATGATACAGAAAGATTTATATCTAATTACAAGATATATAGAAACTCTAATTTTAAGTCTATTAAAGAAGCATATACTTCTGGAGAATATGGACAAGTTCTTAAACTTACATTTAAAGAAGGTTCATTTAATTATACAGCTTATATTTGTAGACCTACAGTACAAAAGCAATTACTTATTAAATCTAATAATGAACTTATTGCATATCGTAGTATGGCTGTAAACTTTACTAAAAGAGCATCATACTTAAGAAAAACTATGAGTAATATAGACAATCTTATAGATTATTTAAATACACATAGTTATGCTCAATTTAAGGGAGACGTAGATTATATTAATAAAAATAATATAAATCTTAGAGATCCTAATATATCAGAAGAAAATAAACTATTAATAGAAAATGTAACATCTGTTCTTACTAATATGGAAGATGTACTAAATGAATTATCACCTGTATTCTTTGCTGCATTAATTATAGATACTGTAGTAATTAGTACTGGAGATGGATTTGAAACTACATTCACTTTAAACGATGGAGATATTTATGAATTTATAGAAGTTATTAAAGATCAACTTCCATCTGAATTTACTCAAGAACTAGCAGAAAGAGCAGAGGAAATGGATTATGTATCTAAAGATGTAAAGATATTTTTTACAGCAGACGAGGTTGCTGATAAATTAGACTTCTATTCTATTTATAAGAAACCAGAAGATCTAGAAAAAGTTCTTAGAGAAAATAAAGCTCCAGAAGAAGCTATTAAAAAAGAACTTGAACGTGTAGAAGAAATTAAGAAAGAATTCGACTCTACTCATAGATGTACAAAATGTGGACATGGAATTTATAAAGTAGGATATAATACTTTACTTTTTTTCTCTATAACCAACCTGTTGAATTAATAACTAAGAATAAAATGAAAGTAATCTGGACTTTATTAACAAAATTTCAAGGAGCATTTACTTGTAATCCATTAGATTTTACATCATTAGAATTAGAATATCTAGCAGAATTTCAAGATGAGTTTATTAAATCTCAACAGGAGTTATTAGACAAGAATAATAAAGCACTAGATGAACAGGTTGGAAAAAATAAAGAAGTTACAAATAAACAGGTAAAATCAGTAGATAGATTCACAAATTATCTATCTAAAATAGATCTTAGTGGTAAACCAGCAGAATATGTTAGTCCATTAAAGAAAAAAGATTAAATTTTTGACTATAACAAAGCATTATGTAGGCACTGTTTAAGGTTTGTTTCATATTTAAATACCTCAATTTTTAATTTGGACAAAAATAAAAACTTAAAACGGATCTAGAATCAAAATAAACGTTACCTCGAAAATTGTATTACTTGTGTTAAAAGTGCCTACTCTTGTGCTGTTGTATTGGTTATCCAATACTTTTATTTTCCATCGGGAGAAATTGGACAATGATGTCTGGTTTCTCCCAGAAAATATTAAAAAATCTTTAACAGTAATATGTAATTGGTGTATTATTCATCTACCTCAGAAGAATATTAACATTACTGTATGTATTATTTTGTAAAGTTGAAATTGAAATGTCTAATGCAGAATTCCACTCTGCGTAAGTAAAAGAACCCCATAAATCTTGATGGTTTATGGGGTAATTCTTTTATTTACCGTCGTTTTGGATTCAAACAATTCCATGTCAAAATTAAACAAGAAAGGAGGATTTTTACATGAAAAAAGGTGTTTTTGATGCTTTAATGATGAATTCTTTAGAAGCTAGTCAATCTCTATATATTCCAGATGAAGAGATAGCTTTAGAAGCACGTAATGCTAATCTAGATAAGTTTTTACGTATCAATAAATCATCAATATTTATTGGAGAAAAGTCTGCTACAGAACCAGTTTTAATCTATTCTATGCTAGATAATTATCAAGATACTCTTAATATGTATGGAGATCTTATAAAGCGTAGATCTAATTTAATAGTTAATAAACTTAGATTATACTATATGCCAAAATTTATACGTATGAAAGTTATTAACCGTACAGTTATTTCAAATCTTGCACCTGAAATGAATAATATAAAGAAAGTACGTGCGGATTACGGATTACAAAATGTTACTAACTTAGAACCAATGATTAAAACTAATATGAGTACAGTTGTAGACTTATCATGGGTTATTCAAGCTATTAAAGAAAAAACTATTGATATAAATCTAAGACTTAATAAAAAGTATAGAGGAATACTTCTAGAAATATTAAAGCAGGAAATAACTAAAATACCTGGATACGAAAATAACATCGTATATTTTAAATATCCTTTTATTAGAGATACAGGAATGAAATTAAGCATCATAGAAGGAAAGATGCAGCCATTATTTAGACCTAGTTTACTATTTATAGAATGGTTCTATAACGAACCTGATGCTTTTAAGCAATTCTTAACAGATAATAAGCTTACATTCGTATTTGAAGGTCAAGATAGAAAAATAATGATATTATCTGGTAAACCTAATTACGTTAATATGATGCAATTTAAACCAAAATTTGTATTACGTAATTTACATATGTTAGATGGTGCTAAAGAAGAAGATATTATGCTAGATACTGAAATGCATAATGAACTTAAAAATGAAGAAGGTGGATTAATTATACATTATGACGATGATGTATATGAAAATCCTAAAATACCAGTTGTAAATGATCCAGAACCATCTAAACTTACACAAACTGATAAGATAGATGATAAATCAATATCAGCTAAAGATGAGGTTCGTAGAGAGAATGGTTATGTAAAAGCTCCTAAACCTGAAGTAGTTAAGGAAGAGCCTAAAATAGTTACTACTGGAAAACCTAGTATACTTCATGAGCCTAAAAAACCAATAAAACCTGAAGACAGTATAAATACAAATACTAAAAAGCAAAAAGAAGCTTATGATAGATATAAAAAAGATAATCTAGATGAAGTTGATGTTATACTAGATAAGGATAATAATAGTATAACAGTAGATGATGATGAACCTGTTAAAACTGTAGCTGATATTAAAAAGAAACAAAATACACCAGAAAAAGTAATCAATGCAGATGAAATTGAAGAAGTAGATGTTTCTGAAGATGATCTTGATGCTATTAATGGTATAAATAAAGCTGAAGTAAAGTTTAATAATGAAGAGCTTACTGATGATATTATTGATATAGAAATAGCAGATAGCAATGCTAGTAAGAAAGCTATAGTAAAAGATTATTTTAAAATTATAGAAGATAGTAAGTTATCTAAAGAAAATAAAGCCGAAGAACTATTAGAAGTACATAACTATACAAATCTTAAAGAATCTGTAGAAACTCCTCAAATTAAAGAGCAACGTCTTAATATGATGAAATCTTATAATAAAAATATAGAAGATAGTATTGATATTATAAAGAAACATAAACTTAGAGAGAAATCTCTTGGAGTAAGTGATACTAACAGTCCATATAATAAAAGTAGTACATTTAGACTTAATGAACAGTATAAAGAAAGTCTTCAAGATATAGACTTAGAAAATATACTTAAAGCTCCAATGAACTTTAGTTATCCTATATTATTAAAGAATTGGAAAAAGAAAGATATAAGTTCTAGAGAGTTTAAAGGATATGAATTAGAACTAGAATACGAATCTCATAATGGAGAACCATTGAAATTTAATATTATAGTTCCAGAAACGCTTGAAGGTGGTAACTTATTTATTGGAGGTAATAATAAGCTATTATTATTACAAAATACATCAAAGCCAGTAATTAAGCAAGATAATACTGTTATAGTTACTACTGCATATAATAAATCTATTATAGAATTATCTGGAGTATATCTTAATACTAGACTTAAACTTGTAGTTGAAACTATAAGAAGATTTATAAATCAGAGAAAGAATACAGGTGTTAGAGTAAAAACTACTACAGATCTGGGTGATTTTATTTATAATAACCTTGTAAGTATAAACTTAGTACATCTTAATAAGCATTTTAGTGGAATACTTACAGAAAATATAAATTTAGATTTTCGTGGTATTAAAGGACATGAAAAAGATGGTAATTCTTATTTAGGTACATACTTTGGTAAGGATGTATATCATAACCCAGACGATGATATTATCTTATTTAATGGCAAGAAATACGATTCATTAACATTTGTAGCTAATATAATCAAAACCATGGATGAAAAGTTATGGGATAAATGTCTTAAAACATCTACTACTAATAGTTATATATCTGTTCCTACTGCTACGATTATGGGTAAACACTTACCAGTTGTAGTTGTAATTCTTTGTGCTATTCCTTTAAAGGAATTACTGGAACGTATGAAGAAGGAAAATAAACTAGAATATTGGATAGTTAATAAGAAGTCTATACCAGAACGTATGAAAAATAATGCTAATTTTGGTATAATAGAATTTAAAGACCAATATATAGTTTTAAAATATAATAACTTATTAAATGAATTAATATTTGGTTTCTTAACACATTATGATTTTACACAATATGATGAATTTGATATTACAAATTTACTTAGAGAACTTACTGGAAACAGTAACACTGCAATATATTTGGATAACTTTGTCGATGCTTTTATAGATCCAATTACTAAACGGGTTTGTGAAAGCTATAATATACCAAGTGATTTTGCTGGTATATTTATATATGCAATTTCTCTATTTACATCATATAAAGTTGTATATAAATCTGATATACGTAATTATAGACTTTCTACACAAGAAGAAACTATAATGCGTATATTATATTCAGCAATTGCTAAACCTATGTCTGAAGCTGTAGCACGTATGAAACGGGGTGCACGTCCTCGTATCGAAATAAAGCCTACCGCTATATTAGAAACGCTTAATAATATGCCTACAATGAGTGAAGCAAATGGACTTTCTGCTTTCCGTAATATTGTAGAAAGCAACGACGTTTCTATTAGAGGATATAATGGAATTAATGAAGAACGTGCATATAATACAAGACTTAGAATGTTCAATGTGAACAACTTCGGTACTGAAACTTGTGGTACATCATATAATAGAAATGCTGGTATTACTAAACAGCTTCCTTTTGATGCTACTGTAAAAGACCTTACTGGAGAGTATGAACATCATGATAATGCAAAAGAGTTAACAAACGCTTCTGCAGATGGATTTATTGACGCATTTGTACCATATTCTTCTTCTGACCATGCTGTTAGAAGACTAATGCAATATGGACAATTTAAACATATAAGACCAGTAGTTGGAGCAGATCCTATGTATGTTAGTACTAGAGCAGATGAAGCTGCTGTTGCTATGAGTAATAAGCATGCATATACTGCAAAGTCTAATGGTAAAATAGTTAGCGTTGACGATAAGTTTATTAAGATTAAATATGATGATGGAAAAGTTGATGCAATATCTCTTGATAACGTACAACGTAACTCAGATAAAGGGTACTATCTGAAGAATGACTTTATTTTAAATGATAAGTTTAAATTAGGTTCAAAAGTACGTCCTGGTGATATTATAGCATATAACCCAGAATCATTTAAAAAGAAACCAACAGGGGAAATTTCTCTAGCAGCTGGAGCATTAGTATGGGTACTAACATGTGACTCGGAAGCTGTTTGGGAAGACTCGTGTTTACCTTTCGATAATCTTAGTAATAAACTTGCGTCTAAAATAGTAAAACGTGTAGCTCGTATTATTGATCTTAATACTGAAATAAGAGATTGGAATATCGACATCGGTAGTACAACTATGCCTGATACTGTACTTTATAAATATAAAATACTGACAGATGATAGTACAATAAATGAAATGTTTATGAATGCTGAGAACTTGTCTCTTAAAGAAGTAACTGCTCATCATGCTGGAACTATAGTAGATATTCGTGTTTATTATAGGGAAGGGCGTAATGTAACTATGAGTCCGTCAGTTAGAAAATTTATAACTGCACTTAATAGTGTACATACAGTCCGTAGTAAGATGGATAATCTTGATGATGTTAGTGACAATTTTACTAAAAGTGTATTAGATAAACGTCCGCAAAAACTTACACAAGGTAAACAAAGTAAAATTAATGGAGATATACTAGAAGATGGTAAAATGCTTATTGAGTATAGTATAGAATTCATTAATAAATTGGGAACTGCAGATAAGGTTGTACTTGATAGAGCCTTAAAAGGAGAACCTACAATGATTGAAAGAGATAATGTAGCACCTGTGGGAGCTGAGACTGGACGTAAATGTAGTTTAATGTATAGTACATATAGTGTACTAGCTAGAATGTGTGGAGGTCTAGAGTTACATGGAGAGTTATTAAGTATATTAATGCATGTTGCATGTAAGAATAGACATATACTAGGTATTCCGGCTGAACCTGGAAGTATATTAGACTATAAAAGTAGTAAAGAAGTTATAACAGGCAAATATAAACATAGAAAGAAATAATCGAGGAGAAGTTTATGGATATTTTTGAATTAATAGAGGAAATATCCATGGAATCTGTTGGAAATAAACTTTATGATAAAATAGAAAAAGCTAGTGGAATTACTATTCCACAAGATCTTAAAGACTATTTAGATGATTATAGTAAAAATTTTAAAGATCCTAAATTTAATGGTGTTGATATAATACCATTAACTGAAAAAGGTAAATATAACATATTTACAGAAATTAAATATCATAAAGAAGAAAATAAAATTAACTTTATTCCAATAGAAGCTGTAGGTAATGGCGACTATGTTGGAGTTATGGAAAATGGTTCAATTGGTGTATATAACCATGAAAATCATAAAGTTAAAAAAGCAGCAGATACATGGACTAAATACTTAGAAATGTAAATAAAAATTTTTAAATAAATAGGAGGATAAATATGTCAACATTATTAAATACAATACTTGGTGAAATTGAATTAAGTAATGAAAAAGAAGTGTGGGATAGTTATTGGTTAGAATCAATAAAAGAAGCAGAAGATATGGAAAATGCTGAAATTTCATTCGAATCAATAGTAGGTGGAGATAATGCTGTTAAAAAGGGATTATCTGGAATAGTAAGATGGATATCATCTTTAGGTTCAAATAATAAAAAACTTGCATTTGATATGAGTATATTTGAAAAAATAGATAAATCTAAAATATCTAAAGATGTAACTGGAGTTGCAACTCCAGAATATGTTAAAACTTTTACTGAT